TGTTTTCCTCTAAATTTAGGACTTGGAGATTCGTAATACTCTTGAACACGGCAAAAAGTCATAGCCCGATCATATTTGTTTTTTATGATCACTGCAAAAATGAGCGGTTTTACTTCTTTGATTTTGTATTTAATTTCCATTTTCTAAAAAATTTTCTTTATATATAAAACCAATTATATTATTTTTTGTTTTTATTTGATACCAATTTCCAGATTGATTTAAAATGATAATTTCTGTATCATTTGCAAGTCTGGTTATAATTTTAGAAGTTGCAGAAGGTAATTGTCTTAAATTTGTCCAACCATCGGAATCATAAATGAATCCTTTTCTATAGTTTTCTTCTTTCAGATTTATTTCTCTCGTATAAAATGTATTATAAACTGTAACCGAAGCAGTAGCTATTGCTGCGATTCCAGTTAGTGTGGCTCCTATTTGTTGAAAACCATTCATAAATTAAAGCCTATAACAATCTTTTAAAGGATGTTTTTGATGTATACTATCAATAGTAGCTCTATGATAAGCCCAACAAATAGGGCATTTATAAACTCTGAAATTTTTTTGTTTTGCTTTCTTTTTAGAATAATATCTTCTCTTTGTCGAACAGACTAAAATATCTCTATTGGTAAAAAGCATGACATTATTATTCTACAAATAATAAGATAAGTCAAGAAAAATTTGAAAATGGTGGAGGTGAGGAGAGTTGAACTCCTGTCCAAATAATATAGGCTAAAAGGTCTACATGTTTGAGTATCTTTAGCATTTCAGCCACCATACGGTGACGGAGACTTTAGGCTGCATAGTGACACTAACTGAGTTTATAGTCTGCCTGTAGACATTATCGCAAATCTACAAACGGAAGATTCTTTTTGTTACGTTGATACAGTCCACAGTTCAACAACCTCTGCTTGTCAATACAACCTTAGAGGATCCGGTTGTAAAGTCTTTTAGGCTGCTAAGAGCATTTCTTCGTCAGCATATGAGGCAAGAACCTCATCGGCATTGTTGAAAATGCTTTCGGCTTCAGCTAAAAGCTCAGAAGTATATTCTTCTGCATTTAGTTTTTTAATCGATTTTTTACGAGGCCATCGATTAACCTCGACATGCACTTTTAGTTTCAACTATCTGTCGAAACCAGTACACCCCCAAAATTTCAAAGAACTACCCGATTTTGTATGGTTCACTGACTGCAAACTTATGGATCATCGGGAACCATCCCAAATCTAATATATAATAATTTACCAAAAATTACATACAATGTCAAATAAAATCGAGCATGGAAGACTCGAACTTCCGGTATCTTGCTCCCAAAGCAAGTGCCATTGCCGCTAGGCGAATGCTCGTTTTATAAAAATTCGTCAGAATTTTTTTTATAATACTCCAAACCTTTGTTTATTAAAGCTTTTTTTGCTGCTTCAATAACGTCTGGTTTATCTTCCAATTCATTGATTTTAAGCTGACCTTGCCAAAAATCATAAACATATTTTTCTTCTTCGGTTTCTACTCCTGAAGAATTTTTAGTTTTTACCATTTCAGGTATTTGAATAGATATGTTTTTAATTTTTATATCTGGATTATCTCCAGCAAATTCACCACCAGGATAAGTTTGAACTCTACCACGACCTTCAAAATAATCATATTCAGGTTCTTCATAAGTCACATCAGGTGTAATATCAAGTTCACCCGAAACAATATATGTTTGTCCGTTTATATCTAAAGAAATAAAATCAGGTAATGGATCAGATGTATAACCAATCTCAAGGAATTTACCACGTTCTTCTTTAAGAAGAATTTTTGAATATGCTTCAGCTAAAAATTTAGAATCTTTGTCTTTCATTATACATTATTTACTCAGTAAGGTACGCCAAATGCTTCGCAAAGTAATTGAACAGCGTCTTTGTCTACCTTATCGTCTGATTGAACAACATCCGTATAAACACCAGAACCATAATCTCCATATGGGTCACTAGCTTCGATATCCGCTGTAATCGTAGGTGTTGGAGCTTTTACTGTAGTTTTATCTTCGTTTACAGTTTTAATCTTATTCAGAATAAGAGTTAATAGTTGAAGGTTTGAAAAGTCTGAGTTTGTATTTTGTACAAATTCAGTAATTTCTTCTTTCGAAAATTTGCCTCTTAATGCTGAAAAGGGATCTTGGTATTGACCGAATACAAAATGAGGAAGATATCTTACAGCAAGCATTGCACTGTCTTTAATAACATGAAATGCAGAAGCATTTTGAATAGTTACTCCTGTAGCAGGATTAATGCTGGCTTTCTTAGCCGCATTATAAAGCTTGGCTTCTCTTACTGAACTGTTTGTTAATATTTTTTCAATAAACTTCATTTGTTTCTAAAAACTTTTGATATAATTTTTCAAGATCACGAATGTCGTTTTCTGCTTCCGTCATTTCTTTTAAAAGACTTTCACATTTTGATTTATCACACGTATTGTATAAATCTAATACTTCGTCTTTCAAGTCTTGTATTTGTAGTTCAATTTCGCTTAGTTCTTTTAAATCTTTGTATACTTCATTTTCCATCAATACCTAATTACTGTTTTTTGTCCAGTTTCAAGGTTAGTGATTTTATATGTTAGTTTTTGGCTTGGGAAATACCGATCATATTTGGAACGATATGACAAGATTTTCTCATGAGATTTGAAAGGTGACAACATCACTTCATAGAAATCGTTGTCATTAATTTTTCTTTCGAGTTTAAACATACGATTAAACTTTAAGTGTTTTACCGAGCATTGAAACTACTGCTCTTTTGTTTGTAACCAAAACTGTTTCAACCGAAAAGTCTTGCTCTTTCTTTGAATAATTTACGATTGAGAATGCATTTTGCCAGTTAGCTGCTGATGCATATAATGGTTGAAGATTACAAGCACATCCATTTTCAAACACACGAATAATCTTTTCTTTTTGTGTGCCTATGGAGGGGATTCTTTGTGGAGTCATACCAATACGATGTGTATGATTACACATAATAGAAGTAAACCATTTTTCAAACAACCCTCTAGCTGAATAACCACCATGTCTTCTGACTACATCACCATGCATGATAACGAAACCTTCAACAATTTCAAGGTAATCAACCAGCTTTGTCTTATTCCATTCTGCTTGAGGATAGAAAATAGATTGGTATGAAAGTTTTTCTTGGATCTCTGGGAGAACACCCAATTCACCGATACGATCTGAAAGATAACGCCACCATCTTCCTTCTACACCATCACCAGAATGGTTTGCATTTGTTTCATAAATTTCTGCTCCATAAGAAGCAGTAATTTCGTGAAGTAGATATAAGAACTTGTGGAACTCTTCTCTTTCTTTGAGCAAAGAAGTGTTATAGCGAATATCTTTAGAATATCTGCTAATAGCAAACATGTCTAAAATATCACCATTTAGCACAATTGTTGATGGTTTAATTTCATCTACTGCTTGTAAGAATATGTTCAACACATCCCAATCTTCACTGCCAAAGTGAATATCGCCTATTACTAAAGCATAAGGATTAGCCTCTCTTGTAACTTCTTGACGAATAGGTTTATTAAATTCGATTGGGGCTAATTGTAAAATAAAATCTACCAACTCTTCTTTATCTTCAGATGGTATATGAGAGGATGGTTTTTTATAGGGAGTTGGACTATTACTAATTGCTACGTTTTCATTTCTCTTACGATCCATTACCCAATCCCAAACTGTTGAGGGTTTTGATCCGAGGATTTCTGCGATTTGTCTGAAGCTAAAACCCTGAGACTTTAACTCCTTTGCTTTTTGGATGTTATTATTTAACATATACTCCAAATTTACACTAAACCACGTATAAGGTCAAGTTTTATTTTTAGATCTCGACTATATCTAATTTGGCCGTCCAGTTATAGGGTGAACCTGTAGAACCACCTTTAACATTAATTTTTAAAGTTTTTCCAGTATTCGTATCATCGGCTTCAATAAAAGCATCAGTATTTAAGTCTTCTCTAGAATGAATCATCTTTGTAGGTATGCCTACAATACTAACTGTACCTGTAGAATTTCTTTTAATCAATCCTGTAAATTCGATATTTGTAGAATAATTTGAAATATTGTTAACTCCAATAATAAAAACTTTAAAGAACCAAGACTTTCCTAAAGACATTGTTAAATAAGAAACAGCATTAATATCAGGAACTAATGGAGTATAAAAGGAATCATTTATTGTTGTTGCTTTATATATAAAAGTACCTGAACGATTGTTATTTGTACCTAATAAAAAGGGAGCATCCGCGCTTAAAGTTTTTAATACAGTTAAAACACCAGTGTAATAGCCATCTTTAAAGTTCATAGCTAAAGAACTTACGGACACTTTAAAAGTATCGGGAAATGCTTGTCCGGGACTATTTATGTCAAAAAAGTTTGCAGGTAATATACATGTTTGCCAATTTGGATCAAATTGAGCCTTTACATAAGGTGTCAGTTCGCTAATTCTTTTAGATGTCGTTGCCATTACAATGTATTTATATTACTTGGTAGGTTTACCGTGATAATATCTTTCCAAATAAGTTATTCTTTCAGTTATACCATCTACATCTTTTTGTGTATTATTAATTTGATTGTTTAACCCTTTGAACTGTTCAGAAAACATTATTTGTTGGGATATTATTGTTTCAAGTTTAGTATTTGCGACTTCAAAACCATTTTTATATAAAGCCTCTTGTCTTTCAATAACTTTTTCAAAAATTTCTTTTTTAACGTAATTTTCAGATAACCAAGAAGTATAATAACCTATACCTAAAAAGACAAAAGCCGCTATAAGGGGTTTAACGAATAAGTTAATAAATGAGCGATGTTTATGTTCAAACGATGATATTCTATCAAAAAAATCAGAAGATTGTTCATCATCATAGCCACGGCGACCATAGACTTCTTGTTGTTCAGCTTTATTACTCATAATATCGACAATAATACTTATTGTCTATCGAACCAAAAAATTTTAAAATTAAATATAAAATATTTAATTAAAAGAGTTTAGATGCAATTTTTTTGAAAAAGTCTACTAAAAAATTATCTTTCTTAATTACGGGTTGTTCAACAACAACTTTTTTAGCTGTTGTTTTTTTAGATTTATTCTTTTTAGTAGTAATTTTAGTTTGTTTTTTCATATTATTCTATTTATTCTTTTTAAACCAATTTTTTATTGTATTAAAGATGTTTTTAGCTTTTTTGGCTTTTTTCTTTTTAACCATAACAACCTCTTCCACGATCTCTACAGACTGATCTCTATAATTTCTTCTGTTGCTATATTTCATATATTAATGTTGATATTTAGCATGTCCTTCTCTTTTTTTAAAGATTTTTTTGATAGTCTTAACAGGAGAAAAGACTTCTTCTGGTTGTTCTATAATATCTTCTTTATCAAATCTTCTATTAGCTGCTATGTTATATGCTAAAATTAATGCTATAGCCAAAGGATCAAATACAATTATAATTGCTATAGTAAACCATTTAACAACCGTATTAATATCTGTGTTAAATAATTCGGCTGCATATTTTAATGTTCCAATATCTTTTTGTTTTCCACTTTGTTTCTGTGCTTCAATGGTTTGTAAATCGAGAGTTTTTATCTCGTCAAATATTTGGTTCATTCTTGTGCGGGTTTGTGTTATTTCTTCACCCGCTGCTTTAATGTCTTCATAAATAGGTGCAGCCGACCTACGTGACATACTTGGAAGTCTTTTTTCTTGTGATATACGAGATTGGTTTAATGTTTCTACTCTAGAATTTAAAGATTCTAATTCTTTTTCGAGTATCGCTTTTTGCGATATCAAAAATGTTTGTTGTGATTCTGCTTGAGAATATTCTATTAAACTAGTCTGATAAGCTGCTGTCAAATAACCAAATATACCCATAGATGTTATTCCCATCAGGGTTAAAATAGCAACGAGTGTGTAAGTCTTAAGTAAAAGATTGGTCTTGTGCCAATATCTATAAAGAAAGCTTGTGGCGACTATCTTACCAGCTTCTAAAGCACCAGCCATGATTAATACAGATATATAAGCTCCTGCATATAGAGTAGCTATACCCTTAACAGAAAAATAAGCCGCTACACCAGCAATAATGAATGCTGTTAAGGCTAAAATTTTGATAAACATAACTATTTAATATTTATCAAAAAGTAAATTATCTACTAATCTCTTCCCAATCCATTGAACCAAAGACATTTGTAGTATCACTATCAGAAGCTACAACCAAACTCAATTCATAGAAAGTATTGTTTAAAGAATTTCTTTCAAGTTGAAATTTGAATAGGGCTTCTTTTAAGATATCTACTTGTGTAGAACCTTGATTTGATGTTGTAAAATACCCACTTGCTAAAGTTCTTCCACCAGTAATAGCTGTTGCATCAAGTTTATATTGTACAGCAGAATCATCTCCAGCACTCACCCATGTTCCACTTCCACCAGAAGTTACTCCGCTTGCTATAACTTTCCAATTATAATAACCAGCAGATTTGGCAAGTACAGATAATGCCGTTAAGATAACAATAGCATCTTGTTTATCAGCTTTAAGCCTCATTGTTACAACAGGATAAAAAACACCTTTAGAAGTTAATGCTTTTGGAGTTTCAATCAATGTGCCTACAGCTTGTTGCAACCCTCTAAGTTCATAACCACCTTCTGATATTACAGTAGAACATACTTGTTTTAATGTTTTAGTACCACCTGTTGTGGTTGTTTTATTAACAATCTCATATCTAAGAGGTAAGGAAGCTGTGGTGATATAAGTTGAAGCAATTCTGTTAGCATGGTGGAATGAATGACAAACAATAAATTTACCATCGATAACAAACCCAGTTCTTACCGTTCCTAAACCAAGCCATTCAATATCCATCCACAAAATTTGTGCTTTTGTAATATCTAAAGTAAATCCAGAAGGTCCAGTTCCGTTTAATTTGTCACCATTCCAAGCTGATACAGGTACTATAATTTCTGAAGAAGGAGAACCATTTACTAATGTTCTTTCAACAAAACTCATTACACCATCATCTAGTTGAAAATAGATACCATTATCTTGTCCAAAATACCCAACTCTCTGTCTTAAATTTGCAGTAGAAGGAGCCATGACAAAGGTGTTCATGACTAATAACGATTTGCCGGGTTGATAGGAAAACACTTTTGTTGTTTCTCTTATCGCACTTGCTCCTGTTGTATTGGTAACATTTAATTCCATCAATCCCTGTGATACATTGAATGAAACCGAACCTCCATTTGCGGATAGTGTAGACCATAAATTATTATCTCTATAACGATGTGAAGAATCAAATAAAGTCATGGGAGAAGATGTTCTCAATCTTCCAAAAGCATCAAGCTGTGTTGGTTCTGGTGTTGTTATACTTGTTACGGTATTTGTAACTTTAACATTTAAAGAAGATGTTGGTGCAAAAACTGTAGCAAAATTTCCATCTTTATCACCAATGGTAATATCATCAACAGAAGATTCTAAATCTTGGGATATTACCCTTAAAGCATTTAAACCACTACCAGCATCTACAACATCCACTCTTAAATTGGAATTATGATCTTTTAGTTCTACGGCACCGATGCTAACATCTTTAGCAGAAAGAGTTACAGTAAAATCATCAAAATTTGTAACATAAGATGCTTGTGCAAATAATTTTCTGTTTGCATTATTTTCAACTTCCAACCAAGAATTATTATAACCTATATTACAATTGGGCGGTATAGAAGAAACACTATTTATTAGATTATACATTCTAATAAATACTTATCTTTTTTTATTAGTGAATAATCAAATATGTTCCTCGAACATCTCGTCTACTAGCAGACAAGTCAGATTCACCGGGTAAAACAATAACGTTATACTGTCCAGCATCACCTTTAGGAGTGTCTTTTAGTTCGTCAATTGTTAATAAAGTTTTTGGATCAATATTATATTTTTGAGAAATAATGCTTTTTGTTGCATCAACATTATTATATTTCCATTTTTTATCGTCACCTATTTCAATATATTTGAAACGAGTAATTGCATAAAGTTCTGGTTCTTTTACTTTGTCCTCAACATTTACTATGTACGAAACTTTATCTTTTTTAGGATCGATTAATTTTTCTTGTTCTTTTCTTGCACCATATGAGAAATTAAAAATAACATTTTCTGGTGGATTTGGAAAAGCTTTGGTCATCTCTACTTCTTTTGTATAAATGTAATGATCAACCATGGGCGTGTTCTTTACAATATCCATGACGATATTAAAGAATTTTGGAGATAATAAATCGCCAGAATCATTCCAACGAATTTGTACTCTTTTGTTTCTATGTTTTACGGCGGCTAATTTTATTTCTGCTTCCAATTGACCTTGAAAACTTTCAGGATCATTGAACAAATAATTTAGTGTTCTGTTTTGAAACATAGAAACTTCTGGAAAGAGTGTATAAGATCCATGTTTTGCATAACAAACTAATTGACATGCACCAGCGGATGGACATGTATCTACAATTTTGAATTCTCCAGTATCCTCATCTATTACCAAACCTTTTAATGCTGGTAAAGTAGTATTATAAAATACTGTATCTTCAGTAGAACTCTTTTTCATTTTTGCGTTTTGGCGCAAGAGTTCTTCGGGTCTTTTAGTTAAAATATTTTTAAAAGCATCCAGATCTACAGTTTCTCCGCTTGGTGTTTGGACCAAGACTCTTTGTGCAATAGAAGCATGAATATGAGGCATATGCAAGTAATCTTGCTTCTGTGTTTTAGGGTCTACTTTTTTGACTCTTTTCTTTTCGACTACTCTATTGATATAATCAACAAGTTTTTGGGAATCGATGGGTCTTGTTGTTCCCATTGAAGAATCGAAGGCTTCTCCAAGACGAACACCCTCATACAAACCTTCCAGTAAAATTTGATCTTTTGAACGCATATATTATATATTTACCGTAAATGCTTACTTAACAAACACTTTAACGTGTGGGTGTATTGTCAAATAAGTTATAGCGTCTTCGTATGTCCTAAATTCTTTTACAACTTCTTTTTCGTAGGTTGCATAAAATTTAAAAGTTTCTGTTTTTAAGTTTTTTGCTTTTAGGTTTTCTGTTTTTAAGTTTTGCATAACTGCATCAATTGCTTTTTTAATATTAGCATCTGATGTAGGATCATTCTTCAAGTTTTCGGTGGAAGTATACATGATATATGTATTTATGATTTAATAGTTCTCTTTGATCCATTTAATGACTCTATTCTTGTACTTTTTAGAATAGTAGAATTCATAATGACCAAACAGCTTTCTCATTCCACAAGCGTCCCAGTTTTTCTTTGCCCACCATTCAACCCAATTTTCGGCTTCAAATATTAATTCGGCTGGATAGTTATAACTGTCATGGAATTCTTTAAAAACTCCATTACGGATACAATAAACGTGTCCTAGTTCATGAAAAACTGTTTCAGCTAAACGTTTTTTGGTAATCTTTTTATTTATGAAGATCTTTTTGCCTGTAGTGGCGCATTGACCATCAAATTCTTTGGTAAAAGTATTAAAACCAACTTTGACGTTATAAGCCTTACACAGTTCTCGTAAAAACTTGTAAGTTTCTTTTTTTGTCATAACTCACCTAGGGTTTAAAATCTTTTCTTTCTTGAGCCTGTCTCTGAGCTTTCTTTCTTTCTTTTGTTTAGGAGTCTCGAATGCTCTCTTAGAACGAACCTGATCAATAACCCCTTCGATCAAGAGATTGGTTTTTAATCTTTTAAGAACGCGATCTAAACCAGCTTTATCTTCTCGATCACGTTTGTTGAGTTTGATTTCAGTGTTTATAACCATAATTTTGAAAAGTATTGTATATGAAATTTTGGAAGTTGCAAGTTTTTTTTGGTGCGGGATGAGGGAATCGAACCCTCGTCTAAGCTTTGGAAGAGCCTCGTTTTACCATTAAACTAATCCCGCCGTCCCAACTGGAATTACTTCACAGCAGCGACTGTAGTTTTACCACAAGGCTTACATTCTTTCTTGGAAGCACAAGCAGTCAAACCAACCATTGCGACTAACGATAGGATGATGTATTTCATAAGGTCACTATCCTACTACAGATTTAGTTGTTTGTCAAATAAAAACATCCTCGACGGGTTTCGAACCCGTACTGCCACCGTGAAAGGGTAGTGTGCTAACCGTTACACTACGAGGACTAGAGAAATATTTATATTGACTCTACCAGTAATTTTAGATAATATCAAGCTCAAATATGAATATTTTTATTCTGGATGAAAATCCCAAGACAGCGGCACAGTACAATTGTGATAAACATGTTGTAAAAATGATCGTAGAACTCTACCAGCAATTAGGTTCGGCTGTAATTCGTAGTGGCGCAACGCCAGAACTTATGCCACTAACATCAAAAAACACGCCACTAAAAGGAGGCTATCACAATCATCCATGCACCCGTTGGTGTGGAGATTCAAGAGACAATTATGAATGGGCAGTCGAACATGCATTGGAACTTTGTCTAGAATACACCAAAAGATATGGAAAGATTCATTCATGTGAAGCAGGAATTGTTCATTTGGCAAAGATGAGTAATATTATTCCCGAAGGACCTTTAACTTCGTTTGCTCTGGCAATGCCTGATGAATATAAATCCGAAAATGCTGTAAATTCTTATCGTACATATTACTTGAATGACAAAAAAGCCTTTGCCAAATGGGAAAAATCAAACAATGTTCCTTTTTGGTGGAAGTTGTAACTCAAATAAAATAAGTAACACCATGGGAGGAAATTATTAGCTACTATGACCATGTTACTAGTAATGTCCCTAGTAGCAATCGGTGCTACCGTTTACTTGGTAGTTTGTGATTAATATTTTTAACAATATCTTTTAAATCTTTGTTTGGAAAAAGTTTTAATACTTTAACAACAATTTCTTCTTTCTCTAAATTATATTCTAAAAGCTTTTCTACTTCTCTAGGATATATTTTTCTATGTGACTTGCAATATTCTATGATTTTTCTTTGTTCTTTGGTTATTTCACGAAGCCTTTCGTTCATATTTAAAAACTTATGAACTTTGCTTTTACCTCTTGGGTTTTCTTTTATCAATTCTTTATAATGATCTAGAACTTCGTTTAAGACCTTTTCTCCATCGTATTCAGAAATTGTTTCCATGTTTTTTATGATTTCTTCAAAATCATCCACTTCAGATTTATTTTTAGTACTCATTTTAATTTTTTAAATAGTTTTGGTAAAGCATCGACCACCGCTTTTGATGGGTTTATTTTGGACAAATGGCTTAAAGGAATCCATACAAAATCTATATGTTCATTGGAAATTTTCGGTAAAAATGGTTGGTTTACTTTCATAATAAAAGAATAACAGGTTCTTCCTGTTTCTTTTTTGATATATTTGATATAATCTAATATTTTTCCTTCAGGAAGGAATCCTATTTCTTCTATTGTTTCACGATTGGCTGTTTGTAAAGGAGTTTCTTTTTTTTCTCTGTGACCACCAACAAAAGTGTATTTCCCATTATGTTTCAACAAAAACAAAATCAAATTGTCCGGTGTAAGAAAAATATATCCAGCACCTTCATGATCATTTGAAACCATATCTAAAAATTTCATTCCAAAAAGTCTATATCAAATAAAACTTATTTGCAACCAAAGATTTATCCGATAAAATATATTTATCAGAACATAGGACTATGTAATGTAATGGTTGGTTCGATAAAGGCGGCTGATCGAATAAAAAGTTTCGGATAACAAATTTCGGCAATAGTCATAGGATCATATATAGGATAGGTTGCCACCGGAAAACTTCCTTTGGCTGGATCATATACGAAAGTAATGTTCTTATAAACAAAAACATTCACTGCATGACCCGTCACAGGATAAACATAAAACTGTATGGCAAGGGTACGAGTCCAAATATAAGGTTCAAGTTTTTTATTAGCTTCCAATAAAAACTTATGGTGCAAAGAATAAATCAGACAACCATTGTCTATCATCGTGAAAGTTCTTTCCTGATGATGTTTGTAATTGGGTATAAAAAAGAAAAAACAGACTACCAATATAAAACTTGGTAGGAGCCTTATCATGAAAATATTTACACAAAACAAGTGTAAGTATTAAAATATGAAAGATAGGGATCATAAATTATTGGAAGAAGCTTATAAAAAAGTTTATTTAAAAGAAGAAGAAGAGAAATATAACATGGACGAAGTTCCTAGTGACCAAGAAATGGAACGTGCATTGGAAAAATATTACCAAGAACACGAAAACCCAGACGAACTTACCAAAAAACTTTTCACATTAAAATCTTTAAAAAGTTTCTTTGAAGAAATGAAACAAACAAGAGATAGTTGGAATTCTGCATATCCAAAAGATAGAAAAACTACAATAGCTGATGCAATAAACAGCATATATTCCGATACATATAAAGATGTACATGGAATAAGAATGACTCCGAATGTAACAGGAAGGTTCGCTCTTTTCCCTGAATACCATCCACTTATTTCCATGGCATTTTCTTATTTCAGGCTTTATCGAGAAGATGAATTAACCAGAGACGAAAGAAATCTAGGGTACGAAAACCGCGAAGTACTTTATGATTTAGAATTGAAGATAGATCGTTTTATTGATGATATAAATGAAGATGCTGATCTTCCTAGTATAGCCAAACAAATATTCGATATGATCGAATCGGCAAATTTTAAACAGGACAACGACAATTTTTACAAAAATAATTTGTTGGATTCCGTGAGAACCTCTATAAAGAGAGCCTCAAATCTTGATGAGAACGAAAGAAAATATTTGTTGGCAAATTTACCAGAAAAAATTTAATCAGGCTTTAATTGTCCGATCTTAATTTTAATCTGACCATTACCTTTATTGATTCCATAAGGATGTTGATAAAAACGCTTGGGTAATTGGTTAATAGCTCCCTCATGATACTTGGGTTCTATAAGTGACAAATCATCACCCTCCAGATAAACATAAGATTCGCCTGTAAGAAGACAGACTATTTCTTGTTCAGGATTTTCAAAATGCTTGGAAGGAATATACATTTAAAGATATAATATCCCAACTATTCGATAAAATCAAATAGTTCAACCACCATTTCCACCGCCACCGTCTCCACCACCAGCAGCACCATCTCCTGCACCAGTGCCAAAACCATAGCCAGCACCATACCAAGGATATCCCCATGTTCCATAGGGTCCGATTCTTCTGCGACCAGAAGAAGACTTTCTTTTCTTCTTGGTCGTTCTTTTTCTCTTTTCCAACAAAAATTCTTTAAAGGAGATCATTTTATATACTTACTTATATAAATATAACAGTGAGAAATAAAGATCAAATACTTTTAGAAAACTTATACAATTCCATCTTAGAAGCAAAAGTGGTAATGGAAGACCCTAAAAGTCTGATCGGTCAAATTGTCGATGTCCATCCAGCAATTTCTGGCACACCAGAAAGCGATCCTATGCTTTATATGGCATGGTCCATAAAATCCCTAGCAACAGGAAAAGTTATCCATAATACCAGAACACTATTGTTAAAAGACTGTACGGCAATAATCGACCATGATAAAGTCAAAAATTTTCAACTCAACCCAAATAAAGGAACAAAAACCCCTAACCTATTAGTAAGAGGCACAGTATTAGACATAGACTTTGATGTGTCTAAAATATCTAATATCCTATCAAATGGAGATTGGAAATCAATAACTTATAATCCACACAAACACAGAGAATATGTATACAAAGACAAACTACCCGAATGGTGGAACACTGACGAAAGATTTCCCCATGATAATCCAAGAATCCCAGACCTAGCTAAAAAAAGATTGGAAGCATCAGAAGAAAGATCTAAAGAAAATTTCTCATATAATGAGCTTAGTAAAAAAGACCCAAATGAAAACATTTCAAAGTTTTCCTGTGAAAATATACTTTTAAAACAATACCTTAAAAGAGGAGAAGACTATATGTGGGTAAAAGGTGTATTATAATAGGGTACAAGTTTACAAAATTAGGTTATATAAAGGCATTATAACAAATTTTGTATTTTATATAAGTTTTTGTATTCCAAAGCAAATCTTGAAGTATCGTAGGTTATATTTTTCACCTTGGTCCCTTTAGAAATAAATTCGGCCTTTTGATGATATTCTTCCTTTGGTATAAAACCACATATCCATGCCAAGGAAAAATCGTTTTTTATTCTACTGAATATATAAAAATCCACTTCCCTGTTCCTCTGATCCTCATAGATAGTGCCTATATAATCTATATGTGGTTTAAAATTACAACCTTGAGCCTTGGAATCAAAAGTTCTTTGTTTAGAGTTTTTGAAATCATATTTTACATCATCACTATAATCTAATATCTTAATGGTATGTTTTATGGCTACTTCTGCCAAATATCCGGTCAATCGTATTTTTTCCCACTTTTGCTCAGTCCTATGAGTCCCATATTTTCCAAATCTCCTTTCAAAAACTTTATTTCTTTCTTCGGCTTCTTTAACCATCTCAGGAGTTATGATTACTTCCATAATGTCATTTCGATCTTGGACTTTCATTTGTCAGGATATATTATCATATTCTATAGGAAAATCAAATAATAGGTGGACTAGGGGTATATTATAGGGTAGGGGGTGTATATTTTTATACAGGGGGTAGGCAATGCCCCCCCACCGACTTTTTTATGACAAACTCTATGGGTGTTTTTTTCTGGCTTGGGTCTGTTACTATGACACTCTTTCAGTGGTGGACTGTGTTGTGTCATAGTGGTTTCCGTTTCATCTGGTTTGTATCAGAGTGCCTGTCACTTCGAGGTCGAGTCTTTACAGCACCGGACAGATGACAACAGCACCGGAGGGAGCAACCGATACGGCGCAAAAAAAACCCTCTCCTTTTGGAGAGGGTTTCAGTGGGGAAGATTTCGGATTAGGAAACCGGAGCCTTCTTCAGGTCATGGATGGGCGCAGCCTTTGCCTTGCCAACCTTGGGGAGGTTGGTGGCGCAGGAGCGCAGAGCAAAGCGCACCGCATCGGATTTGCTGATGCCCAAGGTGAGCATGATGGTGGACAGAGCCGCCTCTGTTTCAGCTTCCCAACGGAAGGTTCCGCCGAGGGCTTTGTTGGTTTTGTATGCGCGTTTGGTGGTGGTGATGTTTCTCATAACGGTGATGATAGTAGTCTGGATTACTTGTAAACACAAGCACAAATGTAGGACAATCTGGGAGGGTAAGAGAGGCAAGGGGATGACAGCACCAGCACCGGAGGAGCATCGAGGTATGGCGCATCGAGGAGAAAAAGAAAACCCCTGTCACCTTTCGATGACAGGGGTGGATGCCACACGCCGCTCTATCAGAAACCATCGTTGTATGGTTCGTAAGGTTCGTTCAGACCTGATGCCAGCCATTCGGTGACAGTGTTCCGGTCTTCGAGGATGATGTCACTGGCGACCCAGTAGTTGAGGATATCCTCAGTGAGGGTGGAGGGGTTGTAGCCTCTCTGGTAGAACCTACCATTGACAAAGGTGCAGAAGGCGGCGGTGCAATCGACATCCCTCTCGATGAGTTCGTACCTCTCGATGGTCTGACCGAAGGATGCACCCTTGGTGCCAGTGAAGGTGATCTTCCGAGTGTAGAAGTTGCTGTGATCATCTTCATCAAAGAAGTTCTCAGGCAGTAGGCAGCAGTCCATCTTGTGTTCCCTACAGAGGTAGCCTTCGAGTTCGGTGCAGTGAAGGTCACAGATGATTTTCGCATCGGTGATGGACGGGTATTGATCGTCCTTGGTATCCGCGATGTGCTTGGGAGCAGTCGTGGTGTTGAGGTAACGGTGTTTGATGATGTTGATGAGTTCGGTGAGTGTGTCCATAACGTGTAAGAGACTACTATGGATTACTTGTAAGGTCGAGCTAAAAATGAATTCCTTTTTAATTGCCAGCACCCTGTGTCATTGAGGCAAGGCGACACAGGGTGCTGTTGTAACTCAGTGCTGCATTACAGAACAGGTAGGTCTTCGACTTCGTTGACGGTGATGAGGTAGTGCTTCCTCGTTCCATCATTGTTGAACCATGTGGCTTGCACCACATTGTCCTTGTGCAGTCTGATGTAGGGAGTGCGATAACCTCTCTCTCCCTCATCCAAACCCCTCACTACTTTAGTGATGACAACTTCGAGGTCTTCTAGGTCCTTGATGTCTTTAGTCTTCATTGATGGTATTGTCCGGTGGTCAGACGCTGGAGAGACTCAGCCCAATCGTAGTGGGGCATCCATTCTCCATCGCTGAAGTCGATGTAGTGCCTGTCATGCGACAGCTTGTAGGTGATTCCTTTTGCCTTGCATTCCTTTCGGAACTGGAGGTAGTCAGGATCTGTCTTCTTCCTCGCTGGCTTCGAGCCGTATTCGAGGAGTCGATTGAGATTGCGCTGGAGCATCCAGAGACTCATTTGAATTCCTCCGGTATCTCGACCTTCTCCCATTCGCCGTAGGCAATCGAGGAGCCGTAGTTATCGACAAACGGTTTGAGTCTGTCGCCAGCTTTGTAGCCTGTCATGGTGTAGCCCATGCGAGCCAGTGCTTCGAGCTTCTCGTCGGTGAGAAGGTCTGCATCGGTCTGGACGTTCATGCTCACGTTGACCTTGAAGGGGATTCTCTTTGGTGAGTAGAGAGCCTTGCCAGTGCGTTTGAGCTTTCCGTTCCTGAGAGCCTTGGCATTACGCAAAGCCTCACCGATTGTTTCGCCACAGCCCCAATTGAATTCATTGGTCTTGGCGATGTAGTAGACTGTCTGTTTACTGGACATAAACGAGTGTGCCTTGTCTGACTTCGAGTTGAGAAGCAACCTGCTTTTATGTGGTTACAGGTTGGGCGATGAATTGACCAGCGAAAGCACCAGCAACGCCGCCACATTACCCTTTTCTTCTCGTCTGTGAAAGTCAGCTTATAGGCTATGTTCTCCTACTGATGTTTTGTGTGGTGTTCTCAGTACATCTCGTACTTTGAACGAGAACCACTGTAGCAGGATTATTTGTAAACGCGAGAAAATAAAATTCAATTGGAAAGATTTTTTTCTTTACATTTGGAAATCAAACAGTCGTTTAAGTTGGAAATTAAATTGTAAGACAATTAGAATTTTCTTGACTGACAAAGAAATTTTTAGTAGTCAAAATTTTTTGAAATAGAACAAGTAATCCGAAAATGTCAAGACTAAAATGATTGTCTTACGTTGTAAGTATTTGTGCCAGCCCGAATTAGAAACAAGACGTTGATTGTAAGACAAAGAGAAAGGCTGGACACAAAGAAGGACGGGAGCAATCCCGTCCTTCAAGTTTTAGAATGTAAGACGATTAGTTAGGGCTGTTGAGCATCTGGAGCTTCTGGTCTTTGAGACTGACCATATTATCTGCAAGGATGTTCAGTTTCGCCTCATGCTCTCGCAAGTGCTGGAGGAGGATGGAGATTGCGGATTTGGCTAATTCCATTTCCTCTTGGAGTCTTTCGATTTGTGTCATGGTGAAAGTGGGGAGAGGGTTTCCCCTCTCCCCATGATTTTAGTCGTGGAGTTGGATCAGATTCCCCTTCACTTTGATGCCAGCCATTTGCTCTGGCGTGAAGATGAATTCGCGGAACCTCTCACGCTTGAAGCCGCACACCTTTTTGATGTGTTTCTTCGCCAGCGTCAGAGGACGCGAGTTAACGGGTTTCTTTGGATTGGTCGGAGGAGCGATTTGTTCCTTCTGTTCCCGAAACCCATACAGATGAATCGTTCCGCTTTCCTTGTGGAGCTTGATTCCATCCGAGATAATCTCGTAGGTATCCTCTCCGTTGTTTTTGTTTTGAGCCGCATGAACGTAGCTCCCAGAGACACCATTGGTGAGCGTTTGCGTCAGCGAGGCGAGCAATTCCGCTTTCGCTTTGGCTTCCAGATCGTTTTGCGGTTGGTATGCTTCCAGAGCAGCTTTGTCATGCTCACAGGCAGCTTTGTTGCTGATACCAAAGTTAAGCGTGTAGCGAGCCGTCTCGCCAGTGTCTTTGGTAACGTAGAGGAAGGAGATGAACGTGCAACCCTTCTTTGTGGCTTCCTCCAGAATTTCCAGAGGACTTTGTGTGTTGGTGTTATTTCTCATAACAGGAAGGAGTATCGCATGGATTACTTGTAAGGTCGAGAAAATAAATCCGATTGGATTAAAATTTCTGAATGTCTTACAATCAACCTATCCACATGGAATTCGATGGGATTGGAATTGTAAGACAATTAGATTTTGATTGTCTTACGATATATAAGTCAAAAAAAATTGTAAGACAATTGAGAACCAGATCGTAAGACATTCTTCGCCACTCGGTTTTGTCCGTGGGTTTAACCCACTGTCAAGGATCACCGAAAACCTATACGATTTGATTTTACTTTTTCGCTTCCATCGGAAGCTTCACGCAGTTGCAGAATTCCACATCTGCGAGTGCATCTTGCTCTGTCATGCTTCCCTCATCGATCATGTCTGAGTAGATGCAGACAGCAATCTCACGGAGAGAAGAGGCTTTCATTTCCCAACCATTCCCCCAGTTGTTTCCATTGTTGGGAAGTTCCATGTCCCTCTTCGCATGAGAGCAAGTGGAAGCATGGACACGGAAGGCTCCGTGTCTCCAGCTTGCAGGACCACAGACTTGTACGGACAGTTCTTTCGATTTGGTGATAGTAGGTGTTCTCATAACAGGAAAGAGTGTCGCACAAATTACTTGTAAGGTCGAGAATAAAAACCGATTGGATTTAAGTTTCCAATTGTCCTACAATCGCTGAAAATTTTTGCCCTATATATGTAAGACAATTAGATTTTGATTGTCTTACGAATTATTGGCTGTCTGAAAACCGTTGTTACCTGACACTATGATGCAACGTAACACGATGTTGAATTGTAAGACAATTAGATTTCCGAGCAAAGAAGAACCCCAAGGATTTCTCCTTGGGGTTTTGAGCTATTTGTTTTCTTCGTTTAGCTTCGCAACCTCATCGAGCCATGCTTCGTATTCGGAAGCAAACTCATCGCTCTGCATGATGGTATTGAAGTCATCGGTGACTGGATTCATAAGCTATTCACCCCAATGGGAGATCCTGCAACGCATCAGATAGCAAGTCTCATCGTGCCAGAAGTTACAGACAAAAACGCAGTTAGGGATAGGACCAATAGCTTCACTGCTGCGATCAATGAAGAGTCCCTGTTGCCAGCATTCATTACGAATGCCCCGATCTTTCCACCGAAGCGGAATGTATTGACTCCACCAAACTGAGTCGGTTGTGGTTTTAGTGCTCATAACAGGAATGAAACTACTACGGATTACTTGTCAGCACAAGAAAAAAAACCAATTGGATTCAAATACCCGATTGTAAGACAATTAGAATATTATTGACAAAAGCAAAAAACCCCCACCTTTCGGTGAGGGTCTTTTGTGATTCTTATCCCTTACTTGGTAGCGAGGATTGCTTCACGCCCAAGCTGCAAGATCTCTTTGCGACGAGCATCATTCGAGAGCATCGCAACAAACGCTTGCTTATGTTCAGCAGCACTACCCATCGCAGAGCGATAGAGGCGGCTACCTTGGGAGTTAGTGCGTCCAGTGCCATTGCCATGAGTCCAAAACTCTGTTGCACCATTGGCAAGGTCATACAGGGTTTCGCCAGTGTTCCCGATACCACGCGCAAAGAGCAACGTGATTTCGTTTGCTGCATTCACTGCGCGAGTCGAGAGTTCGACAGTGCCAGTGGTTTTGGCAAAGTATCCCATAGCCATTGCAAGGGCTTCGTTATTGTCAACCCTGCAAGAGGAGAGATACTCCATGACTTCGACCAGATTGGCGCGACCTTTGAGGATAGCGTTAACCAAGTCTCCGAGGTTTTCCATGGCGAGCTTCGCGTTCTTGGTATGGTAAACCTTGAAGCTAACATCACCCATTGCTTCCATCGACCAACGCAAGGTGTTCATGCAGATGATTCGGATGATCGAATCATAAACATTCATTGCAATGGTGCCATCATGGGAAGTGACAAAGTTCAAGTGGGCTTTGAATTTCTCTTTTCCACGCTTGTTGACTTTGACTTCCAGATCCGACCCATTCAGTGCAACACTGATGGCGAATTTCTTCCCACGCTCCAGCGAGCAGATCGAGGAGATTTTGGCTCCCAAATCTTTGATCGCAGCTTCGAGGGTGTTCCAAACCTCTTCGTTTGAGATAGGCGTATAGCCAGCCTTGGGAATGTGCAGAGGCACAATCTGATCTACAACGTCGAGGTCATCGCGGCATTCGCGGTGATCCGCGAGCAGCACTTTATACTTGTCCAAGGTGATCTGGCGACCATCCAAGTAGACAAGTGCAGGGGATTCAGCGACCTTGAAGAAGTGCTTTTTGGCAACCTCTCTGTCGATCACTTGACGGTGATTCGCCATCGTATGCCACTCAGTGCCTTCGATGGAGTCTACCATATCATGCGGTAATACTATTCCATGACTCATATATTTTGTGTCTTTCTTTTGTGTTTTGGTTAGTTAGCTGAATACTTCTTGCATTCAACTGTCCCTATCCTAATTGAGATTACTTGTAAGTGCAAGTTTTATTTTCATTCTTTTTTAATTAAATCCAATTGTCTTACAAATCGAGGTCAGTCTGTTTGTCTTACAAAGTGTTGACAATCAACAACATCCATCCGATTGTCTTACGATCTATTCACCTGTGAAAAAGGGAGGAAGATTTCTCCTCCTCCCTTTACCACTACACCACACACAAAACTTTATGAAGGCATATCCCAACCTTCATCGTATGCTTCTTTCCATGCACGATAGTAATTGTATGCTGCCCATCCAATCACTGACAATGCACCAACAAGCACACCGAGGATAAATGAAATGAAAATACTCATTCGGAAACTTCCAATTTGGTTGGTTCGTAGTATTGATGTTGAGGCGCATCATACCATTCTTCTGTGGAGACTTCACCTTTGACCAGATCATATGTGATGTTGTCTCCGTAGTTGCTACCATCACCAGCACCCGAATAGGAATAGACTTCCCATGCCCAGTCTTCAATCTCTTGGGCGAAGTTGTTATTTTGTTCTGGTGCTAATCCAACGTGCAAATATCCTTCGTCACTTCCACCAGAAAACTCAAGGACGATTTGTTCGACTCCAAGTTTCTTGGCTTTGTTGTAGATTTTTTTAGATAGAGGTTGTGCTTCCATGTTATTTGATTTCTAATTTGGTTGTTTGGGTTTTCTTGCCGACAGTCATCATCCACTTTGGAGGATTGTTAGTCAGCATGAAAAGGTAATCCTTTGGAGTCGGAATGAATCCGCAGTCTTCTTGGATATGTTGCTCCGCGAGCATCTTGGTAGGAATCTCCTGTCCATTGCTATTAGTGATAGCATGACCAAACTCTTTGATTGCCCATTGGATACCAGCAGAATGATGACGCAGTGCGCGATGAGTCCAATCTCCTGTGAAGGCTTTTGTTTCATCGAACCAGTCATGGAGTTCGACGTAATCCATCGGATCGCCACCCCATTTAGAGGCTGATGATTGTGCGTGTTTGTAAGGTGTCATAGGATTTCGATTAGTTGTTTCCAAGACCTTCTCGCATTTTGAAATGATCTTCCATGTATCTTAATGCTTTTTCTTCATCAAAATTATAAGTCTCCATGACATACTGGACAGCCTCTTCAAAAGTCAATTCAGTATCGGGGTTGTTCCATTCTTTTTTCATTTGCTGTAAGACTTCCAGATTTCCAAATCCATGTCAGCAATATTCTTTCCTGCTTTTTCGCATTCGGAAATAAAATCCAATTCAATTTTCCGATACTTCTTCTTGTTGGAAGGAGTTGCTTTCGGGACATTGTATCCCTTCTCTGACATATACTTGAGGATGTGTGTATCCAAGACAGCAACCTTCATGTCTGGACGAGAGTGCAGGACAAAGAACCGAGATGTCTTGGGTCCGATTCCCTCTACGGATTCCAGTTCTTGGCAACTGACAGTATGAAGTCTTCCTTCAAACTGGAGAATGCCACGGAAAGCTTTTTCAATCCGATTGTATTGTCCGAGCTTGTAGTGCTTCAAACGTCCCACCAAGGTTCCAGAGTCAACCATAGCATCGTTATAGTTGACGAGGTAGCGCAACCATTTGAAAGGAGAAACCCCAATGACTCTGGATGTCCACAAAAACTGATTGAGTTTTTCTGCCTGTGTCTTTGCCGTCTTACCAGCAACGAGGATGGCAAACATGAGAAACTCTTCGAGTTCTTCTTGGGTTCGATTGTAGTTAGTGATGTCTGTTGGTGTTATCATGGTGGTAGTGGTTGTATCAGATTAGTTGTAAAGGTCAAGATTTATTTCAAACACAGTATGCTTCGAGTGCATCGAGTTTTTTGGCACAGATGAGAACAAGCATTGCTTGAGTAATCTTTACTCCACACTTTGCTGTGTAACTCATAGGGATGTTGGGAAACTCTGGAGTGGAAACAGTCTCTCCGTCGAATACCACAGGGAAAGCATCTCCTGCAATGTTTATCCAAATTGTTTTTTTCATTTAGATTTTCTCCTTCACACGGATGAGTTCGTCTGCTGTGCGATAGGTGACTTTGGTGAGTTGCAACAAAGGTGCTTGGTCAACCTCGCCACCAGAAAGAATCTTCGTGATGCGATAGTCAACGCCATTGCTGATGACAGTATCACCCAATTCCAATTCGTTTCCTTCTTGGTCAAGGACAAATGGTTTACAATCTTCGTCGGATAGGTAGTAGTTGGTTTTTTTCATGGAAGGTCTTTATAGAATTTTAGAACGCCTCGGTCAATAAGATTTTGCACTTCTCCACATTCAATCTTTCCACGCTCACCATCGGAATCAATGAACCACACGTTCCCATTTGGTGCTTCACTGGACAGAAGAAGAACAGAGCCTTCTCTATGGTTTTTGTAAATCTGTGGATTGGGGTTATGAACATTGCTGTCGTATCCCAATTGAATTGGTTTTTGGACGATATAGGATTTCATTTGGTTTTTAGTGGTTAAGCATCGTGTTGGATTTGAACCAACGTATAAGAGTTTTGCAGACTCTCGCCTTACCACTTGGCTAACGATGCGTCAATGTGGCGAGCATCATGCCCAAAATTACTTGTAAGGTCAAATCTTTTTTTAGGGGTCTGAGAGAATTCTCTGATTGTAAGACAATTAGATTTTCCTTGACTAAGAATTTATTTCTGATATTATCTATAACCTTTTGATTGTAAGACAATTAGATCTGATTGTCTTACATGTCGGCGTTCAACGACATTCAGGAATGTTGCCTAATGCCGACATCGGTATCACAAATTGTGATTTCAAAAACGTTTGCAAACAGACATGTATTATGTGTCTGTCTGCAAACAAAACAAAGAGGGTCGAGCCTTTCGACCCGACCCTCTTACCACTACTACCACCAAAAACTATTTAGATTCTTTTTGTTTAGCTCTCAGCTTTTTTAATTTGTCCCAGAGTTTAGCATGTTCAACATTAAAGCTCTGATATTCTTCATACAGTCCCTTATCGAGGAAGCATGAAATATTATCTCCTAAATCATCAACAAACTCCAAATCATCTACAAGAGTCAAAGCAACGTCATGAAGGTCAGACCAAACTTCTTCGAGCCTGTTTAACAATTCTTGTTCTTTCTTTTCAAATGTATTCTTTTTCATGGTGTTAGCTATTCAGCCAGTTGATGAACCTCATAGTAAAATGAGCAATGATATATATTTCAGCGATCACTGATAGTAAGACAATCAGATAAAAGCCCCTAACAATCCAGATGTCTTTGTTCGAGTTAATCATATCTTGTATTATTTTTTTCCTTTCTTCTTGGATGTATTCTGATTCAAAACTGTATTTGGAAAGAGGCTCATTGTCCTCTCGCGTATGCGCGTGTGTGCGCTGTATTGAATCAGGGTGTTCCATTTTAGCACAGTGTTGTATTAATACCAGTAGTAGGCTCGAACACGATTTTGTTCAGGGTGTTTGGCGAGATTCGGTGTCTTAAAGACAGCCATTGCTTCTCGTTGCACCTGTCGTTCCCACCTACTGACAGATGAGCAACCAGCAGTTCCTAATAGTAAGACAATTAGAATAGTTTTCATTAGGCTGCAATTTTCAAATCAGTAGGAACCTTGGCAGTCTTTCCTGTAAAGGTTTCGTAATACTCTACTGCATGTTGCCATTCAGTATCTTCCATTGTTCCATCAGAAGAGAAGTCGAATACTTCTTTGGGGAAGATGTGTGCAAAGGTTAGCAGTGCAAAACATACGAGAAGATCGTAGGGTTTACGGGCTGTCTTGCAGAAGTCGCTCCAGTTGCCAAGCAAGTTAGGGCGCGACCAGTGCATACCAAAGGTTTCGTGATCGAGTCCTTCAGCTTGATTTCCATTGAACCAGACTTCGGTTTCGTTGAAGATAGGATCACCTTCTCCGAGTCCTCCTCGAATCTCGATACCCTTGTTAGGCAACCATTCAGCAAACTTCTTAATCTGCTGACTGGCTTTCTTGAACTTCTTGCGAAGCTGTTCAGTATTTTGAACCTTATTAGGCTCAAACTTCCAGTAGTGTGTGTATCCCATATTATTGTTCTCCGTTGAAATGGTATTCGTATTCCGCTGCCTCGACAAGCAGGTTGATGATACCAACGCCAAACTTGTCTTGGGGGTCGCTATCCATTTCATGGTAATGATCGGCAGCGATGCCATAGTTTCCGTTTTTGATTTCATGGCAAACAAACAAGGAGTCTGCGAAATCGTCTGATGCCATCTTGAGAAGCTCCAGATCGCTATTACGAGCATAGCGTTCCATGAGTTTGAGGTAGTATGGCTTGAACCGCTTGATGTGGTTGTCTGCCATTTTGTTTAGCTTTGCTTTTGGTAGTTTTTTCATAACGCGAGCAGATTAGTGGTTTTTATCTGTAAGGTCAAGATTTTTCTGCAAGGTCGATAAGTTGTTGGTGATCAATCCATTTGCCATCAACAGTCTTTTGGAACTTGGTGATGATCTTCTGGAATTGTTCATTGGTCAATCCCAAATCTTCCTCGATCCAATCATCCCAATTGGAATTAAGATAACACAGTGCATAGTCGATGACTCGATCCATTGCTTGTTTATTCTTTTTCATACTAATTCAATCTGATCTTCGCCACGGAAGATCGTTTGCGGTTGGAGAGGAGCAAGTTCAAAGATAGGAGTAGGTTCTCCATCATTTCCTTGAGACTCTTGATGAATCTTGTAGATACGATAGAGTTCTTTTTTGCGACCAACTCTCACAATATCACCTTCTTTAACCATGTCACCATGCTTGTCACCTGCAATGATTGAGCCTTTGAGTTGGGCATGAACCTCTTCGTAGGTATTAGTAGTTGTATGCATCATATTATCTGTCCTCCGCGATCCACCACCCAAGTTGCGCCAAGGCAGCATGAGCAGCATGGTTAACATCAACGGCATCAACCTCAAACAAATCACTTGGATTGAAATCGTTGACAATCAGAAAAGACTTTTTCTTCCGACGAATCTCACGCTTCACTCTTTCTGTTGGTAAAGAGCGTAGCTTGTTTGTTAGGATTCTTTTTACTGTTTTCATTTAGCAACTCCTGCAAACTGTTGAGGTCACACCAGCAAGTTCGTTTTCCCATTCGGTTGCTGGCTTCAAGAGAGTAAGCTGAACCCTGTCTCCCTCGTTATCTATGAGGAGCATCAGACAACCATCATCGCTTACAGAAACAATTGAATTGTTTTCTTCCACGAATTTGACATTGTAAGACAGTCCATCTTCTTCCCAAGAAAGATAAAGGAATTCGTTTTCTTTATCTCCTGTGATTTCATCAAGACTTGGATAGATCAGAGCATTGTTCTCGACAATGACAGCAGCGCATTCACGAAGTCTGTTGAAGGCTTGTTTAAGTGGTATCTTCTTCATGTTGGTCAGAGGTTAGTGGTTTTGTTTGTAAATGGCAAGCATTTTTTCTAAACCACTGATTGTAAGACAATTATTCTTCCTCAGAGAATTCCAGAAGAGATTCGATATGCTCGAAAGATTCTTTGATCTTCATATTTCCATATGAGATGATCTTGGATTCGAGTTCGTAATGCTCATCCATTGAATAGCCAGCAAGAAACAGGTGAAGCGCACTGGCAGCTTCTTTGGTTTTCTTGTCGCCATACTTTTTAATGAATTGTGTTTTAGTCATTTTGTTATTCGTTTGTATAGAGTCTAGGTGTTACCGCTGTTTTGACAAAACCGTTATACAGTTTAGGTGTAACTTCTGTTTTGACATGTTTCCATTCAGCGCGATTGCAGTGATGCTCTATCCACCGCTGCAAAAGATTTTGTGCTTTGCAAATGGCAATACGAACCTCATCAAGATCATTTGTATTACCAGTGATCTCCTTTCGGAGTTGTCCCAAGCATTCTTCGATTTCGATATGTGTCAGTGTCATAAAGTATTTGGTGGTTTGGGGTGGGAGAGAATATCCCTCCCACCCCTACCACTACTACTACCAATTCTTCTTCACGAATTTTCCGTTGCTATCACGAACAGCGTAGTATTTCTGTCCGGTAGGTTTCTGTCCATAGACACCACGCTCTCCATTAGAGAAGTCGTATTCGTCTTGCATCTCGTCCTCGTAGCTATCGTCATAGTCATCCTCATACTCTCCACCATTGGAGGAGTAGAGTGGAGCGTCCCATCCCGACTCGTCACGCTGAACCTTAGAACGCCAATCGTCCTTGTATTCAGCAACGACCTCGTAGCGACAGCACCGACCCTTGGTGTTGTTGTAATCAGCAGGGATGCTGACAACATCCTTGGGATTGATCTTGACGATGACAGTCTTTCCGTTCTCACCATCCGAGAAATTCGGAAGGTATTTGATGGAACAGAAGTGCAGACCTTGCGAGCAAGTCTGATCCTTGTCCTCACACACACGATTGCGAGGCATCTCACAGATAGAACCAACTTGATTGTTGAAGGTTCCAGAGTGAATGTCTGTCCAATCGCCACGGATATTCTTGAAGGCAAGGAAGCAACCATCTTCTGTGATGGGAAGCTCACCAGCCTCAAGGAAATCATACAACTCATCCACAGCACGTTTGCTTGGATTCTGCATGAGGTTGGCGAGGAATTTCACCATCGGTTGAAACGGCAAGTCATCGCGCATGAACGCGAGGATGCGGTTGGTCAGTGTGTTGTGGATGATTTCACCATTGAAGGTGATAGCACCATCAGCAATCGCCACACCATCAGAGATGTATTGACTGACTTGGTTTCCAATGTCCACAAGGTCAACGAAGCTCTCCCAATCGCCCATGCGAATAGCATCCAAGATGCCGTTGTATTTGGGATGATCAGTCTCGACCATATAGGACTTGCCATCTATCACAGCAGCGATCTTGCCGCTACCAGTGATTGTAACTGCGTTTGTGGTTGTAGCCATATTTTCTATTTGGTTTTAGTGTTGTTGTTTCAGTTGGTTATTTCATCTCTGATGCCGCTTTCAGCACCAGATCATCCGACACTTGCCAACTATCAAGTGAAGAATAGAGCAACTTTACCAGATTGCTTGTAAAGGTCAAGCTGTTTTTCTCAGGTATTTTGATATAGTATCTGAGAGGAGCATATTTCTTGGCATACTCACAAGCACTATGAATGTCCAGTATGAATTTTTTGAATTCGTTTGTATCTGACAAGGCAACGAACAGCTTGTTCTTCACAAGGCTATTGATCTTGCCACGATCCGGTGCATGGCTTGCCATCTTCAGCTTCTCAATGTCATAGTCAACAATGGTGTTGTTTATGACATCGTTGATAGGCTTACTACCGAGGGCTGCGATATGCTTGACATTACGCTCTGTCACCATACGGACATCGTGAATGTCGATGCCGAGGTATTCCAGAGCAGACCACAGATTGTCTTTGCGATTGAAGTTAGCGAGAACCTTGCCGTCTTTGTTCTTGAACGAACCAGCATCGAAATACCAGTCGTTAAGATTCTTGACCACATAGTATTTGGGAGCAGGTTCATTACCAGACAGATCAAATTGTTCTGCTTGGCAAGTGACGTTACCATCGTTACGAAGGAAGAACAGATTGATCACTCCCTTGAGGCGACCTTGACGAGTAACACGACCAGCAGATGCGCGGTTGGTGTTGACAGGATCAAGGTCAGAGGTCTTGTTGAAGATGTTGGCGGGGAAGCCAGCACCGATCAGATTGTTCATCTCGTCTTGAGTGACCAGATTGACAGAAGCATTTGAATTGGAATTCTGTCGAATGAATTGGATCACACGCTTGTATGCACCACGCTTGAGGTCATCGTAATACCACAGAGCATTGTTATCCAAGGAAGCATAGCCAGACTCAGTATATTTTCTGCGACCATACATACGCTTGGAAACATTCTTGAGGTTGGGAGCATACGGATGGATGGAGCGGCGAGGCTCAGTAATGTCGATCTTGTTCCACATGACCTTACCTTTGATCATACTGGAATTAAGGAACGACCATTGACCATGCAGCAAGTAAAGGGCTTTCATGGCATCCAAGAGGTTCGGAGAATCCTTGATGGTTTCCTCGACCTTTGCCAAGAAGTCTAACTTGACCTGTTCGATCTTGTCATTGAGTGCCTTGATCGTGGAAGGGCAATAGGACAGAGCCTCACGCGAAGGAACGAAATCCAATTCACCAATGTTGAAGGTGATCACCAGACCCGCCTTGCGAAGAATCTCATGGTGAGCATAGTCCATCTTGTAGCTGTCGATAGGATAGGTCACACCGCCCATGACAGCAAAGGACTGGTTCAGGCTATTGTAGGACTTCCAGAATCCACCAGTGAACATCGGCTTCTCATTGTCCCAATCAATCTTGCCACCGACAATCGTAGGACGAACATCGAAGAAGCGGAATGATTTATAGACAGCTTGAATGAAATCATTGAAGTCTGTTTGCTTGACCGGAATCTGGATTGCTACACCATTACTCTCAGTGGTCTTGTCCATAGACATGAGACTGATCGTAGGCATATTGTCAGCATTGAAGTAAGCATTGTAGATGCGCTTCTCTCCTTTGACAATCGAAGTGATCGTGAAGTTATCCGTATAGCAGAAGGGAGATTTGCTACCCAATCCCAAGCAACCAATCTGTGAATTGGTGTTGGTCTTGGTCGAAGCAAAATAGACAGCATAGATGTCGTAGATGTCCTCATGCTTGATGCCTGTGCCGAAGTCTTGGATAGTGAGCCAAGGTTCGATGGCATTAGGAAGGTGAATGAGGAAGGGCTGATTAGCCTTGCCAGCAGCAACCATCGAATCAGATGCGTTGCAGCCAAGCTCGCGGACAATAGCCAGAGGCTTGTCAGAGTAGAGGTCAGAAAGAATCTGGAACGCCTTACGCGAAGCCTTCATCTTGAATTGAGCCTCGTCAGTAATGTTTCCGATCTGTTCGATAGTGGTATCGGTATCGTTGATGATCATGGTAGTAGTTTGTTTGTGGTTAGTTGTTGTAGTTGTATTTCATTTAACGTGGAGAAGTATGCCAGCGATTACTTGTAATGTCGAGAAATAATTTCGAGAAAGTTTTTGTTGGTGAGATAGTAATTCCTTGTAAAGTCAAGCTTTTTGTGATTGTCTTACAATCGGTGTTACGAAGAAAAAGAGCAGGGACTTTTGATCCCTGCTCTTTCTTGTTTTGTTTAGGGGGAAATTATCTGACCTTCAAATCATCCAGAATCATTGCTGGAAGATACTTCTGGTTGACAATGACAGTTAGTTCATCCATTCGAGTTTCAAGCTCTTTAATCTTTTTCGATTTGGCAAGACTCGAAAGCATCAGGACGAATACGATCAAAGTAATTGTGAATGAAAAAAGTATATCAGTTGTTTTCATTGTAGTCATGGTTCGAGTAATCGAGGTAATCATTGAACCGACCTTGCCGCTTGATCTGTTCGAGCCACGATTCATCCGTGAACTCAAAAACTGATAGTGCGATAAACGAGGGTATCGTTGTTTTGCCAAACAGGTTGGCGATCTTCTCTATGATGTTGTGCATTGGATTTACTTTCTATTTGGTTTTTGTTGATGTTGTCCATGATCAGGAATGTAGTCCATCCGAATACGAATGCACCAGTTACCAGACCATAGGCAAAGGGTATGATGTTTTTCATGGTTAGTCAATACTTTCTGTTAGGAATTCTGGAATGTTTTGAATTGATGCTTCTGGTGCTTCAACAATGTCGAGAGCATCATACAGTTCATTGTATTTCACAAGACTGCAAAGATCTTCATAAAGACAATCTTTAGCGTGTTGAACCATGCTTTCATCATTCAGATCAACATAGTATCCCAAGTCTATATGAACCTTTCCCAATCTTGGAGCCTTGGGTAAGTCTTTGACACAATCGAATTCAAGTTGGCTATTCATAGTATTGGTATGATATGATTTTTAATGTGGAATGTCAATTCTTTTTTAGCAGAGTTCCTTTTGAAGTTTCTTGGGTGCGCTCTTGATCGGAGAGTGTTCATGGTCGTGATTATGCAACCAGTTTGGATAGCTGAAGTATTCTCCGCAGAAGTCCATACCTTCTTCGATATACGTCAAGCGAAACTCCCGACCAGTAAGCAGGGAAAGAGTTTTGACAATACCGATAGGAGGACTCCATGCGGTTTCAAAACCAATACCAGTAGGTTCTGCATAGTAGACTTCACCGCCACCTTTGGTTCCCCAATTCTCCACGCACCAATCCCATGCGCTATCTGCACCATACTTGCGGATAAGTTTCTGACGCAACTCAAGTCGAAAGGCAGGGCTGTCGAGATTGTCATCCTTATCCGCTTTTTTGAGTGCGGTTGGGATGGGACGAATCTTTTGGAAAGAAAGGTTTCCCTTTTTGTCCATGTAGTCTTTGAGAACATCCAAGATAGAATCATTGGTATCCTCGTTTAACATTAGTGTATTGCTGCAATAGTTAGGCATGGTAGTATTTCTATTTGGTTTTTAATCTTCGAGTTCTTTCATGTTATCGACTACGATTTGACAAGCCATATCTTTGACTTCATCCAAGTATTCGACAAGACCGAATTGTGATTCGAGCATACAAATCAGGTCTTCCTGAATTTGTTCGCTGACTCTTGCTATTTGTTTTTTCTTACCCATTGAAGTATGTCTCCATTTCTTCTTTTGTTAGTGGTGTGATGTGTTCCACTTCCATGTCACTCATCTCGAATGATTGAAGTGAAGCAGCACCAGTTGTTTCGAGGAAGTTGTAGTCCAACTCTTGAATTGATCCGTCTGCATCTGTCTTGTTCTCCGCGATGACATCGAGAGAGAACGAGACTTTGTAGGTGTAGCGTTTCATGACAGGCGCGATTAGATCAAATGTCGCTGTGCTCGTCAAGAACTTTCTTTACGTAGTGCTCGACTTTGTTCCATGTCGTTCCCTCATTGGCATCCACATAGTTGTAGAGGTAATTGGAAACAATCATTGCTTCGCGGGTAGTGAGATCTCTTGGAGCCTTGGCACAATAGTCTTCAGGTGTCCAGACTTCGAGATAGCATTCAGGATACTTTTGTTGAAGAGCAAAGAGTTCGGTTAGGAAATCCTGTTTACTACCAAACCCCTTTCCATAGTCCTGATCAGGATAGACCTCTTCGACTACTTGACGGATTTTCTTTTTGTTTACTTTTGGTTTCATGGTTTTCATTTGGTTTAATTGTTTATCCTACTTTCCAGTATCCATAGACACATCGTTTGCCGTCCCTCGAACAATTGTGGGTATCATGAATGACCCCATCAATAAGGGCGACTAAGTGTTTGGAGACACTGAGAATGTATCGACCATGCATTGGAACCTCATAGGGTTTCATGTGAGCAGTGCAACCCGTTCCGATTCCCATGATAGGTGTCCACTTGGCTCCCATATGATCCATGATCTTCTTAATGGTGTTACGATAAACGCCTGATCGAGCCGAAGACTTGCCACGTTTGCGTTTACCTGTCCTTTCATTCGAGGACATCTTATTCACAAACTCATAGACTTCGAGGTAGTTCTTTTGAAAAGCAATTGAGATTGCTCGAACAACACAGTCACCCGCAGATCCTTTGAATCCTGCTTCGTGTCTGCCCCCGTCATTGTATTGGAAGGCGAGTTGGTTATTCATCGGAACCCTCCTGCTTGGCAAAGTCGAGGAGCAACTTTCTCAGTTGATTCCTTCGCATTACTGCTTCGAGGGTTTCGTCGTATTGAAGCTGTTCGGAGAATAGTTCTCGAATAGCTTGTTTGATTTCGGTGGTAGTCATAGGCTGTCCTTTGTATCAGATTACTTGTAAAGGTCAAGAAAAAAATGCAGGGTATGGGAATCGAACCCATGCTCGTCCCTCATCTAGGGAACACAGATTATAAGTCTGTCGGTGCTTCCAGTTACACTAACCCTGCTGGAAATTGTGGGGCGGGAGGGAGTCGAACCCCCAACCAAGCGATTATGAGCCGCCTGCTCTAACCATTGAGCTACCACCCCAAATAAAATGTAAAAGAGCGTCTCCATCTGGGATCGAACCAGAAACCTACAGCTTAGAAGGCTGTTGCTCTATCCAGTTGAGCTATGGAGACAAAGGGTAGCGAAGGTGGGACTCGAACCCACACGCTGTTGCCAGCAACGGATTTTAAGTCCGTTGTGTCTGCCATTTCACCACTTCGCCATAAAGTTTTCATCCTCTTAAAAGTCTTTTGATATCACATTTGCATTTAGCATAGTGAGGGCATCCATTGCAATACCTGTAATTGTCGAGATAGATATCTGGACGGATACAAGTTTCATGTAGGAGAGGTTTATCATCACCAGTCTCGGAAAGGATTTTACTGGTAATATCGTATTTCGGTTTTCGTTTGCGACCCATATTACTGTTAATCTGATTTACTCGTAAAATCTTAGATTACTAATAAAAGTTTTACAAGTAAAAAATTCAGATAGTTTTACAGGTTATAAGGATTATGAGTAAAAGTTCCATTACAATTAATCCAATTGGAACTGTTTTATATTTCTGGTTACATGTAATTTCGAGCATCGTCTTCATAACAAGTAAATTAGGGAGGGACAATTACAATTAAAAATCAATCGAATTATAATTAATCCCTCCCTATTTATGTTAGATTAAGCCCACTCAGGACCAATCAGTTGAACACCACTCTTACCCAAGCGAGCCTTATAAACAGACTCACCTTCTTCCTTAGAGTTACGGGCAACTCTACGTGAGGGCATTAACAGTGCATTTTGAAGCTTACGAGTATAGTCATAACGACGATCCTTGTGAAGGAATTCACCAGTCTCATTGTTACGAACAACCCACATAAGCTTATTCGTCTTTTTGGTTTTGTTCATATCGGCCCTAAGATTACTATAGATTACTTGTCATGTCAATGAGTTTTTTCAAAATACTTTCGGATCCCCAATTGTAAGACAATCAGTTTTTTCTTGACACAGGACTCGATTTTTAGTAGGAACTAAATTGTAAGACAATCATTTTTTCCTTGACTTGTATTCAGATTTTTAGTAGCCAGAAATCTCTTTGTCTTACAATCTACTGGTTCTATTTGAGATTTAAATCCTATTTTAATTGGATTTTACTGATTGTAAGACATTCAGTTTGTAAGACAATCAATTATTCAAACGATTGTTTGTTGACTTTCAAACGATTGTATGGAATCTTTCAAACGACTGTTAGACATATTCAAACGTATGTTTAATAAATTCAAACGTATGTTTAATTATATTAATTGTAATACATTTAATATAAACGACTTACGGCTATCAGATTACTAATATAATAAAAATTACATTAAAAATTTAAAAAAAATTAGTTGTAAAAAAATAAAAAAGTGAGTCTAATATAATTTTCTTTTATTATTTCTACTCTGTTAGACCCTTCAAAGACATACCATTCCTGTCTGAACCAACCCTGAAACTTATTTGGAACCTTTTAATCCTACTTCTTAAATGCTTTTCTATTATTATATCTTTGTTCTTCTGTTGGATCAGTAGAACAATTTATACATACCAAGCAATATAAGAAGAAAAATATGATGGCTAATGGGTGCATTACATTTTATCTCTTAAAGATATTTACAATAGCCTTATACAGAATGGTAGAAATTGAAACCGAAATATAGGTTTTTACCATTGGTTAGGAATTTTGGAATAGGGATAAATTCTTCTGAGTTACCTTTTCCTTCTTCCATGAGTCTCATGTATTCTTTCTCTGATTCTGTATTTCCTTTCTCGGCTATTCTTACTGCATTATAGTTTTCGTATTGCTCATAATAGCTTTCACAATATTCTATTGCTTCTTGGGTTATCAATGGATTGTTAGGATTCATTGCTCTATTATATTATGTTTTAATGCAACAGCAAGTTTTATTGTGACAGAAACCAGTGCTGTATTCTAACAAGGTGTTGTATTAAAACAGGAAGGTCTATATTCGGTCTATTATAATTTTATTACTTTAGGGTAAAAATAGATTCAAATACTTTATATTGAAAGACTTATATCATTTATGCGGTGAATAAGGCTAATAATCTCCGCAATCTTTTCTGCCTTTTTTGAAAGGTTTTTTCTTGTTTTTGAATACTTTTTTGGTATTTTGGGCAACTTTTTGGGGTGGTTCTATGGTTCTTTCTACCAGATTTCGCTCATAGATTTCCTCATAGGCACTGATCCAGTCCTGACCTTTTTCTCTTCCAAGCTGGTAAAGGAAGGTATGAACCGAATCCAGACTTGGGTAATAGTTGTCTGAAAGGAATGTCTTCCAGTCGAATTGTTCGAGGCTTTCTCTATATTGTTCTATGTTGGCTGGCACATAGAAGTCTTCCAGATGTCTAATCATTGAGGGCATAAAAGATTATCTTTGGCAACACTTTTCTTTATTGCAGCCTGTCTTCTTTCTCTTGTATGATACCGAAGAACCATTTCCTATAAGTGCAAGGAGAACCAGTGCAGCGAACCAGTTTGTCCATGTATAGAGAATGGCTGTCTGGAATAATGTATTGACACACCAGATAAAGATAATCGGAACAAAATAGATTGTCAGTAAAACCAGTGCGAATACAAATAATAGGCTGATTAGTCTTGTGATCATAAAATTATTTTCCTGCATGTTTTGAGAGAAACATGACTTTCTTTGGGTTGATATCCACCAACTCTTTGCCATACATTATTTTTGATACGAGTCTGTCTTGTCTTCCATGATAGAGGACAAAGTATCTTTGATCGCCTTTGATCCTTGTATGGTGGTTGATTATATATCTCAATTGTTTAGAGATGGTCTGAAGCATAGGGTTGATCACCGAAAGGTTTGGCTTCCGAAATTGTTACCTTTACAGAAGCACCCCTTCCACCAAAGCTCTTGATATCTTGGTTGAAATTATCATCGGCTTTTTGGGTTTCTTTAATCTCATCGGTTTCTTCAATATCATCAATAACAAGATTAAGTTCATCTTGTTCATTATATTCTGTAATAATTTGTTCGTCTTTTTTACTCATAGTATTATATATTCTTACACAGTTTTACTGATTTGTCAAGGGGTAGTTTTTAAAAGTTCTGGATTCTCATGGTTATTGCCCAAGACTTCAATAGGATTATCATAGAGATAAAGGGAATGTAACCACTGGAAGGACAAGGTTCCTTCGGGTTCGATTAGTTCTGCAACAAAGGCAGCATGTTTATATTTGATGATGGCTTGCCTTTTACTGTTTGCCCATATGAATTCTATAATATCCCCTTCAAAGAGTTCATGGCCGCTTTGGGTTCTCATCTCTGTTGATTGTTGGAGATTACCCTTGAGATCATTTGGAATCGTGCTGAAGTCTGATTCCATGTCAAAGTAATTGAATTTATTATTCGGATTATCCCATAGCCGAAAATGGAAGGATCTTTTCATGGTAAACATATAAGGGTATTTATATACCCATCAATCATAATATTCGTATTCAAAGGAATCCTTTGATCTCATGGCTTCTATTCTGTCCCTTTGTAAACGGAGGTCATCAATAATCTCAATGGCAACAGTAAGTTTCTTTTTGAGTTCTTCGTTTTCTTTCCTTAGTTCAATAAGGACAGGATTAGTTTTTGTTTCTACTTTGTTCATAGATTAGTTATTCAGTTGCTTGGTCTTATTAAGAAGTTCTCTTATCAAAGGGTTTTCTATAATCGAGGCAACAATTGAATCGTATGCTGCAACCATATAAACCTTTCCTTCACATATCTTAAATAGATCATCGGGATCTTTGATAACATAGCACAGCACCGGATTAGGATCAACTATAGAGTTTCTATATTCCTCTCGAAAGATTACCCAATATCCTCCAAGCTTTACTTTTATAGGAAAGCTATGGGGTGGATTACTTTTGGGTTTCTTGGAGTAGCTTGTAGGCCCTGCCCAAAGCCACTTGATTGCCGATTTTATGGTTGAAAGCATCTTCATTTGAACATATTGCTTCTGCTGAAACGGTGATTGATTTGTCAGGATTAGTGAGTTCGATACGAGTCTTTCCTCCCTTGGGTTGGATTTCTTCGTATTCACCATCCATCTTCTTGATGGTCTTTGTGTTTCGGGTATGAATGACTCTTACCTTGTAACCGCTTTGTCTTAGTGATTTAACTGTTTCCATATTATAAATTGATTCTATTTCTTTTGATGGCAAATGATTTTTTTGTTTGTCCTTTGTATTTGAATGTAATCAGATCTTTGCCACTAAAATCTTCTTCTACATCCATAAATTCAATATCAGGATTGTTGTTTAGTGAAAGATGTTCTCCATCTACCGTTACACACGTTTCATATTCCAAGAATGTTTGGCTGTTCATTTCAATGTTTTGTTATAATCTGGAAACAAGGGATATGGTTGAGCAGATGCATGGAGTTCCCTTTGCTCTTTGAGTCGAACATTTTCTTTGTATTGGTTATAGCCCCACATATACATCAAACCCATAGCATGAACAATGATTACATAAATCATAATTGTTCTGAAGTCTGATTTGGAAGATGTTTCTTTCGGTGGTTCGTTTTCTTCCATCCACTTTCTTTTCCAGTCTTCTACGATAGGAGGTCTGGCTGTTTTTGGTTCGGGATTAATTACTTCATCAATATCGAGCTTGGCTTTTTCAATAGCAAGTTTTTCAATACCATCTCTGACTTCCATTTCATCTTCGATGATTTCAACAAGATCATTCAACAATGAAATACGATTGATTATTTTGAATTCAATGAAGTGTGTTCTTTTGAAATCCATCAGACCACGATAGATCTGGAAGAATTTCTTGTCATCTGATTTACGAATCAGATCTTCGATTGCTGTTGCTAATGTAGTCATATATTTTTAGTAGTTGAATACCATTTTAGGAGGAGCATCGTCTGTTTCATATTCATAGACTAGTTCTTCCTTCTTCTCAGTTTTGTCTTTGACATTATCGCCTTCAATTGCAGTAAAGTCAAACCCATTTTCGGTCATCTTGAAATAGGTTGTGCCAGCAGAACCAAAGCGGTTCTTGGTCACTTCAAATTCGCAGATGGACGAATCAAACTTGTTGCGACGAATCATGATATTGCAATCAACATTGTGGGGGAACAGGGTAGTTCCCTTATATGTGCCACGCTTGGTCGAATGGAGGATCGTGCCGACCACAACACCAAGCTGTTTGGCAGTAGAAGTAATGTAGTTGGCAAGATAGGTTTCGAGAAACAGACGGCGCAAGCCAGTCTTGCTTGCGATGGCAGGAAGGGAGTCGATGATGATAACATCAAACTTGTTTTTCTCGACTTCTTCAAAGATGGATTCGATCACGTTCATATTAGCAATCTGAACATGCTCAACACCGATACGAGAAGCGGTGAAGCCAAGCTGGTAGATGGTTTCTTCGGCTGAGATATAACCGACATTCAAGCCGTTCTGCTGGATGCCATTGAGCATTTGCAGGAGCATGGTGGTCTTGCCACAACCCGGCGTTCCCGCCAGAGTAAAGGTTTGACCAGCAATGAAACCTCCACCAAGAGCCTCGTCCAAGTCAGTGATGCCAGAAGCAATTCTGAAATAGAAGTTGTCTGGAACCTCAACGTCTTTGGTCTTGATGAAGTTGGAATGTTGTATGTTTAGTTCAATCATGCAGGGGTCAAGTTACACGGAATTACCTGTAATGTCAACCACTATCTTCAGACTATTTGAAAGTGTCGAACATCATTTGGATCGTCAGACTTGACCCCGAAAATATTTGCGAGATAAAAACCACCTTTCTTATTCTCGACATAAACTGGTTTAGGGATATTTAAATGAATTAAAAGCTTTTTGAGAAGGTCAACTCGATCTGAATTGAAACCAAATCCATCAGAATCAATAAATGATTTCCAGAAAGAAACATATGATACATCCATCTCACTTGTCTTACCTAATATGATACCCAGACTATCAACATCAATATTCTCGAAAGCTGATCCACCTTTACCAAAAACAAACAGACCATCCCCTTCTATTCCTTTTCTTTCTCTGACTTTTCTTAATAGATAAGAATGAGAAGGCATTGTCTCATCTTCCAGATGAGCATAAAATATCGTTTTGTTATCTTCATCAAATGCGAACAAGTATGCTTTTTCGGAAAAGAAATCTCTTGGGTATTGCCTACCATCCAAACCAATAATCTTGTCTGGATTTTCTTTTAATAAAAATTCTTTTTCGTATAAAAATTTTACAAAATTCATATTATTACTTATAAAGTAAAAACCCCTCTTGAAAAAGAGGGGTTTTTGTATTGTATTAGAGTAACGATGCAACTACTTTTTTAGCCCAACGAAATAATCCGAAAAAAATCTGAGCGATTTCTTTCAAATCTTCTCGCTGTATCGTTCCAACAAATCCAACTGTTCCATAGGGTCCGAAGACTATTCCTAATTGATGAGTTTGGTATTGTTTCATGTATTTTCATCTCCTTTCACTTTATACTTAACAGCATTATCTATACCAAACAAGTTACAATATTGTAATACTTTATAACCTGTTGAATACGTGGAGGATAAAAAGTTTAAATGTTAAAATTTCTTTCTTAATAAAATAGTAAAGAAGTATGGGCAAGTTTATTATGTAATAATAAGTTAACCAAAATTCAAACAAACATCTTTTGACCAAATATCTAATTTTGTTTGTAAACATATATTTTTTTACCTTTTACTTCTTTTACCTTTACTTCTGGTTTAATTTTCTTTTCCCAAACTATATTATCATAGTTGTTTTTATAGTTTTTGGAAAAACAATTTCTCGGTTTATCTCCTTTTCCTGCACTCATAAATTATTTTGAACAAGACTGAATTAAGAAAGCAAAACTGAAAAATAAAACTACCAGTAAAGATGAACTGAAAATTATTGAAAACTTATTTTTCATAGCTTATTACTTTAGCTTCTTTTGGGTGTTTTGTCAATCTTTTTTGTAAGTAATAATATATGAGATCAAAAGATGACATTATGTTACAAGAAGCTTATGAATTAATTCTTGAAGGTAAAAAGAAAAAAGAAACAAATAAAAAGAAACCCAATCCTTGGGCTGTTTGTAATGCTTCAACTGGTGGAAAAAAGAAAAATCCAGAAAAATTTGAAAGTTGTGTAAAAGGTGTTAAAAAGAAAACAGGATTTAAAGATAAAAAGAAAAAGTAAATGAAATCAAAAGACGATAAAAATCTTTTAGAGGCTTATTCAACAGTTTTAAAAGAAAATAGCTGTGGGATCATGGGTGATATGATCGTTGCTCCAACCGAAACCGGACATCCCGAACAAACAGATTCTTCAAGAGAACAAGAAGAAACAAGTATGGATGAAAATAATGCTTCAGTCATTTTACAAAAAGCAAATGTTTTAGTATCCTTATTACAAAGCGGAGTTCGCTTAGATCCTTGGATGCAACAAAAAATTACTCTTGCTGCTGATTATCTTACAAGTGTAACCGATACAGCAACATTCGATCAGCAAAAGAATCAACACCAACCTCATCATGAAATCTAAAGACGATAAAAATTTACTCGAAGCATACGAATCTGTTTCTAAATTACAAGTAGAAGCAGAATCTAAAATATATCAACCCAAACAAAATATTGCGGGAGGAACTAGCACATCTTTAAAAGACTTAACATATGCAAAAAAAGCTGAATATGACGAAGATTTAGCTGAATGGATCAAAACTCGTATATCCAGAGAGCTTCCACAAGATTTAGATGTTAGAGAAGATCTGGTTAAACTTTATAAAAAACTTAGCGCGAATCAATTGGGTAAAGAAATTACAAAACCCAACGATGAAAAAGAATCTCAAGAAACCCTTACACGCGCACAATATGCAATGTCTGGTTATAGTGGGCCAAATTCATAACACATAGTTCCCGTCATTGTCTGTCCAGATAACTTTTTTAAAATTAAAAAAACGAAGGAGATTCTCACATGACATACATGGTTTTGACAATGCTATTTCTTGCTTTCTGTTATACCTTATATTAATAAGGGTGCATTTCTTGGTGTCTATATTCGTAAGCTTTCTGAGCTTATTGATTGCATCGAATTCACTACAGGTAAACTTTTCTCCCGATATATCTTTACCTGTCCTTGCACATAACTTTTTGTTTCTTAGATTTATTGGATGAGTCTTTCTACAATTATGTCCTATGGATATAATTCTATTCTTATAAAGGATGAAAGAGAAATGGTTGCATCGCATTTCTGGATCAGGATCTATTAAAGACTTAGATATTTCCTCGATCCTTTTATATTTTTTTATATTCGATCCCATAAAATTCAAAGATGTCTATAGCTTTCATGTCATGGTCATATAATTCCGAATATATAACTTTCTTGATGCCATAAGCAGCAATCATAGTAGCACAATTAGAACAAGGTAAGAGTGTGCAAGCCAACAAACTACATTCTCCACGTTTAATAAGAGAAAGTAAATTAGCTTCTGCATGAATCATGTATGGTCTTCTTTCATTTCGATCTAACCAAAAATTGTTATCTACGTTTTTTCCTGTAGCCAATCCATTGTAAGCAACACCTATGACACGATTATCAAAATCCAAAGCACAAGCACCAACTTTTTTAAATTGATCTTCAGATCTTAAAGCTGCTACTTCTGCTATTTTCATAGCATACTCTTCCCATGATAATCTAGACTTCATTCGCTATTTCAATAAATGCATGAAACAATTTTTCGTTTTGAAAAAGATTACAAGCAGTAAACCCTTGCCACATGTTCCAACTGAAATTCAGTCTTTCTTTAAATCCTTTTATTTTGTTTCCACCGTTTTTACTCCCATTGATAATATTATCAAGAATAATGTTTGTAATAGTCCATAAATTATTATTTTCATTTTCTATTTTTGTAGAATTTAACAAAGAAAAAGAATTGAAACTATATGGTTTTTTCTTTTTTTTGTATCGAATATCTGTTGCATAGTTTGCATAACCCATCATTTCCATATTGGTTAGTATTCTGTTTTTTGCTTCATTAATAGAATTATTAATGGATTCATAATATACTCGACAATGATCTAATTTTTTCGCAAGTTCTTCTATGGACAAATTATTTTTTTTATGAATAAAAACATTATCTTGCATAAAATATTTTGGTGTTATAAAATCTACTTTGGTAGTTGGATTATGCCAACCAATTAAATAACTCAAGTCTTGTTTTGTATTCCAAATATAAATTTGGGGATACCCTTGCTGCAATGCAACATCATCGCTACATGTATTTTCATGTACCAATACAGCACAGTGTTTCTTAAAATCGGTGCTGCCATGTGACACAGCATCCTTTAATACCCAACCTTTACCTAAAGCTATTTTTAAAATATCCCTAGTGGATGTATACAACCCTTCTTTGGAGGGTAAGCTAATAGTAGAAGCTTTGTCTGATGCATCTTTAATTGTTAGCGGTTGTATCATTTAACAGAAAGTTTTCAATTAATCTTTTGTAATAAAGATAGCTAATCTTATCATTAACTTTTAATTTATCAAGCATTGATGGTTTAGCTGTAGATAAAATTTTATCATTCATTATAGAACCTTCTTCCGTAGTGTGTCCTAGACCTAACATATGTCCAGCTTCATGTGCAACTGCTCCTGAAAGATATTCTCCTTTCAATACATGATCGTATTCTTTATTTAAAAGAACCGTTTTTGTTCTAGGTGAATATTGTGCAACCCAATCCGGTTTTTTAATTCGGCTTGGATCTGCATGTTCAATTATCAAATATGCACTATCAATTGATTCTGTTCTTTTAAAAGCCAAACGATTTGTGGTCCAATAATCTAAACCTCTGGCTATTTCTTCTGGATATGGACCATCATAATAATATTCTATCAAAAGAGATTTTTCTCTTTTGAATTCAAAATAGAATAAAACACCTATAGCTATGATTAGCAATAATTTCACAAAACAAGTATGGCTATTTTTACTTGTATTGTCAAACCTTATTTAAGTAATTCTTTGATAAAAGCAGCAGCCCATTTCTGAGCTTCGCCTGTGTTAGCGGCTCCACGGATATTCCCATCAATAAAATTCATAACAGGCTTCATTTGTTCATCGGATATACTGCTTAATTTTTCAGCAGCTTTCGCGTATTGTTCAGGACTTAAATCTAGATTTTTAGCAGCATTAACAAATGCTGGTGAGGGTCCATTAGACCAGTCACCCTGACCATTAATTCCTTTTTCAAATAAAGCTGAATCAAATTTGTTTTTAGCTACATCAAGTGGAGATTCTGGATTAAATGGTGTTTCATGGTATCTTTCGAAATAAGAATCAGGATTTAACCCTGCATCTACGGGTTGATCGATCAACTCAGCACTGGGTTCATTAGCTGTCAGTCCCATCTCACTTTCTAGACCATTAATATATTTGGAAAGATAATCAATACTAACCCCTAATATAGGTGCAGCTACAGCAAGAATAGCTGCTTGTTTAGCGACTTTCTTTGGATCAGGTCTTTCTCCATTTAAAACATCTGTTGCTGCTTTTCTTAATGCACCAGCAGTTGCAGCTTTTAACATTGTTGCAGGAATACCAGCTATGCCAGCAATTGATGCTAATGCTCCACCAGCAGCAGCACCTAAAGCCAATAATGGTGCAGCCTTACCAACGAACTCTACTCCTCTTCCAATCGAATGTCTAATATCACTTAATTTAGATTCTGTTGGTTTAATTGAATACTCTGATTCTAATTTTGCGATCATTCCATCAATTTGTTTTTTTACCGAATCATCAGCACCGGAAGTTGTTCCTAAGTCCCTCTGAAGTTCTTTTAGGTGTGAACCAACTTTCTTTTGGAATATCTCAAATCTTTTGTTCACTCTTTGTGATTGAACATTGCTTTCTCCTGTGGGTGTTTTTTCTCCCATAGCAAATCTTTTCCATCCAGAAACATTAGAAGCAATTCTAGAACCTAATTTTTCCTCAACATAAGACTCTTCTTTGATTTCTTCTTGTGAAAAAGACTGTTCTATTTCTTTTTGGTCAGTAAAATCTTTAGGAGATTTTTTAATTTCGTCAAAAAATTTATTGATTAACTCTCTATATTTTTCTTGTGCAAGTAATTCAGCCTCTAAATTTTCTATGGCCTTTTTTAATTCGTCTACATTATCTTCTATTTTTTGTTCGAGATCTGTAGGTAAACTATTTTCAACTTCCTCTTTTAAAAGAACTCGTTTAAAATAAATTTCTTGTAATGATTTAAATTCTTCTGTCTTGTTCATAATAAATTACATTCTTTCAAAAATTCATTAAAGGGATTATATGATTCGTTTTTATATGAATACCTTGTTTTAGTTGGCCCGACTTTAGTTTCTGTTCTTGTCACTCCAGATGGTTTTTTAGTTGTTTTAACTGGGGCGTTTTTTTGTTTAGACCATTTTTGGTTTAGTGTTTCTATCAAATTAGGATTTTTAATTATTTCTGCTTTTTTTGTTTTTCCTTTTTTACTGGATAAAACTACCCAATTTTTACCATCATACACATATTTGAAAATACCATGTTCAACAGTATCATTTTTCTTTGGGGATTCTATTGCTGTTTTTGATGTACCTCTTACAGGTGTAATTTCACCTTTAGGTTTTTTTGGTTGTTCTTGTGTTTTTTGTTGTGGAACTTCTTCAGTTTTTTGTTGAGTTGGTTCTGGTGTTTTATTTGAGTTATCTAAATCTTCTTTTCTAAATAAAGGTTTGCCGCTTACAATAGTAGATTTGATCTTACCTGTTGCTGCTTTATTCTGTAATTCTGTTTCAGATATTTTTAAATAATCTGCTGCACCTTTTATATCAAGATAACCTTGTACATTAGTTGTTGGTTTGGAAGTTTCTGGTGTCGGTTCACTAGTTGGTTCTGGTTGTGAAGTTGTTTTTACTTCCGGTGTGGTTGTTGAAGTTTGTGTGGGATTAGTTAAAAATTTCTCAAGATTTTCTATTTCTTTTAATCTTTGTGCTATAATTGGAAAATCTTTTTGAAGCGTATCGGGATTGGGATCTACTTTAAAAAGTTTCAAATCATTTTTGAAATCAGCAATTTCTTGTTGGACTTTCTGAACAAAGGATTTTAGTAAGGAACCTTGTTGGGCTTTTGCGTACTCTGTTCTTGCACTTGGACGATCAGCCGTATCGCCTGTAAGCTTTCCTCCAATATTTTTCATCAGTGTACCAGCACCTTGTTTGATACCAGCACCCTGACCTTTTAATCTGTCCCAAATCCCCTCTTGGTATAATTGTTCCAAGAGCAAATCATCATTATTTCTCATACTTATGTATTAATACTTATACATAAGTAAGAGTAAAAATGTAATTTTTAGTTGTCGATTCTATACAGAGCCAGAGAATCTCTCCGATAGGGGGGATAATCAGGATATCTGGGAATTACTCTGTAATGTGCAGACTCAACAGGAGGATAACCTGATGGTGTTACATACGTTTGACCATTGCCGTTGTTAGTTGAGTAAGATCTGGTCGTATGATATGCACAGCCAGAAGACAGCACACAACCTACGGTTAGCACAATATGGAATATGTTTTTCATACTCCACCAGACTATAGGGAATTACTTGTAAGGTCAAGAAATTTTTATATCACCAGTGTAGTTTTCTGGTTCTTTAATTCCTGTAGGACCTTTTTTCTCTATTAAATCATTTAAAAAATACCACCTTGGGTATAAAGTTCCTTGTCCAACTTGGATAAGTCCTGTTGGTTTTCCTCTGTTATTATCTAGTCTAAAGGCTTTTCCTAACTTAATATCTGGAGCATTTTCTGTTTTTGTAATTTTGAATTTGTGCAAATAAGTTGAATTATCAGTTTCAAAAATAAACCAAGTTGCATACTGTAAGTCTGGATAAATTTCTTCATTGATAATTTGGCTTTGATAATTTATTATATTATCGAAAGATTCATTATTTGGTCTTGGGTCTGTTAATTGTACCCAAAATGTTCCAGTCTGTGAAATAATTCTTTTAACATCAATATCATTTTTTTTATTTTCGTCCTGATTTACTATCTGATTTAATTGGTTATTAAACAAATTTAAAAGAGGATTTTGTTGAATATCTACAATTTCACCTACAAGACCTTCAAGGGTTCCAACTTTTTCCATTATTACTGCTGTAGGGGAAAATATTCTGGCTGTTGAAGTTTCTTTTGTTGTTGTTGAAGTGCTTTGCGGCGTTTTGCTTTCTTGTAAAGCTTTATTAGCCATATCGCTTGTTACAAATTTCAATTCAAACTTTTTCTGTTCTAAATTTTTTGGAAGCTGAGTTTTTACATCTTTATTATTTTGAAATTTTTTCATGAAATCTGGAAGTCTTGTTAGATTAAAATTGTATGCTCCTTTTGCTGCATCGAAAATATCTCCAAGAGCTTCTTGAATTACTGAATCGAATTTATTCATATAGTATATTTAGTATCTTAAGGATAATTATTAGAGAATGGTTGATACACAACAATACATTGCCCAAGAATATCTTTATAATAATAGAATTTATAAAGGAAGATTTCCTATAGCCTTGGTAAACAAAAATTGTCCTTATGGTGGATATATTTCACCTGAACAATTTGAAAGAAACTTTACACCAAATACAACATTAAGAGAAGAATTAAACGAAGACGAAATTGGTTTTATTAGACTAGAAACCGAAGTAACCGGAAAAGATTCTTCTGGAGGAACAGTTATCAAAGATTACATTACTACTGAAAATTCACCTAATAAAAATCTTAGTAATAAAAACTTTACTTTAAGTTTAGCTTAAATAATAAATAATAACATATGAGTCAAGGATTAAAAATTTCAGAATTACCAGATCTTCCAAAAAATGATATAGATGTTGGTGATTATTTTATCATAGCCGAAAAAACTGGACAAAATACTTGGGCTACAAGAAAAGTTGATGCAAAATTTATTTTAAAATTAAAAACAGAAGCTGTAAATGCTGGTTTAGATGAAAATGAAGCTGAAATTTTAGCATCCACAACAACAAATAACCAAACACAAGCATCGGTTTTAAATTTAAGAAGACTGAAAGCTGGAAGTGATATTTCTTTGGTCCAAAGTGCAGATAATATTACTATAAATGCACTCGTAAATGCCCGAAATGCAGAATCTAATATAGCTAACAGAGCAGGACTTTTCATAGGAAAAAATACAAATGACGATTTAAGATTTAAAAATATTTCAGGTACTAAAGGTATTGAAACCGTACATGATAATCCTACAAGGGTTATTATACAACCTATGGCTCATCATTACTTTTTTGTTCCTGCTAGACCGAACAATCCAGACATAAACCCGAATATTTTAAATGTATGGTCTAAACAAAGATCTCAGCCCGGTGCTTTGTGGCCCGGAAGAACTTTGACGGGTGCATGGACTACACCAACACAGACTTTAAATTTAACAGATCAAATCAATGCATTGCCACAAAATGTTAGAGACTCCTTAAATGCATCTGAAAAAGGATTAGCTTTTATAAGAATAAGGTTAAACACAAACTCTGCTGGAAATGTCCCACATTATGTACAGGTAAAATCATCTGGTGCAAATGATTGGGTAACTAAAATTGATATAGATCCATCGGGTGGATCTGGTGCAGCATGGGAAGGTGAAGATACGACTACAACTATTGTACAGTTTAATAAAACAAACAGAAGTTTTGACTGGAGAGTTGGTGTTGGTAATGTAGCAAGAGGACCAACATGGGAGTTTTCTGTTGGAATGTGGTTAGAAGGTTTCTTTATTTAATTTTTCAAAATGTCTGATGAATTTAAACCATTATCATACAATGATTGGTTAGCAAAAAATGGCTTATCTGCCACAGAAGATTTTGCTGGCTATTCAAAATATTTGGTAAATTGGTATAAAAAACAACAAAATCCAAATGTAAATTTAAGAGCAGACTACATACAACTATTAAGAGATTTAAATTTTGTATTTGGTGATGAAAAACGTGATCGTTTTTTAAGTAATATAAATTTTGGTAATAGAGAAGAATTAATAAATTCTTTACCATACTTTGTTACCAAAATCAAAGAGCTTGTCAAAGATTTTAACGAAAAAAGACAATCAGTTAAAAAATCAAAATTAAAATACAATTTAAATTCGTCCAATAAAGGAATCGAAACATTATTATATGAATATGTTTTAAGATGCTTTACTAGTAAAGACAGAATTGCACCTGTACCTTATAAACAATTATCTGGACTGTTACCCGACCTTAATAATTCAAACAAGTCTTTTTTTATAGAGGTTGAAGAATTATACGATAATTCAAATTATTCTGATGTCTGGCCCGGTAATCCAGCACGAAACGTATCTCCTAAAACTTTATCAAATCAATTTCCTTATCAAGGAAATTTAAATGAAAACCAGATTTTAGGAATGCTGACATCTTCTTTAAAAGAAAGAGCAGCTTCCACTCCTTTATCTAAAATATTTTTTGATTTTTTAGATACTAATAATCCAGCTTTAGACGAGTCTGAAATGGATTTAAATGGATATTTAAATGCAATTAATACTATTGTAGCAAATGAAAAATACATGGGTAATGATTTATATGCATTGACTGCTATTAAAAATTTTAATGCATTTTCTTCAGATTATACGGCAAATTTAAATTTAGAAGTTGGAAACAATTGGTTTTATTGGCCTAGTGGTGCAAAAATTTATAAATCAGATCCTATAGATAACATATATTTTCCAATTAATATAAACAGTAGTGATCTTGTAAAAAATGGAGCTACTGGTACTGGAGATTTTAGAACTTCTGATATTATCCTCACAGATAAAAAAGGTTATATAGAAGGTGCTTGGTTGCTAGGTCCAAGAATGGAATTTAGTAAACATAGAATCACTGTGAACATTGATTCAGGAGAAAAAAGACAATTTTTATGGCCGTATGTTGGTTTTAATTTAACCAAAAACACTAATCAATGGAGAGGCTTTTCTTTAAATGATGATTCTAATAAATATTTTTATTTCTTATCAGATAAAGAAAAAAATTTGATATTAGAGAAATATTATACATTAAGACTCCCAGTACTTTCTAGTCAGCCAGTTTATTTAAATTCTACTAATTTTTATAAAAGTGGGGCATTGCCAGCACAAAATGCATTAGATGCAGATGTGATTATTAAACAAAAACACACTTACGATTTTCAACCCATCTATTCTTCTAAAACAGAAGCAGCATATTTATATAGATTTCATGAAACCGAAATACCCATAAAGGCAGGGGTAACAAATGTATTATGGCCTTTAACAAAAATTGATGATGAAAATCAAAATATTCCTATCACAGTAACTGATGATTTTTGTGACCCTATTGAATTAAAAATGGTAAATGTTCAAGAAGGCTTTAGGGGAGCAGTTGCTGGAACCAATGCTGATGAAGCTGACATAATTTACAAGATAGATAAAAGAACCGGAAACCCTATAGAGGCAGCATGGTTAGCAAATAGTGATGTATCAACATTAAACACAAGCACTGCAAATGATATAAAAGTATATAATACTAAAGCAAGTAGTGAATGTTGCGAAACTTTATTGGTAGGTTCAAATCAAGATGGTATTTTTACTCATATAAAATCTGGACAAAGGATTTCTTTTGTTTGGGGAGATAAAGACACATTTGCAGATGAGGTTTTTAACTACTCTTCACACAAAGAAAATTGTCCATATGAAAAATTAAAGACCAATTACTATTCAGACCAAGATTACAACAATCCAAGACCAATAGCTGAAAAAACTGAACCTTGGAAAGATTGTACTTGTAAAGCTACTCTCTATTCACCAATAGGACATAAAGGAAATTCTTTTGATCAATATGATGGCATTACAGATTTATTATATGCTGATCCACAAGGCACTGGTGAAGACTTTGATTTAAATACTTGGAAAGACACAAGATGTTTGGGTTATAAGTCTAGTCCACAATTTTCATTTTTTAAATTAGATAACAATGCACCAGACGTAATTGGTTTTTGGAATGGTCAGTGGAGGACATCAAATGGTGGTAGAATGGTTTTAAAAACCGGAAGAAGATATACGTATTATAGAACACATTTTAAACGTTTAGGAAATGATGGTCCTATGATAGTTTTGGATTATCAATATAAAGACCCTATAGGTTTTTGTTTAAACTCAACTCCAGTAGACATGATTTTATGTGTAGACTTGAGTAATTCTCAAAAATATAATCTTGATATAACAAGGGATATTGTTCAAAAAATTGTAGAAGGCCAACCTGATAATGTTCATATAGGAATAGTTGCTTTTGATTCTAGGCAATTTCGTTGTTCATATCTTTCAAGATATCCTGATTTGGGTAACTTTTTGGATCAATTGTTTGCTTTTGATGACAGTAATTTTTATGCATATAGAACGAATATTGTTGATGCATTACGTTTAGCTGAATTTTTATTAACAACTACAATAACGGAAAATAATAAAAGATCAATAATAACTTGGAATAAGATTTGCAGAGATGTAAATGCAACAATTGTCGATGCTCAAAGAAAAGCTATTTTCAATCAACCAAGATTAAATGAAGTAGATAAAAAAATTATATTAATAAGTGATGGAGATGAGACATCAGAAGTTGCCAAGGGATATGGTAAAACACAAGCTGAAGCTAACAGAGTTTCAGAAGGAAAACTTGCTTTGATTCCGTATGTCAATTCTCTTAAAGCTAAAAAATATCCTTTAATTAATTCACCACAACAAACTGTAGGATTTACCTTTCAATGTATTGATATCGGACCTTTGAGTATGATAAACAATACCATGGAAAGAATAGCATCCAATACAAATTTATATTTTAATTTACAAAAATATTTAATAACAAACGATACTACGGATGTAACAAGAATTATTAAAAATATAATTTATAACACAGTTAATTGTTATGATGTATATTCTAGGTGGAAAAAATTAATAAGAAGCAATACAGACGGATCTTGGGTCGAATCTAACGAAGAAACAGACATGGTTTTAAGACCCGGTGATAACTTAGTTTATCTACATAGAGAAACTATAAACTACATTTCTCCTCTAAGAGAATATGCAAACTTTTCAATTCCTTCAAAAAGTTTTAATATAAAGATTCCTTTAAGAGGTTGGGATTATGCGAAAAATAGATATGTAAATGATCCTGTAGTTACCTATAGAGGAGGAAAACCATTTTGGGGAAAAGTTTATGTAGATGTAGACAATACTAATAATTTTCAGAAAGAATTTATGTATATGGGTGGTCATGTAAGATGGTTTGATGAATACCTTCCTATTACACAACCCGAAGTTTCTACTATGATTTTGAATTATGGTGATTTTGTCGAATATATCAGAAAAACACCAGAGAGATTGAAGTTGAGTGATGTTTTTGATTTTGTAGAATATAAAACAAACTATCAATGGAACAAATTAGAATTTTCAAAACAATTTTCTAATTTAGAAAGATTTTTCAAAAGTGATAGATTAGAATATGTTGCAACACCGACTTCTGTAAAAAGTGATATGGTGATTGAAGGTTTTTATGAATTTAAACCTGCTAGATACAACTATTATGCTAGAAAACGATTTACATTCGAACAAGATTTACAATTAATATATAAATGTCGCCCAACGTATGTTGATATTTTAACAGGTAAAGTTTTAGAAGCACAATACCCATATGCAAACTTGGATAACATTAATTTTCCAACAACACCATTAATACCATATACTAATAATTTTATTACTAAAAAGAGTGTTGGTGGTTATTTATTACCTAATAATTTAGGTGTTCCATATTTTTCTCCTTATGGATATAACTTTGAAATAGATGAAGAAAAGATAGCACTATTTGAAAGTCAAAAAAGAGAAATGATCTTTTTAGATCCAGAAAAATATGGACCAATAAATAGAAATCTTACAAATATAGATAATCTTGCACCTACAAAGGTAGAATCGATAGATAATAGATGGATGATGATACCGTATGGTTCTGGAGAAACTGCTGGTGTTATAACAAATACAAAAAATTTCCAAAAATTTACAGCATATCAAAGTGAATACGAAATCTTAGGTGTTAATAATTATGGAGTTAGTAGACCCACTGATAATTTCCAATTTTATAATCAAAACAGACAATGGATAGGGGGAGGAACTACAGAAAGAGGGGAAGTTACAGAAAAAATGTATTTAGACCGAAGAGCAAAATTTTTGGCTAATTTGGGTATAATGACAAAATGGAGAATGGATTTGTTTGGAAATAACTATGCATTATATAAATCTAAATCTGATGCAAATCTTCTTGAAACTGATAATTCAGATGTCAATTATAATGATATTGATGCTTCTAGAGAGAAACTTTCAACAGACGATTGGCCTAGAACACAACTCTTCCCAGAAAATTATGAAAATATTGCTTATAACTCTAAAGCAATCGATTATCTTGACTTTATCGTTGAAGAGGAATAATTATTATTCAACAAATTAAAATGGCTGACATAACACCACAGGCAAATATACAAAAGGACAATGGAAGAAGTTTCATGAGTTCATTAGTTTCAAAGCTTCCTTTTATGCAGGATGTCGTTGAAACAGAAACAAACAATCCAAAATACGAATTGTTTGATCGTTTATCTAAACGATATGAAATGAAAGTAATGAAACAGTCTGTTTTGGTTGGTCCGTATTTAAACCAAAACAGTTTAGATGCTGCAAACCCCGCAAACGTTTTTGGTTCAGACAAAGGTTATCATCAATACATTTATGCAAATATAGATGTCGATAAACAAAGAAGATTGTCTGAATATAGGAGAATGGCTGCTTTTGCAGAAGTCTCTGATTGTTTGGACGAAATTTGTGATGAATTTATTAACAAAGACGAAAGAGGTAATGTAATAAAGTTATTACATACAAACACAACTAAGTTAAGCGAAGAAGTTAAGTCAGAATTAGAAAAAGAATTTTATAAATTTGTCCAGTGTTTTGATTTAGAAGGTAAGGGTTGGGGTTATTGTCGCAGACTTTTAACGGAAGGTGAGCTATTCTTTGAAAATATAATTCATGAAGAAAAAAGAGACAAAGGAATAATTGGAGCATTGAGTATACCCGGTGAACTTATCAATCCTATCTATGATAATGTTCAAAATAATGTAATTCAAAATTTCCTATTTCAAAAACCAATTAATTTTGTAAATCAAGCTGATCCTCGAAATCCTAATTTTACACCTAATGCAAACAATCTTCCTACAAACATAGGAAGTGCAAATGCATTACAACATCAAATGATTACTTTGGAAGGAAACCAAGTAACTTATATAGATTCAGGTATTTGGAATGATAATGTAACAATTAAAATACCTTTTATAGAAAATTGTCGTAGAGCCTACAAACTTCTGTCTTTACTTGAAGATGCGATCATCATTTATAGAATGGTCCGAGCACCGGAAAGATTAAAATTTGTAATTGACGTTGGTAACATGCCTCCAGCAAAAGCTGAAGCATATGTTAAAGGTCTGATGCAAAAATATTGGACAAAGAAAACATATGATAGTCAATCTGCTAATAGTGCATCAGGTGGAGGTTCTGCTGGAAATGTATATGATCCACAATCAATGTTGGATTCTTATTGGTTTGCAAAAAGGGCTGGTGAACAGGGATCAGACGTTCAGGTTCTTCAGGGTGGACAAAATCTTGGTCAATTAGATGATTTAAACTATTTTGTTTTAAAATTATATAAAAGTCTCAAAGTTCCAACTAGCAGATTAAATCCAAATGAGACTTTTAAAGATGGTGCTGAAATTCTTAAAGAAGAATTAAGATTTGCTAAGTTTATTGTTAGATTACAAAATCAATTTAGTACAGGATTAAAAGAATCTTTTGTAACGCATTTAAAATTAACAGGTCTTTGGAAAGAACACAAACTTCAAGAATCTTATTTCAATTTTGAAATGGTTCCTCCATCTAATTTCTTTGCAATTAGACAACAACAATTACTGGAATTAAAACTTAAAAACTTTGAAACCATGTCTGGTAATGAAGGTATTTCAAATACATATGCACAAAGATATTATCTTGAAATGTCTGATGCAGCTATTAGTGAGAATATGGAATGGAAGAGAAAAGATGCAGCATTGGCTTGGGAATTAGCACAGATAGAGGCTGCTGGACCCAATTGGAAAGAACAAGTGGAAGCTACTGAAAAAGCAGCAACCGAAGCTGGTGTAGCTGGTGGCGGCGGTGGTGGCGGTGGTGGAGAATCAGCTTTACCGGAATTTGGTGGTGGACCATCTACTGGTGAAGGAGAAGGTGCAGAAACGGGTGAAGCTGGTGGTGGAGCAAATATAGCTGGTGGCGCAACTCCCGCACCTACAACAAATGTTCCTGAAGCAGAAGAAACAGAAAATATTCAAGCATAGCCAATTAATTCATTGGTTATAATTAAAGTGTAAATCTGATTTAAAATACATAAGTATATGTTATATGGCTTATAACATTAGTCCACATATAACAGGCGATACATGGGAAGGTATTTCTAGCATAACTTTCTTAAAAAATAATTCTGCTATAAATTTAACCGATACTTATATAGAAATGAAAGTAAGACTGTCCTTAGATAGTCCTGTTGTTTTTACTTTATCAACTCCAACCAGTTCTGGGATTACTATAACAAATCCCGCAAGTGGAATGATAAGAATTTTACCCACAAAAGTTGATATTCCGGTGGGAGATTACAAATGGAATATTAAAATGACTTTCCCAAATGGTACTAAAAAAACTTATTTGATGGGTAATTGGCCTATTGTATCCGATCTACCCTAATGAATGATGACGTAACAATTAATATATCACCATCTGACGTAGACAATATTATTATAAATCCGTCTACGCCTTCAGATGGTGCTGTTATTAATTTAGATCCATCGACTACTGATAATGTAATAATAAACCCAACAGTAATACCTGACTCGACAAATGTAAATTTACAATCGGGTTCTACTGGTCCTACTGGACCTGTTGGTAATACAGGCAATACTGGTACAACCGGACCTACAGGCGTTGGTGCTACAGGCCCTGCTGGAAAAATGGGTCCTACTGGAAGAACAGGTCCTACAGGAATTGGTATTACAGGTGCTACTGGTCAAACTGGCTTTACTGGACCAACTGGAATTACAGGTTCTACGGGTTCTACTGGACCAACTGGAATTACAGGTTCTACGGGTTCTACTGGACCAACTGGAATTACAGGTTCTACGGGTTTTACTGGACCAACGGGTTCTAGTGGTTTAACAGGTGCTACTGGGCCAACTGGTGGTAGATATAATACAACATCAAACACACTATTAACGATAACTACTGGTGAAACTTACCTTTTAGTCGAATCTGGTTTATCCTATAGTTCAGGACAATCTGTTGTTATAGCATTTTTTAGTAATCCTTCATTTAAAATGGAAGGTGTTGTCACAAGTTATGAAGATAATAGTCTTTATGTAACTGTAACAAAAACATTTGGTAATGGTACTTTCTCAAATTGGTTAGTCAATTTATCGGGACCTTTCGGACAAACGGGGTTTACAGGACAGACAGGTGCTACCGGATCTACAGGATTAACTGGTGCAACAGGATTAACTGGTAATACGGGACGAACTGGAGCAACTGGTGTAACTGGTCCAACAGGAGTTATTGGTCAAACTGGTTTCACTGGTTCTACTGGTTTTACTGGTGCAACTGGTATAACTGGTCAGACTGGTTTTACTGGTTTTACAGGTCCAACAGGATCAACCGGAAACACTGGTGCAACTGGATCTACAGGTCCAACAGGATCAACTGGTGTAACTGGCGAAACTGGTGTTACTGGAGAAACTGGTTTTACTGGTGTTACTGGTGTTACTGGATTGACAGGATTAACTGGTACAACTGGTGCTACTGGTCAAACTGGTTTGACAGGCGCAACAGGTCAAACTGGTTTGACAGGCGCAACAGGTCAAACTGGTTTGACAGGTACTGCTGGATTGACAGGCGCAACAGGGCAAACTGGTGTTACAGGTGCTACTGGTCTAACAGGAACGACTGGTTTGACAGGAGCAACTGGTGTATCTGGTCAAACTGGATTCACAGGATCTACTGGTCAAACTGGTTCTACAGGTCAAACTGGTTCTACAGGTCAAACTGGTTTTACTGGTTCAACAGGACAAACAGGTGCTACAGGTCAAACAGGTGCTACAGGACAAACAGGTGCTACAGGTCAAACTGGTTTGACAGGATTTACAGGTGCTACTGGTCCAGATTTTGTTTTTACTACAAATTTGACAGCTTCATTTGCTGCATCTAAAAGTTTTGGAAAGTATTTAAATGGAGATATAATTCCAGCTATTGGAAAAACACCAGCAGAAATAATACAATTAGCTTTAGTAGAACCGTTGGCTCCTGAATTAGCATTAAGTTCCTCAACAACTATACCATTTAACCAAAGTATAATAAACAATACTATAAATGTATCTCATGTCATAAAAAGTTTAGGAGGATTTGTTGCTACTGCAACTTTAGAATGGAGAAGAAATAATACTGGGTCTTGGATTTTGTTATCTAACAACACTACTTCGAGCTATACATTTATCCATAATTTAACAGACCCAGAACCATTTTCAGGTGCCACAAATGTTAACGGTACAGACGTAAAGCCTTTCAATTATCGTTATACAGTTACAGATAATATTGGAGGAACAAACACAGCTTTATTAAACATAACTCCCCAAAGTTATGTAGCTCCTTCATTTTCATATTCGGTTGTTGGTACTAATATAGTTTCTCCAGAATCGAACCTTGAAAGAGAACGAGGTAATGTTAGTACAAATATATCAGGTTCAATTACAAGACAAAGCGCACTTGTAAATCTTGTAAGTTATCAACTTCAATATCAAGTAAATGGTGGTCCATGGTTAGATTTAGGAGCAACAATTAATACAGGACAGGCAAGTGCTACTATTCCTTTAACAAACCATAATCCTATTTCTGATAATACTGCAAGTACGATAGCATATAGAGTTGTTTATAGAGATACGTACCAAGTGTATAGAAATGCTTCATTAATATCTGCTGTAAACACCATAAATTATAGATTAATGATTTTTCATGGTCATAGATCTTCTGTACCATCAACATCCACAGATGTCAGAACATTAACCGCAACTGGTGCAAGGTTGTTTGTTACTGGTTCAAATCCTTTTATATTAAACAGTGGAAATACTAATAGATTTTTTGTTGCAGCAATGCCTAATACTAATTCTATATCATTGGTTACAGATTTAGATGCTTTGGGGGCGAATATAACCAATAATTATATTAATAACCCATTTAATGTTAATGATGCTGGTGGTAATTCTGTCTTGTATAAAGTTTATACAATGGAAATTGCAGGACCATATTCTAGTAATCATAGACATCAAATAACAAGAACATAATATGATAGATAATAAAGGATTAGAATTACCTTACGGAATACAACCAGTAAAACCTCTTCCGGTTGATACTTGGTCTGGTCCTTTTTCGGGTATAAGTCTTGTTGATGCCAGAACAAGAGCATTAACATCAGTACCATCTGCTTTTAGATTCCAATCTATGGAAGTCAGATTGATTGTTAACAATCAATCATACAAATATTGGTTCAGGGATGGTATACAAGACAATAATTTAATAGACATGGCACTTGCTGGAAGTACAGGTACAGCAGGAGCAACTGGTCTTACAGGACAAACTGGTGCTACTGGACTAACGGGTATAACGGGTGTTACTGGAAGTACAGGAAGTACAGGTGCCACAGGTTCAACGGGTACTACAGGAAACACAGGAAATACAGGAGCAACGGGTGGGGATAGATATGCTACAACATCAAACACAACTTTAACAATAGACACAAATTCAAAAATATTAACAATAGATACATCTTTATCTTATGTTGCAGGACAATATGTAACAATAACACCACCGAATTCACCAAATAATAGAATAGAAGGTGTCATAACTTCTTATTTGCCTAATAATGCTACAAATAATTTGTTTGTTAATGTTATAAGAACTTTTGGTTCTGGAACTTTCAGTAATTGGCAAGTCAATTTTATAGGACCATTTGGTTTTACTGGTCCTACAGGTAATACAGGTGTTGCTGGCTTTACTGGTCCTACAGGGAATACAGGCTCAACAGGTTCAGGGACAACAGGTAATACAGGTCCCACAGGCGCAATAGGAAATACTGGAAACACTGGTTCAACAGGAGCCACTGGTGACAGATATCTTACAACATCAAATACAAATCTATCAATAACTACTGGGTCAATAATACTGACTGTAGGAACAGGGCTGTCATACAGTGCTGGACAATATGTGACCGTAACATCAACCGCAAATTCTTCTAACAGGGTTGAAGGTCTGGTAACAAATTATTTTCCAAACAACGCGACAAATAATTTGTTTATTAATGTCATAAGAACATTTGGTTCTGGGACTTTTAATAGTTGGTCTGTCAATTTATTAGGAGCATTTGGTCCTTCAGGTGCAACAGGTAATACAGGCACTGCTGGTAATACTGGAAACACTGGTCCAACCGGAGCAGGTAATACTGGTGCAACTGGGGTAACTGGGCCTACAGGAAGTGTGGGTGCTACAGGAACAACAGGAGCCACAGGTGTAACAGGAGCCACTGGTGATAGATATACTACAACATCAAATACTAACCTAACAATAGGAACAGGTAGTAGAATTTTTACAATACAAACCGGATTAGCATATTCTGCTGGACAATATATAACAATTACATCTTCCGGTTCTCCTTCTAACAGAATGGAAGGAATAGTAACAAGTTATTTAACAAACAATTCAACCAACAATTTATTTGTCGATGTTATTAGAACATTTGGTTCTGGATCATATGGAGATTGGCAAATAAGTTTATTAGGAGCATTTGGTCCTTCAGGTGCAACAGGTAATACAGGCACTGCTGGTAATACTGGAAACACTGGTCCAACCGGAGCAGGTAATACTGGTGCAACTGGGGTAACTGGGCCTACAGGAAGTATTGGTTTTACTGGTAATACAGGTGTTACAGGACCAACTGGAGATAGATATTTTACAACATCTTCGACATCTTTAACTATAAGTTTGGGTTCTAAAATTTTATCCGTAGAACAAGGTTTAGCTTATAGTATAGGTCAATATGTAACAATAACAAACGCAACAAATGTATCAGACAAAATGGATGGTGTTGTTACTGGTTACGTTTCTAATAGTAATACAAATAATTTATTTGTTAATGTTAATAATACATTTGGAACAGGAACTTATTCAAATTGGTTTGTAAATTTAATCGGTAGTATAGGATCTACTGGTTCTACTGGCATAATTGGTACTACTGGACCTACTGGACCAACTGGAACAACTGGTGCAACTGGATCTACAGGAATAGGAAATACTGGTCCAGTAGGTGTAACAGGCCCTACTGGTAACATGGGACCTACAGGTATAACAGGGCCTACGGGTAGTAGATATAACACTTTTACGTCTTCTACCATAACTGTTAGTAATGGTTCTAAGAATTTTACAGTTGAGCCAAATTTAGCATATAGTTCTGGTCAATATATTGTCATAACATTTTCAGGTACATCTAGTATTCGGATGGAAGCTATTATAACTGGATACGTTGCAAACACAGGTAGTTTATTTGTTGATGTAATTAAAAGTTTTGGATCAGGAACACATAATGCTTGGAATATAAATTTATTAGGACCTTATGGTAATACTGGTGAAACTGGTTCGACAGGATCTGCTGGTAATACAGGGAATACTGGAACTACAGGACCTACAGGGGCAGGAGTAACTGGATCTACGGGTGTTACAGGTGCAACAGGTTCAACAGGAAATACTGGAACTACAGGACCTACAGGTGATAGATATTTAACATCATCAAATACATCTTTATTAATAAGTTCTGGTCCTAAAATTTTATCTATTGAATCAGGATTAGCTTATAGTGCTGGACAATACATTGTCATAACCCACAGTCCTGCTCCAGCAAATAGAATGGAGGGTGTTGTTACTGGATACCTTTCAAATAGTAATACAAACAATTTTTTTGTTGAAGTTTTAAAAATATTTGGTTCTGGTACATATAATAGTTGGACAATAAATTTAATTGGAGCATTGGGACCAACTGGATCTGTTGGACCAACTGGTATAGGCATTACAGGACCAACTGGTTTAACAGGTAACACTGGTTTAACAGGTCCTACAGGTTTCGGAAATACTGGTGTAACAGGTCAGACTGGAACTACTGGTAATACAGGGGTAATGGGCCAGACTGGTTTTACAGGAACAACTGGAGCAACAGGATCAATCGGTAATACAGGTGTAACAGGTCAGACTGGTATAACAGGTCCAACAGGCACTACAGGAAATACTGGTATAATAGGGCCTACTGGTCCAGATTTTGTATTTCCATATAATCTGACAGTTTCTTTACCTAGCCCTAAGACTTTTGGTAGATATGCAAGTGGTGAAACTATTCCAGCCATTGGGAAAACGCCAGCAGAAGTTATAGAAATGGCAATTGTTCAACCAATAAACCCAACAGCATCTATAAATCTAACTACTCCATCACCTTCTTTTAATCAAACTAGTATTAATAATACATTCAATCTATCTCACACCATCAATAGCTTAAATGCAACAGTATCGACAGCTTCATTAGAATGGAGAAGAAATAATACAGGTTCTTGGTTAGAAATATCTACCAATTCTTCTTCTAGTTTTACATTTACACACACATACACAGATCCTGAACCTTTCTCTGGTGCAACTAATTCAGCAGGTAGTGATACAAAACCATTTAACTATCGATATACAGTAAGAGATACTGTTGGTGGTGTTACCACAGTAACCAGAGATGTTACGCCTTCTAGTTATAGTCCACCATCTATTGCATTTAGTGTTGCTGGTGCTTCTATATCATCACCAGAAACAAATACAAAAAGAGAAAAAGGAAATGTCAACACAAACATATCAGGAACGGTTACAAGAAATTCTGCAAACGTAAATCTAACAAGTTATCAAATTCAATATCAAGTAAACGGTTCTGGGTCTTGGATAAATGTTGGTTCTAGTGTTTCAATAGGACCAAACACAACCAGTATTACAAGCACTAATCACAATCCTGTGGCTAATAATACAGCCAATTCACTTATCTACAGAGTTCAAGTGATTGATGCATACCAAACTTATATCAGTAATGCAATAACATCTAATACATCTACTATATCATTTTTAAATTTAATATTTTATGGCCCAGTAGCATCAGCACCAACAAACTCATCATCTGTTAGATTATTACCAAGCCGTGTCTTTACGGATTTTACACAATCAGGATATACTGGACTGGCATTCGATTTAAATACAGGAACTACTTTGAGAATATTTACAATAGCTCTCCCAAACACTATAACAGAAGTTATAGACTTGGATGCCTTGAACGCAAATATCACAAATAATTATATAAATAACCCCTTCAATGTCAATGATGTGGGAGGGACAGCAACAAGTTATAATGTTTATACTATGACAAATGCTATTCCATATCCTGAAAATCATAGACATAAAATAACAAGAACATAATATTATGCCAGCACCAGACGGATTAGGATTACCATACGGAATAAAGCCAGTACAGGCTGTAGCAGTCGATGCTTGGTCTGGACCTTATACCGGAAACGATTTATCTTCTGCATTAGCCGAAGCTAATAACTCTATTAATGCAGCTATTCGTTTTAAATCAATGGAAGTTAGGTTGATTGTAAATGGTGTATCCAGAAAATTTTGGTATCGTGACGGAATTGGTAATAATGATCTTGTTGAATTTGTAGGTTTAACCGGACCAACAGGTGCTACAGGTGCTGGACAAACAGGTGCTACAGGACAAACAGGTGCTACTGGACAAACAGGAGCTACTGGAGCAACAGGTTCTACTGGTGCTACAGGTTTAACAGGTTCTACTGGAGCTACTGGACAAACAGGAGCTACTGGTGCTACAGGTTTAACAGGTTCTACTGGAGCTACTGGACGAACAGGAGCTACTGGAGCAACAGGTTCTACTGGTGCTACAGGTTTAACAGGTTCTACTGGTTTGACTGGATCTACTGGAGCTACTGGACAAACAGGGGCTACTGGACCTGCGGGTACACCTATAGACGTTATACCAACAGTAACAAATTATCTTTCTACAAATAATGTACAAATTTTAGATTTGAGTGTTAGCGGTCAAATACTCTCTGGAAATAATGTGGAACTATCTAATATTTTTTCAAATACTAAATACCTCTTCAATGATAATAATCCATCTGATAACACCCAAAGATTTATATATTACGGAAACGGTTATCAAAGTATAAATGAACTAGGTGGTCTTGATGGTTCTTATTATTTTGATGCTCCTTGGACTAGGTGGTTTATAAATTTAGGCAACGGTCCTATATCTGGCACTAATTACGATAGTTTTTTTGAAATATATGTTTATCCGAATGAAATTAAAAAAATAAACTATAATGGAACTTCTTATTCTGTACTAGAATCATACAATTTAAGCAATTCCCAACAAATAGCTGTAAAAGTTAATACACTTGAACAAAACTTAAGTTCATTGGCAGATCCTCCAAATTATATTCAACCAAGTGCTACATTAACTAATTTTAGTGGAACACCATTTGAAGTTGGACAAACAGTTACACAAACATTAACTTTAGATTGGACTCAAGGAAGTGCTGGTAGTTTTACAACAGGCACATTTTCTAGAAATGGTTCGGTTATATTAACCAATACTGTTTTACCTTCAACATATAATGTTAATGAAATTACAGGAACATCCTCAATAACATATAGAAATACTGTCAATTATAATCAAGGTCCTATATTGAACAATTCATTAGGATATCCCGATCCTACTGGAAGAATTGCTGCTGGTTCTAAATTTATTGAAGTATCTCATCGCGGTTATTATAAAATGTTTTTTGGTAGTGTTCCAACTGGACAAATACCAGCAAACCTTAGAAATTTACCAAGTAATAAATTTGATTTAGCTGGTGCTTCTGGTTCAATAGCACCAACAGAATTTGGGACGATAAGTGCAGTAAACATTGTATTTGTTTTACCAACACCAAGAGTATTAACTTCTGTAATAACAGATTCAAACGAGGATCTTACTTCAAGTTTTACACTTTCACCAACATCCATAACCTTACCAAATGGATCTACATACTCCTATAATTATTACAGACTAACAACAGTTATTCCTTTGGGAATACCGTTTAGAACAATTACCTACGCATGAGTTATCCTTTTCCAACATTTCCATTAGTTAAAAGAGTTGGCTTAACCACAGCCGCATCTAATGTTGATGCGCGTTATGGTCCATGGTTATCTATTAATGATGCATTAACATCATTCAATGCTGGCCTTAGATCAAAAGGTTTGACTGTTGGTATATACACGCCAAATGATAACATAAACAGTCCTGTAATAGAATACTGGTGGAAGAGTGGTATAACAGATAATGATTTAATCTTAAAACAGCCTGAAGAAACCAATCAAGGTAAGATTAAAATTTTATCTAATAATGAATTTACATTAAGTGCCAGTTCTTTTTCTTCGTTTTTTAAATCAGTTACAAGTTCAAACGATTTTACTTTTTCAAATTTTTTATCAGGTGCTTCCATAACATTATATGTTTCTGCAAATCATGTAGGTTATTTTAGACATTATGTTCCACAAACGTCTTTTATAGGAAATGCGGGTGAAGGTAATACATTTTTTACATTTGAAAACAAAATTACAAAATTAACATTACAAAATGTTGGGGATTATTATATAGGTTTAGCTGATCCTGTTTCTTATGATGTTGTTCAAGTAACCGCTCCTACGGGTGATAGTATACTTCTAGATGCTTATATTGGTTATCTTAAACTAGAAAATGGATACTATATACTTTTAGACCAGTAAGTAATTAGATATATGGCTGATTTAAGAATATCGCAATTGAATCAAGTGGTAACACCCACTTTAAATGATATATTTCCTGTTGTAAATTCTGCGGAAACCAAAAGAATAACTTTTGGTAATATTAATAATTCATTGCCAACTACCACCTTTGTCAGGGCCAATTCTGGTATATGGAACAAAACTTTAGATTCAGCAAGAATGGAAATAAACGGAAATGTAGGTATAGGAAATACGCTTAATAATGTTGAATATATTGTTAATTGGAACAGTTTAACTTATCAAACTAATAGTGGTGTAATCGAAGCCGACATAACAAATGATAATATGATCATAAAAGAAACTGGTAACTATTTGGTAAGTGCCAGATATTCCAGCTATGACCTAACAGATGATACCGACAGCTTAAGAATAAGAATAAGGGGAGCATTTAATTCTCCTATAACCACAATAAGCAGTGGAATTTTATTAGAAACATTACAAGAAAGTTTTATAAACATGGATTCGGGAATATTTGGAACAAATGTTAATGGAAGAGCATCTGTCTGTGGAACTGTTGTTTTAAGAATTACACAAGTTCCTTATTATTTGGCTGCTACCATATTACATAGAGGAGGCTCTGCTATAGGCGGAACTACTGGTTATCCTGTATTTGAAAACTCTTTAGGTTCACAGCCATATTTTACTATACAAAGATTAACATACTAATATGAAATACTATATTTTAATAAATCCGTTTACATTTAAACCTATACAGTTTTCAACTTTTATAGACGAAGACTTTACCGTTGCGAATATACCTGAAGAAATTACTAGCAATACTGTAATTGAAAGTAAAAAAGCTTTATGTATCGAAAGTGAGTATGATCCTACTTTAATGGAAAAAACTTACGACCCTGAAACAGGAACATTTAATTAAAAATGGCACTAGATTTCGAGATTTATGGCAAAACAATTCAGTCCAAAGACATTCGATATGAAAATGTCAATCTTTTGGAATCTGAAGATTTTGGAAATTTCGTAGATGTCAGTCAGTTTGATACATTAAGTGCTGATTTAAAAACGAATTATTTTCCAACTTCTGGTGGTAGATTAATTGGCGATTTAATAGTAACAGGTAATTTAAGTTTATCTGGTAATTTTAATCATAGACTTAATAGAATAGATATTACAACACCAATAATAAACCTAGAATCAAATAGAATTTATAATGTTGATACGACAGTTAATTCAATAACCGGACTATTACCACAAAATCCTATAATAGGAGATGAAATAGAATTTTTAGATACCAGAGGAAAATGGGACACGAATCCTTTTTATGTAAGAAGTGGAAATCTAAGAATAGAAAAACTTAGTTCAGAAGATTTAATATGTGAAATAAAATATGGAAACTTTAAATTGAATTATGTTGATCCTTTGAATTATGGTTGGAAAATTACCACATTCACAAACACAGTCACATCTGGGTATACAACTACAGGTTCACAACTTATACCAGCCCCGTCTGATCCTTTTGCTAGTTTTGTTAATTTATTATTGCGTATGGAGGGATCTAACGGATCAACGACTTTTGCAGATTCTACTACAGCTAATAGAGTCATAACTACAAACGGGTCTGCACAAATTAGCACAGCAGAAAAAAGATTTGGTGATAGTTCAGCACTATTTAATGGTACAAATTCATTTTTATCGACAAATATCCCTGCTTTTTTTAGTAATGATTTTACGATTGAAGGTTGGATTTATCCTTTAGTTGATCCTGTAGTCGCAACACCTATTTTTGCTAGTGGAACTTCTGACATACAAGGTAATTTTATAGTATATATTGAAAATAATCGTTTAAAATTTTACGCAAGTAATCAGGTTGTATTTAATGGTGGTATTTCACCATTAATATTTAATAACCAATGGACATATATAGCAGTCGTTAAAGAGTTTAGTTTATATAATTTTTATGTAAACAATGCATTTATAGGATCTGTAAATGGAATCTTTAATCATCTAAATAGTACTTTTAAAGTTGGTGATGGTTATGGTGGAATAAGATTTTTTAATGGCTATATAGACGAAGTAAGAGTGACTAGAGCCGTGGCTAGATACTCTATTTCTAATAACACTTTTCCTACTTTGATTCGCTTTCCTTATCCATAAAATTTTTTATATATGATTAATTTACGGGATTATTATTATACAACGCAATTCATGGGTGCAACGGCTAATAGAGTCGGTGTAGCTGGTTTTGTTCCTACTGCTTATCCACAAGATGCATTAAAATTTTTAAGAGGAGATGGTACATGGCAAAATGCTGGTGGTGGTTCTACAGGAGCTACAGGTATAACTGGTGCTACAGGTCCGATTGGTGCTACGGGATTAACTGGTATGGGAGCTACTGGACAAACAGGAATAACTGGTCCAACAGGTCCAGCGGGTAGTGATGATCCTTATTTTGGATTAAGAATAAATGGAAATTTTGGACTAACAAACACTACAAACGGTATTGAATCTATAATTCAATGGAACAGTAGTTATATGAATAATTCGGTTAATGCTGTATTTGGCAGTATTAATACTAGAAATTTCGAGATATATCAAAGCGGTTTATATAACATAGAAGTTCGATATGCATCTTATAACTTAGTAGATGCTGGTGATTTTTTGAGAATACGTTTGTATGGAAGCACTAGTGTAATAACTAATGCTAATTTAAATACAGCAACTTTGTTACACACACTAGATCATGGGTTTGTTGATACCACAGGACCTGGTGAATCTTTTAAACAGGGATCTGTTACCTTAACTCTTGGACCAGCTATCGGTGGCCCTTATTATATAGTGGCAACATGTTTACATGGTGGAGCTAACGGTGGTAATGGAAATCAAGGATATCCAGTATTTGATAATGTTTGGGGAAATCAACCTTATATGATTGTAAGAAGAGTGTCAGGTCCTTCTATTTAACAAAATTAAAAGATAAATAATATACAATGAATCCTGTTTTACCAAATCTATTTCATGGAAGCACAACTTTTAATTCTAAAATAAAAAGTTATGACCATTTAGCTCAAAGAGTTCGTAGAGCATTAGGAGAACCACTCGTAGAAGTCGAGGTTAGTAGTGAACAAATGTATGAAAATATAGATATTGCTTGTGAATATTTTACAAAATTCGGAGGTACTACTGAGGAATATCTAGTTTTTAGATCCGACCTTTATGAACCAGGTATTGGTTTACGGATGGACAAGCTCTTTAGCGTTACACCTGAAATGTATAATGCTAACAGAAAAGACGAAACTACAAATGCTTCTTTAAGTGCTTCATATGATTTTGATATGGACGAATATCGTAAGGTCGTGGATGTGTTTTCTTTTGCTGAAGGTAACAATTCGGGGGTCAACACACTTTTTACAATCGAACATACAATTGCACAACAAGCATATTTTGGACATCTTCTAGGAAACGTAGGATATGATCTAATAACATGGCACGCTCTTAAAGAATGGTTAGATACAAGAGACAAACTTTTGGCACTCAGACCATATTTTAGATTTTCACCCGAATCACAATATTTAAAATTAATTCCTGAACCATCCAAACAACAAGTGTATTATGGATTAATTGGTTGTCATGTCCAAAAACCAATCCGTGACATAGTAAGTCAATTGTGGGTTTATCGTTATACTTTAGCATTGGCTAAAATAACATTAGGTCATGTCAGAGGAAAATATGCTGGTACAAATTTATTTGGTAATCAAACAGTCAATTATACTGATATGATGAGTCAGGGTCTTGCTGAAAAAGAGAAGTTAGAACAAGAAATAACCACTGACCTTATTGATCGTGAGCCAATAACCGCATTTTTTGTTGGATGATAAAACCTGTATTAGTTAAGAAAAATAAAAATTATAAACAAGGAAGATTCAATCCATTAAATCCTCACAAGTATAAAGGTACTCTTCCAATTTATTATCGTTCTAAATTAGAACTAAGTGCTATGAGAATGTTGGATAAAAATCCTAATATTCTTACATGGGGATCTGAATCTGTTGTCATACCATACCTTTCTCCTCTAGATAATCGTATTCATAGATATTTTGTTGATCTTGTTGCGATGCTAAAAGAGTCGAATGGTAATATAAAAAAATTATTAATCGAAGTAAAACCATTTAAACAAACACAAAGACCTATGTTTAGTAATGCAAAGTCTCAAAAGACTGTTTTATATGAAAATACACAGTATGCTATGAATATGGCAAAGTTTGATGCAGCCAAACAATGGTGTGCAAAAAAAAATTTTACATTTATTATACTAACAGAGAAGGAAATTACATCAAAGTAGTGTAAATAATATTATAACATAATATATGCAAAACCAAGCTTATCGCCTTCTTGTGGAAGAACCAACGTATGAAATACAATACTTGGTTGAAGAAAAGAATCGTAATTCACCTTCTAATCTTTATATTCATGGACCGTTCTTAATGGCAAATGAAGCAAACAAAAACAGACGCATATATCCATTAGAAGAAATGGTTAAAGAAGTTGATAGATATTCTTCTGAGATGATCAAGGGTAATCGTGCTACAGGTGAATTAAACCATCCACAATCTCCTGAGATTAATCTTGAGAGAATCTGTCATATGGTGACAGAATTAAAACAAAACGGAAATATCTTTGAGGGTAAGTCAAGAATTCTTTCTACACCTATGGGTCAGATTGTTAGATCACTTATTCTCGATGGTGTTAAATTAGGCGTTTCTTCAAGAGCACTTGGTAGATTGGATGCTTCTGGTGAATATAATAAAGTTTCAGATTTTAGATTAGTTGCTGTGGATGTTGTTGCTGATCCTTCTGTTCCTACAGCATTTGTAAATGGTATCCTTGAATCTAAACAATGGATTCTTTCCGAAAATGGCAACTTTGAACCATTATTTGATGCATTTGAGAAAAAGATAAGTAATCTTCCAAAAACAAATAAAGATCTATATTTAAAAGAACAAGTGATTGCATTCATTAATGCACTCAAAAAAATGTAAATAGTATTATATGAGAAACACAATTTCCAAATTTATCACAGCAATTTGCGAAAAGAATTATTCTTTGGCAGATTCTTTGTTAAAAGAAATTTTGACAGAAAAAATCAAAGCCAAAGTCAAGACAATAGCAGAAAAAAAAGAATATTGTTGCAACGATTGTAAACGCAAGAAAAAAAATAATTCTTGTGGATGCAATAAAAATGATGAAACTGTATCTAGAAAGAGTAAATAGTTTTATAGCATATGGATATTTCATCAATTCTTAAAAACTTGGATCAAAACGTTTTAACAGAAGAAACAGCTTCAGCAATCGCAGAAGCATTTGAAACCGCTGTAAGTGAAAAAGTTACAGCCAAATTAACTTTAGAACTCGAAAGTGCTTTGTTGAATCAAGACAAAGAACACGCTGATAAATTAAAAAATTTAATCGAGGCTATTGATTTAGATCATACAAACAAACTTAAGGATGTTGTTGATGCAATCAATGAAAATCATACATTCAAATTAGAACAAATTGTTGAAATGTATAGAAAAGCATTAAATGAAAAAGCTGAAAATTTCAGCAATAAACTCATTAATGAGATGAGCAATTATTTAGATCTTTATTTAGAAAAGAATCTTCCTACTACTCAACTCGAAGAGGCTGTTGCAAATACTTATGCAAAAGTTCAATTGGAAAGAATTAAAGGTCTTTTAAAATTTGATCCTGAAACTATCAATGAAGATGTTAAGAAAGTTCTTGAAACAGGCAATAGCCAAATCAAAGAACTTCAAGAAAAACTAAATGAATCTCATAATGCAAATAATCAACTTGCTTCTGAGATTGAAATTGCCAAGGCTGCTCTTGTCTTAGAAAAGAAAACCAGAGGGTTTTCTTCTGCTAAAAGAGAATACTTGACAAAGATCCTTTGTGATAAAACTCCTACGTATATTGAAGAAAATTTCAATTATGTAGTTGAGATGTTTGAAAAAAATGACTCCGAAGAAAGGGAAGTTCTTGCTGAACAAGCTAAAAAGTCTTCTTTTTCCAAGGATGTGAAAGTTCCTACAGCAGTAATCAGTGAATCTGTTGTTGAGAGCAACGAGTTTAACCCAGTTACTGATTATTTAACTGAACTCAAAAGATCTTAATATAATTTTTAAGTTGTAGAAAAGAACGGTTCTTTTCTAGACGTTATCCAAAATAGAAAGAAAAAGCATATATGAATTCAATCAAACCCTCAACAGGCTTCATTGACAAAGGCCGTGCTAGTACACTCTTGGAGAAATGGGCCCCGGTTCTGAACTACAGTTCAGATCGTGTTAAGCCAATCGAAGACGATCACAGTCGTCTCGCTACGGCTATCCTCATGGAAAACCAAGAACGCTGGTGCTTAGAAGAAGCTGGAAATTCCGCTGGTGTATCCGGTGGTGTTTACGGTGGTTCTGCTCCCGGTCAAACAGGTCTTTCAAACAGTGATAGTTACGCTTCAGGTGATGCTCGCTTACCAAAGGTTTTAATCCCAATGGTTCGTCGTACATTCCCAGAGCTTATCACCAATGAAATTGTCGGTGTTCAGCCTATGGCTGGTCCAGTTGGTTTGGCATTCGCTATGCGCTACAAGTATGATACCGCAAGTCTCGGTGGTGCTGGAGTCGATGGTTATTCCAACGGCCCTCTCACTGTCGGTAATGATGGTGTTCCTCGTCAAAATGACGGTGCTGAACTCGGTTATCAAAGACTTGACACTCGCTTCACTGGTACAAGTGCTACATTCTTAAGCGGAAGCAACGATTTCAAATACGTTGCCGAAGATAAGGGTGTTGCTCAATTACTCAGTCAGTTTGAGTTAACTGGAAACATTCCTCAAGTTACACTTGAGTTCGCAAAGACTGCTGTTGAAGCTAAAACTCGTCGTTTAGCTGCTCGCTGGTCTGTTGAACTTGAGCAAGACATGAAGAACATGAACGGCCTCGATGTCGATTCTGAATTAACAAACGCCATGAGCTATGAAATTCAGGCCGAAATTGACCGTGAAATGATCATGAGAATGGTCCAGATTGCTCTCAATGCGGGTGCTCCTAATGGATATAGTTTCTGGTACGCTGCTTCAGCCGATGCCCGTTGGCTCGGTGAACGCAATCGTGACTTCTACAGCAAGATTATTATCGAAGCCAACCGCATCGCTATTCGTAACCGCCGTGGTTCTGCCAACTTCATTGTTGCCACACCTCGCGTTTGCACAATCTTGGAGATGTTACCTGAGTTCCAGTGGATGCCCGTAAACGGCAACGTCAACACCCAACCTACAGGCATTGCCAAGGTTGGTACTGTTGGTGGTCGTTTCACCATCTACCGTGACACACGTACAGAAGCTCAATTATTAGGTGGTGTTAGAAGCGCAAGCGATGCTATTGAGTACGCTTTATTAGGCTATAAGGGTCCTGAATATTATGATACTGGTATTGTATACTGTCCTTACATCCCTGTTATGATTCAGCGCACAATCGGTCCTAACGACTTCGCTCCTCGCGTTGGTCTTATGACTCGTTATGGTGTTGTTGATCATATCTTCGGTGCAAGCTTGTACTACCATGTCATTATCGTCAAGGGTCTTGGCACTGATAATGTTAACTCCGCTGGTCGCCTCTATCTGTAATTTGATAGACTCAAAAAAACCCTGTAGGAGAAATCCTACAGGGTTTTTTATTATACCTTGACTTTCATAGTATTAGTGAGATAATTAAACATCAGATGAAAAAGAAAAATTACTCTAAAATCAACAATCCTAAAGGTCCTTATAAAATGGATATTGAGTATTGGGGTATGGATATAAATGTAGTAATAGATAATGATGGTCCGTTTGACTTTAAGGTTAAAATTAAATCTAAAACAAAATTAACCCAAGACTTTATTGATCATTTGAAAGAATATCTTGAAGCCGAAGGGTTTTATGAATCTGCACAAAGACACAATTTACACTGGTAGATGATAAGTATAAAATATGAGTTTGTTCAAAGATTTTTATACCAAAGTTATTCAAGAAGCTAGACAATCAACGGTTCCTTCAGTAGCAGAAGACCAGCCTTCTTATAGAAGAAGTAAGATAGAAGATGAAAAAGCAATTAAAGAAGCTTTAAAAAAATTAAATCTTGAAGAATTCAAAAAATTAAAAAAAGATCCAGATAATATAGAATTAGCAAAAGACGTTTTTAATATTATAAAAGGATTGGACGAAGAAAGTTTAAATAAAACTAATCAAAGTAAGGGTGAATTGTTAGAAACATTATTAAACGTAACCAGAACACCTTACCATGATAGTAAAAATATGGAAAGTAAAGATGGTAAAGGTGTTAATATATCAGGGTTTAGACAAGTAGCACAACAATTTTTTATTAATAGTAACATGTCAATGAACGATCAGGTAAGATTATTTTCACAAGTATCTGATTGGCACAATCTTTACAAAAATATTCTCCAAGAAAAGGAAGGTAAAGAAACAAAAAAATTCAGAGAAAAATTTACTGAATACACCAAAAGAGACGTATCAGTAGACCCAAGAGATGTTAAAAAGGTAGAAAAATCTGAAGTGTATTATTTTGATCGTGATCCCTCGGATCCTGATGCAAAGCCTTTTAGAACAACTATTATAATTCCACCAGATGAATCTTATTTATATGAGACTCTCGAAGAAAAAGAAAAGAATGTTCCAATTAAAAAATCATTTTGGAACGAACCAAGACCTAATAAGGCTTATGGTATAAAATTACCTCCTCCATGGCCTTTTGGTGTTTATACACCGAAACAATTAAGAAACAAAACTATAGAACAGATTCGGGATGCTGTTAATAGTTCTGATGCAGAGCTTGCACATAAAGCCATGTATCCACCAAACAAACATCCTGAGATGTATACTATGAAATAGTATATTAATCTTCTTCTACAATCGTAGCTTCGATCAATTCAATTTTTTCAGGCTTTTGGGGTTTATCAAAAAGCTTTTTCATTACATCTTCTCTTGTAGCTATAGCCACAACATTTGTTGTGTTGTTTTGAAGTTTTTTAATACCATCATTTTCAAGCTTCGCCACTTCGATATTGTTTTTATGTTGTTTGATCTGAAGATTGATTTTGTTTAAGCCATCGATGGCCTTTGTTGTTGCTCCTATGAGTTGAGCTAATGCAGAGATTTCTTTTGGATCTTGGCCTGTCATTACAGAGTCTTTTAATGTATTGATTGCCTCTAAACCAGACTGTATCACTTCTGCTGTTTTATTATAAACGAATTCATTTACATTATCATCATTTAAAGAGTTTGAATCGGTTTCTGTTTTTTTATTTGTTCGACTGCTATTATCAACCGCATCAGCAGTTAATTGATCGATAATCGCATCGATTTCACTGGAATTGTCCATATTGGGAGTTTACTATACTTATTCCTGTAAAGCAATTTTTCTCTTATAAAGGAGAAATTTAGTAGACATCTAATAAGATCTGGTATATTATTAATAAAGATGAATGTATCACATTATGATGATCTTTGGGTAGAAAAGTATAGACCATCGAACCTTCAAGAAATTCTTTTATCAGAAGAAATAAAAACTTACTTTGAATCTATTACAGAAGATATTCCAAACATTTTGTTTCATGGTAATGCAGGGACAGGTAAAACTACTTTAGCAAAAGTTTTGGTCAAAGACATCTTAAAATGTCAGTATTTGTATATTAATGCAAGTGACGAAAATGGTATTGATACTATAAGAAACAAAGTAACTTCTTTTGCACAGGTTCGTTCTTTTGATGGACAAAAGAAGGTGATTATTTTAGATGAGTTTTGTGGTATGACTGTGGATGCACAGCGGATTCTGCGAAACGTGATGGAAGAGTATCATGATACTACTAGGTTTATTCTCACAGCAAACTATCTAAGTAAAATAATAGAACCAATTAAATCTAGGTGTATTCTTGTAGAATTAAAAACTAAGTTTGAAGATATTCTAAAGAGATGTATTTCTATTTTAATTAAAGAAAAGATAGAAATTACTGATGAAGAAAAGAAAAAAATTAATGCATTTGTTTCTAGTCGTTATCCAGACATAAGAAGGATTATAAACGATTTGCAAAGATTCTCGATAAGCGGAACGTTGCGTATTTTAGAAACAGATAAAGTATTTGATTTTTCCAGAACCCTCTATGAAAAACTTTTGAATAGTGTGTCTGTGACGGACATTAGAAGATATGTAATAGAATCTGAAACGCAATTTAATAACAATTATCAGTCTTTATTAAAGTCTTTATTTGAAATCTTTTATGAGTCAAACTTGTCTGACAACATTAAAAAACTAAGCTTATTGGATATTGGGGAACATATGTACAAAGATAATTTTGTACTAGACCATGAAATTAATTTTTATTGTTGTTTGTTTTCTTTGGAAAACACATTAAAAATTAAGACTTAATTTTAGTATTTTTCTTTGGTAAAGAATTGTCCTTTGGTTGCTGATTAGCTATATTGATTGGTTTAGCTTCAACTGCTCTATAATCAGTCAATGGTTTTTCGTATTTGTTAGGTACGCCTTGAACAGGGGGTAAATTAGGACCAAAATCTAAAACTTCTATGTATTTGAAGTCTGCTGGTACATTAAATTCATTAAATTCTGTTGGGAAAGATAATGACCTAGGATCGGTCTTTACTGTTAAAGTGAGACTTAATGAGCCAGCATAGTCTGTAACGTTATAAGAATCGCCTGTGGTGTCATTAGCATCGATTTTATGAATAAAGAAGAAAATACCCTGTTTAACAAGATTTTTTAACCATTCAGTAAATACAGCATCGCCACTATATCTAGCCTTAAAATATGGGCTAGAAAAATAAGATTCTTTTATTTTTATAGGAGTATTTTCTCTGAAAGCACCGCCATTAGCGTATTTTGCAAAAGCTCTTTCGTAGATAACATTAAATGAATTAAATTTAGTCATAGGTGTATTTTTTATATAAGTATATTTATCCTGATATGGCTACAGTTCGACTAGATAATTTAATAAAACCTAAACAGGTTAATACTCAGCAAACTAAAATATCTGAAGAAACTTATGATGGTATTACTTATACCGACCTACATTTAGACTTAACGATGGCTGTTGCCATAGGAACAGAAACGAGAAGAGGGTTCGCAAACGATATTAAAGTCGATTTTGATGAACAAGCAATAAGAAATTCTGTATATAATTGTGTTTATACGAAACCTGGTGAAAAAGTATTAAATCCAGATTTTGGGATAAATTTAGATCAATTTTTATTTGAACCAGCAACAAAGTCTAGAGGAGAATACATAGGCAGATATATATTATCTAAATTGTCTTCTTTGGAAAGACGAATAATTATTAATAAGATTAAAGTAACCGTCAATGAAGATATTAATACATACAATATTTTACTAATGTATGAAATTCCTTCATTAAAGAAAAATACTTCTATGGATATATTACTAGAATCTAAGTTTAACTCTAAATAATACTAATATATGACCGAATTATATCTAGAAAAAAATTCTTACTTAAACTTTGATGCATTAAGTTTAAAGTCTTTGATTGTTGATCGTTTAAATAAAGGTAAAGTTTTTACAGATCAAAATTATCAAGGCTCTAATTTATCTGCTATCATAGATGTTGTCAGTTTAGTTTTTGGTAATTTATTATTTTACTTAAATAAAACTTCATCAGAGAGCATGTTTACTGAAGCACAGCTTTATGAAAACATGAATAGAATTGTAAAATTATTGAGTTATAAACCTGTCGGAAAAACCGCAGCAGTCCTACCAATAAGACTAACAGCAAAATCAGATTTAAGTCAAAACAATTATACTATTCCTAGATATAGCTATATAAACGCAAACGGAACTTATTTTTCTTTTCCTGATGATGTATCATTTTCAAAACTAACAAATGGAAACGAAAATATAAATGCATTAAATGATAAAATATTATTAAAGCAAGGATTATACCAACAGTTTCCTATATACACTGCAATAGGTTCTGATAATGAGGTAATGTATCTGACATTAGACCAAAAAACTGAAGTAGATCATTATAGTATAGATGTTTATGTTAAAGAAAGAAATTCTAATAAATGGGTAAAATACACTCCCGTAAACGAACTTTTTTTACATACTGCTGAAGATACTGTATACGAAGTTCGTTTCAATGAAAATAAACGATATGAAATAACTTTTGGAAATAGTATTAATGGTAAAAAATTAAATAACGGAGATGAGGTTTTAGTTTATTACCTAGCCATAGATTCTGATGGCTCGACTATCGGTGCTGGTGCAATAACACAAGCTTTTATAGTCAAGTTTAATTCACCACAATTTTCACAGGTTATTGATGACACAAATACTTTAAACGCAAATTATTTAACAATAAACCAAGCAAGAAACGTCTTAATATCTAATGCATTCCCTTCTACAGAAAAACAAAACGAAGAAACTGTCGATCAGATTCGTTTAAATGCTCCACAAGCATTTAGATCACAATATCGTTTGGCTACAAAAGAAGATTTTGAGTCTTTTATAAGAACAAGACATTCGAATATTATTCAAGATGTTAAAATAATGAATAATAACGAATACTTGATGAAATATATGAAATATCTTTATGATATTGGTTTAAAAGATCCTCATAAGGAAACAAACTTATTATTCAATCAGGTTAAATTTTCAAATGCTTGTAATTTTAATAACATATACTTTTGTGGAATACCTAAAACAGCAGCAATAAATCAAGCATTTTTAAATCCTCCTCAAAAAGAGATAATAATAAACAGTTTAGAAAAATGGAAAATTATAACAACCGAAGTTGTGCCATTAGACCCTGTTTATATGATATATGATTTTTATGTACCACCAAGCGCAGGTACTCAGATTACATTAAATGATTTAGTGCCAACATTTTTAAGAGTTCATAAATCTCGAAACTCAACAATGTCTGATTCACAAATCGTTCTTCAAATAAAAGATATTTTTAATACTGTATTTGGTCCAGAAAATACAAGGTTAGGTCAATATATAGATATTAATAAAATTACATCAACTATATTAGCAATGGACGATGTTGAAAAAATAGAAACTTATAATTCTCGTACTAGACTTTCTGTTGACGGCATTTCTTTACTTGGTTGGAATTACTATTATCCAGATAATGATAAAAAAGTATATACACAAAACATAATGTTGGAAGATTTTAAATATCCAGTTTTTAACAACTTTGCAAATATACAATCCCAAATACAAATATACAAAGAAACAACTACACAAGATGCTACACAATTTTAAGATATATGATTATCCTAACATCAGACCATATTTTAAATACAGAGGGATATGTTAATACAACTGATTTTACAGTAACTGTTGGCAATCTTCCAGCCAACACATTTATAAACTATATAGAATATATATGGGGAGATAATACAAAAAAAAGATATACACCAACAGGTGGTTCAATTTTATTTACAACACCCATAATAGAAGTTAAAAAATATAATGGAACTGGTGTTTTTAATTTAAAAGTTATAGTAAGCTATACTCGCAACAATAAAAGAGATACTTTAACAGCAAATTATAATATAAGAATAAAACCTATACCAAATGAAATATATCTTACAACTACAACCACAAGAAGTTCTGCTTCTAAACTTTATGCAAGAATTACAAGATTTAATTTCATCCCCAATCCTGAAATATTTGGACAAAATTTAGAAAATTTAAAATATGTTCAATGGGATTTAGGTAATGGTGTTTTATCAAACCGACCACGACTTATAGGAGCTACGTTCAATGAACCGGGTGTGTTTGTTGTGAGAATGTTAGCATATACAAAAGGAAACGACAAATATGTATATGAAAGGACCTTTACAATTCAAGAATATTTAAATGATTCTATAAGATTTTCAAAAGTACCTCCTCCAACATATGCTGGACATTTAAATCGTTTTCCTTTTGAAATAGAGATTACATCACCAATAAACGAACCACATATTGTTGATTTGTATGCACAATTTTCACGGTCCTATCCCACTTTAGACAATCCAACAAAATATTCATTTTTAAGACCTGAATGGAGATTTTTAGATTTGAGATTGAATGTTATAAAAAGCGTTCAAACAGTAAACAATAGACCTATAAGAGTAAACGAATTTGGTGAAGAAGTTCCAGAAGGTGGTATAATTGCGGGATATAGAGGTACTGCACAGTTTTACTTTGTAGATGATTGGTTTAATCAAGATCAGGTTCTTACAAAAGAACAATATACTACTTTATGGGTTACTTTAAGAAGTAATAATATAAGAAATAATAAAACCACAGACAATATTGATGGATTACATCCCGGTCATGCAAACAATACTGCACAAGCATGGTGTCCATATGTAACTCTTTGGAGAAAACCAGATACAATTAAATTTACAAGAAACGGTGCCAATCCTTTACCTGTTGTACAGTTTGTGGGATCAGACGTTCCTATAACATTTACCATAGGTTATAACAATCCTACTGTCCCAGATATTCACAACAGACAAGCAAGACTAACGTTAGCAGATACAATAGGTGGGTTTGCTCATTATGTACCACATTATGATACAAGCTTATTGTTGGATGTTAATACCAATTCATTTAATAATAATTTAAGTTCATTTTTAAAACCAAGACAACAACCTTATATTAGCTACAGAAATTCAGATAACTTGTTGTCTGGTGGTTATTATAAAACAACATATGAGAGATTGAATTCTACTACATTAACTATGTCTGCAAACATTGTTGTACCGGAACCAGACTTGAGAGCTAACAATTTCAATCCTCATATATGGTTACTGAATCCAAGTAATGCAGAAATAAATGTGGCCCAATACATTTATACTACAAATAATATAATAAACAGTCCACAATATTTTAAAACAGATTCAATTACAAATTATAATGAATTGTTCAAAAAAGACAGAATGCCTATACCTACAGTTAGGAAAAATCCAAATATGGACACTGTATTTTTATATAAATTTACAAGTGAAAGAAAAATAAATCCACACATATCTAGTCCATTAGATGAAAAATCTCATTTGAGCGGTTTACATACAGTAGCTGCATTAAATGCACCGACATATCATGCTTGGGTTAGTGATATAGAAAATAATAAAATTTACAGAGTAACTAGTGATGGTAGAATTTATTTAACTATAGATTTAAAAAATTTAAATTATAATTTTGGAACAGTTGAAAAGTTAATTCCATTAACAATGGTTGTTGATAAGGACTTAAATCTGTTTGTTGGGTTAGCAGGATCGAATCAAATTTTAAAATTTGATGATAGTGCTAATTTAAGAGCGGTTTTAAATTTAAACAACGTAATCCCTATATCTTTAGATGTAGATAAAAATAACAACCTTTATATAAGTGGAATAAGAAAAAACCAAACTCAAGAAAGTATTTTATTAAAATATAACAATTCTCTTTCAAATTTGCTTTTATCAAAAACATATTCAAATATTTTCTTAGGTAATATTTTAGTAAGCCCATTTGATACAATATTTGTAATAAATAACGGTCATTTAGATAAAAACCTAAAAGAAGTTTATAGTATAAATTCTTTTATAGAAGAACTTAATATCAACAATTTTAATTTGATTAAAAATTATAGTTCTCAACCATTTATAAAATATATGACCTTAGATAGAGGTGGGTCTTTATATTACAATTTTTCCTTTAATAGTATATGTAAAATAAAAAGAGACGGAAGAAGCCAAGTTACTAGTTTATTGTCAGATAATTCTTCTGATAATGACAGTAGTAACAGAGTTATAGAAGGTTTGGGTTATAATATCAATGACAAGATCTACGTAATTAATTCATTAGATAATAAAGTAACAATTTTAGATTTAAATTTAAATGTTGAGCGTTTCTTTTACATAAATCCATCAAAAATCGAATATGAACTCGACACTTTTGGCCAAATAAAAGATCCTTTAGTCAGAATTAAATCTAAAAAAAGATCATTAAAAGCCAACGGAGATTTCACTGGTTGGTTATGGAATTATAAATTTGGAGTTAAAAATAACCGAGAAAGTTTTTCAATAACTAATAGATCTAATACTTTGTCCTTTAAACAACACAATCAGTTTAAATTTTTTGGAAAAAATGAAGTTTTTGATATTGGAAAATATATGTATGATTTTAGTTTTATGAAATCATTAAAGGAAAGTCCATTTCTTTATAATAATAAATTTTATGATACTGAAGTTCAGCAAGAAGTTGTTAGAAATAGTATTGAACAACTACAACCATTACAGAGGCAATTAAATACATTATTAAATAATAACGATTTTTCTAATCCAGAGCTAATAGATGCTTTACAGCGTGAAATTGATAAATTTACTGATGACCTAAGAGAAGTTGAGTTAACAACTACTAATAAAAAAGGTTTTTTTGGATCAATATTTGGAACATTTCCATACCAACCAGACGATTTAGGCGTTTCCACCTTTTCAAAAATAGCCAATTTTACAGAAAAGACCGCAGACCCCGATACATGTGATGTTCCACACTTATATGATATCATGAAAAAAATTGATTTTAATGATGAAAGTTATCGTATAAGATTTCCAAACGGAATAAACAGAATAATAGATTATACATCTATTTCTCCATACAAATTAATGGGTACAAAGTGTGGTTGTGGAAATGATAATTTTAAATTAAATGAGTATCAAATAGGCACTTGTTCTTTTTGTGGGCGAGAAATTATTTCTAATAGAGGCGATGAAATTAAAAATCCCGAAGAAATAATTTATTCAGGAAATTTTGTAGTATTAAAAAATAAAACAAATGATAAATTTAGAAAAGTTCAAACAGGACCTCTTGATGGAGAAAATTCATATACTATTACAAAATTAGCTACATCTATAGGACTACCTACAGGCTGGATGGTTAATTATGCTTTTTACAAATACCAAGAAAAACCAAACGATTTTATTGAAACTGGTTTAATAAACATTAACACATTTAATTTAAATCAAGCCAATACTATTAAAAATATAGCTTCTTATTTTAATTTAAATAATACTTTTGTGTCTCCAGTTTCAACATATGTCTATGCTTTAACTACAAACATCAATATAGGAACTACTAATACAAATGAATGGTCGAACAATTTAAATTTATTACCAAACAGAACAATATTAAACTTTACCAGTTCTTTAAATTTAACATTATCGTCTATGTCGTATGTTTGGGAAACTTCCTCATTTGTTAACTTTAACGATTATGAATTTTTAACTTCAAATATATTTAATATACCAAATTATAAAAAAGGATTAACATTTACAAATACAACAAGTTCAATATCTTATAAAAGATATATCGAATTAGATAAAAAATATAGAGTCGAAAATAATATAGATTGGGATCAAACACAAACCACAGTTCCATTAATGAAATCTGAAAATGCATGGTATGGTCAAAATGGAATTTTAGAAACTATGATAAATTTTGAATTACAGAAAGGTTTGGGTTTAATTTAAGATATATCTGAATAATTATATAGAACTAAATGAACCCATATAGTGTATCGGCAATAGGCATTTGGCCCAACGAAAAATATCTGTACAAAATAGATCCTTCTATTATTGATTTCAGATATGGCGTATTGCCTATGACTGTATTTTCTTCTCCGCAATTATCAGAAGACAATAATTTTGCTGTAATAGACTACAATAAACCGGATTTTAACAGTAATTTAATCGGAATAAGTTCGAATGCAGGATATATCTATACTGATAGTGATGGTTTTTTTAAATCTTTCTTAACACCTAATTTGACTTTTTCATGGACTCCTTCGGCATTAAGAACCGGAAACTATGGAAATATGTTAAATGCTATTTTATTAAATACTAGTGATTGGAAATATTTCACGGTAGTTTCATACCCTTCAGAGTTATTTTTATACCCAGTCGAAATATCTAAAATAGATAATGTGGCAAGATATGAAACAGATATAACTTCTTTATCGGTTTATACAATATCCGAGCTATTATCTACCTATTCTAATATAGAAACCATGAGTTCAGCAGGTTTAACTGCTACCGAACTTCAAACGCCGCTTATTTCGTCTATCAATTATGCTATTAGTTCTTTAAACAGTTTAGAAACAACTTTAGACATCGTATGGTATAATGCGGTTTCTTCTGGAGAAGTCACTACTAATTTTAAATTTATTAGTTCTGTAACAACAGATTTTTTTGGACAGTCTTTATCAACATTTTCTTATGTTACATTAGAGAATGTAATATGTTCTTATTATATAAACATAGATAATTTTATTGTAGATTACAATACCATAACTACATTAGAAAATTATGTATCTAGTGTAACATTTTTAGATAAAATAACAGCAATAGATTATAAAACTTTTTTTGAAATAGCTACTTCCAGAAGTTATGCTTTACAAACTTCTTCTATATTATTAAAACCTTACGATTTTCAATTTCTTTCCAAAAACGAGTACGCCACAACAATAAAAACTAAACACAGTGATTATTTGTCAAGAATTCCAGAAGCATTACCACTAAATGACAATAATCTCAAAACTATTTCTTATACTTTATCGGGGGCATTAGTTAATTGTAATAAAAGTTTAATAAATTTCACAGAAACTAATAATCCTATTTATGGAAACTTTATATTAGAAGACGAAGGCGCAAATATAAGACCAGAAACAGTAAAAATTGCATATAAAATTCATTATGCAAATATGAACTCAACAAGAGAACCTAAAGAAATAACAAGTTTAGGTGATTTGTATGATGATATGTTTTTAGATTCAGATAGGTCTATCGAATCTTCTTATATTGTTAGTAAAAATAATAATAAACTAACATTTCAATTATTACAATCAGCATTGAATTTAATCTTACCATTAGAACACCCAACAAACTGTGTATTGAGTGCTATTTTAGATTTAGACAAATGTACATTAGAATATGTAAACCAAAGATTTCCCACTTTCAATGCAATATATAATGATTTTACTCCGATATCAGGGTTTCCCGGCACTGACTTGTCTGTTCGTTACATAGCCGATAGTCCCGTTGATAACCAAAAGAAATCATTAGAAACGACTGTTTTGAACATATCCAGTAATTACGGAAATTTTTCATTAAATTCAGCAGTATCTTGTAAATCTGACAATCATGTTATTAATTGGACATTAGAATATCCACCATATTATTATAGTTTTAAAAATACATTTGTAGACAAAAATAACAGAACATATTCAAATGTAAATTCTTTGGGCTTTTATCTATCTTCAGAAGTATTTTTTAATGAAATAATAAAACCCAACCCTAATGATTTCACAGAAGACTATGCAAGAATAGATTTATACACAAGCGTTTATTCCGATTTTGATATTATTCAACTCCCTCTGTCACTATATGCAATTGATGATTATATCAAATATGAATTAGTATATAGAGATCAAACTTTATTTTTAAACAACTTGTCAGCATTTTTAGTTTTACAAGAAGACAGAAGCGAAGTTTTGTCGTTTTCTTCTACTTTAATTCCTAATAGTAATTTTGTACCATATGATATAATCAATTCACCATATGTTCCTGCGGTTTCTGGTGTTTTTCTAAGACTAATTTATAACTTAGACAATGGTGGCGCAGTATTTTCTGTTAAACCTTCTTTGTCAACAAAGATCGGTGCATTCGATGCTTTTTGGGGTACTACATTTTCAAGTGGTATAACATATAAACCAAGAAACTTTGTTAAAAATCCTCCTTTAGACACTATTGCTAAAACTATTACCAGTGCTACATTTTCTGTAGAATCTTTAACAGGTATAGATATTTTTGGTCCAGATCTAAGGAATACAAACGTAAGATGGGATTATAAAAGTAATGGATCGAATCATTTAAAATTAATTAATAGAACCAAAGGAGATATAGGAATTTTTACAGAAATTGTACCAAACAGTTCTTACCTTTTTAATGTGGCTAATGTCGTAGAACTAACTGGACTGAGTAATGAAACTGTAGATGTAACTTTTTATTCTGAAGAATATAATGTCAGTTCTACCAGAATAGTCTTGCCAGAATTGTTTGATTTGTATTATGAAAACAGAGTAAACATAAATTTTGAACCTATAACCTTAAAAGAAAAAATCAAAATATTAAAATGCGATATAAGTGTGCCATTTTTCGGCAAAAATTTTAATATAACTGGCTCAGAGAGGATAAAATGGAATTGGATATATGATAATATTACAAACCCAGATCTAGCTCCAGTAACAGCGTTTTATTTGAATAACAATAATCTAGTAACTTATGATATAGATACTATAGGTCTAGCAACACTTAGTACATTATATTTTTATATAGACACAAACTACACAATAGTAGAAGAGTTAAATCCTTTAAGTGCTTTTGTCGAAGTCTATAGTTTAGGCGAAGTTTATTCTGGTAAAAATGTTTTTGATGTTAATTCATATCCAGATCCAACTATTTTTAGTACAGATTTTTATGTAACATATCCTAACTTTCCTTCATATCAATTGATCAATACAGATAGTAATATTAAATCTTTAACAAGACCACCCAACGGAACTAATATATACAACATCACTCCTTTTGAACTTAAAACCAGAAATGTTTCAATTAGTGGAATGAATTGGAAAATTAAAAGAACAGTTTTAAATTCGTTTAGCAATACTCTTTCAACAAACGAAGAAGAATTGTCCTTAACTCCGAATGCTTCTGGTTTTTATGATGATATTATCTTAAACAGAGATTATAATTTATACAACATAACTTCTAAAAAATATTATAATAATGAAATTTTTACAAGTAATTCTCCATTAGTATTTTCGTCCTTACCAATTACTAATATTACTGATCTTTTAAACTTAAGTTCATATTTAATTTTACCAGATTTAATAACCAATAATGTTTTTGTAACAAATATAACTGCTACAGAAAATATCTCACCATTAGCTACATCTATAAATTTTATAACAACATCGTATTATATAACATCGTTTGATGTTGTAGATAGTATTGATATAGTTAAAAATTTAAACAATCTTTATACATATTCATTTTATACTTCCACCAATTTTATTAATATAAATAATCAACCTGTTGAATATACTATTTTTAATGTAAACTATTGGTTATCAGCAAATTATACTATAAAAACTGATAAACAAACTGAAATTGATGCTTTTAGTTCTTTGTACATAAATCCCAACTTAAATAATTTTCTTTCATATAATTCAGTTATCAATCCAACTACAACAGTCGAATATGATGTTACTAAAAAAGAAATAGAAAAAAATTTATATGCAATATATGATATTTCTTTAAATGCCGAAAGTGTTAGTATTCCTAACTGGACAAACTTATACGACTTTTCAAAGTCTGGACAGATTATTGTAGCAACCGACACAGAATTTATTACTTTACCAAAATTAATTTTGACACCAAATTTTGTTTGGGTTCCTCAATGGAAATCACCTAATTTTTCTAAATTATCAAATAAGTTTGTCACTGTACTTTCTGGCTACAATCCCAATAACATTTTTCAGTTTTTGACAGGAAAAACTTATGGAAACAGGAAAGATAATTTTCAAGAATATAATGTGATTGTTCAAGATGTTCAAGAATTCAAAATAAACAAATTACAAGATTCTATAACAATATTTTTAGGCGCAGGTTCTAATAATGAATTTATACAAGATCAAATAATTGATCGACCAGAAGAATATCGTTTTACTGATAATGGAGAAAAAACTATATTAATTGAAAATTTCAGAATTCCAATAAAACCAGAAATATATAGCACTGATGGTATGGTTGTTTATCTAACAGCATATAATAAATTTTTTCCCACTACTGGCGGTTTACAATATTATGGGTTGAATTCATTAACCGCAACAGAATTAACACTTTTTAACTATCCTATAACAGCAAGAACTTTAAACAAAGACATAGCTTGGGATAATGAAAAACCAACTGAGTTTGAAATAGACAATTTCTTATTCGATGCTGTATATCATAATCCAAAACTTTTTGAGTATGAAAAAGCAAAATTGTTATTCTATCCTAATATTATAAACATTAATTTGGATACTGAAAGATTGATTCAAGTCAAACAAATTCTGGAAATAAATCCTTTAGAATCTCCTAATGAGATTGAGGTAGATAAAAGTACAGTTACATATGAATTAAAATCTGATTACTGGTCTGTTTCATCTGTTGTTCCTGCTGTATCAAATAGATACTTTGATTTGTTTAGATTAACTGTGGGGGATTCTACAATTCCATTAACTGTTTCAAACTTTGAAAGAAGTACATTATTTTTAAGTGCTACTGCAAATATAGCTACTAAAATACCTCCAATGACTTTTAATAGAACAGCCTCAAGTCAATATACAGGACCAACCGATTTATGGAATACAGTATATCAAAAAGCAATAGGAAATGAAGAAACACCGTCTGAACAGTATAAAATCTTATTTTCAGAGGTAAATAGTCTTAGTACTTCAACCGGAACGGTCAGTACATATAATACACTTGCTATTAATGATAATTTAATTTTGACAACATGAGCGATTTTTTTCCCATACAAATTAGACACTTAGAAAGTTTATCAGAACCTATTTGTAGTTCTGATGTTTTTCCTTTACAAATAGGAAATTTAATTGATGGCTTTGAAACCAGAGCATCTAAAATGTCTGATGTTCTTAGTTATGTAAATTTACAAAATCAAAATACTAATATTTCCAATTTAAATGTTTCAAATTCTGCTGTTGTCAGTAATCTTTTATATATCGGAAACGTAAACGAAATAAATGGTGTTAAATTTTACGTAGACGGAAATGCGATTATTAGTGGAACATTAAGTGCTCTTAGTGGTATTACATATTTCAACACAAATATTGCACAAACTACTGCTTTGTTTTTATCAGGTGCTTCTGGTGTAGGATTGAAAGTTACGCAAGATTTTGAATTTCCGATTGCTCAATTTTATGATTCTAACAACATAGCTTTGCATGTTGATGGTACGTCTGAACGCGCAGGGAACGTAGGTATTAAAACTGTTGTTCCAAATGAATCTTTAACCGTTATAGGTAATATAAGCTCTACAGGTACAGTTTTTGGGGAGGGATTGAGTGCCAATACTGGTTACGTTAATTATCTTAGCTCTTACAATTTACATGTAATTGGCAGTGCTATCCTTGACTCTGAAACGAATTCTAGCCTTACTATAGGAAATCTAGTATCGTCAAAAACAACAATATACGGTGATGTTTTTATTAACGCAGTAACTGCGGCCAGTTCTTACAATACATACATAGGAAATGTTAATTCAGATGTTTACGTTAATGGTTATCTTTTTACAAAAAATTTATCATCTGGTGGAAACATTTTTATCAATAATATTAATGGCGAAAATTCTCAGTTTAATTTAGGAAATCCTGATGCCGTAAACAATATAACTGGAACTACTATCTTGAGTGGTAATGTTTATATAGATGGTAACATTGTTTTAAATGGTGGTGATAATGACAATACTTTTATAAATTCTAACGGTAATAAAGGAAAAGTTTATATAGGAAATCCTGAAAATTCTTCTGAAATAAATTCTAGTTTATTAACACATAACGCAAATTTAACAAGCGAATTATTTGTTTCAAATTACACTGATTTTGATGCTTTAACCTCTAATATAGATACTTTATATGATGATTTTTCAATTGTTTATTTAGTATCTGCTGTCAATTTATTAAATCCCAGTATAACTAGTGTACAATACAAATACGTTGAAAATGTAGAAGGTTTAAAAATAGATTTAAATAACAAAAATATTAATTTAGGAAAATCTAATTTTGCTACAAACATAAATGGTAATGTAATAAACTCAAAAGCTGGATTACTTTTAAATTTATATACTTTATCTGGAGGTCAGGTAAAGATAGGTGATCAAAATAACACTGTAGACTTACGTGGGTTTAATTTAAGAATTAATGATTCTGGTGATGGTGTTACTAAAAATACTTACATAAACACAGAGTTAGATTCTGGTAACATAGAAATTGGAAATCCTTTAAATTTTACAGGTATTAATGGTTTTAATACACATATCAATACTCTTTCCGCTGGTGAAACTGTTATAGGGAATGTCAGTGGAAGTGTTAAAGTATATAACCTTACTATATTAAATTCATTATCATCTTTGGTCGATACATTTAACGTTTCTAACGTAAATTCTCAAAATATTATTGTATCAAACACATCGAGTCTTAATAATACAAACATAGGTGGAACATTAAATACAACAGGCGATGCTTTATTTGTAAATCGTGTCGGTGTTGGTGTTCCTCCGCAAGAAAAGCTAACTGTATCAGGGAATATATCTGCTTCTGGTTTTGTATCTGCAAATACATTATCTTTAAATAACATTAACCAAAACACTTTGACTGTTACTGGAAACACCTCTAGTTATGGTTCAACAACAATATACAATGAAAGTAATAATCCTGCCTTAAAAATTACACACACTGGTTCTGGTAATGTATTAGAAATTGAAGACCAAACTGAGGATACAACAATCTTTAGGATTAAAGAAGATGGTAAAATTATTGCAGGAACCGCTGCTTTAAGTTCATTGTTTAATGAAGGTCTTTTTAATTTGGTTTCAGATAATAGAGCAATTAATACATATAAATTTGGAAATAATAATACATCAGGTTCTTTTTATAATTATAAAACCAGAGGCAATAATGAAAATGAACATGTAATTTTAAATGCTGGTGATTTTACATCAGTTTGGGAAGCTCATGTTTCCAATGGTTTAACATATATAGCAAATTCCAGAATAGATGCACGAATCGATCCAAATTATCAAACAACAGCATCATCGATGCCGTCCAGAATTAATTTTTATACAACCTCACCCAATACAACAAGTAGAGATATAAAGTTTTTGATAGATAGCACCGGAAATGTTGGTATAGGAACAAACGTACAAACAGTAACAGCCGCTCCTAATGAAAAATTGACTGTTGTTGGTAATATTTCTGCTACAGGTAAAGTTTATTCTGATAACGGAAATTCAGATATATGGAATCAACCAAGCATAAATTTAGTATTACCTATAACACAAGATGCACAGGTTATATCATCTGGTGATGGTGTTTTTACATTATATTCACCACAAACCTTCAGATTAACCAAAGCCAAGGTAAGTCTAAATATTCCATCAGAGAATACAGTAACAGCCACATTAAGTTCTATTACAAACAACCAATCTATAACAACCTTAACTTTACCAGCAAATACTGGTTTTGTTGCAACAGATTCAAATTTATCTTATTTAATAAACGAAGATGACAGAATTACTTTGAATATAAACAGTGTCGGAACCGGATTTAACGGGGCTGGTTTAAAGATATATTTAACAGGTCGGTACGTATAAACTTTATTGTTATACAAGTAATTCTTTATAATTATTATAAAGAACAATGGCTACATTAATAACCAGTTCAGAATCACCAGAACCTAGATTATATATTTCTAGCTATTATGCCATTTTAGGTCAGTCAATTTTTTTCAAATTTGAAACTCCTAAACTTTTTAGACAAAACATAATAAAAATTGTTTTAGATACTGGTGAAGAAAACCTATCTGAATCTGAAACTTCTAGATTAACATTAGACTTAGATCCTAACACTCCTATATTAGATAATTTAACTTACACTTATAAATCTACAGGGAAATATTTTATAAATTACACTGTAACATACCAATCTACAGTTAATAACAAAATTACAACTCAAACTTTCTTTATAGAAAATCCTATAACCGTTTTAAGAAATTGGCCGAGATTTAGACAACAAGATATAAGAATATTAGGAGAAAACATTCTTCGATTACCTTATACTTTCGAACAAATACAGATAAATCCAAATGAATTTGGAACTAGCGGAGTTTATAATGCTTCATTAAGAAGACTGCACGAATGCTTGGAATATTTAAAATCAAATACTAGCATTTTAAATTCTAAAACTCCTTCTCTGTACTATGGTTGGTTTGGTTTAAATTCACTCGTAACATCAAATGGGTTTAGATGGCATACTCCAGATTATTTATCTGAATATTATAATAATGTTACCACTGGTTCTCATGGGTTTTCTGATATAAAAGACGTAGCAGAAACTAATAGTTTAATTTTTGTTTTAAACAATAAAGATTTATCTATATATGTAAATTCTGAAAGACCTAGTAAATTATTTTTTAGAAACCAAGACGAACTATTAGAGACGTTAACTGACATAACTTCTTTCGATGTTACTACAGATGGAAGGCGAATGTTTATATTGGACGGTATTCAAAATAAAGTTTATAGGATAGATATAGATTTTGATGCAAATAATAGCATATATCAAAGCTACAATCCAATCTTATCACTGACACATAACGTTGGTTCATATGGTGATGAAAGCGATCCTTTTACATTCAATAGTCCTACAAAAGTTTTATGTATAAATGGTCTTGTTTATGTATTAGATTTTAATAACAAATGTATTAAAGTATATACTGAAAGATTAGAATGGGTTTATACTTATAATCCACCACAATTCCAAAATGATCAACCTATATCATTAGCTGTACAAAAAGACACTAATTTTGTTTATGTATTGACCAAAACAAAAGTATATGTTTTACCAAATCGTGTTAATAGAGTAAATTCTACTTTTGATATAACAAATTTATCGAATTTGGAGCCTAAGACTATATTTTTTGATGAAGCTGGAGAGTTTTTTTATATTGTAACAAAAGAAAATGTATTTAAATACACCGCATTAGGTTTATACATGGATGTTTTAGACTTACCAAAAGGTTTTAATAATGAAAATTTAGAATTTATAACAGGAAAATCTGGAGTTAATAGAAACATTCTTTTAACAACTAAAACAGCAATCATAAAATGTCAAGAAGTAACAGAAATACTAACAACTGGACAAGGTTTAGATGTTGATTATTGGTCTTTAAATCAAATTTTAATACAACCTGAAGAATTATCACAAGATTTTGTTATCAACAGAGCAATGTCTAGATTATGTTATAATTTAGTTAACTTTAGAAATTCTTTAGAGTCTAAACTAACTCTTTCAAGCGAATCAACAATAGCTGGTATCATAGAATATTTTAGACTATATCCTCTAAAAGCAGAATTAAGACCAAAATTAGGCAATGACGTAGAAAGTAATAATGTAGCAGTTGGTGTAAATGAACTACACGTTCCTAGTGTTGTAAACCGCGAATTTAAAAAAATATACGATGCTCTTTTGGTTATTAAGACTTTTTTGGATATAGAACCAGTACAAACTGAAAGTGAAATAGGTAGAAGTTTGAGTAGATGTCCTAATCTGTTTTGTTGGTCTTGGAAGGCTATGTCAACTTATGATGTTAAAAAGCCTATAATAAGGACATGTAATATCAATCCAATTACTTTTAGAGAATTGCAAGGCAAATTTTCAAATACAGATTATGTTCAGACAAAAACATGGGTCGAGGCTAGTAGTGAATGTTGTTACAATGTAAGAACCCCGATATAATATATGGATATTCAACTATACGAAACTACATTTAATTTAATAAGTTCAAGCAAAATTATCAACATAGATCAGTTTGCTCCAATGAGGCTTACTATAGATCCTTTTAATGCTCTGCCATCAGAAAGTTCTACACAATTTGATTTCCAGTCAAAAATTTATAAAATCGTATATGATTGGGGTGATGGGCAAGTAGAAACTGTAAAAATAAAACCACCAACTTTTAATGCTCCAGTGACTATAAATTATCCTGTTTCCAAGGACTCTGGAGATCCCAGACGAGTAACAAAACAGCATATATACACGTTAGACAACGAATTTAAAAAAGTGTTTTTATTATCTGTTAAGATATACATGTTTGGTATAAAAAATCCGATAGAATATAGAGCTATAATCAGATTAAGTGCTCCACAATTAGACGGAACTATAAAAGGGTTTTTCAAAAATATGCATTTAATAGACGCTAAAATGTATGGTACAGACAACAAGATTTTATATATTTTTGAAGGAAAAGAACCGTCTTGGATTATGCCTGTTTTAGTAGATTGGAGAGTAAGAAGAAACGATGATACTGTAGATGAAGGAGAAGACTTTTTTACATATCAACTAAATATCTAAATTATGGGAAAATATTTTACATTAACATTTTACGAAAAAAATCTCCAACCGGGTGAACTCTGGATCAGAACTCCGAATAATACAGTATTACCAGCACACGAAGCATTGAAAAATGTCTTTTTGAAGTATAAAGATGTAGATCCTGATATAACAGGAGAACCGGGTTATCAGTCTTTTTATGATCAATTAAATACAGGAACAAATTATTTAAGATTTGACATAATGGAAGATGTTATTTTTGTGGAAACATCGAGAGGTTGTATTTTTGATCAAATTGTTTATGAAAATAATATTATATATCCAAAAACACAGGATAATAATTTTATGACTTCTTATAAAACTAAAAGGTTTGGGTTTCCTAGTTATTGGTTTGATGAGCATGAAAAAAAAATATATATAGCATCAAACACTATTTCAGATTGGGCTGGTTCAGAATCATGGCAAGAGAATTATTCTGGAATTACAACAAAATATATGATAGAAGAATTTGATCTAGAAACTTCTATTTTAGATTTAAAATGTCATTTTGATTTGGATATAAGATATGCAATTACAGAAGTTTATAAAGATTTACCAATAGTCGAACCTGTAAAATTATCTTATAATAATGATACCAAAACATTTAATTTGTCTCATATTTGTAGAGGTCCAAAAAAACAATTTGGATTAATTAGTATTAACATTTCAAGAAATAAAGATTTAAAAGTAAAACAAGTAAATGCATTTTTACCATTACAGCCAAACATAGATTCCCCATATACTATGCCAGAATTCCCAGATCAACCACCCTTGTCTATACCAGTTATACCCCAAACTACTATTATCCCAACAGCAAGTCCTCCTACCCCTGTATCCACACCCATAACCACCCAAACACCCACAGTTATAACCAATCCACCAAAACAGGTACAAACACAGCCTACCACAAATATATCTGTAAGTGTTAAGCCAACAAAACCCTGAATTTCTTATATTTAAAAATAAGTAATATAAGAATATTTTAAATGATTACTGTTTTTAATACAGCTTCTGCTTTTTTTTGGTATCCTGTGAAATTTAATTTTCAAGGAGGACAGGTGGAATCTTTGCATAGAAAGTACACCTTTAATAATGGTATGGTATTCAATGGTCATAACTTTTTATATCAAGCTATGGACTATGCAGATAATAATGATCAAACCATGTTTTTAACTGACATGTTATCAGCCAGTGAGCTTTTTACTATTAAAAGTAGACCACAAGAACAAAAGAATCTAATACAGATTATATCTACAATGACAGACTTTGAAGGATATATAGTAAAATACGAAATTGAGAATATTCCAAATTTAACAAAAAAGAACAAATTAAAAAAAACAAACAGAACAACGCTATCAGATATAGATACTTTAAAATTTACGATAGATGACACTGATGAAAATTATATTTTTATAGAAAATGATCAAGGACACGTTTTGACATGTGATTCTACGGGAGAAAATCAAACATATTTTACAACAAAAATACAACCATACAACGATAAACAAAGATTTGAGTATTTTTTATCAGATAATGGTCAAATTAGCTTTTTCTTAGCAAATACGAATACAACTCTCGCATTAACAGTCTCGCCTTCTACAAGCAGTGTAATTTTAACTTCGGTAAACTTAAGTAATCAAATTTTTAGATTACCCAATCGTTTAATTTTTAATTTAAATTGTTATAATAAAATTAACACACAACCAGATTATATTCCAAATAGTAAAATAGTAGAATATGAAAATAAACCAATAGACCCTATAGAAACTTTAAAAAAAGATGAAAATGTATTTAAAAACCAATATACACAAAATTATCTTTTCATGTTTCCTCCCAAAGCACCGAGAATTTTTGATGAAGAAGCTATTTTTGATGGTGAATTTTTAGGATTAAAAAATTATCAAAATGCTGATTATGATTATGCTAAAGGTCCTTTTTTCATAGAAGATAATCCATATTTAAGAAGAATTTATTGGCAATTACACACAGGAACAAATCAAGAAGGTGGTTATGATAATATATATTTAAGCTATACTTCAAATAGTACTAAACTATTATTACAGCCTGATAGAGAAACGGAATTTCAATTTTCACCAGTTTCTACTAGAATACCATTAACTGCGTCTAATTTAGTAGAATCCGGTGCTATTGCTGGAGAGCATCCCCTCACATCGGATAGAATATATGGTTTGGCTCAAAATTATAAAAACTCTTTACCAGCAACCTCACAGCCTGTCTCGTTTTTCCGAGAAACTGGTACTTGGTTGTGTTCTTGGTTAAAAGGAACGCAAAATGGTTCTAAAGTTTGGTATGATCGATATTATAATTCAGCTTATTATACTGCTGATGTAGCATTATCTTCACAATATTTAAATTACACTGATCGTTTAGACCCAACAAGACCTTATGTTTACGATGTTCCTACTACGCTAGTGTTAGAACCCGGTGCACGTTATAAATATTTCAGACAAGGCATACGAAGCTCGCAACAGTTTTTACAATATCTAGATTTTACAAGCGAAACTAATTTAGGATCGAAGATTTTACACATAAATTCTTGGAATAATCCAAACGCAATTGATGTATCTCCATATAAAAATGACGGTATAATAATAAACCGAGGTATACAAAGAGACAGAAATTATCATGAATTTTATGGAAATGGACATATAATTTTTCCAGCAAAATCAGATTTGTTAGAGACACAAAGAATAACGGTTTCTATGTGGTTATATGTAAAAGATTGGTCAGATATCGATGGTTGGCAAATATTCGGAAATTATTATAATGGTGGTTGGGGTTTAATGAATGATGGTGGTCAAATAGCACCCTTATTAACTTTAACAGAAAACATAGACAAAAGAAGCTATACATTAAATTATAGACAAGGGTTGACAGATTCTTTTAGTTTATCATCATTTAAAAATTCATCTTTTGATTTTATAGTTAGATTACAAGATTATAACTATTGGTTAGTGGATACTTTTAATATGAAAGTCTATAAGTTTGATAATAATGGAAAACTTATAGTAGATGATAGAAACCATCTAAGAGGTAGAATGGCTGGCGTAACTCAGGTAGAACTAGATAGTAATTTTAACTTATATATTTATAATGGAAATCAAGGACAATTATTAGTACTAAATCAACTGGGGCAACTAGTTTCTTTCCAAGAAGGTTTACCTTATGATAGAATAGATATCCGTTCCGATAATAAACTTGTATTGTGTGAATCAAATATCGGAATAATTGATAATGATGATAATTTATGGGAAATTGTCGGTGAAAGTTTATATAAACTAACAAATTACAACCAAAGTTTAAAACAATATACAAATAAAAATATAAAAGCGACTGTAGGTAAATGTCAAAACATTGCATGTGATAGTGAAAATAATCTTTGGTTTGTAACAAAGGATAATTTTTTAATTAAGTTTAATACTAAAACTGAAAGATTTGAATATAACAAAAAATTATTGGACGATGCTGTTGATTATTGTGATCCAAATCAACCACAATATTCTACAATAGGTATACTCAGAACACCTGCTCCTGATTTTTATAATGATTGCCCAGAACTAAAGAAAAAATTGTATGATATTATTACGGTTGTTGATAATGTTAATTTTAAAATTTATTATTTCCAAACAACAGGTCAATTAATTAAAAGAATAGATTTAAGGTCATATATTTTAAATGAAGATGTAAGATTTAATGATAACTGGAAATTTAAATCATATGGTGATTTTACAGGATTTAATTTTATAAGAAAATTTGGAAAATCTACAAACAAAACAATTAGTTGGAAAATAGCTATAGCAGATCCACTTTTAACAGATTTTAGATATTTAACCTTAAGTTATAATGTTTCTTCTTTACCTAATGGTTGGCATAATTTTACTATGTCTTTCAATAATAGCCAAGGACCGTTTGGTGGAAATGCACAGGGTAGATTTGAGTATTATTTAGACTCGATTAAAGTTGGTAGTGTCGGTACACCTAAAGATTATAATATATTTTATGATTATACTTCACCTTTATTATTAGGAGCAACAACAATAAAAAATACAAGCTTAAATGATTTAGTTAAAATAGAAGACAATTATAAATTTATCGGAAGAGCTTCTGATCTTAGGATTTATAATAAATCTTTGAATTCTAGTGAAATAGAACAATTATACTTTGCAAACCAATATTCTTTAAATAGAGGACCTTTAAATTGGAATATAATAATAGGAGAAAGAGATTACATAGAAAAAATAAACCACTTTTTCAAATACAAATTACCGGGTAGTAAAACTAATTACTATAACATAAATATACATAACTTTAATGTATCAAGGGAAATTAAAAATATCATAGAAAAAGCTATTAGAGATAATATCTATAAAATTTCACCATATAACACGTATTTAAATAGAATTAATTGGATATGAGCAACTTCGACTTATTAAACAGACAATGTGATGATGTTATTTTAATATCAGATAACTTTTGTCTTGATAAATCTTTTGAAATACTCGTAAAAAATTTTGAGTTTTTTGAAGACAAATTAAATTCAATTAATAAACAAGATGACAGAGTTGCTATATTAAAAGATAGATACGATAAAAATAAACAAAAATATTATAAGCTTATAACTTTTGTAAACCAATTCAGCGCAAGTTTAGAAAACGTACATACAGTTTTTAACAGACAAAGGGATATATGGCAAACAAAAAACACACCTTTAGAAATTATTTATAATGAAATTATACCTATAACAAGGTGGGGGTTTTTTAATACAAGTAATGGAGAAATTACTAGAAACAACAACATTATTGCCTCTATAAAAAAACAAATAATAGATTGGGTTAATCAAACTTTTATAGAAGAACAATATGGTATATATGAAAATCTTAAAGTAAAAATTTATTTAAGTGCTGACATTACCGACACATTTACCTTTAATGGCAGATATGACGAAACTTGTGATGCTGGTGGTGGTTCTAAAACTGTATGCTGTAATCCGTGTGGGGATCCTGGTAGACCCTCCAGAGGATGTAATAGAATGGGTGTTATATATGTTGATGGTAGAAGGTTTCAAGGTCCCGGTGGTTGTGGTAATTTAGGATCTTGGTGTCCAGCAGCAGTACACGATACTACTTGTGCTACAGGCACATGTAAGGGTTGGGGTGGAGGATATAGCCCCAATGCATGGAAATCTCATCGTTTAAAGGTTTCGAGGACTATACAATATAATGATAGATATTTAATAGGACATGATACTTTAAATCTAATAATGGATAAAACAAATTTTCTTTGGAAAGAAAATATTTAAAATATGAAAAATATATCATTAAATCTTCCAAACGCATCTGATAATATCGGTGATTCTATTAATAAATTAAATAACATTTTTAATAATCTAAAAGGTTATATTGATGATTTAAATGATGTAAAAGGTGTATCTGAAAATTTTCAAGATTCTGTGAATGTCTGGTTAGGTGAATTACAATATAGCCTAGACTTCATGAATAAGAATAATAAGAAATATTTAAATCTTTTTGAAGAAGTTTTAAATAAAACAGATCTGTTGGTTAAACCTTTAATATTATTCTATCCTACAAAAATAAGGTCTGATGTTGCGGCATATGACAGATTATATACACAAAATCTCATTCATGATTGGATCAGTAAATACTATCCAATAAAAACACCAAATATAGAAAAGCCTAACTATGTTGAAGGTCAAAAGGCTGTAATTTATTTTTTAAGAAATGAAGAAATAAAAGCAGAAAGAAATGAAAATCAAAGTGATTTGATTCAATGTTTTACACAAGATAGACCCTTATATGTTGCCTGTGTTACGAGAAGAACTGGACAGGTCTGTGTACCAGGTTGTGGTTGTGTAGGATGTGCTGGACAAACATATTGTTCAAATTCGGCTTTTTTAGATTGTTATTTTCCTGATGGGGGTATTAGGAGAAATACTGTTTTAAGATATTTGGCATTATATATGAAATATACATATGAAGATTTTTCTGAAAAAAGATTCGATATTGTAAGATTTATAGTTGATGAGTGTGAATGGAAAATTGATAATACCCCTATAATTAGTACACCTAAAACTCCACCAAAAAATATAGAAAACGGTATTGAGACTTTTGTTGTAAAAGATCAAATACAAACTTTTACGAAAGATGATATAGATCCGTTTTAAAACAATTAAAAAGATAAATAATTAATATGCCTGTAAATTTTAACAATTTTTCTGACGGTGGTAGTAATATAGCACTTAATTCTTTTTTTGTTGGTTTTGATAGTACTCAAACGGGTGGTGAAAAAAAGTGGTCTTGGATCAATTTAAGAAGAGCAATAAGAGCACTTGTAGCTTCTTCTACTTATGTAGGAGTTGAAACAGTTATAGGTTGTACACAGACAGGTCTTGGTTACTTTAGTAAGGACACTCTAGCAATAGGTGCTTATAATCCAACACCAAGTGATTCGCGTTATTTGGCAGATTTTAACTGGCAAAAACAAAACGGAACTCAAGAAGTTCAAAGAATGGAAGCTACTGCTATAGCCACCTATAAGCCTTGGCAAAGTTTCTTCCCCTATAAACCAGAAAGTGGTTTAGCTGGTATAGATTTTCCCAATTACGCGATTAGTTCAACTAAAATGCAAGTACAACAAGGCACCATGGATAGCAGTACTAGCAATGAAAACATGAGATATACTCTTTATGTGGATTGGCAAAGAAGAAGAGCTTTTATAACTGGTATGTATATGTTGGCTAGTGGTAGTTATAATACTGCGGTGTTTAATAGGGGTTGGACTTTTAATAATGATACAGGACCACAATCAATTCAAACAGATGGGTTTGGTGGAAATGTTTTAGGAGAAAGAAATATTATTAATGCTTATTATGCTAGTGGAGGTCAGGGTCCTTACATAGTTCATGTTAATAATGGAGGTATACATGCATTGCCTGTTTGGAATTTTGCTCCCGCTTTTAATGAAACAAGCAATGTTTCTATTTTTATAGAAAATACATATCTAGGTTCATAAAAAATTTTTCCAATGGAAGATAATTTATTAAGTTTAGAATTAGATGATAATGTAGGTGATGGATTAGCAAAAATAAACTATAACCTTCTAAATATCAATCAAGAATGTTGTACGATAGATTCTTTTTATAAAGAAAATACTAGGTTTCTAAATGATTTAGAAAACTTAATGGACAGAATAGATGTGCTTTTACCTGATGTAAATTATGACTTTTTAGAAAAATTAGAAGCTACTGTACAGGTTTTGAGTGGTTATTGGAATAATTTAGAAATGTCTGTACAGTACCCATTCAACCCTATTAATGGATATGTCAGTTCTATTGTTGCTGCTGGAGAATTAGGTTCTCTTGTTTCACGCACTACACAAAATGAACAGATTGATTTAATTGCTGATACATTGGTTAAACAGGGAGTTTATTCGTCAAGGTTTGAAGCTAAAGAAGGATTCGATGATTTAGATATGGTTATAGTTTTTCGAGACGATAATGGAAATTTTACTTATTGGCAGTATCTTTATAAAAGTCTTATTTTAAATTTTACTGTAGATAATCAAAATAATTTATACTATAACGAAAGATTGGTAGACATATATAGATTACCTTATTTTAGTGTAATTGCACCTAGAAATATAGATCTTTCAATTCAGGGAACAACTGTGGATTTTAATGATAAAGTTATTTATGTTGGGAATAACATAATACAGGCCAGTAGAGAGACTTTAAATAATTCATTTATTCAATATACAACAGTAACAAGAAGACAATTATCTCAAACAGAAGAAACCTTGGATGTGACAACGTACACTCCTACAATAAAAAATTTAAGTGAAATAATTCCAGTTAATAATCCAACATATAAAGCAAAAATTAAAAAATTTAATGATGATGTATTAGAAAGTGTATTACAAAATCCTTTATTGAACACTATATCTTTAAGGTTTTTAAATAAATCTTATGCACCGAATAAATTTACGGATGGAAACATAATTAATGTAGTATTTTTCTTATATAATACAATAGGTTTGAATACTTCAAAAGCAAACATAGCAACGTCTTATTATGGTTTAGATGTTACTACTCCGAGAAATAATGCTAAAGTTAGGACTTTTCAAAATGAAATAACCGAAGTCGCACCATCGTCAAATACAACATTTTCTGTAAATTTTTCAAAAACCGATGTTTATGTTGAAAGAATTGTTCTTGTAAAATATAAAAAAGTTTCTAAAGTAGAATTTATAACAAACGAAAGTACGGGAAAAGTTACCCCTAGAACTATACACTATTGGGAATTTGTTAATGCAAACATAGGTCCCAAATATAGAAAAGGTAACAGAACCAAAGTTAATGTAGATAATGCTCCTGTTTATGTAAGAAGAGCACCTACAGTATCTGAAATTAAGTTATTCCCAACTCAAATCATAACCCAAACTGGGGATATCCTAAATGATAGAAAAGGAAATACTTTCTTAATAGAAACTTGATTTTTGGTTTCTTTATATAAATATTTTTATGGCTAATGTAACTTTTAATGACCTTCCTAACAGAACAACCGTAGGAAATAATGATTTTTTTGTCATTAATAGTTCTGACAGAACTGTTTTGCCCGAAGGTAAAGTAGGATTTAATGTATTAAAAAATGCAATACAAAGTAATACATTAACATCAAATTATTTTAGAAGTACTACTAATAATGTACAAGTAAAAACTGCTGCTACAGGTGATAATTTAATTACTATCAATGATTCAGGAAGATTATTCACTTTTCCTAAAAGAAATAGTAATGCATATGGAATATTTCAGTTAAGTTGTAAAAGAACAGGGCCTGTTGCGTTAACAAATGTATTAGCATTTTTTAATCTAAAATGGTATAATAGAAGTACACAAACAACTAATGCGGTTGGCTTACTTGGTAGTTTAGATCCATTAAGTTTACCTATAAATAACGGTTCAGGTTCACCCTCTAGCTCCACTATTCACAATACATTTTTAAGTATTCCTGTTGGTGACGGTATAGGATATATGCAATTAGAAGTAAGTTTTTCTTTAAATTTACCAAATGCAAGGGCTGTAGTCGAAACTAGCAGTTGGTTATTTCAAACAACATAAATATTATGGCAAATCTATCATGGGCAAGCGTACAAGAAGCAAGAAATTATTTGCTTAAGCAATCTGATTGGACACAATTATTAGACGTTCCTTTATCAGAAGAAGAAAAAGAAAAGTGGGTTACATATAGACAAGAACTCCGTGATATTACCAAAACTTTCAGAGCACCGGAGCAGGTTATTTGGCCTGTACCACCAGACCTACAAAGTCTAAATGAATCCTAATCCATTTTTACAATATAGACATGCTTTAGGTTTAGGCGATCTTGTAGCATGTACTTTACATTCTAAATATTTAAATCCAATAACAACATTTGTAACTGGAAAAGATGGAATGTGCATGGCTTGTGATGCTAGAAGACAAGCATTAAATATTTTATTTCCAATACCAATGTGGAAATTATTTTTTGATTCTAAAGAAGAACAAGAAAAGAGTATTCAAAAATATATAGTGTATGAAGATGTTCCTAAAGAAAAGCCATCAGAAGAAATAATAAATAACATTAAACAAAATGAAGTACAAAAACAAATCACAGAAGAGTTTATTGAAGAACCTATAATAGAAAAAATTAAAAATGTGCCTAATAACGAAGAAATAGAAGACTATAGGTTCTTAAATTCTTCAGATGTTCATCTAGATAATTATATAGTAAGAACTACCGTTTATAGAAAAATATGAATATACAGCCAAATACATTTATAACCCAACCTATGACAAGTACATTAGATGGTACGCGAAAATTTGGTTTATTTTTAAATAAAATTTTAGCTGGTATAAAGATGTTTCATTGGTATTCTTTAAATTACAATTTTCATACTGTAACAGATGATTTACATAAAGGTTTATCAAAACTAGTTGATACATTAATCGAGGAGCTTATTGAAGTAGTCCGGTCACAAAACATACCTTTTGAATTGAATTTACCAGAAATTCAAAATTTTGAAAACTGTCAAACATACCAACCAGAACTCCAAAGTTTTTCATCAAAATATAATGAAATTTCTTATGCGCTTTTACAAGTATTAAACTCCCCAGAATTTACGGATTTTACTCAAAAAAGTATATCGGGTATTAATAATGTAAAAGAAGAAATTGTATCTCTCTTAAACAAAACATCTTATCTTTTAAATCAAATTAGAGAATAATTTGATTTAAAATCTTTTAGAGATATAATAGATAGATGGAAAAAGTAGCCATAATACGTCCCGGTGCAATTGGAGATGTATTAATGTCTTTTAATTTTTTAAAACAATTAAAAGAAAAATACGAAGTTCATTATTTCTGTCATTCGTCCATCCATTCAGTATTAAAAAGCTTTGTAAAAAATAACAACTTACTGGATCATTTTTATATATTAGAAAATTATAATTCAGAAAATTTTTTAAAAACCATAAACCTAGTAGCTTATCCCTTGCATGAAGGATATCCTCATAAAAAAATGCAAAATCATTTATTATATTATTTTGCAAAAGAAATGGATGTAAATTTTACCTTTGATGATTTTGAATTAGATTTACCACCTTTACCTAAAAAAATAAAAAACCAAAATTATCCTCGATATATTACGTTTCAAAACAAAACAGGATGGTCTGTCTATAAAGAATGGTGGGGTTGGCAGCAGTTAGTTGATATGATTAAAACAAATTATCCAGAAATTGAAATATATCAGATAGGTGGTCCAAATGATCCACAAATCAATAATATAGATGGTTCGTTTTGTGGTGATACTTTTGAAGATAATTTAGCAGCACAAGCATGGTCCATTGGTCATATTGGTTTAGATTCTGTATTCGAGGTAACAACAAACATCCAATGGAGAAATAAAGGAAGAAATAAAGGAATAATACTATTTGGGTCTACCCAACATGACGCAACCGGATATCCTTTTAACACTAATATATGTTTAAATTTACCGTGTCAGCCGTGTTTTAGAGAAGATCCTAAGATAAGTCAGATGTCATTAGGGTCTTGTATAAATCCACCAAATCAAGAATATGATAATCCAAAACATGCTTGTATGATAGGAATTACGCCTGAAATGGTTTATCTAAACACCTTGAAATTGTTCAGTTAGTATATTAGTATATAGTATGAATATTAATAACTATCATGTTGATGACTTTGGGGTTATTCATCAAAAAAAAATTTACCCAATAACATATGATAAAAAATATGTAAAGGAACGATACGACACTTATGGTGAAAAAGTTCGTCAAATGTCTTTTTTGCGTCTGGGTTATTTGTTAGGTGCTATAAATAAAACTCCTAAATCAATACTTGATGTTGGTTATGGAAATGGTGATTTTTTAAAAACTTGTGCATCTATCATCCCCGAATGCTTTGGAAATGATGTTACAGGTTATCCTTTACCTGAAAATATTAAGTTTATTGAAAATATTTTTGAAAACTATTATGAAGTAATATCTTTTTTTGATGTTTTGGAACATTTTGAAAATATCAACATCATTCAACATTTAAAATGTGACTATATCATTATATCCGTTCCTTGGTGTTACGATTATGAAAATAAAGAATGGTTTTTAAATTGGAAACATTTAAGACCAAATGAACATCTTCATCATTTTAACGAAAAATCTCTTATTAAGTTTTTTGAACATAATTCATTTCAATGTGTTTGTTATAGCAATGTTGAAGATGCTATTAGGAAAGATCCTAACAATAAAAAAAATATTTTAACTGCTGTCTTTAAAAAGATATAGTTTATGAAAAAAGTAGGGACTGTATTATTAATAACTCGTTATGGTGGTTTGGGTGATCTCATAATGATGCTTCCGACCATCAAGGCTCTAAAAGAAAAACATAATAATTGTAAAATAGTTCTTCGAACATACAAGGATTATGAAAATTTCATAAAAGAATCCCCATTAATTGATCAAGTAGTATTAGATGATAATGGCTATAATCTGTTTACTACACACGAAGGAGTTTTTTCTTTAAAAGAAGATAACGCTTTTGCAAGTAAAGATCAAAAAGTCATTCATTACAATTTCCAAGGAGTTATAGAAAACCGTAAAGACGTTCATGGTGTAATTGCGTTTGCAGAACATGCTAAAGTAAATGTTGTTTTTGATGGAAGTTATGAAAAAAACCTTTTGAATTGGTATGATAGAAATAGCGAAAGTCCGTCAATTGTGGTTCAATTAAGAAACGTGGGAGATGGGAGAGATTTAACTATAAAGGATTTACCTTACGAAGAACTTTTAAAAAATAATGCATATTTTATAGATAAAATTATACCAGATAAAGATTATTTGAACCTAATTGCAAATAGTAAAATTTTTGTTGGTACAAATTCTTCAGGTTTACCTATTGCTGCCGCAACTCATGTGCCTTGTATGTTTATTTTGTTTAATGAAGAATTTCCTCCTTCAATACGAAGTTACAATGGAGTTTATAATTATACAAATACAAAGGAACTATCCGCCGATTTATCAAAATATCTTTTAAAAGATTGTCATTACAAGAAGATTGGGTTGTCGATGATAGTTAAAAATGAATCCAGAGTCATTAAAAGATGTTTGGATAGTGTAAAACCATTGGTTGATTATGTTTGTATATCAGATACGGGTTCAACAGATAATACAATCGAAATAATTGAACAATGGTTAAAAGAAAACAGTATAAAAGGTGAAGTAAATCGAGAAAAATGGGAAAATTTTGCCTCTAATAGAAGTAAATCATTAGAAAATCTCAGAAAACATAAAGACATTGACTATACATTGGTTATAGATGCAGATGAGATATTAAAATTTGATGATAATTTCGATTATTTTAAATTTAAAACTAGTTTAACAGCGGATTTATATAATATTACTTGTAAATTTGGTAGTATTGAATATGCAAGGACAAATTTATTCAAAAATTCCAAAAATTTTTATTATAAATGTGTTTTACACGAATATCTGGAATGTTATGAGCCTATTTTAAGTCGAGACACTGCAAAAGGCGTATATAATATCCCAATTCAAGATTCTGCCCGAAATACAGATGTTCAAAAATATCAAAATGATGCTAAATTATTAGAGGAAGCATTAAAAACGGAAAAAGATCCTTATTTAATTCAAAGATATACCTTTTATCTTGCTCAATCGTATAAAGATTGTGAGCAAAATGGTAAAGCGATCTATTGGTATAACAAAAGAGCCGAATTAGGTGGTTGGGATCAAGAAGTATATTGGTCTTTGTATCAGGTAGCTCGATTAAAAGAAATCATGGGCTATCCCGAAGATGATATTGTCCAAAGTTATCTTCGTGCTTATGAAAAATGTACTTCCAGAATCGAAGCATTGCATAATGCTATTAAATTTTGCAGAACACATGGTAGAGATCATCAAGCATATATGATTGGAAAATATGCCAAATCATTACCAGTTGATAAAACTGGACTATTTGTAGAAACTTGGATGATAGATTATGCTTTAGATGATGAATTTTCTATTGCCTGTTATTGGTCAGGTCACTATGCAGAGGGATTAAAGGTTTCTGAAGAATTAATCAACAAAATACCAGAAGATCAAAAACCTAGAATACAACAAAATATACAATTCTTTAAAGAAAAATTACTCGTAAAATGATTGTGATTCTAAATCATAAAACTTTCCAATGTTATCTGGAGAGTATTCGATGTCAGGTAAACATATTTCAACTACATTTGAATATGTTTTAGTTGGGTAATCAAATACTTGATAAGTTCTACCATCTTGTGGAGCATTAGAATATCTCAACAGCCTGTAGTTATCATCTTGATTAAATATACCGTAATATGTCATATTATAAATTCCTTATTTTTGTGATTTGCATGGACATTGTATACATGCCATCTCCAGGATTTGCTAAAGAATAAGGGCTTGCGTCATCAGCGTTAAAAGCCCATGCGTAGTATTCGTTTGCTGTATCAATTCTTATGAGCATAGATACTTCATCTGAAATTAACCCAGTATCAGCGGCTTCTCCATAACGCTTTCGAGATAAAAATCTTACTGGACTAAAATTTCCAGTGCTTGTTGTTGATTTAAACAACATATAAAGCATTCTAAAGTTGCTTTTAAGATCATATCCATAATATTGAACTGTGAAATTATAATATCCAGTTTCTTTGATTTGAACTCTTGCCATTGGGTTAGAAGAATTGCTATTTACTAATTCAAAAACACCTGTATTTGTGTTCCATATTGTTCCATTATAGGGAGCAAACCTATCTGTGTCTTGACCAAGATTTTGATCGGTTGGTGGATTCCACCCCAACATAATTGTTTCTATACCAGCAGGACCAGTAGCACCAGTTTGACCAGTTGCACCAGTTTGACCAGTTGCACCAGTAACACCAGCACCAGTTTGACCAGTTGCACCAGTCTCTCCTGTAGCTCCTGTTGAGCCTGTTGCTCCTGTAGGACCAGTTATACCAGTAGCTCCTAAATTTCCTGTACGTGTATATTGGATTGATAAAACATCATTACTTTGAGGTACAGTACCAGAAACATAGCTTACTGGTATTTTATAATAACCTGCTGCTTGGACAACTAAACCTGTAACATTAAAGACATTTACTACAGTAGATCCTGAATCATTTCCAGATATATACAAATAACCTTCATGTGATGAATTTGTTGAATCGTCCCATGTGTCATACCATGTTGTTTGTGAATTTCCTGTTGTGTCTAAATTATCTATAAAAATTTGTGTAACACTACTGATATTAGAACTGTTGTATTTAACGTAACCCTGACTAGGATCGTTGTCTGTAGTATTGTCTGAAAATAAATAAATAACCCCTCCCTTATTTCCAGCACTTCCGGTTTGACCTGTTGTACCAGTAGCACCTGTAGTTCCAGTTGTACCAGCGGGTCCTGGTGCTCCTAATAAGCTAATACTCCATGCATTAAATGACCCAGATCCACTAATTGTTGTTACGTTTACAACTAATGTTGTTCCAGAATAACTTGTAACAGAACCTTCCATTTTATGAGTGGAAGTAGCAGCAACGATTACTGATTGACCTGTGCTGTATGCTAAACCACTGTCAACAGTAAATGTTTTAGACCCAGTTCCTATTGTTTCATTAGTAGTGGATGTAGTACTGTATCTATCACCAGACAACCCAGTTTGTCCTGTTGCGCCTGTTAAACCTGTTTGTCCTGTAACTCCTGTTTGACCTGTATTACCAGTAGCACCAGTAGAGCCTGTACTTCCCCTAGATCCAGGTGCCCCGTCTATGTTAACTGCCCAAGAATCATAAAATGCAGGACCACTTACCCCTGGATTTACATTTGCTACAAGTATAGGACTTATAACCAACTGACCATTTCCTGAATTATAAGAACTAACAGGTCCTTTTATAAAATTTAAACTATCAGCAGCAACAACGATAGTTTGGGCTGAAGAATATGCTAACCCAGTTCCTGTTGTAATTGTTTGAGAACCTCCAGTTACTCCAGGAATGGTGAAAGGTGTCGAGCTAGTTGAGGCATATTTGTCTCCAGCTAATCCGGTTTCACCTGTAACACCTGTTGATCCGGTTTCACCTGTTGATCCTGTTGGACCTGTAACACCAGTGTTTCCAGCTAATCCGGTTTCACCTGTAACACCTGTTGATCCGGTTTCACCTGTTGATCCTGTTGGACCTGTAACACCAGTGTTTCCAGTTAATCCGGTTTCACCTGTAACACCTGTTGATCCGGTTTCACCTGTAACACCAGTGTTTCCTGTTGATCCTGTTGGACCTGTAAAGCCTGTAGAACCCGTTATTCCTGTACTACCAGTTGGACCTACTAATCCAGTTGTTCCTGTAGGACCTGTAGTTCTGGTTATTGGATATATTTCAGATAATAAAGCCATATTTTAAATATTTATCATTTTTTCTTATAAATTATCTTTAATATAGATAACTCTATTAAGATGTTCTCCGTCTGAAAATTTTATAAGAATTTCAGCATAGCCTTTGTCTAAATTGATACTAAAGTCTTCATAAGATTCACCTAGATTTTTTGATTCTAAATAAAGACTTTTTACTAAATTAATGGCATCTTCGGTATGTAAATTTTCCGCTTTAATTGAGGTAAACCCTGAACTAGGATAAACTAGAGTATATCTTGAATTATCTAATTCTTCATTGTAATTTAAATTTAATAAAGTTAAAGAATCTGTTTGTTTATCAAGATAAACATTTAAATACTGATCATATATTTCGACATTTTTCATAATTAAATTACTGTTAAACCAGTTTGCCAATATCTTTTATTTCCTTCGTCAACATATGGCAAATCTGATTTTCCTTCTACATACTTAACTCTTTCTTTCCCTAAATCAGTCAAAGCTGTAGTTTGTCCATCCCACGACGATAATTGTAATGTTGAACAAATATTATCGATTCTACAAGCATATGATGGACTATTATCTCCTAAATCTGAACCAGCAAAAGTTAAACCAACCACTTTCCATGCGCTTAAAGATTGGCTTTCTGGATTTATTAAAGCACAAACAGCACTTCCAGAATCTCCACCGCTACTAGCAACAGTAAATGTTCCTCTATAAGTTAAACATGATGTAAAATTTAAAATATTTCCACTAAAATTAACACCTACAGAAACTCCGACTTGAGTAGCAGTAAGAGAACACGATTCAGAACCCCAAGGTATAGAACCTGGCCATCCCACAGGACCAGTTGTTGCACCTGATTTAAAAATTGGATTTTTATTTATGACCAAATTATCAATTTCAGAGGTAGTGGCAAATTCAAGATTTCCATAATTTAAATTTAATTGTTTAAAAGATGTAAGTGTGTTTACTCTACTTGAATTTGTTATTGCTACAACGGCTGCATCAATTGTGTTCCCACTTGCTAAAAGCGGAACATACCTTTTTAATTTCATTGTAGATTGATTTGACCAAGGGAAAGCTTGGTATACTGTTGTTTGTCTATTGCTAAAACTTGAAGACAATAAAGATGCGTCTCTTTCTGTATAAGCAGCAACGTGTGCATTTGTTAATGCAACAAGAGTATTGTCGGTGAGATCTTTACAGATAAGTCCCATAGTTCCTGTAAATGCACTGTTTCCTAAATTTAATGGATTATCTATTGATATTCTTGTTCCACCGATATATGTTGTTCGAGATGATCTATGTAATGAAACGGGTTCAACTGAATCACTAATTTCATAGCAAGATGGGTATGCAACAGCTTGTGGTATTTGAATAACATCAGTAGTAAAAATACTACCATCTTCTGTTGTTATTGTTGATGGTAAAATTTCATTTTGTGGAATAGATGATAATGGTTTTTTTTCTGTAACACCAAAAACTATAGAAAGTTCGTTTGTTAATTTTCCATCAACTTCTTTAAATCCATAACCAACCGAATGAACATATTCTGGAGTTTCTTGTAAAAGCTTTTGTGTAAGCTTTTCTATATTTTCAATATTATTCATACGATACAAATGTTGTATATGTTGAAGATGGTATTGTGCTTACAGGTTCATCTATTCTATAAACTTTTATGCCATTAAAATATAAATCATTAACAGTTGCTGGTGTTGGATCTGTTCCAGAAATATAAAATTTAAAACCTCTAATATTACTATAACCGTTACGTGTTATATCATTTTCAGTATAAGTTGTTGAATTTAAAGTTACTGAATAACTATAAGAATTTAAATTAGTTTTTTTCAAAACTATTCTTGCTACCATTGTTGGTGAATAATCTTGTCCTGTGCTTATTCCATTTATAATATAATTTCCTGCTCCTCCACCACCAACATTAAAATTAAAAACTTCTTGGGACCATTCTGTATCACTGTAAGCACTAAACCCCTTATTTCCGTTTCTAAAATTTACAGATATTGCTGCGGATAATGCATAACCTACCGACAAACTTGATGGTAAGTTTCTTTTTAAATCTATAAAACTTCCCGCTGGATTTCCATATGCCCCAAAAGATACTCCATTTGTATCTATTAAATTACCGAATGATTGCCCTATAAATGCACCAGCCGTACCGTTTGATGTAAAATCCCATGCATTGAAACCATAACCAAAATTAGATGCTCCAATAAAAGATCCTCCATAGTTATTGGCTCTATCTTCACCAATAACAGAATTCGATCCTGCTAAAGATCCTAAAAATGTTCTCATTAAGATATATCCCCGAAAAGACTCCAATCATTAGCAGATAATTTAACTACAGTTGCTACAGAATTTTGAGATCTAATACTGCGCTTATTTTCTGCACTTCTAAGTGTAACTCCATTTACAGATGAAAGACTAACTGTTCCAGTGTTTAAACGAAGTAAACTGATTTGTGTTCCATTTACAAACGGAACAGATGTATCTGTAGGCATTGTTAATGTTATTGGATTTGTAGAATTAACAATTATAAATTCACTACTATCTGTTAACTGAAAAACTCTACTTGCGGTAACAGTATCTAGCATCAATGTTGCTGGAGCCAATGTTAAACCTGAATATGGAACAAATTTCCAACCCACATTAATATTTGTATAAATTAATGAAAAGTTTCCTGAAACATCACATACTAAATCTTCTGCAACACCATTAATGTTACTTCCGTTTCTTGCTATTGTTAAATTATTTAAACCATATCTTTCAAAAGTAATATTAATAAATGCGCCAGTCAATGGATTTAAAGGTAATGTTGCTGTGATGGGTAAAGTATATGTATTAAAAATAAACCCTTCATTAGAACTTAATGTAGTATTATTTGTTTCTACTGATGTATAATCAAAATTAGAACCTGTGACACCTGTTGCGCCTGTAACACCTGTTGCGCCTGTGACACCTGTGACACCTGTTTCACCTGTTGGACCAGTCGATCCAGTAATTCCAGTTGCACCTGTACCTCCAGTAGGTCCGGTTGGTCCAGTTATACCTGCTGATGTTATTGCTAAAATTAAAGCAGCATCGTTGCTGAATGATGTTGTTGATATTACTAAAGTTACCGGAAATGAAACATAACTATTATCAACTACTGTTGGAGCACCAGAAACTGTCCATTTTTGATAATTTGTCGAATTGTTTTTGTCTTGAATGATTAAAACATCGTTTTGTTTAAACAAAGCCAAAAATATATCAATATCAACACCATCGCTTGTCAAGTGACTTGCATGGATTACTGTTGAATTTGCTTGTGTTAAATTATCCCATCTAATATCTCCAGAGGATGGTGGTGCTGATGTACCTGTGGTATCTGCTAAATAGGGATAATATGTTGTAGATTGTCCTGCTGGTCCTGTAGAACCCGTTGGTCCTGTAAAGCCAGTATTACCAGTTGCTCCTGTAAGTCCAGCACCAGTAGCACCCGTAACACCTGTTAAACCTGTAGCACCTGTAATACCAGTTTGACCAGTTATTCCAGTAGCACCCGTAACACCTGTAGCACCAGTAGCACCCGTAACACCTGTTAAACCTGTAGCACCTGTCGGTCCTGTAAAGCCAGTGTTACCAGTTGCTCCTGTAAGGCCAGCACCAGTAGCTCCTGTTATACCAGTATTGCCAGTAAAACCAGTAATTCCAGTTGATCCTGTTACACCAGTAGCTCCTGTTGGTCCGTTTTGTAATGGATATAATTCAGAAAGTAGTCTCATATTATTTTATGCAATTTTAATTATAGTAACTTCAGGCGGTGCAAGTGTTCCACCAGCAACACCGTCAGCAAGATTATCTCTGCTTGAAGGATATGGATTATCTGACGGTTGGTTATGTAACACTTTAAACATTAATTTTGTATTTGGAACTGTTATATTAATTACAGTATTTCCTGTTAAAATTTGATCGGTGTCTGCACCACCGCCCTGAAAGTCGATAAGTGCTGTAGATGTTTGGAAACCACTTCCGGTATCGGTTTGTAACTGTACCATTAAACCCAAATTGTCTTTCAAATCATATAAGTGAAGATTTAAAAATATTTGATAATAACCTGTTTGTTTAATGGTAAAAAACTGGGAAGTTTTACTTCCAGCATTTGACATATTATCGAATGTTCCAATGTCTGTATTAATTGCATTCGAATTAAATGGTATTCTATCATCATTAAATAAATTATCTCTAGGAGCTTCATAAGGACCGACCCATGTTGCTTTATAAATTTTAATTGTTGGTGTTGTTAAGCCAGAATACGGGACAAATCTCCAACCAATTGTTGGATTTGTATAAATCAATGAAAATGTTGCTGGTACATCACATCTTAAACCACTAGCAGCAGAATTTATATTATTATTATTTCTATTAATAATCAAAGGTCCACCTATACTGGATAAAATGTTGAAATTTATAAAATCTCCAACATTTGGAGAAAAAGGTAATGTTGCAGTTAATTCACCAGCTAAAGTAGTATTATAAATATAACCAGCATTAGCTGATAATGTTACATTTGTTGTGATTTGGGTGTAGTTGAAATTAGAACCAGTTTGTCCGGTAACACCTGTAGATCCAGTTACGCCAGTTTGTCCTGTATTTCCAATCCCTGTAGGACCAGTCGCTCCAGTATTACCTGTTTGACCTGTAACGCCTGTTTGACCTGTAACGCCTGTTTGACCTGTTATGCCAATTCCTGTAGCACCTGTTATGCCTGTTGTACCTGCAAGTCCAGTGTTACCAGTCGCTCCAGTATTACCTGTTTGACCTGTAACGCCTGTTTGACCTGTTATGCCAATTCCTGTAGCACCTGTTTTCCCTGTAGCACCTGTTATACCAGATATTTGTCCAATAATATCGATGATATCTTGGATTTGTCCTTTAATTTCAGCAGAACCATCATTCTTATAACCTACAAAGTAATCATTAGTTTCTAATGGTGATGCATCATTAAATTGTGTGAAATTTTTTGCCATAGTGCTTTACATTATATTTATCAACAATTCACCATCAATAGTATAAAGCGGTAAACCGTTTATTGAATAAAGTGCAAGATTGTCAATATAACTAGTAGTTATTTGATTAATTTTTATTCCACTAATTCCTCTAAAAAATGTTGAATCTTTAGATTGTGGAAAAAGATTATTTATCTTGTTTTTTATATCTTTAGTCATTCTCCCATAACCTGCTTCATTTTGTACTATAAGATCTAATGTTACTGGATAATCATATGGAAATAAATCTGTATTTAATTGAGGCAATTCAAAATAAATCAAACCAGAATCATAAGAAAATGCTGAAACAGGAACTGCATTAAATGAAGGATAAATTTGTTCCATATAGGTTCCTGAAAATGGATTAAAATACGAAACAGGTGTTGTAAAAATGTTTGGATTATCGGCACTTAAGTATAAGTTTGTTAAATTTGAAAAACTTTCACCAAAAACAGCAACACTTTTATGATCAGTTGTTTGACCAGAAAGAAAATAAAAACTTGTAGGACTTACATATCTAATCTGAGGTCTAGCTGATATGGCTGTGCTAAAAGTTTCATATTGATCTAGGTCTGTTATTAAATCGTCAGATATTAAATCTTGTTCATTGACCGGAACATAATCTGTATTGATTACATATATCTTTTTATAAGTTTCTATATAATCTGTACTCTTAAATAACCATCCTTTTATAGTAAAAGAAGTATCTGCTGTCACTCTAAACGATTGGTTTGCCCCTAAATCTGTTGGATATTGTACGTTTATATTACCAGACCATAATACTTCTGTTCTTATTTCATAATCTTTTCCATAAGACACAGGTAATTTCCAAGATATAACTATATAAGGGTCGCAATAAGGAACAAAGTTAGATATAATTTGATCCATATCGGTCTGATATTTGGTTATAATAGTCATATTAATACCAATATTAATCGGAACAGGTTGTCTGATTCCTTTTATAAATTCTCTTTCATCACCCGCTATAGACAATGCATCAATATTAAAACCACTGTTTTTATTAAAAACTCTAGATTGATCTCTTTGAATCGAACCGATGTTTATAGCTACGGCGGGTACAGTTAGACCACCGGGTGCTGGCTTTTTAAGCGTTTCTACAACCCTTTGTTTAGGTGCATATACAAAATTAACTTTAAATTGACTCTGTGGAATATTACTGTCTTTAGCAAATCTTTTTACTATAATATCATTGAATGCAGAGGTAAATTGCTCAATTAATGTTTGTATTTCTTTATTATAAGTCCATTTCTTCACTTATAATATTTAGTGTATTCTATTTAAAAAATGCTTTGGTAATATATCTTTATTTTCTGTAATCGCTCTAGTGGCGTTTCCATCAAGGATATAAGTTATAGAATAATCGTCTTTGGATCTAGTACATCTACCAGCCATTTGAACCAGATTATTAAGCATCGAGTATGCATATTGATTAGAGTCTGAATCAAATTTTTTCTTAATTCTTTTAGAACTTAATGGAAGATAAGGTGCTTTTACAATAATCTGAAATCTACCTAAATCGCCATCTAAGCTAATTCCCGTATCTAAAGAAGGACTGATCAATACCGTTGGATGTAATGCTCTTTTATGTTGTTCCAAAATTTCCTCGTTAGTTATACCTTCTTGTCTAAAAAGAAACCTAGAATCATTCTTTAAATACTTGTAAAATTCCTGTGTAATTGAATTGGTGTGTGTATGGATTACACCCTTATAGTCTTTGTGTTTTTTACACAACTCTATACAAGCATTAATAATATTATCTAAATCTTTATTTTTGGAGCTATAAGATAGATTATATTTTGTGGTACAATAAATTGGTGATTTTTCAGAATTGAATGGGGAAAGTAGTTCTATATATTCGTATTCATTTTCAGATATACCCATACTTTTAGCAAAATGTTTGTGATTACTCAATGTGGCTGACATTAACAAAACTTTATCAGCAACATTGAATATTTCTTTAAACAAGGGCCTTATATCATAAGGAACAAAGATAACTCTCTTTGCGCTTTTTTCTTCAATTAAAAAATTACATTCGTCCCAGTATTCAATAGCTTTGGACATAGAACCTTGCAATCTAGAAAGCTTATTAAGCTTCTGCATCAATTTAGAATATTGTGCATCAGCAGAAGTTATTTTTGATATTTTCAATGCCTGTTTTTTTAAATCTTTTATCTGATCAAGAACTTGATTGTATATATCAAATAACCAACTTCTAGCTTCAGTTATATTATCAGTAATTAATTTTTTATGAGCTATATCACAAGATTTTAATAAAGAATAGTTTATTTCTATAGTGAAATGACCAACAAGCTCGTCTTCGATACCATCTGCTTCATCACAAACAAACATTTCACGTTTTTGAAGAAAAGGTCTTAGATTAAAAAAACTTCTATAGTTTAAAATAGATGTTTTAGAATATATACTTTTGTTTTTCGCTTCATAATAAGGACATATACAAGAAGAAAAACAATTAGTTTTAATCTTTTTATCAAAAATACATGGCGCATTGTCTGTTGTCTGGTTCAAATCCACCTGACACTGATAATTGTTTTTACCTTTAAAGGTATGATGTTCTGGAAACAAACTTAAATATTGATCTTGTAATGCTTTGGTCATCGTTAGTATAAAACTACCATATTTTGGTTTGTTAATATGGTCCATGTCATATAGATAATCTCCCATGGCACTTTTCCGATAAAGTTGATAAGCAAGAATGTCCCTTTTTCTTTCTGAATCAATTTCTGTAGTGCTTTCAGAAGCAGCTAAAGCAATATGACTCTTTCCTATGCCTGTTGGCATACAGGCAATAACGTATTTTTTTCCACTAGCCCAAATTTGTTCTATTTTTTCAAGAGCTTCAATTTGTGATGGTCTAGGTTCATATTGTTTAGGAAAAAAATCAATTAGGTTGAAGTTTTGCAAGTTCTTCCTCCTTCAATAATTGTTTAAAAATATCCAAATCTACTTGTTTTCTTAAACATAGACATGGTGTATATGTAAAATCGGTCAAAGATTTATCAATGTATCCCCTACCATAGCACTTTTTACAGCTTTGACTGGGTTTTTTCTTTAGTGGAAACTGGCCTTGACTTAATAAGCCGACATCTTCTTTTAATACTTGAAAATATTTTCCGGTAAAAATATTATAGCAATTTATAGTTTGATCATTCATTTGTTATTTCCTCTATCACTAATATAGTATCACCGAACTTATTATTCCTTTTTGATTTATTAAATGTACCTCTAAGGACTATTTCAGATTCGGGACAATATCTTGATAAAGATTTTAACCTATAATCAAAATAAATCAAGCCGTCTTCTTTATGTTCTTCGTGAGAAAATGGTATAGGCAATTCCAGTTTTTCTTTTTTATTTTTACTAGTTAAAATATGAAAAACCAAATAAAAATTTCTTTGAACAAACAATTCAATTTTACCTTTTTTTAATATTTTATTTTTAATTTGAAAAGAAACAGTTTTCTGCAATAAAGACTTACACAGTTCTTCCAAGGCTGACGAAGTTATATTCATTTATTTATAAAATTATATTTTTGTTGTTTTGTCATATTTCTTATTTTTTTATCGAAATACTCCCAAAATTTTTCTTGAGGAAACGTTGGTACGGCTGTAATAAAATTAACACCATTAGCTGGAATCATTCTCCAGTCTTGTTTTAAAATATCAAATGCTACAACTAAACCATATTTAATAGCATCGTATGGTAAACTTCCTGTAGGTGTTGTATAATGAAATGTTGTTCTGCCTAATGCAGAACTCAACAATCTTCGATCATTTGTACATAACATACGTCTTATAGGTTTAGGATTTGGTTTTCCTCTTCTATTAAAAACTAGTTCTACTAAATGATTATTACAAAGTTGTTGTAACTCATTTCGTGTTAAAATCATTATTTTTTAAATTTAACTTCACAAACACCAAATATTCTATTTTCACTAAGAAAAACAATATTTTTGAGGTCATTTATATTTGCTGCTTGAATACCTTTGTCATTAGGGAAAACGATATGGTCGCCCACTTTTACAGTTTTACAGTTAGGTCCTGCTAATACAACTTTTCCAACTCTCCAAACAAAGTTTACAGTATTAATTGGGACCCATATGCTTCCTCTTTTAATCTCGGTTCCTTCTTCGTTTACATCAACATATTGTACCATTAAAATATCATCCAACACTTTAGTCAGATTCCAGCCGTCGAGTTCTAATGCATGTCCTTGATATTGTTCTAGTTGAACTTTACCACCAATTCTATCTTCTAGGTTTTTAGGTCTTTCTATCATATATGTTTATTTAGATATTTGTTTTAATTCTTCAAGTATCTGTTTTTGGTTTTTAATTTCTCTTTTAGAGCATTCTCTAAAGATGTGTTCTTGTATTTCGTCCTCATCCTTTGTTTTAGGTTTTTTAATTGTTTTCTTTTTTAAATATAATAATTTTTTTGTGTATTTTTGTAATAAAACATTTAAAAATTTTGTAATCAATGTTGTATTACCATATAAATCATAATTTAAATACCATCTATTAACTGTTTGATTTATAATTTTACAATTTTCTTGATTGGACATAGATAACCATCTCAATAACATAAATGTTGATGGTTTTTCTTCAACTGAAGAAATATCTATTTTTGTCTTTTTTAAGATAAAATTTAAAAAACAAAAGATGTCACAGGCTTGATTGTTCATGTGGTTTTAATTGTATCAATAAACGATACATTTAACAATTCGTAAAATGTTTTTTCAATTTGTTCACTAAAAGTTTTTTTTGTTTTTTCTACCAAATTAAAAGTTTTATTATCTAGTCCCAAATATCCTAAAACAATATTTGATTCTGTTTCTTTATTAATATTGACAGATAAAAGATTGTCTTCATTTTTTTTAACTACTAAATTAAAATCTTTTGTTATCTTTAAATCTTTAATATCAGTAATTTTTTTTAATTCTTCATATACTTTAGTTATAAAAATTTGTTTAAAAAACGAATTTCCTTTTAAATTTAAGTTAGGTATCTCCCAACATATATGAATTGTGTCTTCAAAAGAAGGATATTCATTTAAAAAATAAGTCGAGTCATAGCCTATGTTTAAAGGTCCATATGCTATGATAATAACTCCGTTTGGGTTATATTTTTCTTTATAGAAATCAAAACCAAACTTTTGTTTTAATAATAAACCATCATAATTTATAGGGCCGTTTGTGTGTATCATAATTTTTTATATTCTTTTTTAAAAATTTCATTACTTTTGTTCCAATTTTCTGAAATCATACTATCTCCCATGCCATGATGAACAGTATATATAGGTAATACTCCTACAGGAACTTTATATTTGTTACATTCTAAGCAAAATGCCATATCATAATGATGAAATGCAAATTTTTCATTAAATCTAGCAGGAGTATTTTTAATTTTTTCTACGTTTACTGCTATGAATAGACCATCTATAATCAAACTTCTACTTTTTGTAGGACCAAAAACCGTTGTCCAAATATGATCATCTTTCTTATGAGACACTTCTCCTACCATATCTTCTCTTTTTGTTGCTAGATGCCATGCCAACTTGTCTGAATTTAAATCGCAAGATTTAGTTCCAGCCAAACCAGTCACTACATAAGGAGAATTATTTAATTTTTCATATAAAAAGATATCGTTCAATTCAACATCATCATGAACAAATAATAAAATTTTATCAGAAAACTCTTCATGGTTTATAAAAGTATTGTATACTTCTGAAAGACCTTTCTGATTGTCTTTTGCAATTCTAAAATCAAAATTTTCCACACCATGAAGATTGTGGTGCTTTTCTAGAGATTTAAATATGGGTCTTTTTTGGAACTCTTCTATTGTTTTAGATAAAGTACATATAACCGCAATAACTTGTTTCATCGACTACTATTTTACACTACATATTTATAATTTTCAAGTTTTTGACTTTTTAAAGATAAATATAAATAATATCATTAAAATGAAAAAATGTAAAAATAAGAAAGAAGTTAATAGAATTCTAAAAAGAAATATAAAATCTGATTTATTCGAATCAGACAATATTTTTGCTAAAAGAGTGTTATTTTCTCTAATAGGCGAACAAGAAGAAGCCTCAAAAGCTATTCCAGAAATTGATGTAAAGGCTGAACCTGAGAATTTTACTCCTGAACAGAATCAAACTGACTTTGAAAAGTCTTTAGAACCAGAAACACCACAAGATCAATTCGATGTTGAGGGTGTTTCTACTAAGGTTCACATCGAAAATATCAAAAAAATTAAAAATTTTTCTGATAAATTGGATGAATTCGCTTCTTTCTTGAATGATCCTAACAGTACAGAGAGTTTACATAAAATTTTATCAGATAATGATAAAGCTGGCTCTTTGTTGAGAGGTATTACAAGAAAAACTTCTGATGGTATCACCAGAGTAGCTGGTGAAATCGAAAAACTTAAGGAAGTCTTAAATTCATTCATTATCTTAGCTCCTAAAAAGCTTAGAGATACTGAACAAGTTTCTGTTGGTGGTTAATTGATAGTCGAATTGACTATAACGTTATAGTCAATTCCATTTATCCCTTCTTTAACACACCATTCGTTTAGATCCTTATATTCACACCCCACATTCCAGCGAAAAACGGCTTCCCCTTTTAATAATAATTGCTTCATTTTTTCTTTGGCTGTTGCATCTAATTTAGGGTTGTCTAATATCCATATCTTTTTATGAAAAGGATATTTGGATAGTTGTTTCTTTTGGAGATCGGTCAAATTTAAGCCAGCAATTCCTACTCCGTTTTTTATAAACATAGAGTCTATTGGTCCCTCTGTTAAAAATATATATTCAAAATCAGAATCTATGTTGTTTAAATTAAAAATAGGCTTTTCACCACCGGATTTACTCAAATATTTAGGATCTGAGCCATCTAAACATCTTGTTTGGTAAAATTGTATTTTCTTTTCTACATAAAAAGGTATGCATAACCTATTTTTATGGGTAAAATCTTTCAAACTTATAAAATAATTAGAGCATTTGTTTATTGCTATGTCTAAACGCCTTTCTTTAATGTAAGAAAGGCTATTTTGTATAATTTTATTTGATTTATAGTAAGACAATTGGACAAGATCACTTAAATTTATACTATCATACGGTAAATCTAAATTTTTTCTTTTATAATTGTTTATATTTTCTTTTTTTACAAGTATTTCTTCAGAATCTGAATCACCTAATGCTTCTTGCTTTATCTCTTCTAATGAAGAATTAGACACTTCGGCTATCCAGTATAGTGCGCTCCATGAACGAGAGCAGTTAAAACAATAAAAAGATTGAGTTTTTGGATAAAAAAATAATCTTTTCTTTTTACCTAAACTTTTACCTTCTTTACAAATAGGACAACCAGCATTATAAACACCATCTATTCTCTTATAAGAGGGATTATAGCTATAGGTATAGAACTTCTTAAGTATAAAAGAGTCTGTTAACTTCATCCTAGCTTATAGGATATAGTATTTTTAACAGAAAATCAAACTTAATATTTGGAAGATGAGTAAAAATCTTCGTCGCTATCTCTCATAGAAGAGATTCTATCAGCAACTTCAGGGTCTTCCTCTTCAATATCGAATCCTCTTGATGGTATTTCGTCCTCATCATCAAATTCATCTTTTTCAACTTCAGCAAAAGGCTCTATTACTCCAGATGCTTTGTTAATTTCTAAATGACCGATTTCATTTTCAACTAATTCGCCTTTAGAAAGTAAATTAGATATAATTTGTTCAGCTACTTCAGGCTCTCTGCCCATTTTTCTGACCAAATATTGAACTACTTCTTCTTTAGACACAGAATCCACACCTTGAACCATTCCTAAAACAGCATCTTCGATACTAGATCCTGTTTTTTGTGTAGGTGCTGAATCTAAATCATCCATATCAGACATTTCTGAGTTTTCATCTGGTTCCATCGTAGGTTCCACACTAGATGCTGTATGAGTTTCTTTCATTTTTTCAAAGAAACTCTTAACAATATTACTCCAACGTCTAGCTAATGTAGACATGCCATCTTTATGTCCTTTAAATCTGGTTCTATAAACATCATTTATAATAGAACTTAATTCTGCATAAGGGATAGTTTCAATTTCATCGTTTAGTAAATTTTCAAATTTACTAACAGTTAAGCGGAGGACCGAATTAACGTCTTCGGGTGAAAGACTTCCCAAATAACTTTTGTTTGACCAATTTTTGATGAAAGGTACTACGTTATTTTTATAATAATCTGAACTTTGATCACCGATCAAATCTACAATTTTAGACAAATCAAAAGATACGTTTCCATATCTCTGTTCTTTTGAATGTGTTCCTTCTTGCAATAAAATGTTTTCTACTAAAGTATCGAATCTTAATTTTTTCATATAACTGTTTATATTATTTATCTCAAACAATTCCAGTTAATAAACTTTGATCTTCACCATACGGTTGTCCTTCTTCAGTTAGATAAAGCTGTGTCATTTTAACTCTTTCTTGTGGTGAGCCAAAAATCTCAATTACCGCTGGACAATCTTCTGCGGGGAAAACTTTTCCTTCAGACTTGTGATAAGAGGCAACAAAAGATTTAAAAATATTATCAATTTCTTCTCTATATTCAGAATCAGTCTCACGCATCTCTTTTTCGTTAAGTTCTATAGGAGAAACTTTGGTTAAAGGTATAAAGAAAATAATATCGTATAGTTTTAAGGTTTCTCTTACAAGTGTTCTGGTTTCTTCTAAAAATTTTTCAGACACTTTCTCTTTTAAAAAGAGCCAAGATGTGTAAACCATATTATCTAATACACATCTATCAAATATTACATTGTCTTTTTTAGAAAATTCTATAGCCTGATCCACTAAACTATTAAGAATGGCTCTTTGTGATTCTTCTGTACCATGAGAAGAATGTGGTAAATTTTGTTCTTTAATAAGAGAACGATAACATTTTTCTGGACAGTGATAGTTTTTCCAAGTCTTTAAAAAGTCTTGAATGTATGTACTTTTACCAGTACAAGATGTTCCGCATACTGCTATTTTCATAAATTTGTTTCCTCTTTCAAGATTTCAGGAAATGTTGATACAATCTTAGGTGTCATTTCATCTAGATATTGTATTTCTTCTTCCAAATAAGGATTGTGAATATAAACGTTTTTTGGAGAAACTTGTGGGTTTTGTTTTTTTAGTTTATATGCTAATTCAAAAATTGATTCAACGTCTTTTTTGTCCCATTCAGCACAAACATCACACCCAGACGCAAACAATAAAGCCTCTGTGAGGTATTGAGCATCTTTTTCAGAAACTTTTATGTTTACCATATACTAGAGTTTAGTATATGTTACTAAGAATGTCAAATATTTTTTTCAGTAGGAATAGATCTTAACAATTCTTCGATTTGTTTTTCTTTTTCTTGTAAAGTGTCAGCATTAACACTACCAGAACTTAAATCTGAAATAATTCTATCAACATTTTCATCTTCTCGATTTAATAAAGATAATAAACGAATTATTTTTTTAACCCAATCTACTTTAATACTATCTTCTTCTACTTCGTCTAGTGCTGATGGTTTATTGATGTTTAATTCTTGAGTAGTATCATTAGCATCACCAATATTGGTATCTGGAGTCATTTCAGGCATAACATCAACATTCTGTTGTTGATCTTGTTCAGCCAAATAATCTTTTGCAATAGTTTTGTATAAATCAGAAAATTGTCCCATATGATATATTTACAACGTATATGAAATAATTTAAGGATAAATATAAATAATCTATCCAATATGCAATATATAAGTACCGAAGGTTTATTAATCGATACAGTAAACAAAGAAGCAAGAATTTTAGGAGTTACTAATACTGTTAGTTCAAATTCTGTTGCTTTTTTAGGAGATAACAATAATACATCTTTTTCTAGTATATCTTTCGGCGGAACTAGTAATAGCTCTAATAACAATGCTTTAACGGTTGCTGGTTCAAACAACGTTGTGGATGGTTCTTTATCATTTGATAGTACTAGCAGTCAAATATCTTCTGATTCAGTTGATTTTAAAAGTATAAACTTAAAATCTCAGGACGGTTCGGTTTCTTTTAAAACAAATTCTAGCAGTTTGACTGCAAGTTTAGGTATACAAAGTTCAAACGATGCTATAAACAACAATTCTGCTGCAATTTTAAGTAGGAATAACAATATCAATAACTCTTCTGTTGCAATAAACAGCATTAATAACACATTAAATTTAAGTTCTTTTAATGTTTTAACAACCAACAGCAATACAAGAGATAGATCTGCATTGTTTAATTCTCTTTCTACAACAGCATCTCTTTCATCTGTTGGTATTTTAGCAAATTTTTCAAATATTCAAAATTCATCTGTTGTATTAAACTCTTTAAGCAGTAATACAAACAACAAATCTATAGAATTTTTAGGTAATAACAACACAGTTACACAAAATTCTTTAGGAATAAATTCAACAAATACTAATATAAACAACAATTCTGTTAGTATAGGGGGAACCAATAATTTTGTTTCCGTTAATTCATTAAACATCAATTCTTCAGCATCAAATATTACAAATCAATCAGAAGGATTGTTTTTAGATAGAACCACATTAGATAATAATTCTTTTAGTATTGGTGGTAGTGGAAATAACATAAGAAATTCTTCGATTGGTATCAATCCTTTAAGTTCTAACATACTTGAAAGCTCAGTAGGAATTTATACTGTAAGAAATACAGTAAACAATAAATCTTTTGCTGTAAATGCGGACACAACTACGGTCAACCTTAGTTCTTTAGGTATAAATGTATCTGAATCTAATATTAATAATCAATCAGAAGGCATTTACTTAAACAAGACTAATGTAAACAATAATTCTATTGCTATAGGAAGTGATAGTATAAATGTTTCAGATCGTTCTTTTGTTTTAAATACAACAAATTCTAATGTATCTAGCAATTCTTATGGAGCTTTTACTAATAATACCAACCTAAACCTCAGTTCATTTGCGATTGGTGGTTTTAATAATACGCTGGCAAACAGATCTTTCGGTATTAATTCAAATACATCCAACATATCTAGTAATTCTGTTGGGATTTATACTACAAATACAAATGTAAACCTTAGTTCATTCGCAGTCGGTGGTCGGAATAATACTGTGGTGAATAATTCTTTTGGTTTGAATTCTTTAAATTCAAACATATCTGGTAATTCTGTAGGGATAAATGTAAATTCATCTAATTTACTATTGAGTTCATTAGGTATAAACTCTTTAAACAGTTCTATAACTTCAGGCTTTGCTCACAATTCAATTAGCGTACAATCCATAAGCTCTATAGCATTAAACACGACAAATTCTCAATTGAGCAGTTCTGTTATTGTAATAGGTAACAATAATGCAGTGAACAATTCAGTATTGTTTAATGGTAATAACAATCTTACACAGGACAATTCGGTTGCGATTTCTTCTAATTCAAACAATCTAAGTGCAAATGCATTTTCTACATTATCAAATACTGTAACAGCAAGAAGAAATGCTACTGTTTTTAATTCTACAAACAGCGTAGTATCTTCGAATGCAATACAAATAAATGGTATTAATAACAATGTTGATAATAATAGTATTTCTATTTTAGGAAGCACAAATACTATAACCTTAACCTCTGTTGGTATTGTTTCTGATGTTAGTAGAATCATTAACAACTCAACAAACATTAACAGTTTAAGAAATATTGTTTCTGCAAGATCTGTTTCAATAAACACAGGTTCTACAACTTTGATAGATAAAGGAATTGCAATCGGTTCTTTAAATTCAAACGTATCTACTGGTTCTATAAGTTTTAATAGTAATAGCGTAATTTTACAATTAAGTGGTATAGATATATCTGGACGCAGTAATACTGTCCAAAATAGATCCACAAATATAAACGGAAGTAATAACACGGTCCAAAATGACAGTGCTACATTTAATACTATAAACAGTACAGCCTCTGCAAATTCACTAATCTTTGGTGGTGGCTTAAACAGATCAGTTATCAATTCACTTGTAATGAATTCAAGTGGTAGTAGAGCATCTGATGGTAGTTCTGTCATAGGTGGAAGATCTACTACCGCAAATTTAAGTTCTGCTGCAATTAATACATTCAATTCTCAAATAAATGGCATTAACTCTTTAGTTTTGGGTGGTAGTGGTCATAATTTTAGATCAGGAAATTCTGTATATTTAGGCGGTAAAGATAACGAAGCTGCTTCTACATACGGAGGAACTACCATTGGTGATAAATCTATAATTTTAGGTGGTGAAAAGGTTAGAATAGGATCTAATAGTATTGCAGTTGGAGGACTAAACAACAATTTACAAAATGGTTCTATTACACTCGGTGGTAGTGGAAATGATACAGCATCTTTCAGTAATGTTGTTATTATAGGAAGAAACAACGTGACAGCAAACAGGGGTGACATAGTTTATCTTCCTGAAATTAATGCTTTGGGTAACTTAACAATCACAGGTAACGTATCCGCTTCTGGTACATTTACAAATGTCAGTACTACCACAGGCACAGTTTCTTCTTTGGAATTAAATAACCTTTTATATCCTTTACATACTCTGGTTGTTAATCAAAACACACAAGCAGGAAATACTTTTGAAACTGCATTGTTTAGTTTTTACAACAACCCAAGAATGTCTGTTAACAACACTGGCGTTGCAATTAATACATTTGAAAGAACAACCAATCCAAATCAAGCATTAACTGTTAAAGGTAATGTGTCTGCATCTGGAGGAATGAACCTTGAAGGAACATTAAATTTGGGTTTTGATACAAACTTGTATCGTTCTGATACCAATGTTCTCAAAACAGATGACAATTTAAATGTTGGAATATTAGCAACAGGAAACACAGACAACGTAATAACACACAGTTCAAATACATTACAACAAAGAAATATAAATCCTAGAGCATGGGATACTACAGCGACTTTCTTGAGTGGTAGTCCAACAGTAAATCGTGTTGTTAAACTCACAAATACAAACACAATAGGTGATACTATTATTACAGATACAGGAACTAATGTCGGTATCAATACAACTACACCTAATGAAAGATTAACAGTTGTTGGTAATATAAGTTCTAATGCAGCTTTACAGTTGTCCGAAGGTACAACACAAAGTAATGGTATACAATTTGGAACAGATACAAATATATATCGCTCTACTACCAATTTATTAAAAACTGATGACAGTTTAGAGGTTACATTAAACTTAAGAGTCAGCGGTGATACAATTTTGGGTGACACTAATAACGACACTTTAACTGTACTTGCTGCACCTATCAATTTAACCAATGCAACAACAAATACAAAAGCTTTGATATTTGGAACAGACACGAACCTTTACAGACCAAACGCTGATTTGCTCAAAACTGACGATAGTTTAGAAGTTACATTAAATTTAAGAGTAAGTGGTAATACAATTTTAGGCGATACTAATGATGATACAGTAACAATTTTAGCTGGTCCAATTAATTTGACTAATGCAACTCAAGCATCTGATGCTTTAATTTTTGGAACTGATACGAATCTTTATCGTTCAACAACCGACACCTTAAGAACAGATGATAATTTTGTTATAGGAACATTAACAACAAATACAAACGGTAATAGTATAATAGTTGAAAACTCTGGAAAATTAGAAAAAAGAACAGTAAATCCAGATATTTGGGATACTAATGCAAATTTTGTAAGTGCTGTTTCTTTAAATTCTTTTATTCAAAATCGTGTATTAAAAGCAGATAATGCTGCTGGTATTACAAACAGTATTATTACAGATAATGGAACTAGAATAGGAATCAATACTGCTGTTCCTTCTGGGACGTTTCATGTTTCTGGTAATACGCCTACTGGTGGTAGTAGTATTTGGGTATCTGGTCAGATTCCCCATCTTACAATAAGTGAGTCAGACGCATCAACCGATAATAAAAATTGGGATATTACAACAGATATTGAAAATATTTATTTTAGAGCAGTAAATGATGCTTATAACGCAGCAAACAATTATTTAATCGCTAATAGAACAGGCATTAATATTGATAGTGTTGTATTTCCTAATGGTAATATTGGTATAGGGACAGGTACAGGTACGCCTAACGAAAAATTAACAGTCATTGGATATATAAGTGCTAGTAGACCAAGTGGTGGAATAGGAAATATGGCCTTTGTCAATCCATATGAGGCTGGTGTTTCATTTATAAACACAACCACAAATCAACAATGGGACATTTTAAATAGTGCTCCATCCTCTCCTTTATTGGGAGGAACCTTGGCTTTTTATAATAGGAATTTACCAGCTTCTGTGATGACTCTTTCTGGATTTAATGTTGGTATAGGGACATCATCACCAAATGAAAGATTAACAGTTAATGGAAATATAAGTGCTAATGGTGGTTTATACTTAAATTCAAACAATACTGATGCCACAGGAATTCGTTTTGGATCAGATGCTAACTTATATCGTTCCAATACAAACACATTACAAACCGATGATACGTTTGTTATAGGTCAAAGTGCAGTTATACTCGGTACATTTTTACAAAATGCAAATACATCAAATGCTGTAGCAGTTAGAGATACCAATACAGGCACATTAGTTGGTAAAACTATAAATTCCAGAATGTGGGACACTAATGCTACTTTCTTAAGTGCGGATTCTAGTCCAACATTAAATTCTGTACAAAAATATACGGGTCCTAATAGTCTAGGTGATACGGCTATTATAGACGATGGTTCTAATATATTTCTTAATAATAATACAATAGTTGATGATAGGCTTTTTACAATACAAGACGATGCCTTTCCACAAATCCAATTACAAGATAGAACATATGTAAGCAACTTACCTACCAACAGATGGGCAATGTGGGTTAATATGGCAGATATTAATAGCGGTCTTAATAAACCACTAATAATAGGGCCGTTGAATCAAGCTGGTTCTGGTAATGGATTATTAACATTAACTAGACCGTCTAGTACTACAAATGCAATCGGTAGCGTTGGTATAGGTACGTTTGGACCATTAGCAACATTAGATGTCAATGGTACTGTGAGGGTTGGTACATTAAATATCGGCACAACAAATAACGTAGTAACACATAATAGCAATATTCTTCAAACAAGAAATATCAATCCTAGAGCATGGGATACTACTGCAAGTTTCTTGAGCGGTTCTGTTACTAACAACACAATCCTTAAAGGTTCTGGACCAAATGCTGCTCAAAACAGTAATATTACTGACAGTGGAACAACTGTAAGTGTTGCAGGAAACGAATTTGAACTTAAAAAAGCTTCTGGAGCAGTCAACTTTAGATTATTTAATGGGACCACAAACAACTGGCTTATTGACCATAATACAACTGCTGGTGTATTAAATTTTGCATATGGTGCAGGTGGTTCTAATACTAATAGACTTATATTAGATGCTACTAACCAACTTGTTAATGTACCTAATCGTTTACTGGTTAATGGTGCTGCTAATAACGGGTCTTATAGTGCTATTGTAAATGGTAATATTCTAGCAGAAGATGCAGATGTTTTTGGTAATAATATATATGCAAGAACACTAACAAATACCATTAGTAGTCAGGTTGGATTAATAGCTGGTACTACTAATGCGGCGGGTTACATTGCATGGAACAGGCCAGATGGTCAAAGAATGGCATACATGGGTTGGAACACAAGTGGTAAAAATAATTTACATTTACAATTAGAGCGCACTGCATCATTTTATATTGGTGGTGGTAAAGTGGGTATCAATACATCTCATGAGAATTTACCATCTAACCTTACCGTAAATGGGACGGTATCGGCTACGCAGTTTTATGGTGAAGGTGTAGTTCCTGTTGGAATGATTATGGCATACACTGCCACAACAGCCCCTGATGGATGGTTACACTGTAATGGTGAAACTATTCCCGCAACCGGAACTTCTATTCAAAATGTGGCTGTTACTAAATTACAAGCATTAAGAGCACATTTATCAACTAGATTTGGTGTTGCTGGTCAATTGCCAGACCTTCGTGGTGAATTTATAAGAGGATGGTCAAGTACTAGAACAGGTGTTGGAGACGATAGTAGAGTATTTGGATCCGCACAAAGTGATGCTATAAGGAATATTTCAGGTTCTTTTGGTGGTGTAAATGGTGGAGCTAGTGTTGCTTATCAATGGGGATTTAGGCCCGGATCAGGTACTGGTCCATTTTCTGTACCTTATTCAAGAGGTGAATATAACAAATACAACGGTCTGTATTATCCAGCCGCTGGTGTAGCAGATTCAGTTTTCTTTAATGCTGCTCTTCAAGTTCCTACTGCTGCTGATAACCGTCCTAGAAACATAGCATTAATGTATTGTATTAAATACTAATTTATTGATTATTTAAAATATTGTTTAAATACACATATGGAATCAAATGATCAAAAAATAGATAAAGATCATGCAGAGATTTTAATTGCTCGTTTACAAGCTCAAAGAAATGATGCTTTAAATCAGGTTGTTACTCTAGAAACAGAACTTATAAAAGCCCAAAAGCTTATAGGAGAATTGCAAAAAAAATAAAATATCCATAGGTATTTCAGATAAATACCTATATGAATAAATTGTTGTTTTTGACTGTTTTTTTGACTGGTTGTGTTTGTTTAAATCCAGAACACAAAAAAAGTGCTCCTCCTATTGCCAGTACAGGTGAGGTTATTGAGTCTTTAGAAAAAACCAAAACTGAATTAGAGAAAGCTGGCGAATCTAATACTATTGTCGGTGACAAAGTAGAAAAAGCATTAACTTTGGCTGAAAGACTTGAAAATCTTTTAGAACAAATTGAAGAGACAAACTCTAAAATTGTAAAGGAACCAATTAAATGAAAAAAATAATTCCATTAATTATATTATTAACATTAAGCACTACAAGTTTCGGTCAATTTTGGAAACCAAAACCAAAAGCTACACCAAAGCCTACTCCTGTAGTTGTTGAAAAAACAAAAACGCCTGTTCAAGATGCTAAATTAATTGTCAAAGAATTAAAAAATGAATTAAATTTAGCAAAAACAGAAAATACAAAGTTAAAAGAAAATTTAACAAAAGCAAAATCTGATTTAAATAACAGTTTTGTTCAAATTGACAAACTTAAAAAAGACATTGATACATTAAAAGAATGGGGTGTTGTCCAACAAGCAGAAGCTCAAAAGTGGCTACAAAAATATACCGATGCAGTTAAAAGATATCATAGATTAAAGTTAATCGCTGCAATCATAGCCGCTGCTGGTGGTGTATTATTGGGTTTACAGTTTATGAACATGGTTCCTCCACCATATAATTTATTAGTACCTATCGGTGGTGCTAGTTTATTTGCAATATTAGTCTGGTTATTTTTATAAAATGATAGCAGGAATTAATAATGCAATAAAAAGTGCCTTGGCTTTTTTAAGTAGTACAAAAGCTCCTCCTAATGCATCTATAGAATTAAGAGATGCAATGAAAAGAGAAAATCATTTTGCTTCTAAAAAGTTTTTTATCGCAGTTACTTCTTTTGTAGGTCTTCTTTTATTTTATTTTAGTAGTGTAGTAATACTATTTTTCTTGCCACCGGATAATAATGGTGTGGTTTCAGGTTATATAACAATTTTCACTAAAACTATTGAGGTATTGGCAATTATAATTGCTGCATATTTGGGTGTACAGGCTGCTGTTGATTTGAAATATAATAGTTCATCAAATCAAACTTTCGAATCTATTAAAAGTGTAGAACAAATAGATGAAAAAATTATAACTGAACAGACAATCAAGTATGCTGAAGTTTACAAAAACGATCCTTCATATGCCCCTATTGAATGGGCAATGAAATATGATGAATAATATGAAAGAATCATTAAAAAAAGGAAGTTTTGGAGAAGAAGTAAAACAATGGCAACTTTTTTTACAAAGTGCAGGTTATAAAATACCTTATGTTGATGGTGCTTTTGGTCCTACAACAGAAAGAGAAACATTAAAGTTTCAAACAGCTAATGGTTTAAAACCTGATGGTGTTGTTGGACCCAAAACATGGAAGTTTGTCACTACAGTCAGTAATAATACACCTTTATCTCAGAAGTGGCCCAAACAAAATTATACTTCTATGGTTAATTTTTATGGTCCAGTTGGAGAAAACCAAACAAAAATTAATTTACCTTATAAATTAAAAATTGCATGGGACAAAGGAACGACATTAAACAAAATTACTTGTCATCAAAAAGTTGCTAAGTCTCTTTATACTATTTTCGAGAATACATTAAACACTTATGGTGAGAAAGAGATTGCCAGATTAAAACTTGATGTATTTGGTGGCTGTTTAAATGTTCGTAAAATGCGCGGAGGCTCTGCGTGGTCTATTCATTCTTGGGGTGCTGCTATAGATTTAGATCCAGACAACAATCAACTTAAATGGACCAAAGATAAAGCTACATTTGGTAAAAAAGAATATGTTCCTTTTTGGGAAATTGTTGAAAAAGAAGGCTGGATTAGTTTGGGTAGAGAACGTAATTATGACTGGATGCATTTCCAAGCAGCATTACTATAAATGAAGGACGATTTAGACAGAATTTATCAAACACATGTACAGGGCAAACAAACATTGCCTTTAGCTCATTTATCAAGTGGTCCAGAATTTGTTCCCCAATTTCAAAGAGATCCAGAAAGTCTTAAATTTGAGCAAAATTGTCTTTCACAATTAATTAATATATCAAAGGAGGACGATATTGAGAAAAATATTCAACCAGTTAACAATTCTCCCACAGAAACAATTAAGAGATATAGCTTTGAGGACGCTTTAAGAGAATTAAAAGAATTTGAAGATAATTTAAATAAGTTAAAATCTTCTTCTTAAATTATAATCACCTTATATTAATAAGTCAAATTATTTTTTTGTAAAAACTCAATTTCTTCACCGTTTAAGTCTATTGAGCGATAATTTAAGTATAAACCAATAGTAGTATTAAACTGTAAGTCTGTAAAATGTGTGTTTTTGTATAATTTTTTTATTATACTTTTAATTTTACCTGTAAACTTAATATAATTCTCGAATTTACAAGTAAAGACAGAGTTTACACATGGGTTATAAATTATAATACCCTTAGAAGATAATAATTTTTGAGCTTTCTTAAATAAGAAAACTTGTTCTTTGATTGAACTAATGAGATAATCTTCAAAATAACTTATTTTATCGGGTATTTTAAAGTTTTCTGTTAAAAGACCCCATTCATCTATATATTTGAATAGGTTTTCTTCAATTACATTTGTGTAATTGTTTAATTTAAAAATCAATAAACGATGTTTTACTGAATAAACTGCAAAATCATTGATCATCAGAAGATATTATAACATCTTTTATAATATCTTCCAGCATAATATTTTCACTTTGTTCACTTAATCTATTGAGATATTCGGGTCCTCTAACATGTATTTTACCGTAGGGGTTAAATAAACAACCACTGCCTACAGATTTAGAACCACAATAAATACAAACGGTAGGATCACCTGTATGGACATGAATTTTAGTAGGAGAAAATAAACATCCACTACCATAACTCCTTGAACCACAGTATATACATTCTGTTCTTTTATTGCTCATACAATCTTTCTTTGTTTTTTTCTAAAAATTCTTCTAATGATTGGATTAAATAACGGTTTTGATATATATGGTAATTTTCTTTATATAAATCTGAAGAAAATTTGGTCATATCATAAACAACAAATATTCCTTTATTATTTATTTTAAAATATAACAACCACTTAGATTTTTGGGTTTCCGATGCTTGTTTAATCCATCCATCCAACAAAGCATTTTGACCCAAAAACAAACCACTAAACGAGAAATCTTTATAGGATTTACATTCCATAGAGATGTGACTTAATTCTGATGGAACGATAATATCACCATCAGCCAAAAGTTTTTGCTCCTCTGTCAGGGTTTCATACCGAAAAGCGTTTTTACCGCCCACATAGGCTCCAGAATTGGGTATTCTTTGAAAGTTTAGACCAAAGGTTTTACTTAATATTTCACAAATCTGTCTTTCGAATGCTTTCCCTTTATTTTTGTTTTTGTTTGCCATTTTTCTTTTTCTTTAATTTGTTTTTTGATAGCTTTGGTAGTTTTAAATTTTTATTGGATAAAGATTGTTGATTAATAAGTTCAGGAAAGTTTCTTTTCTGTATAGCACCCTTAAAAGGTAATCCATGGTAGCCCGTAGAATAAGAATCTTGATTTTGTAATTGATTACCAGTTTGTATAGAAGCTGATGGTAATGAACCATAAACACCAGCAACATCCATTTCTTCTATAACACTTAAAATAATTTGTTGTAATTCATTCATAACTGTATTATAATATATTTATGGATAATTTGTTCGAAGAGTATGAAAAAGAAATATTTTCTGATACAAAAATTGACGAATTAAATCTTTTAGAAAAACAATTACAGTTACCAGCCATAAAACATAAATGGGTTGCAAGATTAATTACCCACAAAAGGAAAGTAAACAATCTTGAGAAAAAAAGAAAAGAGATTAAAGAAATAGTTTTATCTAAAATGAGCGATATCCCCAAAGGAATACCAAAAAAATTATTAGATGCTAAAATTGACACAACCGAAGAGATTCAAAAGATAGACGAAGAAATAGAAAAACATAGTATAATGATAGAATATTTGGAAAAAGTTGAACAAATATTTAAATCTATGAGTTACGATCTTAAAAATATTATAGATATTAATAAATTAGAAACTACATGATAAAAATTAAATTTAGCGGTAAAAAGAAAAACCTCCTGCAATTAGAAGGAGATCCTTCTTTTATAGCATTATTAAGAGAAAGATTTTCTGTTCAGAATCCAGCATATCGTAGCAATAATCCATTTGTACAACCTAGATTATATTGTATAACTCCATCAGGTAAATTTGAGATAGGTCTTCTTAAAGAAATATCTAATGCAATAGCAAACGAAGGTTTTGGTGTAGAAATTGAAGACGATATTAAAAAAGTATTCAGTCCTATAAATGTTGAAACTTGTTTTAATTTAATTCCATTAAATATGGATTATAGAGATTATCAAGAACAAGCAATTAAGCAAACTATTGCACATGGAAGGGGTGTTATTATTTTACCTACAGCAAGTGGTAAAACTTATGTTATGGCAGGATTGATTAAAAACATCAAACTTATGTTGAATAATCCAGATGCCAAAACTTTAGTATTAGTTCCTTCGATACAATTAGTGGAACAGACGTATAAAGATTTTTTAGATTACGGATTAACTGATATAACAAAATGGTCTGGTAAAAATAAACCAGACTTTGAAAATTCTAAAATTATTATAGCTGGTACACAAATATTATTAAGCAAAACCACTGACTTATCTATTCTATCACAAATTGACCTGTTCTTATGTGATGAGGTTCACGGAATTAGGAAAGGAAACAGTATTAATAAGATTTTTAATTTGTTAGATACACCATATACGTTTGGATTTACAGGCACAATGCCCCCTTCTCTCATAGATCAATGGAATATAATTGGAAAATTCGGACCCATAAATTATGAAGAAAAAACCAAAACATTAGAACAAAAAGATTATATTGCAACATTTAAGATCATAATTTTAAGAATAAAACACGATAGCTTACCATCACATATCGCAGTTCCTGATCGATCATTGGAGTCTTTTCAAAGAGAATTAGAATTTTTATTACAAAATAAAAAAAGAAATGAAATGATCTGTAATTTAGCTAATAAACTACAAAATAATACTATCATAATGGTTGATAGAATTGACCATGGAGTAGTTTTGACTAATATACTGCGTAATATTACAAAAAGACCCCATTATTTCATTCAAGGATCTACAGAAATTGAAGAAAGAGAGAATATAAGAAAACTCATGAATGAAAAAAACGATGTAATTGTTGTGGCTATGTCAAAAATATTTAGTACGGGTATTAATATACCTAATTTACATAATATAATTTTTGCTTCTGCTGGTAAAGCTAAAATTAAAATTATGCAATCTATTGGAAGAGCACTAAGACTACATCCCAATAAAAAAGTTGCAAATATCTTTGATATAAGCGATAATACAATATATAGTCGTAAACATTTAAAACAAAGATTAGACTTATATGATAAAGAAAATTATTTATATGAAATAAAAGACCTATGAAAAAGAAAACTAAAGACAAAACCCCTAAGAAAAAAAATATAATAAAAAAAACTATTAAAAAAAACATTTCTAAAAGCAAAGAACTCAACGAAGTTAAAACAAAACCTATAGTAAATAAAAAACCAAAAAAAAGAAGAAGAAAATTAGAAGAAAACATAGACGAACTTGCGGAATATGAAGATCATCTTCTCACAGAAGAAGATTTTGAACAAGAATTAGAATTAAGTTTAAAAAAACGTCTTGGATATAGCGAAGAAGATGAATTAGAAGAAACAGAAGAAGTAGAAGAACCCGAAGAAGTAGAGGAAGTAGAAATTTTAGGGGTTCCTTATAAAAACAAAAGACCAAAGGTTCCAAAAGAAAAATTTTATGTTGATCCCAAACATTTTGATGATGAAATTGTGAAATATTATGAATCTGGTGTTATATCAAATGATTTAGCTGAAATGGTTAGTAAGATTGCCAACAAATTAAGCTTTTCATCAAATTTTGCGGGTTATACGTATAGAGAAGAAATGGTGGGAGATGGTATTGTTCGTATGTTTAAAGCACTAATGTCAAAAAAATACGACAGAGAAAAAGGAACCAACCCATTTTCTTACTTTACAAGAATCGCCTTCAATGCTTTTAGAAATAGAATTAAAAAAGAAAAACACATTCACGAAGCACAAGAAAGATATCAACAAGAATATATGATGGTATCCGAAGGATATACTAATTTACTAAAAAATAACCAAATTAGTATAACAAAAGATTTATTAGATAGATATGATTGATTGTGTTAATGCTAAAATAGGAAGTTTTTCTGATATTCATATAGGGTTATATCAAGATAACCCTATATGGCACGATATATCTTTAAAATTCGCAGAAAATGTATCAACCTTTTATAAAAAAGAAGGTATTAAAGACATAATCATACCTGGTGATATATTTCATAACAGATCAGAGATATCAGTAAGAACAATACATACTGCAAAACGTTTTTTTGACTATTTTAAAGATTTTAATATCATAATATCTGCTGGTAATCATGATTCTTTCTTAAAAGAAAAAGCAGAAATAAATTCTATATGTATATTTGATGGTTGGTCAAATATAACTATTGTTGATAAACAACCCCATGTTATAGAAACATCTAACGGCACAACAATTTCGCTGGTACCATGGGGTACACCAGTAGAAAGCATCCCCCATACCGATATATGTTTTGGTCATTTTGAAATTAATACGTTTTACATGAACACTTACAGAGCTTGTGAAAAGGGTGAAGACTCTACTAATTTATTAAGTAAAAGTCCGTTTATTATATCAGGCCATTTTCACAAAAAAGACCATAGAACGTATAAAAAAGGTCAAATTTTATACTTGGGAAGTCCATATCAACACAATTTTGGCGATTATGGTGATGACAGAGGTTATTATATAATAAATTTGGATACTAAAACGTTTAATTATTATTCAAATACTTTTTCGCCTAAATTTATAAAAATTAACAAAGAAAATTTAGAAGAAAAAACAATTAAAAATGTTTTAGAAAATAATTTTGTACATTTATCTTTAGATTCGTCTGTTAAAAATGATGAAATTAATAAAATAATAACTCAATTAAAAACATATAAACCGAATGATATAAAAATTGAATATCAAAACACAGAAGAAGAGAAAAACACAGAAAAAACTTACGATTCTATAGATATATTAGAAAATATTTATGAATATGTTCAAACTTTAGATATTGAAAGCAAAAATGAAGTTGTTAATTATCTAACAGATGTGTATAATAGTATAAACAAATGAAAACCGGAATTGGAATATTAGATCTATATGATGATGAAAGTCTTAAAGACCTTTTATCAAAGGTACCACAAGATGCTTATATATCAGTTATAAGCAATCGCAAAAATCCTTATAAACCAGAAGTAGACAATTATATAAGCGTAGGAGATTCGTCCTTGGCTAATATGAAAAATTTACTTTTATACGATTTTAGGATTAAAAATCTTGATTATTATTATTTAATACACACTGATCAAGTATTAAATGATGCCGATGATTTTAATAAAATTAAAAAGATTTCCGAAACTTTTGGAACATGGTTTTTAACTGGTAATATAGGAGATAAAACACTCGATATTGAAGATGATAATGGTTCAGTTTTAAAATTATCACAAAAATTAAACTCAAAATTTCTTTTTACATTTAAAGGAATATTAAAAAATGTTGGATTCTTTGATGAAAGATTTATTAATACACAAAACTTAGATGTCTTGGATTATATTATTCGTTTAAAACAAAAAAACTTATATGTAGCAGATGGTTATTATCCAACAATTTCATTACCAATTGTTGAAAACAGAAAAACAATGAGCAATGCTTATATACAAGATTTTCCTAGTGAAGAAATGTCAGTAAGACATTCTTATGGGTTGTTTGTACATTTACACAAATACATTCCTAATCATAGTGATCCTCAACCTAAAAAAGAAGAAGAGGTTTTAAACTCTGTTGAAAATTTACAAAAAAATTATTCTAAAAAATAAATTATATGATTTTCGTAGGTATAGTTACATGTAATCGACCAGATTATTTTAATAAATGTTATGAGTCTGTTAAAAATGCTAATAACGTAGACGTTATTGCTGTATGTAATGACGGAAAAGACGAAGTTCTTTTAGACTCAAATTCTTTATACATAAAACATAAAGAAAATAAAGGTGTAGGTATTAGCAAAAATGATTTATTGAGGTTAGCATTGGAAAATCCTAAAATAGAACACATCTTTTTATTAGAAGATGATATGATTGTCAAAGATCCTGATGTTTTTAATGTATATGTTAAAGCTGCTAAAAAATCAGGAATATATCATTTAAATTTTGGACCAGGATCTCCTTTTAATAGAAAACAAAACTTTAATTTTGATTTACATAATAGACATTTGTGTAAAAATGATTCAGAATTAAATCCTAAGTTAAAAGTAGAGTATAGCGAAGACGTAGAAGTTTGGTTTTATGAGCATACGGTTGCTATGCTGTCTTATTTTCACAGGTCTGTATTAGAGGATGTAGGATTACACGATGAAAGGTTTTATAATGCATGGGAACATGTAGACTTAACATACAGAATAATAAAAGCAGGATATCATCCTCCTTTTTGGTGGTTTGCTGATGTTGCTAATAGCGATAAATTGATCGATGTTGCTCCTGAAGCTATAGAAAAAAGTTCAATTGCTAAAGATACCGAACAGTGGCAAAAAAATGTATATGGTGGTAGAGAAGTATATAAAGAAAAACATAATCACTACCCAAACAACCCACCGTATCTTTCCAAAGAAGACGTTATACGTATAATTAAGCGTCTAAAAAGAAAGAGTGATCTTTTAGAAAAAGAAAAATCTAATAATTTAACAGATAAGTTGCCAGATATATCTCAGATACCAGAAGAATTTGAAGAATTAATAAATGTTTATAAAACATTAAAACCTAAAAATGTATTAGAAATTGGATCTTTGTTAGGTTGGTCTTTAAAAAGGTTTATTAAAAATGCAGAAGATAGTGCTAATATTATTTCTATCGATTATCCTGTAAGAGACTTTGTAGGACCCAATGATCAACGTGTTGACCAACAAGAGTATGGTCATATGATTCTTTGGAAAAAATGGGCTAAAGAAAAAAACATAAATTTGACAGTTTTACCTTACTCGTCTTTTCAACAAAGCACACTTGAACAAGTAAAAAGTGTAACAAAAGAGTTAGATTTTCTTTTTATAGACGGAGATCATAGATATGAGGCAATAAAAAATGATTTTTATATGTATTATCCTTTAGTAAGGAAAGGAGGTATTATTGCTCTCCATGATATTGCAGAAAACGAAGAGGGTGGTGGTCATAAATTTTGGAATGAGATAAAAAATAAATTTAAACACAAAGAATTTTTATTATCCGATAAAAAAGATAAAGGTATTGGAGTAGTATATGTCGAATAATATAACATTTGTTACACATTTAAGGTACGATAATCCAGACAGAATAAGCAATCTTCAAACAATGATTGATTATTACAGTCAAAATTTTCCAGAATCAAAATTTATTTTCGTGGAAGACGATTATGAACATAATAAAAATTTTGATAAAGTTAAATGGAAAAAAGGATCAACTTCTTATTATTTTTTAAAAAATACAGGGACATATCATAGAACCAAAGCATTAAATTATGGGTTTAATGAGGCAAAAACACCTATAGTTGTTTCCATGGATACTGATTGTATTGTTTCTAATAAATCTATATTAGAATGCGAACAAGAATTGTTGAATGGTGCTACTGCCGCATGGCCTTATAATGGTTATTTTATCGATGTAGATTATAATCTAAAAAACTTCTTCACTCAAAATTCTTTAGATTATAATATATTATTATCCAATCTTGATGGATGTTTAGAGTTGCCTATATGTGCATCTTACAAAAATTATTCTGTAAGGTGTACAAGTACAGTTCATTTAGGTGTAGGTGGAATTGTTATGTTCAACAAAGAACTATTTTTGAAAATAGGAGGTTACAATGAAAATTTTGTAGGTTGGGGCTGTGAAGATAATGAAGTAGAATATAGGTTAAAAACCTTGAATCAATTATATTATAGAGATAAAGATAAATCGTCTATATGTTTTCATTTATATCATGCACAAGCACAAAGGGCAGAGAATCCATTCTATGATAGAAATGGTAAATTGTTAAACGAAATACAAGGAATGGATGAAGCTAATCTTTTGAAACATATATTAACTTGGAAAAATGATAACGTTTAGAAATTTAGGAAAACATGGAGAATTCGGAAACCAGCTATTTCAAATAGCTGCTGTTATAGGTACTGCCATCAAAAACAATACAGTTTTTAATTTTCCGAAATGGCAAGGTTTAATATCTGGAACAGAGTATTCAACATATTTTAAAAATCCAATTCCAGAATCAGTAAACATTAATGACCATTTTGATGTTTATATGGAGCCATCTTTTTCGTATAACGAGATACCATATCAGATGAATCAAAAATTAGACTTGTTTGGTTATTTTCAAAGCGAAAAGTACTTCTTACACTGTAAAAATGAAATTATAAATTTTTTCGAACCTTCAGAATTAATTTTTAAAAAAATAAAAAACTTAGATTATAAAAACTCTGTGAGTTTACAATTAAGGTTTTATGATAATAAAAGACAATATTCAAATCACCTTGTTATGAACGATCCTTCGTATGGTGATTTATATTATACAGTTGAAGAGAATATTCCATATTTACAACAAGCTATAAATTTTTTTGGGAAAGATAAAAATTATTTTGTAACTACAAATAACTTTGAAAAGGCTAAACAAATGTTTGGTGCTTATAGTAATTTTTATTTTTTGGAAAAATATTCATATTTAGAACAGTTTTTTATACAAAGTTTGTGCGAGCACAATATTATTACAAATTCGTCTTTTGGGTGGTGGGGTGCTTGGTTAAATAAAAATTTACATAAAATAGTTTTTGCGCCTTGCTTATGGTTTAAGCCAAATCATAAATCCAAAGAAGAAAGTAAAGATTTATATCCTGAAACTTGGAAAGTTTTATAATGAGAAGTTTAGTAACAGGTGGACAAGGATTTATTGGAAGCGTTTTAGTAAAAAAGCTACTAAACGAATGTAAAGATGATGTGATTGTTATTGATAATAACAGTTCAAATAACAAAAATAATTTTAATGTTAAAGGAGCCAAATATTACAATGTAGATTTAAATAATTTTGACAAAATATTTCCTTTATTTAAAGACGTTGACAGGGTATTTCATTTAGCAGCAGACGTTTCTATAGAGTTTTGTAATAAAAATCCCAGAATATCAGGTATTAATAACTCTAACATAACTCTTAATACACTAGAATGTTGTCGATTAAATAAAGTTAAAAAATACATTTATTCGTCAACTTCTGCTGTATATGAACAAAAAAATACTAAATTGAAAGAAACCGACAATGTTCGTCCTTTAAATTTATATTCAGCATCCAAATTATTTGGAGAAAATTTATGTAAAATATATTACGACCTTTATGGTGTAGAAACAATTTGTTTGCGCTATTTTAATGTTTTCGGTTCTTCAATGAAGAAAAGTCCATATTCTTCTGTTTTAGTTAATTTTTTAAATAATGAGTCAGAAAATAAACCATTAATTGTACATGGTAATGGTAAACAAACAAGAGATTTTGTATTTGTTGAAGATGTAGCACAAGCAAACATCATAGCATCAACACTAAAATTGAAAAAATATGGTAAGATTTACAATATAGGTTCTGGTAAAAGCATGTCTATAATAGACTTAGCAAAAAAAATTTCAAATAATATTACTTTTGTAAAATCACGAAGTGGTGATATAAAGAATAGTTGTTCTGATATTAAAAGATTAAAAAAAGACTTTAATTGGAAACCTGAAGTGAAAATTGAAAAATGGTTAAATAAAATAATTAAAACAAATGTATAATATAGGTTTATTAATAATAGCGACAAATAAATACATAGATTTTTTAAATCCTTTAATAAAAAGTACAGATAATTATTTTTTAAAAAATCAAAATGTGAAATATTTTATCTTTACGGATAAAGATATTTCTTTTTTAAAAAGTGAAAGAGAAATTGTAAAAATTCAAACTGAACACAAAGACTGGCCTTGGATGACTTTAGGTAGATATAAAATTTTTTGTGATAGTAAAAATTTATTATCTAAAATGGATTATCTTTATTATTGTGATGTAGATATGAAATTTGTAGACGAGGTTGGTGACGAAATTTTAGAACAAATAGTAGCTACACAACATCCAGCTTTACGAGAAACAAGAGGAACTCCAGAAACTAACACAAGTTCTTTAGCGTGTGTTTATCCTCACGAAAATATGGAATATTTTGCTGGTGGATTTAATGGCGGTTCTGCTGAACAATTTTTAAAAATGTCTAGTATTTTGTCTAAAAATATAGAAATCGATTATTTAAATGGAATTATTGCTTTGTGGCATGATGAAAGTCATTTAAATAGATATTTAATAGATAATCCTCCTACAAAAATATTAAGTCCAAGTTATTGTTACGGGGAAAACATGGAACTACCTTTCCCTAAAAAAATTCTAGCTTTAGACAAAAATCATTTTAAAATAAGATCATGAAAAAAGGAGTTATACTATACCATAACAACATACAAAAATTGTATGATAATAGATGGATTGATAAATGTATACATTCCATGGTAAATCAAACGGATAATGATTTTACTTTTTATGAATTAAATTATAACGGAGATTCTAATTCAGTTGTTAAAAACAATTCACAAAAATTAAAATTTTGGTCAAAAAAAATGTCAAATTATGCAGAAGCTATGAATTTTTTATTGGATAAATCGTTTAATGATGGGTGTGATTATGTTTTTAATACAAACTTGGACGATTATTATGCATTAAACAGAATATCATCACAATTAGATATGATGTTAGAACAAGATTTAGATATAGTGAGTAGCGATTTTTCTTACATACAAGAAAGAAAAGAAAATGGTATTTCAGAAGATGTCGTAATTTTATTTAAAAATATTGAAAAAAATAATATTAAAGACAATTTAATGAAAAGACATAATGTTATTGCTCATCCATCCGTTTGTTATAATAAAAGATTTTGGTTAGATAATAATAACAGATATGATATTAATAAGGTTCCGCAAGAAGATCTAGACTTATGGATTCGCTCAATAAATAATGGTTATAAGTTTGGAATACATGAAAAAGTGTTATTGTATTATAGAATACATGAAAAACAAAGCAGTCAATCATGAATATATACAATTTTATCGAAAGTAATATAAACAAAAATTCAATTTTTTTTGAAATAGGATCTCATTTTGGTTCGGATACTCAAAAATTTTCTAAAATAACAAACAAATTACATTGTTTTGAACCAGATCCTAGAAATATAAAAATTTTTAAACATTTGAATTCAAATGTACAATTAAACGAGTTTGCAATTTCTGATAAAGACGGTGTATCACAATTTTTTCTTTCTAGTGGCAATGTGTACGAATCAATGTATGGACCTACAGAAAATGAATTAATAAACCAAAACGATTGGTCAGCCTCTTCGTCATTAATTTCTCCTAAAAATCATTTTAAAAAAACACCATGGGTTAAATTTGATAATACTATAGAAGTCAAAACAAAACGCCTAGATACATATTGTATAGAAAACGATATTAACAATATAGATTTTCTTTGGATGGACGTTCAAGGAGCAGAACTAAGCGTTATAAAAAGTATGGGAGCCTTCAAAGATAAAATACATTACATTTATACAGAATACAGCAATGAAGAATTGTATGAAAACCAAGGAACTAAAGAACAAATTATAGAATTATTGGGCAATTCTTGGAAAGTTTTGTGTGATTTTGGAGGCGATATTTTATTAGAAAACCAAAATTATGATATCAATTACAATACCAGCATATGAAATGTGTGGAGTTGGTAGTTCTTTTTTAGAAAAAAATTTACAATTTTTAAGAGATCAAACTTTTAAAAATTTTGAAGTAGTTATATCAGATCATAGTATTTCCGATGATATAAAAAATGTTTGTTCTTTATTTAAAGACTTGGACATAAAATATATTAGAAATGAAAAAGATCGTGGAAGTTCTTCGGCTAATTTAAACAATGCAATACTTAATTCAAAATATGATATTATTAAATTTTTAATGCAAGACGAATATATTTTTGAGAAAAATACTCTGTTGGATATTAAAAATGCTTTTCAAAGTGAAAATGTTAATTGGGTTGCTGTAGGTTTTTATAATGGAAATATAGAAGACAAAAGAATACCTTATTATAATGATGCAGTTATATATGGAAACAATACAATCGGAAGTCCTAGTATTGTTTCCATAAGAAAAACCAAAGATTTAGAGTTATTTAATCCTGAATTGATATGGTTAATGGATTGTGATTATTATAAGAGAATTTACAATAAATGGGGTCATCCATTTATTGTAAAAGATTATAAAATTTTCATAAATCACCACCAAAATCAAGTTACTAATATTATAGATAATATAAGAAAAGAAAAAGAACATGTTTTTTTAAAAACAATATATAAATAAGCGATATGACAAGAACACAGATAATAAACGGATTAATTAAAAAAAATAACTATAAAAGTTATTTAGAGATCGGTGTTAATACACCTGAACAACCTGGATATAACTGGTCCAGTGTACAAATAGATTTAAAACACGGTGTTGATCCATTTGTAGACACGACATTTAAAACTACATCTGATGATTTTTTTAAAAATTACATAAATCAAAAATATGATATTATTTTTGTAGATGGGTTACATTTGTTTGAACAAGCATATAAAGATATAATAAATTCTTTAAATAATTTAAACGAAAATGGGACTATTGTAGTTCATGACTGTAATCCAATTACTGAAATAACACAACGAAGGATCAGGGAATCGAATGAATGGCATGGTGATGTTTGGAAAGCTATTTTAAAGTTAAGATTAGAAAATCCCGATGTTGATATTTCCACAGTAAATGCTGATGAGGGGTGTGCTATCATTAAAAAAGGTCAACAAACACTATTAGAAGTATCGGAAAATATAGCTGAAGTCTATGATTATTCTTTTTTAGAAAAAAATAGAAATAAAATATTAAATTTGATATCTACTGATGAATTTATAAAAAAATATCTTTAATTTTTTAAAAAATCTGATATAATAATTTGTTTAATGAAAAAAATTCAATTTAAACACCTTTTTATACAAAATTTTTTATCTGTAGGTGAAGAAAAATTGCATATTAATTTTGATAGTGGTGTTAATTTCATAACAGGTATAAACAAGGATAAAAACAGCAAAAATGGGTGCGGTAAAACTACTATTTTAGATGCTTTATATTGGTGTATATTTGGAAATACTATAAGAGACATTAAAAAAGATAAAATTATTCATAATCACTCAGATGTTAGATGTAAAGTTGTATTAGAATTTGATCTTATTAATAATAATACCGAATCTTATAAAATAGAAAGAACTATTAATCCTAGTAAAGTCCATTTATACAAAAAACAAGAGGATACAACATATTCTACTATACAAAAAACAGATGAAGCTATTAAAAATTTATTAGGAGCTAATGAGGAACTGTTTAGAAATTCTGTAATAATGTCATTGGATAATACCTTACCTTTCATGGCACAAAAAAAGGTAGAAAAAAGAAAATTTATTGAAGGAATTCTTCAGATTAATATTTTTAGTGAAATGTTATCTAAAGTTAGACAGGATTATAACGAATCTAAAAAAACTCATGAAATAAATACAAATACATTTATTGAAAAACAAAAAATGTTAAAATTTTTAGAAGATCAAAAAGAAAAAAACGAACAGAATAAAAAAGAAAAAATAAAATCCATCAATAATAAAATTAAAGAAAACATAGAAAAAATAAAAAACAATAAAACGGAAAATTTTGATGAAAAATTAAAAAAATTTAAAGATTCTTTAACTAAAACTGAAAATATTGCAAGTAAAATAGATGAAAAAGTTGAAAACTCAAGAAATTCCATTTTAGAAGAAACAAAGAAAGAGTCTAAAATTCAAGCGGAGATTGAAAGTTTAGAAAAACAAATCAAATCTTTGCAAAATAAAACAGGAACATGTCCCACTTGTAAAAGAAAATTAATTGAAGAAGATGATAATTCTATAAATTCACATATCGAGAAGATAAAGATCGATATTAAAGAAAAAGAACAACAACACAACTCGATTCTTTCAGTTAAAAACAAAATTAATCTAGAAAAAAATACTTTTATATCAAAAAAAGATGAATTAGTAAAAATTATTAAAGAAATTAATTTAAAAATTACAGCTTTACAGACTTTATCAAAAGAATCACAAACATTAAAAGACAGAAATGAAGAATTGTTGGTTGAAATAGAAAATATTAAAAATCAAAAAGACGAAATTAGCGAAAAATATGAAGAAATTAAAAAAGAAATATTAAACTTAGAGAAAAATATAGAAGAACAAATTAAAAATTTAACAATTTTAGAAAATTGTAAGTCTATTGTTTCTGAAGAGGGTGTTAAAACTTATATAGTCAAAAAACTTCTGGTTTTATTTAATAATAAATTAAATTTATATCTTAAAAAGTTAGAAGCACCATGTAATTGTATTTTTGATGAGTACTTTGATGAAATTATAACTAATGAATCAGGGAAAGAGTGTTCGTACTTTAACTTTAGTGGTGGAGAAAGGAAAAGAATAGACTTAGCCATACTCTTCACATTTCAAGACATTTTAAAATCACAAACAGGAATACATTATTCACTCAGTATGTACGATGAACTATTTGATTCTGCATTAGATGATGCTGGTTCTGCTAAAGTGTTGGAAATTTTAAAAGAAAATACAGAAAAACATCAAGAATCTGTTTATATTATATCTCATAGTTCTTCCATCAATAAAAATGATGTTAATAAAGTTATTGAATTAGAAAAAATTAACGGCCAAACCAAGATAGTTAATTGATTTTTAGTATTTTAGTGATATAATATTATACAAACATGGCTTTAAAAATTAAACAAAACACCGAACAAAACGACAGAAAAACCGTTTATGAATTTTCATGTGTTAGAAGAGCTATCCCATTCCCACCACTAGGAACAACTACTAATTTACTGAATTTTAATTATATTGCCTTAAATGCAATAAAAATACCGCCACCACTACCAGTAGAAATGCCTGAAACCTCATTACCGAGAGTTTTAAATTATTATGCAGACTATGGTGGTTGTGGTTTTTGGCGAATGATATGGCCTGAATTTCTTTTAAATTTCTATCAGAAGATGGTTTGTACTGGAATGACACAAATGGTCTTAGATACCCGTTTTTATTCCACTATAAGGGCTATAAGGTTCCAAAGACAAGCTACAGATCATCAAATGATGTTTATTAAAGAGCTTAATAAGGTTAAGAAAGACCTTAACCTAAGATTATTGTATGAAGTAGATGATGTAGTCTTCAAAGAAGATATTCCAGAATATAATCGTTGTAGAGATGCATTTAATGATGATAAAATTGTCAAAAATATTTTAGAAATCATAGAAATGATGGATGAAATGACAGTAACTTGTCAATTCATGAAAGATTATTATATCGAAAAAACTGGAAATAAAAAAATTACAGTTATTCCAAATTATGCCCCCAAATTTTGGCTGGATAGATTTTATAATCCTGAAAAACTAGAAGAGAATTTTGAAAAAAACAAAAAACGCCCAAGAATATTATATTCTGGTTCTGGAACTCATATAGATGTTCTTAATAGAACGGGTATGAAAGATGATTTTAGTCATGTAATTGACCAAATTATAAAAGCTAGAAAGAAATTTAAGTTTGTTTGGAAGGGTTGTTATCCATTAGCACTAAGACCCTTCATTGATAGCGGTGAAATGGAATATGTTGATTGGTCGCCTTTACCTGATTACCCTAAAGGTTTGATGGATACAAATTGCAATGCAACTTTTGCACCTTTAATTGATAATATTTTCAATAAATCAAAAAGTAACATTAAAATGGTTGAATCTGGTGCATTAGGTATGCCCGGTGCATATCAAAATTTATGCACTTATGAAATGGCCGAACACAGATTTGATAAAGGTACAGATTTAATTGAAAAACTTGAATACATTACCTCTGATGTCGATAGATATATGAAAGAATCACAAAAAGCACGAAAATTCGCAGAAGGTCTTTGGTTAGAAGATCATATAAACGAATATGAGGGTCTATATTTGACTGCATGGGGTTCAAAAGAACGTAATGAGAAATATCCGAGCTTGATTTCTCTCAATAAAGATCAGATAATATAGGCCAATCATGGCATATCGAAATATCGCATACGACAACAATAACTGTTGTATCCATCTCTGGACATGGGACGAGGATGGACAGCGTGTTAAGTTAGAAACCTCCTATGAACCTAGTTTGTATGTAGAAAGCGCATCATCCAATGATGCTTTGTCGATATATAATACCAATTTAAAGAAAATATCGTTTAAAAACAATTATTACCGATCAAAGTATGTTAATGAAACTCCGATTAAGCGTATTTTCCAAAATTTATCTGTTGAACAAGATTTTTTGTTAAATACCTACCGTGACGATTTAAAAGATCCAGATTTTGGTAAACACCCACTAAAGATTTTTTTCTGGGACATAGAAACATATAGTCCAAACTCTTTTCCAGAACCCAGTAAAGCAGCAGATCCTATTAATCTGATTACACTTTATGACAGTTTATCCAAAAAATATTATAGTTGGGGATTGAAAGAATATGTTTCTGATGATGAGAATGTAATTTATACACATTGTAAGAGTGAATATTATATAATAGAAAAGTTTTTAACATTTTGGCAACAAGATCCACCAGATATTATGTGTGGTTGGAATACAGAATCCTTCGACGTACCTTATTTGATCAATAGAATAAAAAATTTAAAAGGTGAAGACGAATATAAAAGACTTTCTCCTATAGAAAACGTCTATTGTAGAGAAGGTGTTGTTATAAACAAGTACAACAAACCAATAGATAAATGGTACATCAGTGGAATTTCTAACCTCGACTACATGATCATCTATAAAGCCTTCTCCAGAGGAGATTCAGAATCATATAGCTTAAACTTTATAGCTGAAAAGGAACTTAAGGAAGGTAAAATTGATTTTGGTGGCAGTAATTTGGCTATGTTAGCAGATAAAGATTGGGATACCTTTGTAAAGTATAATATTCAAGATGTAAAACTTCTTGTAAAATTGGAAGACACCTTAAAATATTTGAAGCTAGTACGCAATTTATCATATAAGGGATTCATTCCTTTTGAAAAGGCTACAGGAAAAGTTTCGATGATTACTGGAGCGGTTGCACACGAAGCCTTGTTACAAGGCAAAATGATCCCCACATTCAAAACGGACAACAACAAAACAGAATTTACAGGCGGTTATGTCCACGAACCTGAAAGAGGCATTCATAATGCATTAGTAAGCTATGATGCTAATAGTCTATATCCAAATACGATTATATCCTTGAACATCTCACCAGAAACAAAGATTGGAAAGATTGTAAACAAAGAAGAAAATGTTTATTCCCTAAGATTAATAAACGGAAAAGTTGTAACTTTGGATAAGGATAAATTTGAAAAGCTTATACACAAAGAAAAATTATGTATATCAGACTATGATGTGTTATATACGCAAAAATTTAAAGGCGTAGTTCCGTGTTTGATTGATAAACTTTATAAAGAACGTGTTGATACCAAAAAAGAAATGCAAAAGTATCAAACAATCTTAAACAAGGAAAAAGATTTTAAAGTAAAACAACAGATTGAAGAAAAAATACAAGACTTGGATACACAACAAAACGTTTATAAGCTTGTTTTAAATTCAATATATGGAACCTTTGCTCAAAGATTTTCTCCTTTGTTTGATATTGACCATTCTGCGAGTGTAACATTAACGGGACAGTCAGTGGTTAAAAAAGCATCCGATATTGTTTATGAATATGCTGTTCAGAAAGGTTTTGTTGGTGACAAAAAAAATATTTATATATACGGTGATACTGACAGCATTTATATAACTATAAATCCTATATTAAAAATAACGGGTAAACAGTTTTTAGTGGACAATAAAATAACCGACGAGGCTTCAAAGGTTGTTGATGAGATAGATAATAAATTAAATACAGATATAATTGAATGGTCGAAACAGAAACACAATTCAATAGACCCAAGATTTGTTTTTAAACGTGAAACTATTTGTGACAAGGCACTTTTCTTGGAAAAGAAAATGTACATTCTTCATATTATTGATAAAGAAGGTTATAAACCAAAAGATCCATTTGTTTATAAAGGGATAGAACTAGCTCGTTCAACTTTATCCAAAGAAGTTAAAGATCTTATTAAAAATGTTGTTGAGTCTGTTATTTTATCAGAAGATAAAACTGAAAGTGATAGAATTTTTTTCGATTCTTATAGCAGATTTAAAGATATGGACGTAGTAACCATATCTAAACGAGCAAAAGTTTCTGATATAGAAAAATATCAAAGTAGAAGTGATGGCTTTAAAATCTATAAAGGAACGCCCATGCATGTTAAAGGATCGATTTATTACAACAATCTACTTAAAAAGTACAGTGTTGATCATTTGTATGAAAGAATAACAAACGGAACCAAAGTTAAGATTTTTTATGCAAATAAAAACAAATATAATATACAAGTTTTTTCTTTTTTAGATGAAATGCCTGAAGAAATTATAAAAGATGTAGCACCGGATTACGATAAAATGTTTCAAAAGAACGTGTTTCCACCATTAGAAAGAATTTATAAATGTATTGGTTGGGATACACCTTCTCTTGTGCAAAACTATTGCACTGATTTAACTGAATTATTTAAAGATTAATACTTGAAAAAGAAATAGACTGTGATAATATATTAAATATGAGCGATAAAAATAATAAATTAACCGTGTTTTTAGATTATGTTGGTAGAACAATTATTGGAGAAATTGTTGAAGAAAATGATTCACAATTTAAAGTTAAAAATCCAGTTATTCTTTCTACTGTAGCAACTCCTGACAACAGAATGTCAATTCAACTGTTTCCTTTGTTGTTCAGAGAATTCTTGGCTGACAAAGAAGCTGATGCTATTTTCCCTTTTAATAAGAGTTATATTACTCCTATTCATGATAATGAAAATAAATTTATCTCTTTAGATTTTAGATTACAAGCACAATATTCTCAAATCTTTAATAAGAGTAATTTGTATGTTCCTACACAACAAACTCCTGATGCACCACAACAAAACGCTGGAGCAGATGCTAATGTTGTTAAATTGTTCGATGAGTAAACAAAATTAAAACAAGAAAAGCCTGAATCGTAAAGATTCAGGCTTTTTTATTGCTTTTTTAAAAAAGTATGTTAGACTAATTCTATGGCTAAAAATAAAAAAGAAAATATAAACGATGAGACTCTTGCGATCATTGATGATGCATTTAAGGTATTGGATGATTTAAATCCTGATGCAGCCTATCTTAATGAAAATACATTATCTTCCGTAAAAGAATGGATTGATACAGGTTGTATGGCATTAAATGCTATTATTTCAGGCTCTTTATATGGTGGCGTTCCTATGGGGCGAATTACAGGCTTTGTTGGACCACAGGCATGTGGAAAAACTATGATTGTTAATAAAATCATGGCAAATGCTCAAAAGAAAGGTATGCATATTGCATATTTTGATACAGAAAATGCATTAGATCCAGATACAGCAACTAATCTTGGTTGTGATACCAAAAAAATTAAACATTGTCCTATTGAAGTTATTGAAGATTGTAGAAATCAGATTGTTAAATTTTTAAAAAGCGTTATTGAACACAATCTTCATGGTAAGGTTGTTCTTGTGATCGATTCTTTGGGGAATTTGATCTCCGCGAGAGAAGCAAAAGTAATCGAAGATGGAAAAGATTCAGCAGATATGGGTGCAAGAGCAGTTTCTTTAAAGAGTATGCTTCGCGCAATCACACATACAGCAGCAAAAGCTAACGTTCCTGTTTTGTTTACTAATCATATATACGATAATCCTGGTGCAATGTACCCAACATTGGTAAAAAGCCAATCTGGAGGTTCTGGACCACTTTATATGAGTTCTGTCTTGGTTCAAATGGCAACTAAACAAGAAAGAGTTAGTAGATCAGATAATAAGAACGCTAATGATGACAGTACTCCTCTATCAAAGGATGTGAACGGTTTAACAATTCGCGCATTAACAACTAAAAATCGTTTTATCCCACCATTTTTAGAGTGTGAAATGTATTTAAATTTCAAACAAGGCTTATCAAAGTATGCTGGTTTGCTTGAAATGGCAGAGGGTTATGGTGTAATAACCAAACAGGGTCATAGATACGTCATAGGAGAAGATGTTTTAGGTTTCTATAAAGATTGGAGAGAAGACGAGACTGTTTGGGCTAAAGTTCTACCAGCATTAGAGAATAAATTAAAAGAACAATTGAAATTTAATAACGAATCTTTAAAGACTTTTACCCCAAAGTCTGAACAAGTGTTATTAAATGAGTAAATTGTTATTCATACAACAAGGGGATAGGGCAACCTATCCCCTTTTTTATTGACTTTATAGGTAAAAAAGGATAATATTTCTATATGGGAAAATCTCTCGATTTCGATTACGAACTTTTTGAAAAAATTATTGTATACAATTATCTGACTGATGCGAATTATTTTGAAACTGTATATGAATATATAAATTCATCATTTTTTACAAACGAAAATCATAAAACTGTAGTCAAAATTTTAAAAGAATATTATAGAAACAACCAAAAATTTCCAAACCCAACAGAATTAAAATTAAATTTTACTAGTCCAAGTGATAGACAGGCTCTAAAAGAGGTTTTGTTGAGCTTTAAAGATATTGATAAAAAATATGATAAAGAATTACTTTTAAAAAACACCGAAAGATTTTTTAAAGAGAAAGCGGTTCATAATACAGTCATTAATACATATGTTAATATTCAAGCTGGTGATATAAACTCGTCAGAAATCTTAAAGTCTTTTGAAAAAGCTTGTTCTATTTCTTTAGTAGAAAATAAAGGATTTGATTATTTGGAAAAAATTGATGAACATTGCGATGAACTGCAAAAAGTTTTCAAATACATACCTTCTGGTTGGAAATGGTTAGATGAAAGAATAGGTGGCGGGTTTCTTGCTACAGGAAGAGCTATTTATGTGTTTTATGGTGTAACAAACGTAGGTAAATCGATTTTTCTTGGTAATATTGCAACAAATATTCTTAGTCAGAATAAAACGGTGGTATTGATTTCAATGGAAATGCCTGAACAAGTGTATGCAAAAAGAATAAGTGCTCAACTTACTCAGATTCCTATGGATGATTTATCATCAGAAATTCAATTATTAAAGACTAAATTAAATTCTTACAAATTAAAAAACAAAGAAGCAAAATTAATCATTAAGGAATTTCCCCCAAAGACCGTTTCGACTCTCCACATAAAAACATATATTGAAAAATTAAAAAATTCTGGAATAAATCCTGATATAATAATCTTAGATTATTTAAACTTAATTGCTCCAGCAGACAAAGGACAATCTTCTTATGATTCGGTGAAACAAATCACTGAGGCGGTAAGGGCCATGTCATACCAGTTTGAATGTCCTATAATAACCGCTACACAAGCTAATAGAAGCGCATACAATGAGGCTAATCCGGGTCTTGAGACTACCAGCGAGTCTATGGGCTTGTCTCATACAGCCGATGCACAATTTTCTATATGGACGGAAAAAGAAGAAATGGATTTAAATTTAATTCATTTAGGTATAACTAAAAACCGCTTCGGTCCTAGAGATTGTCAAACTGTATTGGAAATAGATTATCCCACGTTGTCATTAAAAGATCCAGAATCTGATTCAATTGTCTCGACATTTTCTTCATCAAAATCTAGTAAATCAAATTCAATTAATGATACTGTATCATTATTAGAATCTTTAGGGGATGATGTTGATAATTAAAAAATTATATATAAGTACTTGAATGACTAATAAATTATATAAAGTTTTTACCCATGGCGACTTAGATGGTGCCGTGAGTTTATTATGTTTATTATGGTCGAAACCAGAAGCCACAATAGAATACGAAGAGCTTTATAATAATACAATTGAAGAACGATTAATAAGTTATAATCAAAAAACAATTAATAAACCAACAACTATAGTAATGGATTTCTCTTTAAGAGAATCATTTTTAAATTTCGACTCAAATGAATATGTTTTTATTGATCATCATAAAACTTCAGAAAAATTTGTAGAAAAATTTAAAAACGCTAAAATAATTTATAAAAATAACAATTCAAATACAGGGTTAATATATAGCACATTTAATAAATCTCTTAGTTCAATATCAAAAGAACAAAAATATCTTATAGCATTAGCCGATGACTTCGACTCTTATACTTTAAGACTCCCCCATTCTTATGATTTGAATATTTTATTCTGGACAGAGTACAGAGGTCAGTTTTCTAAGTTTGTTAAGGATTATTCAAACGGATTTAAACCATTTACCGAAAAACAAATAAAATTGATCAATTTTGAAAAGAACAGTGCTTGTGAACAATCTCATAAACTTCAAAAGTATGAAGGATCTGTAACTATTAAAGGAGAAAAATATAAAACACTAGCAGTTATAGGAGAAAAATATAATAATTTAGTGATCGATTGCTTAATAAGAGAGAATGATCCAGATTTATTTTTTTACATAAACACAAAATCGGAAAAAGTTAATCTTAGAAAAAAATCTTCGATAACATCTTTTGATTTAGGAACATTTGCAGAGAAAATATGTGAAGGTGGTGGTAACACCAACTCTGCTGGTGGAAAACTAACACCGTTATTTATGGAGTTGACAAAAAATTTAAAACCTGTATGATTATAACATCATATCAACAAATCGAAAAATTGATAAATCCTTCAAACTCGTTGGATGTAAATGAATTTGAAGAAATCACTTTAAAATTTGGTTCTTTTATGTGTATATGTTATAACAAAAAATTTAACTTTTTAAATCTTTTAAAAATAATTTTAGAGGACAAAAAAGTACAAAAATTGTATTGTGATTTGTTGGGAGAATACAATTTACAATATGTTATCAAGACATACATAGATAATATACCAGGTTTTTATAAGAAAATTTTTCGATCAAAATTCAACAGGTAATAAACTTGAATATAACCGAAAAACAAAAACAGATATATAATTGCTACCTTAAACATTTACGTAAAGGTCAGCCATACAATCCTAGAAAAAATTTTGATGACCTCAATGGTCAAACAAAAATAGATCTGTATAAACTTCAAAACTTTTTTAATAAATTTAAACAAATTAGAATGGATTTCTTTTTTGAAGCATTTGCATTTGTTTACCCGAATGACGATTATCCTCAATTGTCTTTTTTTTGTACCAGAAAAGCATTAAAGTGTTATTCCTTGTATAAGGAGCATAAAGAAAACCAATCACCAGATACGATGTTGGACGATATTAAGAAGAGCGTAATTTTTATTGGCTCATTTTGTATGAGAAATAACATTCTTATGCAGAAGTATTTGAAACATAAAACATTATGTATTCCTACATGGATTAAACACTATAAAGAAGGAAACATAAACATATATGCAGTAATAGCATTGGGATATTCTAATGAATTGAATTCTTTACAAGAAGATGAAAGAGAACTATGGGTCCCAAACCTGTTACAAAATATAACATCTTATAAAATAAGATATAGTAATTGTAAATCTAAAGTTAAGATTATCAAATGGTTAGAAACTACTGAAAATTTTGTCAAAAAGAATTTGACTTTCGTTGCAGACTGATTTAATATATAACAAAATTATGAACAAATACTCAAACAACCTATTCGAATCCATCAAAGACGCACTCAATAAGAAAACAACTAACACAGAGAGCAGTTTTAAGGATTTTATGAAGACAGAAATGAACAAAACATATATTGTTCGTTTACTTCCAAATGTGGAATCTCCAGACAGAACATTTTTCCATTATTTTCATCATATGTGGAAAAGCGTATTAACAAATAATATGATTTCTTTTCTTTGTCCCACAACCTATGGGGAAAAATGTCCTCTCGAAGAATATAGAGGAAAGGCATATCGCAGTAAAAATGAAGCAGAGATTGAGAAAACAAGACCAATCAAAAGAAACGAATCTTGGCTTGCCAATGTTTATGTTATTAAAGATCCAACAAATCCTGAAAATGAGGGTAAAGTAAAAATCCTCCGTTTCGGTAAGCAACTTAATAAAATTATCACTGATGCTATTTCCGGTGATGAAAGCGAAGAATTTGGTCCAAAAATCTTTGATTTATCTGAAAATGGTTGTAATTTTAAGATTAAAGTAGATTCAAATGAAGGCGGTTATCCAACATATGTTAGTTCAAAGTTTATGACACCTTCAAAACTCGAAGAGATCACTAATCCAGATGAAGTATATGCACAAGTTAAACAACTTGATAAAATCTTCACTCAAAAATCTTATGAAGAGATTAAAGAATTGTTGGATGTTCACTTCCTTGGCTTAGAGAAGGAAGAAAAGCCTTCTATTAATCAGCAGAAACCAGTCCATGAAGAAATTCCTGAAATTAATTCGATGGTTGAAGTAGAGTCTACTGATAACTCAAATAAATCAGAAGCCAAAGTAGATTCTATAGGAGATATTGATGATGCTGATGCAAAGATTGAAGAAATTCTTAAAGGTTTGTAAGAATATGCCTGTCAAAAAATCCAAAGAAGACATTCTTTATACTGAAAAGAACGTTTCGAAAAACACACCACATCTTATACAAATAGGATGTGGTGATGTTCATATACCAATTTCTGTTTTAAGAAAAGACGGTTCTACTAATTTTTCACAGGCTATTGTTAATGTGATGGTAGATTTGAATCCATCAGTAAATGGATCTAATATTTCAAAAATTTTAAAGATCCTTAATAAGGACGATCATTATACATTCGAAACATTAATTGATTCTTTATTAAGAAACATCGATGAATTTAAAATTTATGATAAACAAATCAAAATCAATCTTGATTTTATGTATTTCTTAAGAAAGAAAGCATTAGTTTCTAAAAAAGAGTCTTGGGTTGGATTTAAAACTACATTCACAGTCCAAAAAATAGAGGAAAACATCAATTATTTTCTTAAAGTATACGTTCCATATGCATCTGTGTGTCCTACATCTAAAGAAATATCTGATTATGGAGCACACAATCAAAGATCATTAGCTGAAATTGAAGTTCAATTAACTAACTTGGATGATAAAAAAGAATTTTGGGTCGAGGATATTGTATATTTGATAGATCATTGTGTATCTTGTCCTGTTTTTAATGTCATTGAACTTGAGGATGAAGCGTTCCAAACAGAGATGATGTATGAAAACCCAATGTTTGTCGAGGAAGTTGCAACAAAAATAGCAAAAAGCCTAGATAAACACAAAGACAAACACATTAAAAGCTATAATTTTGTCTTAAATCATTATGAAAGCATAAATGATTATACGGTAAAGGCTATTTTACAAAACAATTAACAATATGAATACAGAAACAAACGATTTAGCTATGTTAGCAGGTATGGTGAAGGGTAATATGAGAAAAATAGACTCTTTAATGGCCGATAGACCTGATCGACCAGCAGACAATATTGATATTAGAAACTTTATCAATGAACCTAGAGTCGAAACATTACCGACAATCACAACAAATTTACCGCAACAACAGGTTTATGTAGAACAATCTGCTATTCACACACCACAACCACAAATATCACAAATTACACACCATAATGATGACCAAATTAAGCAAGATATTGAATCTATTAAGTTGACTTTGGAGAAGATTAATGTTAATCTTACAAAACTCACAGGAATGTTTGGAAAAGTGTTTCAGAGTTTAACCAAGGGCAATAAAAATGGATAAAATATGTTTTGAAAAGGATTTTTTAGTTAAAATACTTAAAACAATCAATAGATTGTGTGATAGTTGTGTTCTTAAAATAGAGAACAATCGAATATATTCAGTTACATCATCAAGTGACAATGTAATTGTACTGTATATTAATGGTGAATTAGTAGAAAATACTAATTTTACTGGTAAAATCAATATCATTGATATTAAAAGATTTTTGTGTGGCTTGGATTGTTTAGATAGTCAAAAAATTGAAATACAATTTAATGATAACTATATTAAATGTGTAACAAAAGATAGTAATGATCCAACTCATGTAAAATATCATCTTGTTGATGATAGTGTAATGAGCAAATCTACTTTTAATATTAAGAAAATAACACAACTAACGTTTGATACAGAATTTTCTATACCTTTAAGTGTCCAGAAAAAAATTATAACAGCTTACTCTTTCTCTGCTGACTGTCAGAAGGTTTATTTAAAGGAAAGTGAAGGTAGTATTTACGCAGAAATTAATGATCTAACTCAACACAATAAAGATAGTGTAGAGTTAAAAATTACAGATGAATACAAAGGAGATTTAATAAAGCAACCAATTCCTATAAACATTGAAATATTCAAAAATTTGATGTACACAAAAAATAGCAATATACAAGTAAAAATAAATAACGAATATAAAGTATTAATTTTTAATGTAAAAGAAGATGATACAATAGACGTAAAATATATCATATCAGCACTTGTTAAATAAAAAAATTTAATAATTAATATTATGGCTAAAACAAAAATTACTACAGTTAGTTATTTCTTAAAAAGACTGAGAGATAGTGGATATGTTGCTGATAAACTTTATACTAAATACAGTGATGTTGATCCTAGAAGCTGGACTATAATAGTAGATCCAGAAAATACATCAATTTTTATAACTTGTTTTAACAATAAAAATTTTTTTGGTGAAGAATTTTTTGAAATTTATGATGGTGGACAATACATACCTGAAAACTTTAGAATAAAGACTTCTTCAATTGAAGTTATTGTAGAATATTTAGTAAAGTTTAACATAAATAATAAGGCACACACTTATAAAGGAAAATAAGATGTCAACAAACAAAAAATCAAAAAAGAAAGTTGTTTTAGATGCAACTACGGGTATTAATAGTTTGTCTGCCTCAAATCAAGTTCAAATAACTGAAGATTTAGAACAAAAATTATTTGATACTTTAAATGCAGCAGAATTAAAAAAAAGCATGGATAAGTGGCTTCGTACCGCTGAAGGAAAAAATGCAACAATTTTTAGAGATTTATCTATTTTAAAAAGCATTAACGAAGAATATTTAAATAGTTTTATTACTTTAGGTTATACAATGGATGGTGAACGTGTAATTCTTCAAAGTTATTCATGTCCAAAAGATAAGGATGCTTTAATGGAATTCTTAAAAGTCATTTTTATTCAAAATCATCAACATTCTTCTGAGGATTAATTCGATTATGGATTTTATTAGAAACCCAAGCAATCCAGATATATGTGAATTGCCTAAAGTCTTACCTGATTTTTCTAAGTTTCCAGGTATTACCTCAAATTTAAATAACTTAAGCGCAAGTATAGAACCTTGGCTTTGCGAAATATTAAAGATTGCAGGAGATGAAAGTAAAGACCCTGTATTAAGACCGGGTAATGAACCGGATTACAGTCCGTTCTTTGATTCATTAACTGGAATGAAGGGAGTTGGAGATCCTAGAGTTGATTTAGGATTTGTCATGACAAAAACTTTGGAAAAATATTTGCCACTATTAGATGTTAAATTGAAAGTTCTCCAAGAGGGTTGTCAAATTATAGAAGAAACCTTGTGCGATAGTGACGGAAAACCTGTATATAAATTAAAGAGTGACTGTGATTATGGCGAGGAAATAACATTTGATAGCGTTGCACAGTTTACTCAAAATATTTGGGAAGAAGAAACAACTAAAGCAGCCAATTCTTTTGCTGATTTTATTAAAAGAACATATGTAGACAAAAACTGGAGCGTAGAGCTTTATGCTATGGGTGATGGTAATCTACTAAAAATTGCTAGAGGACAAAGTATACCGATCTTTTATGTGAGAGCATCATCAGGTAATCAGATAAAGTTTCACAAATATTATTTTGATGCTAGAGAAAAAGTATCTAAAGCTCTCAATATTAAATTGAATATAAAAGATTATAATTTGTTTAACAACGTTAACAATTTTCAAGAAAATACACAATTAATGCAAGTTTTAAGTGGCCCTTATTGGCCTGAGAACTAACATTTTGTATCATCGACTATAATATCAATATTACCATCTGGTAAGCGTTTAAATCTGATATTGCTGCTTTGTAAACGTGTATTTGTAAAACCGGGTACTTTATCTCCGATTCCGAAGGAATTCATTTTGTTATAATTGAAACGGCGACCACCAGAACCACCACCCCAACCACCAAATCCACCGCAACCAGCCAATGTTTTAGGACCACCATCAGGCCCCTGACCATTGCTTCTTGCTTTGGTTGGAATAGGTCCCGGTTCTACCGCAGAATTCCTTACACCCTGAACATCATCATAATAATTCCCCTTTGGTTGAGTGTAATCATGATGGTGAGGTTTTGGATCTTCTAATTGATTATGATGCCAGTTCCAGATCCAGCCCCAAGAAACACCCGGTCCTGCTGCATTACAACAAAAACCCAAATACAATCCAGTAGGCACTGGTTCAATTACTGTATTGATATAAATTGTATTATAAATTTGCATAACAGCTTTAACAATGTTTGTGAGGTTTAGCATAGCACCCGGCATTGCATAGTGTGTTAAAGCTGTCCTTACAGTATTTAAAATATCATTAGTCTGTGCAGGGCCAGTTGCCCAAGTTGTAAAAGGTATTCTTTGATCTGGTGAACTTCCTTGGTCTGATTGGGTTCGTTGTCCAACTGTATTTAAAAACGGCACAGACAACTCTCCATCCAATCTCATCCCACCAACAACACCTACGTTTCCGGTTGCACTAAATCCTTTGCAAACCATAGTGGGTGAATTTATTTCCACACCACCTTTATTAGTCCTATCATTTGCGTCTATGGTAACTACTCTACCTTTTAAAGTAGTATGATTTTTTGATCCGAAAACCATTTCACCGTCTGAAGCTAAAAGTTCAACAGAACCACAATTTAATTTTAATCTTCCTTTAGTATTTAATTCTATGCCAGCAGCACCAGCAACTATTTGTACAGAATTTCCGCCACGCAACATAAGATTACCGGGTAAATTGATCGGTGGGGTATAAACAACGTTTTTTATTTCAGCAGATTTATGCCTTTGTGCAATGGTTTGTCCATCATTTGATTTTGTTTGTGTACCAACAGAAACTGACTTATTAACAGTTTCTGCATAACATGGCGCATCGTTCATTCCTCCGGGTAATCCAGCAGAAATCACAACATCTTTTGATGCTGTAACTGTAAAACTTCCACCATTTCCTAACTGTTGTTCTGCATCAGCAATTTCTTTTTGTTTACTTGATAACTTTTTAGCCGCTTCTTTATTTGCATTTTCTATGGGTTTTTGTGGTGAAGGTATTTCGCCTTTATCACAATCAGGATTACCACATTTACCTAAGACATGCCCCGGTACAACCGAAGTAAATGGAACTAATATTAATCCCAATAAAAATTGGAAAACGTCTATAGCATACGAAAAATAAGGTGGTAATAAATTTCTTAAAAAGTTAAATGCTCTTTTTGCAAAACTTGATGCTCTGTCCACAGCATATGATGTGGAACATAAAGGACACGGAACTTTTTCTCCGCTTTTTGCTGTATTTTTTATCTGTTCTACTTTTTCTTTTTGAACAGTTTCGGTTATAGTTTTTAATTTTTCTATAGCAGCTATTTCTTTATCCGTCATTCTACCAGCATTTATAAAAATATCTGACTCAACATCTGTATGAGATGTTGTGCCTATTCTTGCATTATAAGAGCCTCCTAATGATGTAAAAGCATCTGCTCTAGATTGAATATTTAAAGTATCTTGAGCTACCAATGACGTACCAGCACCATGAACCATTAAACCAGATCCTCTAGCCAACACTTCAAAAGAACTTGTATCTGTTATTAAATTTCCATCTTTTAATTTTGTATCGGTCATTGACATTTTAACTGGGCCTGATGCAAAAACGTTACCAACTCTAGCTGAATCTACATCAAGACCAATAACCGAATCAGAACCTGTTTGTATCATTTTTTTCATTGTTTCGGGTTCCAATGAATTTGCAAAATATATAGGTTTTTGAATGTCACCAGCTAAAAAGAATACAAATACTTTTGCACCAGGAAATGGTATCGATATCATTCCTGATGCTTGATCACCAGCAAGACCAGGATCCGTTATCGGAGCATGAAAATTCGGGTTTGGAGAAGTTTGTGATCCTCCTCTAGCAGCAGCATAACCTGTTTTACCCTCTAATACATCACCCTTCCCTGCTGCTATTAAATCTTCAGCGGCAGATGCACCGGGTGGCACAGTACCATATTTTGCAAGCTGTGCTTTGACATCTTCAGCACTTTTACCTATCGTAGATTCTCTCCCTAAAACTTCAAAATTTACATTACTTACAGTATTATTAACGTTATACGTACTTCGATCAACATACATGTCTATTGTAGATCCTTGATTTGAATTTCCGTGTACGTCTGAAACTATATATACATAATTTGTTCTAGTATCTCGAATCACAGTTCCTACTGGTAAAAATTTATTATTTTGTGGAACTGCAATGATGCCTGGTGTTAGATTTTGTCCTTGAGAAGAATATCCTTTAGAAGTCCAAGAATCTGTTGTTTCATCGCCTACTGTTGTATATTGAAATACTTTGTCAGCAACAAAACTTCCTTGAACTTCTGGAGATTCTGTTGTTGTTGCGTCTTTTACTTCCAGACTTCCTTCGGTTGCTGTACTATGTGGATTTACTGTTGTTCCAGCAACACTTTCGGATGGTTGCGTTATATCACCTCCATAATTCGGATCGAATTTGCCGTGTAAAATCTCAAATCGTCTACCATCGGGTAATTCAAATGTAGCTCTATCTCCTACTTCTCCATTTTTAAATGTCATAGAAGAATTGTCTACCCATCTAGCTCCATTACTAAGAGTTAATGCTGCCTGTCTATTACCAAAAGCAAAATCCCATCCACTGTGAGTACGTGTTCCCCCGTCCCTAGATGCATAAAAAGTTCCACCTGATGTAGTGGTTCCAGATGAAAGAGGGCTACCATCTACTTGTACATATTGGTCTAAATCAGTTCTTTCAAAAAATCCTCTACCAACTTGTTTAATATCATAATGGCCTATTTTATTACGGGGTGATCCTATTTTTCCTTGTATATAAGCACCTTTTTGTGGATCTGTTACAGGAAAAGTTCTACCAGCATATGTGTCAGTTATACCTGTATTTGGATTATATGTCGCAGAAGTACCTCCACCAAATATAGGACTAGCACATTCAGCCCAAGGTAAAACAGTTTTTAATTCTTCTACTAATTCAGGAGTTAATGAACCAGAATCATGAATATGTTTGAAATTTTTGTTACTTAAATCTTTATTCCAACCAGCATGTAAAGTATTTGTTAAATAAGGAATCCATATTTGTACACGGCCTCTGAATTCTGGATCTTTATTATTAACAACAATTCCTAAATGATTACCATAAATTGGTTCTTTTGAGAGACTCATAATATTATGTTCCAGTTGTATTGGAATCTAATCCAAAATTATTTGTAGGTGTACCAAAATCACTCGGAGAACCAGCTAATGTTTTTGCGACATTATAAACACCTTCATTTATATAATTTTTACCTTTAACTAAATCTCTACCCATATTATCCAACGATCTTTGAACATTACCTCTAAATTCTGTTAAAAATTCTGGCATTACTACATTTCTGGAGGGGGAATTTGGGTCGAATAATTGTACTTGTCCAGTTATTCCATATTTTCTAAATACCGCTGCTAAAGGATATAAAACAGGTGCTTGTGAACCAAACTGGTTTAAAAGACCGCCCATAACATCGCCTTTTAGATAATAAGCCATGTATGTATATCCATACTCCGATAAAACAGAACCCAAATAACCTAAAGGATCATTTCCTACACTGTTAACAATATTCATTATATTTTGTACTTCTTCAGGCAAGTAAGATGTCAAACTTCCGACTGGATCTGATAAAAATTCAGTTATTTCTGGGGCAATACCAAATTCTTCCAAAATGTCTGATATTTTAAGAGAACTTGAAAACCATTGCGTAAACATAGTTAAATCTCCAGCGAAAATAGATATAATATCCAAAATGAAACATATAATTTCCAAAGGTATAATTCTATCCAGTAAAGTTAATAACCATTGCATAATAACACCAGCAATTGAATCTAGTGCAGCAACAAATTCTTTCACTAATTTTAATGCTCCTTGATAAATTTCATTTATCATTTGAGCTATGTATGCCACCACTCCTGTTATATAGTTAATAGCATATTGAATAGAACCTAATACACCAGCAGGAAGTGCTAAATATGCTTTTCCTTTTAAAACATTTATATATTTTTCTAATTCTTCTGTAAATTTTGGATGAATTTTATTTAATGCTTGTTCTAGTAAAGACGGAACTTGTTTTTCAGAACCAGTCATTGGATTGTTAGGTAAATTATCAGTACTAGAAACAAGAGTGTTTCCTATTGCTCCTATGTCTTCGAAAAATTTATTTTTATATGCTGGTGTTTTTTTAAAAATAGCTTGTAAGGTTGGATTATAATATCCTTTAGTGATAGCATTACCTCTATACCACATGTACATTAACATGTTACCTTCTATTGATACTGGCTGATCTTTTAAATTTCGATTTACACTACTTTGAATTGTTTTACCCGCTGCTGCTGCACCATTTAACAAAAGATAAACCCATGCTGACAATAAATTATAATTCGTACCAGTTAATGATGATGCTAATACACAAAGATCGTTTAATGTCAATCCCGCCGCTCTACCTACAGTATCATAATCTATAGATATTATTTCTCCCGTAGTACCTGTTTTGGTTTCAAATTGTGTTCTTGTTCCTTGATTTAAAGATTTAGCAGTTTCGGGTGTAACTCCCCTAGGAGCATCTGGATCTTCAGGACCCGGCGCAGACCCCACTGCCAATCTACCACCACCAGATACTGCATCAAAGTCATCTTGTGAGATCAATTCATTAGACCAGTCCATAGGAGATTCAAAACCACCGCTTGAACTAGATCCTGATGTATCTACAGTAGGCCCTGTTGAGGCCGAAGTTTGGGTTATTCCACGACCATATTGTGATCGATCCCCTGATGTAACAATAGGACCTCCTTGCGAAGTTACATCTTCAGCAGTAGTTGGTAATGGAATTATTTTATTATCGCCCATTTAAGAATATTTATAATATAAAAATGGGATTACCACTTACCAACAGGACACTTTTCAGCTTTCAAATAAGTTTTAACAGACAAATAACAACCACATTTTTGACATCTTTGTGCTTCAGCAGAAAAAAATTCACAACCTTGACAAATTGATAATCTTCTATTAGCCTCTGCTGGATCTATTCTTAAAGCATTTCCTTGAGCAACGCTTGCTGCATTTCTAACAACGCTTTGAGCAGCATTAGCAGCCATTCTACCTAAAGAAGGCATCTGTGGCTTATTGGAAGACTGTAATTGTCTTAATCTCGTCTGTTCTAATCTTTGTTTTAAATAATCAGGATTCATAAATTACCAATTTTTATCGTCTAAAACAGACCAATGGTTATGTAAACCATCGATTTTATTTGCATAAACGTCTGTAATGTATTTACTACTATCGAAATAATGTACAACTTTATTAATGAGCCATTGTCCCAAAAACTTATCATCAAATGCATTTTTATCGGATGAGTCTGATCTGTCGATAAACAAAAATGTACCGGGTTGTCTTAGCGTCAATCCTTCTGTTTGAAAATATAATGCTTGATTTAAAAATATTGCATCTTTTAACATTTTTACCATCATCATGTCAGGTGGACCTTGTGTGTAAAATGCATTTTCTACACTCAAACCTTCCAATTTAGTTTTGTTTATATTTAACCAAATCTGATTTGGTCCATTTGTATTGTTCAAGAAAGAATACAATCCTTTTTTTCCTAATGTCTCTAAATTTTCAAATATTTTTTCGGCTTTATTTTCTTCAAAATGAATACTGTATGTTCCCGTATTAAAATCCATTGTATGTGTTGGTCTATTAATTAAACGCATATCATCCACAGGAGCCATAGCTGCAAATTTATAGTTTTTCATCACAGATGTTCTTCCAGAAAAAATATTTAAAATCTTTTCATTATTATCATCAAATAAAGCAGCCCTAGCAATATAGGCTAATGTTTGTGGTTCCAGTCCGTCTTGAAGAGTCATTCTTTCAATTTGTTTGGCTTTTGAAAAAATATCACTTAATGATATTAATGACCATTTTTTATTATATCTATCTAATCTTAAAAACACTGGATCATTATCGAACCCTTTAGCATAAGACATCATAAATTTTATGTCATCTATTGTTTTTGCGTTTGCTGGTGACGTATAAAACACAAGATTATTAGGGTCGTTAGTATTTGTTATATTCCAATTATCCTCATCAATATTATCAAAAGGTAAATTTGGGTTGTCAATAGAACCGCCGCTATCAAAACCTACTTTTAATTCACTAGTTTGTTCTTTTCCTAGAGTAAAATCGTTACATGCGGCAGTTTTTATAATAGATTTAATTGATTCGTTAGGATTCCACTTTCTTTCTATGTCTGTAAGATAAGAAACAGAAACATTCCTCTGCTTTGCAATATCGTTTGCTGGTCCATGAGTAGACGTTGACCATGGAATATTTCTTTCTGATAAAATTTGATATCTTTCATCTATAAAATAAATTTTTTTAAGTTTGGCTGTAGCTGAATTAGTTTCAATATCTTCAACATCATATACAACAAAATCATAATCCATTGTCCATGTTTCAGGTTTTATTAAAGGATTTCCATTAGATAATGTTTCTATTTTGATATTAATACGGTTTCTACCATCGTGTCTAAAAACAAAAAAAGCATCTGTGCTTGTAGTATTTTGATTTTTCTCGGTATCTGATACTGTTTTAGCTGTGGTAGATCTTTCTATTACTTCAAAATCGTTTTTTAATATAATCCAACCTTTTGTCCACCAATTTGTTAAACTTTCTTCTATAACCAAACTATCTACAATCTTGAACGGAAGGCTTAAAGGTTTTTTTGTTACAGTATTGAAAAAAACAATTCTTATGAGATAATATTGGTCTTTTATTAAGACAATATCACCTTTATTTTTATTTAATTCTCCAGCCATATTTTATTTGCATACATTTTCATTCACATTAGACTCCAAGCTAACATTGATTTGATTATAACTGAAAGATGCTGTGCTTGTAATTTCGACACCATCTTGATGTGAATAATTAATTCCACCCAAAGAAGTTATAAATGCTCCTTCATATTCAAATCTTATAAGTTTTCTATTATATTCATCTAATGTTATAATTGTTAATGTCGTAGTATAATCAGGAAATTGATTTTCTAATTCTAACTCTGGATTTGGTGGGACTTCGGCTGATCTTAAAATTTCACTAGAAGAATTTCTAGAATCATTAAAAAGATTTAACCAATTCCAAAGAATATAATAATTATGATACCCGTTATCTATAAAAAATCTAATATCCATTGATGGATAATCTGGTCTTGAGAAAGAACTGGTTTTATAAGTTTGTCCACCGTATCCTAAACTTATAGACGGAATACTAATATCAGGTACTGACATGTTGTATATACTCAATTGAACTTTATCGTCATTAAAATCAGATTTTAATTTAGGATCATAAAGATTGTCTAATGCTTTGGGTAAAGCAAAAAGAAATATAAATTTATCGTTTCTAGACTTGTTTAAAATAGATTGGTTCATATATTAAAATAAAATAACAGGAGAATTGTTTTCTTCATTTAAAGAATTTTCCGTTTTTTCTCCATCTTTATTACTTATATTAGGTTTACCGTCCCAAAGGTTACTAATCCAATTAAATAGTTCCATTTGATCATTTGTTGTTGGTCCAATTTCATCTTGTCCTATAAAGGATAATGGTCTATAATTGTTTTCTGTTTTTTTATAAAGACTACTTTTACCTAAAAATAAAGAACTCTTTTTTATTAGCTCAGAATTGTTTACAAATGGTTTAATTTTTAGTGGTCTACCTTGATCATCAACATCATGAATATAAAAATATTTTTCTACTATAGAAGGATCTAAAATGAAAAGACACCAAATTAAAGCAAAAACTCTGTCATCAAAATCATCATTTGTTCTTTTACTATATGTATAGTTTGGGTGTTGAATAAAGTTATTAATTTCTAAAAGTGTATCTAAATCATAAAACTCAACAGCATTTAGAGAATTTATCCAATATCTAAGATTTGCAGTTCCTCTATATTTTGTATTAGTATGACTATGTATTCCTAGTCTATTATCATTTTTATAAAATTTGCTCATACCTTCGCTATAGTATGATACAATATTTTCATAATTATGAATTTTACCTAAAACATCTAAAACCTGTTGACCACTATTATTGTTTTCAATTAACACAGGAGGTCTTCCCCAATCGTCTAAAATACCCATTAAACGTGTACCGAAATGATATGGACTAATTTCATTATTAGCATAAATGGCTGCTTGTTTTATGTTGGTCAAATCCGAAACGTTCATAATCTGGACAACAGTATTTGATCTACCTATACCTTCACCTACGTCTACGCCCACTACATAAAAATCATTTTCTTTAGGAAAATCGAATATTTTATATGAACCTTCGTCTAAAATTAAAACAGGCTCTTTACATTTAGCTTTTAATTCTTCTAAAAGTTTTGTATCAATAACAGCTTTACCTTTTGTAAAAAATTGATTTCCAAATTCTTGTTCAAAATCTTGTTCAGAACCTAATTGAGCTATAGTTGAGCGTTTCCATTCTTCATCTCTACCGGGCACATCCCACCAATCAACTCTTTCTAAATTCCAATCATTATTTTCTTTTAATGATTCTTGATATATTTCGTAAAATTTATTATCTGTCCCGTTAGGTGTACTAATAACAATTATTTGTGAGTTTTTAGAAGATGAAATAATAGGTATTGCAGACTTCCACAATTCTTTCATAACTTCATTTGGACAATGTGCCATCTCATCGATAAGAAGAAGATTGCTAGTAGATCCGCGAGGTCCAGCACTTGATGTTGTGCTGACTTGTATAGCAGAACCATTACCTAAAGCAAATCCGTTTTTTCTCCAAGACTTAACTGGTGGTTTTAAATATAAAGGCAATTCTTCAAATGCCATTTTAATACGTGCAAAAATTTCTTCAGCAGTATCGGCTTTGTTTGCAACTATAGTAATTCTTTTGTCATCAAAAAAACAAGTAAGCCATAATGCATAAATTGTTATAGTTGTAGTTTTTCCACTCTGACGGCTTGATAATATAATGTTAAATCTATTAGATTTATAAGATTTTAATAATCTTTTTTGGTATTTATAAAGTTCAATTTTTCTTCTACCCTCATCAAGAGTTAATATAAAAAAATGATTTTCAGCAAAATGGAGAATACTTTTTCTGCATAAACGCAGATCGTCTTCCATTTCTTTTGTCCACTTTAATGTAGCATTTCCTCTTAAAAGGTTTTCATTACCTTTATAAAATGCTGCATCTACCAAAATGTCATCTGGATCTACAGGTTTTACATTTGTTTTTGGCATGATTTTTATTTATTAATTTGTTTTGATATTTCAGCCAGAACTACCCCAACGTAATTGGGTCTTAAATATTTTATAAGCGTTTTTGATTTTATTTTCTCAAAGGGGTCTAAAACACTATTATATAAACATATTAACCACCACAAATTCATATTACCATAAATTCTATGAGATATGGAGTACCATGTATCAGTGTAGTCTGATATATATTCTCCTTCCAATTCACTGTTATTTGACGGGAAAATTGATATATTTTTTAATAAATTAAAAAAACGAAACCCTTGGTCATTTTCGTATATATTAAAAAAATTTTCGTAACTAAAAGAACTACTATTAATTTCTGGTATATCTGTTTTTCTCATTTTAATTATTAACCTTATTCAGGTCCACCTCTTGTATTTGGTCCACCCCCAAAAGGATTAGTTCCAACTACTTCCACTTTAGCACCACCAACAGCCCCTTGGAAAATATTGGTACTTTGTGGTAACATTTCCTGTAATGTTATATTAACATCATATGCCTCTGGTACTAGTACGGTTTTACCGGGTATTATATCATCGGTGATTTGTCTAACAGTTCCTATATTATTAATTTTTAATTCTCTCATATATGCTATAGGCATATATACACCATTCATACCTTCACAAGATACTGTATATACTGATGGTGGAACATATGTAACAAGGGATGTTCTGTTTTTTAGATTTTGATAAGTCAATAGTATGGTAAAGTAAAAATTATCTATTGTAGATTGAATATTAAAAGTATTATATAAAGGAAATCTTATATTAAGTGTCATACAATTGGTAGTAGAAAAGGTATAGATGGGATCTACTTCTATACCTGGTGTTAGAAAACCAGCCGCACCACCTATTGCTCCACCAAAAAATTGAGAAAGTTTAGAATTAGGTGCTCCGGTACTACTGCTACTACTTCTCGGTGAAAACCCCTTATTATCATTCCAAGTATTTGTTATACTTCTCAAATTACTACCGCTATTTAACAACCATGGTATTCTGTATTTGAATGGACTGTTATTTTGTTCTATAACATACAATTGAGCATATGGCTCAGACATAGCTGCTTCAAAAGATTCGTTTTGTGCAGTGTCGATAACATTTCTAAAAGTATTAATAACATTAGATATTGTTGCAGCTATTCCTCTCATGGCTAAAGTTTTTTCTTCTAAAATCAAGGACGGAACTTCATTTAGTACGGAATCATCTTGTGCTTCTGAAGAATTTCTCCATTTAAAACCATTTCTAATGTCTACCATGTTACCATTAGATCTTAGTCTAATTCTTTTTAAAAAATTAGTTACTGCTGTATCACCTGATCCAGCAAGTGTTTCTGAATATTTTTCTAAAGTAAACAAATTATTTTGTTGACTTACAGCACTTTCAAACAAGGAATAATCTTTATCAAAATCTGCCATATGTATTACTCCTTAGAAACTCTGTTCTTGATAAATATATTTCGTCTCTGCCACCGCTTATTTTTACTTTTTCTGAAGCATTTTCCATACTACCGTTATTATTATTTATAATAATAGGTTCTGTTGGGGTGTTATCTATTTCTGGATTTCTTCTTTGATTTAACATATCGATCTCTTTAGACATTAATAGTCTTTCCATTTTTTTAGATAAATTTTCTACACTATTGGTTAAATTAATAAATGTTTTGTCTACAGCATCTCCTTTTTTAGATGCAAAAATAGTGTCATCAGAAGACAGTTGAATAGCATTACCACTTCTGTCTAATATTATTTTTCCGTCTTTTGAATCAAATCTTTTTTCTATAAATGAAGATTTTGAAGGACCTTCAAAAGCAGTGTCTTCTAATAACATATTTGAAAGTTTTTTATCATCGGTATAAAAATTAGCTTTTTCTGGTTCAATAACTTCTTTGTTTTTTTTATCCATCAATTCTTGAAGCTCTTGTCTCAACAAGTTTAATTTTTGTCCTTTGGTTCTGTCCCTAGATTGACTGATTTTTTCAATTTTTTCTTCTATCAATGAAATTTGTTTGTCTAATTCAGTCTCTGGCAATACCCCTAAATCTTCAGCAGTCGTAACTTGTTTACCTTCCTTCAGTTCTTCATATCTTTTGAGTTTGTAATTTAATGCTTTTTGAGATTCTAATATATTCTCTCTTTGTCTTTCTAACATTTCTATTTTTCTATCATCTCTTGATATAAAATTTTTGTTTTTTTCTTCTTCAATAGAAGCTTCTAATTCTTTTCGGTTGGAGATTAATCCTTTTGCATTATCTTTTAATTCAGTCTCATCTTTTTCATTGTATTCGGTTGGAAGATTTCTTATAACATTCTTTTCAACTCCAGACATTTTTGGTTGTTTAATCTCAGATATTGGAGCATTATTTTCTACAAGTTCTTTTGTCTTTTCATCGTATGTATATCCAAACATACTAGCAAACCAAGATTTTATACCGAATCCTTCTGGGAAAAAATTTACTAAATTTTTATACAAGTTCTTTTTTAAATTGTCTGCTAATTTAGTAAATGAAAATTTTGTAGTAGTTACGCCTGTTTTTGAATCGGTTGTGGTTTCAAATGCATCTAATATTGATAAAAATGTTCCTGCTACAGAACCGAAAAATGGTAATTCATTGATCAATTCTAAACCCTCACGTATATTGCCTGTAAACAAAGAATATAGACCTTCACCAGCTTTGATTAAGGTTCCTACCAAATAACTTTCTCTGAGATATTTGTAAAAAGAACCAAACCAGTTTCCCATAATAGAAGCTTTACCAGTAGATGTATCTGAACCTTGTTGGTAATCTAAAACGCTGTTTAATATATCTATACCTATAGCCAACGTTGTACCTACACCGGGAACAAACGCAGCAATGCCTGATACTATATCCAAAACACCGCCTAAGATATCGTTTTGTTGAAACCTTCCCCATGCTAAACCAAAACTTAAAAGAGAACCAATAACAGGTATAAATTTTAATTTACTTCCTATTTTAGCTACCCAACCTACGGCTTTCATTAGCATCGCTGTTATGCTCAATCCTGTCTCGGCCTTTTGTTCTTTTTCTTCACCGCCCTTTAAGTCGATAAAGGTATTTAAAAGGCTTAAACCTATAGACAGAGCAGTTCCTACACCGGGAACCAAACCAGTGACTCCAGCGGCTATGTCTATCAAACCTTGCATATATTCACCTTCACGAAACCTTGCCCAAGCCTGACCAAAGCTAATAACTGTGCCTATTAATGGAATGGCTTTTAATGCGGTCAAAGATACACCTTTCAAAAGTAAACCAGCACCTCTAGCTAAAAGACCTTTTAAATTACGTCCCACAGTAGATCCAGCCACTTTTCCACCAACTTCAGCACTTTCACCTATGATATTATCAAACACACCAGAAAACATTTGAGTAGCATATGTTGCCAGCTTTTCACTAATACTACCAAAGAATGTACCAACGGTCTTAAAAGCATTCCCAAAGGTCATTTGGAGTCCACCCATAGTAAAAAATTTACTCATGGCATTCACTACTCCTTGAAATTTATCAAAAGTTTCAGCAGCCTTATCGCCAAATTTCTCACTAATGTAATTTTTAATTTCAGGCCAATAAAAGGATGTAATAGCTCCTATGCCACCTATAGCCGCCATAGCACCTCCAATCAAACCAGCAACGCCACCTAGACCATTTAATAAACCACCAAACAAACCACCAAACAAACCACCACCTTGTTGTATTGTAACATTCGATGTTTCTTCGGATTTTTCTTTTAAAATTTTATCTACTAATTTAGATAAAAAATCACTTGTCTGAGTAGAAAAAGTTATAATTGTTTCTGTTGGTTTGTTTTCAAATAATTTTTGTTCTTCTGAAGTTGTTTGTGTGTTATTTGTTGGATTTTCGTTATTGGCTTTAATGAATTCTAGCGTGTTATTTTTTTGTAAATCTAAAACATTTACTAAATTACCAATCAGATTATTGTTGTTTTCGTTGTTTAAATTGAAAATATTTTTAATATCAAAAATAAAACTTTTAAGAGTATCACTTAAATCGAATTTTTGATTTTTTAAAATATTTTTGTTATTGAGTGTTTCAACATCTGTCGTTTCTTCCGTATTTTTTTTCTGATAAGCTTCTTTTATTTTAGAAAAAATATCTGAAAATATATTTTGATAGTCGGTTAAGAAATTAAAATCTGTTTGAACATTTGTATCTTTTACGGGTTGTTTAGGCTGTTCAACTAATCTCGGAGACTCTTTGGATGATTTAGCTTGAATGTCGGTTACTTCTTTGTCTTTGGTTTGAACTTTTTGAATTAATGTGTTCAGCTTTTCATATATCTCAGTAGCCCTTTCAGAAGAATTTTCAACATTATCTGTTAAAGTTTTCCATTTTTTGACCAACTTTTCTAATATATTCCGTTTAAAATCTCTTCGAATTAACTGTAAATCTTGATCGTTGACAAATATCTTTACAAGAACATCTAAAGGATTTTCCTTTAATCCCTTTTCTGTAAATTCTTTTATAAAGCTTTCTATGTCAGGATTCGCTACCATAATAATATTTATGGCCGATTACTGTTATAGTGCTACATTAGGAACAAAAGATTATCTAATGTTAGAGTCTTTTTATACTCTCCATTCTTAGAAGAAACTGTTAAAAAAGAATCTAATTCGGTTTTCCAGTCTGCAATTTTTTGTAGTACTTTTTGAGTCAAATCAGCAGTCAAAAGTTCTGTTAATTTTATTCTCTGGTTTATAGTAAGTCCTTCTAAACTAATGACTTTATCATCGAATGCTATTTTACTTATAAATTTAGATACTTCACCAATAAATGCATCTGACAAAAGTGTTCCCATGTCATTTACATTTTTAACATCATCTATTTTTTTATAAGTTTTTGATAATTCTAATTCATATTTCGATTCCAAAGTTATTGTCGGGATTAAAACTTCGACGTTTATAGATACTCCATCTTTTACAATATTGATACTTTCAGTAGAAGGGTGATTATACTTTAAGCTGTTATCAATTATTGGCTGCAATTCTACAGATTCAGAGTAAACGGGATTTTCATTAAAAACCACATTTAAGTTATTAGATATTTTTGATCTTAAAAATAAACCTATATAAACTTTATCGTAGATTGTTAGTTTTTCTACTTCTACACCTTCGGTAATTAAATTCTCTTTAATAATTTTTAAAAAATTTTGGGTGAATTTACTTTTATATATTGATGTATCAGTTACCGTTTCCAATAAATCTTTTTGTTGTTTTGTATTAAGTTCTTTAAACTCAACGTTTTTCTTAAGAGAAGGTATATATACAGATAAACTAAAAGTATTTGATATATCTGTTAATGATTTTAAAATATCATTAAAATTTTGTGTATTATCGCTCATTTATTAAAATAATTATAAATTCACGTTAGAATTCAAGTCAGAATTTTGATTAGACTTGGTTATTTGCTCAACATATTCATGAATATAGTCAGCCTTCTCTAATGGTGTTAAATTATTAATTTCTTCCAATGAAAAATTATATTTTTTCAAAAAAATATTTTCTTGTAAAATAGATCTTTCATCACCAGAAAATATAAATCTAATTAAATCTTGCATTGTTGCATTAAAAAATTCTAATTTATATTCATTAAATTCTTTTATTTCAAAAAGAGGTATAACAGAAATTTCTTTGAGTAAAGAAAGAACATTTGTTTGAATAATTTGTTTTATTGATAACGGTATAGATTCTAACAAAGTATTTTTTTGTTTTGCATCAAATTTTTTAAATTCAAAGTTTTTATCTTTGATAATTATTTTTTCAATAAACAACGGTAAAGATTTTAAAAATTTATCTAATTGATCATTTGTTAAATTTTCTAAAAAGAACTCTTCGTCTTTTAACATCGGCCAATTTAAGTGTATTTCTATATTTTCGTCTTTTATAATTTTATATTTTTTGATATTTTCAGCTATATCATAAACAGATTTTAATAAATCAAAAAAGTTTATAATAATTTTAGTATTTTTTGTTTCTTCGTTTTTTATGGAAAGTTCTACTGTATGTCCAACAGATATTGTTCTTAGACGAATACAAAACATTAAAAATTCTACAATATTTAAATCAAAAATTTTTTCTTTATCCTTTAAACATTCAGATAAAATATTTATAATGGTATAATGATAATCTATTCTGTAGTCTGCTTCTGGTGGTAAATTAGTATTACTCTTTATTAGATTATGATATTGCTTATTATTAAATTCTTTAAAATGTAAAACTGTATTAGTATATGGAAACTGTAATGCGTGTGTATAAAACATTATATTATAGCTTATTCTACAAAGCTTGAAAATAAAGGCTTTTGTTTACTATCTTGTTAAATTTAATAAATTTGGTGTGTTTTGATCTCTTACGTAATATTGATCATATACAAAATCTACAGAGGTATATTTCATATCATCGGCCATATATGAATATTGTTCTCCATCAATACCCACCGGAACAATATTGTTAAATCTATAAGTTTTTCGTATGGCTTGTTTATTACCACTACCTACTCTTGCCATTAAGTTAACATCACAGTATGAACACTTTACGTTTCTTGTGCTATCAAAATCTCTAGATATTAAACCATAATACGAAGACAATACCATCCAAGGTCTTATTACTAGATCAACAAAAGACGCATTTGTTTCCAAGAAAGTTATTCTTAATTTTGAATATTTTGTTCTAGTATTAGATGTTGCTGGTGGTAAAAATCCACCATATTCTAATCCAGTATTTCCAGCATCAATACCATCATTTGGAAGATTTACTTGTCTTGCAAATACACAGCCAACGCCATATTGTGTATTATATTCCCAATCAGTTAATTTAGTAATACTGTCTTGTTTAACATGCCAACCAGCCTGACCAAAATTTGACTCAATTGCATTTAATCTCTTAGTTACGTCTCCTTGCAAAGCAGGTACACTGTCTATATCGAATATTAGCCACCATTGACTAGCAGACGCAAGAGCAGTAGGCCACGCAGCTAAAGACTTGAAATAATTTTCATAAGGATAAGGATCTTCACTAGCCATATGCTATATGAATTACTTATCCTTAAGTAAAATTATTCTACTCTCCAGTATTGGTAAGCAATAGTAGCTGGAACTGTGACAATATCACCAGCAGTGCCAACATTCAGTGTCATTTCTCCCAAATTAGTAATATAGCAACCATAGAGATGATATCTTCTAAGTCTGTTACCATTTTTACCAATCAAGTCGAGAGTTGTAACACCTTCATCACCAGCGGGAATAGAATATTCTCCGGTGCTGGTTTCATCATCAAAGATGCTCTTCATCCAATCTTCAAGTTTGTCACGGACATCAAGCTCTGCATCCATTCTCATAGTAACCTGCCATGCGTTACTATTTGGATACTGAACCGTACCGGGAACATTGAATTGAAGTCCCATATAAGGAACTTGAATGTTGTTTATTGTCTTGCTAGGGAGTGTTGTTGATTCGATGTAAAGCAAATCATCATCGTTGAAGAAGTTTGCTCCACCGAATGCAATTACTCTAAAAAGATTTTGTCTGAAGAAATCTTTTCTACCAGCAACTTCGTGGAAGTTTCTAATGCCTTGTTGATCTAATATTCCTGCCATAATTTTATTTATCCTTTTATTCTATAATTAGTTGATTAATGCATCTAAGTCTGTACCAGTTCTGGTAGCAACGAAGTCAGCCAAGATAAATTCAGCGGCTCTAACAGGTTGAATATATATTGCAACTCTGAGTTCGTTTCTATCGATTGTGTCTGGTGTGTTATTTCTTTCATCACAGATAATTCTGTAATCATAGATGCCTTCTCTTGTCTTTGCTCTTTCGAATAAAGGTGTTAATCTAAGAACAACTCTGTTTCTTGTTGTGATTGTATTTGGTTCAAATACAAATCTATTTAAGATAGTTGTTGTGCTCTTTTCTAACCATAAGAAGAGGTTTCTTACATTCAATCTATCGAATGCTGTTTGATAATTTATGAATGTTTTTTGACCATAAACTACCATACCTTCTCTTGGGAAGTTAACGATAGGATTGTAGGAATGTCTATAAAGAAGATCTCTTTGTCTTTGATTTGGGTTGAGTGCTAGATCTACAACGCCAGTCAATCTTCCATAATTAAATCCTGCTGGAGCTAACCATGGTGCTCTTCTTCTGGTATTGAGGAGAACTCTACCAGCAAAGCCTGATGGTGGCAACCAAACAAATTCGTCTGAGGCTGCATCATAACGTCTCATCCAGTTTGCATATGTTGCCATGTATGTTGAGCGACCAATTTTTGCATAAAGCACATTCAGAGGTCTTAAAACATCATCAACGAAGTTGAATGTTCTTGAATCGGCTATTTTAGCGTTTTTGCCTTTGACAAAAACATACCTCAATGGATCAGAAATAAATACGTGATTTTTTCTATTTTGTGCATAATTTCTGAATTTTCTCTGAACATCAACGTAAGCTTCTCTTACGACATCAAACTCTTGGTAATAAGCTCTCCAGTTCTTAGGAATGACTTTAAGATTGTTGACATCGACATCTCTTGTGTCATCAAAGTGACCCGCGAGATCTGAACCAACATATGGGTTAAATCTTGCAGCACTTAATGCTACGTTTATTGTGCCTAAACCAGCTTCACAAACAATGTCTATGAATGTACTTTCATTTTCAGTTAATTCATATGTTTGGAAAACTCTGTCTAATTTAAGACTGAGATCACCAATATTTTTGTTTTTATTATCAACTGATGTAGGTGAGAACAGACTGTGACACCAAATAGCTTTGGTTCCTTCAGCAACTCTTACCTTCTTGACAGGTCTACCAAATTGATCGATCCATACGCCTGTTTCAGATATGTTAGGATTAGTTACAAATTTAATTCTAGAATTGAGATTATTTTCAATTCTATTTTCGATGTTGAAGCTAACTAATCTTCCACCGCGAGGGTCATTTTGCTTTCTCTTGGCATACAATGAACCAGCATATGCTTCCACTGTGCTATAATCTAAAGTTATAGCATCCTGAAGGAAAGGTGAAGTGTTTAATCTGTATACAAACAGTTTCAAGGAATCATTGAATGCATCATCTGAGAAATCATAAGCAGGGAATCTTGACATTCTTTCAGAAACACTTTGGAATGTTACACTTGAATAAGACTCTGTTAATGTGAAGTTTAATCTTTCATCAGGAATTCTATAGAAAGACTGACCGACATTATTTCCAGAATTAACTGCGAAAATTGATGTTACAGAACTAAAATCTGTATAAGGAGTATCATCTGAATTATCTGCAAGGGCAATGTAAAACCCTTCAAACATATCATTAACCCCTAATTTATCACTGTTGATGATAACAATACCAGCCTTACTTAAATCTTCTGGGCCATTGATTGTTAATGCGTTTAATGATCTCTTATCATGATAGTTAAGATCATATGATATTACAGTTCCTACACCATTACTGTTACTTGAAACATAATTTGTCCAAGAACTTAATGTGTTTAAATCTGTGTTTACTGTTGCCCAAGCAATAGGAGCACCGCCAACCAAGTTTTTATCTAACTTGTTGGCATCATTTATAAGCCCATTGTCAGCAGCAACAATTCCATCAATATAATCTTGAACTCTTTGATTAAAGTATGCTTGGATATTGAATGCTGTTAAAGGTCTTTGTACTACTTGTTGGTTTGGTAAAACAGCAGGACCTTGATATGCATTAGGAGCATATGGGAAATATTTATTGACTTCAGAAACATCACTAACTCTTAAATCATTAACTACGTCTAAGAATAAAGCACTAGCTACTGTTCTGTTTAAAGTGAAGGTTTGGTTTGCTACTGTTGATACAGAACTTACTTGTGTACTCCATGTTACACTTCCTTCTCTGATGTATTTATCGTATTGATTTTGGTCAAATTTAACAGATTTAGGAGGAAGAATGTAATATGCTTCTGCATCAGAATAAGTTTTACCGTGTGGTAAAACTGGAAATACTAAGGCACTATAATGATTCTGAGGATCTTCTTCTCCTCCATTGGCACCATAGGGCATTCTTGTTACATGAACATCAGAACCAGTACTAACCAATTGTTCTACAGTATGGGAGAGATAACGCTCTGCGGCTGTTTCAGGTAAGCCGAAAACGGTATTAAATTGAGCCATGCTTGTGATTCTAACAACTTGTTCAGTAGGACCCTGTGAAGCGAAACCAGTAACAACTGCGGCTGGTCTAATTGCTGCACCTCCTCCACTAGGTAGTCTTGTTAAGTCAGTTTCAGTAATTTGAACTCCGGGTGATTCAATTCTTCTTGGTGTTTGTATAATTCTTGTTGCCATATGTTATGAAAATATTTATCTTATTTAAGTACCAATTTACGTAAAATTATAAAAAAATGTAAATAGTAGTATATGAAATCATATAATGAACTTTATACACAGTTACTTAGTGAATATCAAAATACAAATACGGATGTCCAAAATCCCAATTTTTTAAAATTACAAAATTATTTTAAGCAACTTGGCCAAAATATCGATCCTAAAACTATAGAAGGAATTCTAAAAACATTGGAAGATAAATCTGAAAATGTTACGCAAAATACAAATGCAACAGAAAACGAAGAAGACCAAAATCAACCAGAAGTTCCAAAAGAAAAACAAACTTCCCCTAATGTTAGTCCAGTAATGAATAACCCATTGAACCCTTTCAATAAAAATCAACAAGCAACAGTATAAATATAATATATGTTACCAGAAAATTTCGATAATTTAGTAACTGAGCTTTTGGAAGAAGCCAAATGCACAGGACCAACGAAAAAAGCTTCATCTACAGCCAAGGGTAAAAAGTGGATGAAGTGTGTAAAAAACCCAAGTGGTGGTGGATATAAAAGAATACATTGGGGTCAAAAAGGTGTTCGTGTAACTGGTAAATCCGGTAACACAAAACGTAAAAAATCATTTCGTGCAAGACATAAATGCTCTGGAGCAAAGGCTGGCACACCACGTTACCAAGCGTGTAAAGATTGGTAACTTCTTCAATGAAGTCAAAAAAAAGTAAAAAGAAACAGACAGACTCTGTTCAAAAAAGCCATTCTCAAAACCGTGAGGATACTTCTCCTTATGTATACCAAAGAGAAAAAATTAATTTTGAATTTGGTATTAGGGAACTACCGTGGACAAATAAACAAAAAGAACTAATTGAAGCTATTTTAGATAAACATACAAGATGTGTTTTTATTGAAGGGCCAGCAGGTACATCAAAGACATTAACTGCTGTTTATGCCGCACTGAACCTTTTGAAAAATAAAAAAATTTCTGACATAATCTTTGTAAGAAGTGCTGTTGAAAGTGCTGATTCTAAAATAGGTTATTTACCCGGTTCTATTGATGAAAAATTTGAAGCGTATATGGTTCCCTTTATGGAAAAACTTGAAGAACTTTTAGATAAAGGTGCATTGAATAGATTAAGACATGACGAAAGATTTAGTGCAACGCCTGTGAATTATATCCGAGGTTTACATTGGGCAGCAAAAACGATCATCGTTGACGAAGCACAAAACATCACATTCAGAGAATTGGTAACAACTATTACTAGAATGGGTGAATTTTCAAAAATTATTTTTTGTGGAGATCCTATGCAATCAGATTTACCAGAAGCAAAAGCTGGTGGTTTTTCTAAAATGTGTGATTTATTTTCAGATGATGAATGTAAAAAATACGGTATTCATCATTTTAGATTTACAAATGAAGACGTTGTACGATCTGAGTTTGTGAAATTTATTGTTAATCGCCTTGAAAATGAAAAAGACACTTGGAAACCAAAAAATGTAAGTAAATAATAGAATGGATCAAAATCAACAAAAAGTAGATTATAACAAAGTATCAAACAGACCAGTTACATGTATTTATTGTGGTGCTACAGTTGTAGGAAGAGTTCAAAAAACACCACAAGGAGAACAAATAAAGTGGATTTGTGATAGATGTAATCAACTAGTAAAAGTAGGAAATGTATGAATTTAAAGGATATTATTGAAGAAACTATTACGAATGCGGGTAGCATGAAAGCATATTCTGCTTATGAACAACCTGCTCGTAAAGACTTCATTCCTTTAAATCAATCAGATTATAATTTTCAATACAATCAAAATGTAAGACCCGGTGGAGAAAGACTTCCAGAACCACCTATACAAGGAGCCGTTCCTTGGCCTTTAGAGGGTGTTGTAGACGATTTTACTAGTAGTTATGTAAATCTCTACACCGCTGGTCAAAAAATCAATGCTTCAATAAAAGCTAATAAGGCATTATCTGATAATCAAAAAGAAGAATTAAAAAAGTTTTTAAAAGATATTAAAACTATTTTAAATCATATAAAAACACTTGGGTCTAAAATAGTAGACGTTTCCAAGATCAATTAAAAATTTTCTTGACCTTACAAGAAAATTCTAGTAATCTCGTTATAGATGAAAAATCTTATAAGATCTATCTCTATTAATTTAATAGTTTCTGCTTTATTCGGATTGGCCAATGTACTGTTTGGTGGTAATTTTCTTTACGTATTTGCGTTTGCTTTTTTAATTCAATACGTACTTTACTCTGTAATAGCAACTATCATAATAAACTATTATAGAGAAAAAACAAAACAAATAGAATTAAATAAATTAGAAAATTTATCGACTATTCTTGAGTGTGCTTATTGTAAGCAAAAAAATTTATTAACATTTATACCTGAACAAAATGAAAGAACAGAGTTTATCTGTACTTCTTGTAATAAAGAAAACGCTGTGATTATTAATTTTACAGTTGCCAGAATCACAGATTCTTTGCCAATCAATTCACTTTTAACTGATGAAGACAAAAAATAAAACTAAACAAACTAACATTGACCTGTCCGGTAAAAATATATACGAAGAAACTATGTATTATGCTAGATGGATAGCTTTATACGAAGCAATCAACATGATTGCTGAAGAAGCAAAACAGAGAAAAAAAGAGTTTGATGTTCTCAAACTTAGTCCAGTTAAGATTAAAAAATACATTTCTAGTGTAGAAGATCATATTCAAAAAAGACTTTTACAAGAAAAATTAGGTGTTGATTTTTATATTAAAGACAAAGATAAAGAAAAGACCTATTCTGTCTAATAATCACCATAGACATTATCATTACTACAGGGGTTCTGTAGGTATGAAAAATTTTCTTGGGAGTCTTGTTCGATAGTATCATTGTCACTGACATTGGTATTATTTCCAACACCAGCACCGGGACCACCTGTTTCGTGGCTGTAATCATACCTACGACCCTTGAAGAACCAAAGATAATGTCCAGCTATAGGATTTATTTGAAACTCGTCTATAACCTCTGTTAATTCAAATACATTAGCACCACGTTTCGGAAAGTGTATTCTATCAGCACCAAATTCTGTCAATTCAATAACATCACCAGCTTTGGGTTCACTACCGACACCAAATAATGCTTCAAACATTTCAGGATGAATAACACCATTTATATCACTATCGGCTACAATACCAAATTTAGAAAGAAGATATGAATCATTGTTAAGATTTAATAGAACAACAAGTTCTTTCCCTTCACCAAAACCCGAAACCGTATCTTCACCATATAAATCGTCAGCAGAAGATAAAGAAGTTAAATTAGAAAAAAACTTAACTTCTTGACCAAACATTTCAATTTGTTCTTTGTTCCAACGATTGAAGTTTGACCTTTCGTTAGCATTAATTTTTTTATTTAAAAATCTAACCTTTTCCATATTTTATTTTTTACGTACAACAAAATATTTTGTACCCTTTCTTACTAAAAATAAATCTGTTCTTCCTAGAGATTTTTTAAAATCACCAGTTTCTTTTTCTATATTTCGTCTAAAAATTTTTGCTAACTCTTTTGCTACTGTAAGTGGAATTTTATCAAATTTTAAATTTTTATTCATTTTAAATCTTTTGATAATATAATGTGATCGTTTAATATTATCAGAATCAGGAACAAAATTTAAACCTTTTTTACGGTCTATCGTATTTCTATTTAAAGACTGTGTGTGTTTTCTAGAATTTTTTGTAGGTTTTACAATATCAGATTTTTGGTTATAAAAATTTTTAAAGCTAGAAATCATATATCTATTTATAAAAAAACTCCATCTTTTCAGATGGAGTTTTCTTTTTTAATTTTTATTAATTAATTATTTGTTGTCAATTATTCCTTTGCCAACATTTACTGCTGCTACTTTGTTATTTTTGTTTTGTAAAGATTTTCCAGCAGAATCACTTTGTTTTGTTAATTCGCCTTTGAATCCTTTACCAGTAGAAGGAACTTGAGCTTTCTTTTTATGAGCCTTGATTGTGCTCTTAACAACGTTATTAGAAGGTTTGTTCATTCCTTTAAGAAGTTTTTCTTGGTCAACCAATGCATGACCAACGACTTCTGCATCAACCTCTTCTTTAACGGTTTCTTCTTCGTCTTCAGATTCTTCATTTTCTTCGTCAGAAGCACCGAAATCAAATTCTTCATCTTCAGATTCTTCATTTTCAGATTCTTCGTCTTCAGATTCACCGCCAATAGCAGTTTGAAGAACGTCGATAAGTTTTTGGGCAGTTTCTTTATCAAGGGTAAGAGTTACTTCTTCAGATTCTTCTTCTTCTTCTTCAGATTCTTCTTCAGACTCATCAGAATTTTCGAGTGAAGGAACTTCATTGTCGATTTCTCCCATACCATTATCACTACCATTTTCAATTTCCCATCCAAAAGCGTCTTCTTGAAGAATTTTGTTATACAAATCTTCAAAAGGATTAGCAGCTTCTTTATAGGTAGGAGCTTTTTCTAAAGCACCGTCTTTTTCACCTTTTTCGTCACTAGAATTTCTTTTATCTTCGACAGGTTTATCAAGATCAACATTTACATCAGCTTCATCAGCTTTGTTAAGTTTTTCAGTGCCTTCAAACGAATTTCCTGTTTTTAAAGTTGTTTTAACAACACCAGTATCATTGCCTTCGTTTAAAACTTCTAAGTATTTTTCGGTTAATGGGTCCATAATTTTTGTTTGTAATAATATTTACTCTATTTAGGTACATTTTCATCAAAAAATGACTCTTTGTTTAAAATAAACTCTGCTTCCTTTTCCAAATCCAACGGTTTGATTATTTGATAATCTTTATTTTCAGGAAACCATACGATGTATAAGTCATCTACTTTATAACCAGAATTTTTTTCGACTATTTTTTTATAAATGTGTAATTGTAAAGAATATTTACTCAACTCACAATCTTGTAAATGAGACAAACCATTTAGCATAGTTTTTCCGTTGAATCCTTCAGTTTTGATCGATTGGTTGGTTTTATAATCAAAAATAGATAAGTTTTTTGTTTTTCTATTATATGAAAGATTATCAATTGTACCACAAATTTTACTACCAACATCACCTACAACAAATTCTGATCTTATACAATAATATGATTCATCATACCATTTATAAAAATTTAAAAAGTTTTTAACCATGAAACGCATCGTTTCTCGATACTGTTCTTTCTTTTTTTCAGCATCCAATTCTTGCCCTTCTTGAAAAAGCATATAATGAAACCCGTCCATATCTAAAGACACAAATTTTTTATTTAAAAAGTTTTCAACATATTTGTGAAAATCAGTTCCTTTAAAACAAGCATATTCTTTTTTGAAATTCCATTCTTTTAAAATATCTTCTACAGGTCTTCCTTGTTTAAAGGCTACATTTTTAGCCACACCCGCAGAATCAAATTCTTCTGCATAATTTTTGAGAAGTGTCGTAACCGAATATTTGCAAAGTTCTCCATTTATTTTATATTTGTGATCTTTCTCGTAAAATTTTACTTTTTTAAAAGTCTCTTCGAGAAGTAAAAGGTCATCAAAAGTTTTTATTGCTTTTAGCATCCAAAGAGTCTATCATAATTCGTCAACCAATGCAAATATATTCACAAGAAAAATGGTCTGAAATTTTAACAAAATATCCTAAACCAGAAGATCTTATAAAAGAAGATATTTGGATTAAAACCAGAGGATTAGATCTTAAAAAAGAGATAACATTAGACCAAGCTAAAGATGATTTTAATTTATTAAAGTCGTTAGAAACAAATAATTTAATCAAAGAAAGAAATATCTTTTCAAGATATGATTATAAATGGGAATTGGGAAGCAAATATATAGACTCTTGTAATATTGGTAACAAATCTTCGAATTATTTTCATCAAGCTACTCGTTGGAAGTGTGATTCGATTAACTCACCGTCACCAGAAAGAAATTGGAATGAAAAGAAGTTCTTTTTTACTTTATTAAACTCTCTGTGGTCATTAAAGGTTAAAGAAGTTTCTTTGGATACATTAAGAACATGTATGTCCATGAGAAAATATGTAGCAAGCCAATTTAGACCATCTGCTGCAAAATGTTTATATGATCATTTTAAAGCTAAAAGAGTTTTAGATTTTAGTTCGGGTTGGGGTGATCGTTTATCAGCAGCAATGAGTTCTGAAACTGTAGAACAATATGTGGGTATTGATCCAAACGAAGAGCTTTTTGAGAATTATAAAAGACAAATTAATTATTTTAATACAAATAAAAATATTCAACTTATAACTGCACCAGCAGAAGAAGTGTTTCAAAATTCACTAATAACAAAAGAAGATATCGAACCTGATCTTGTATTCACTTCACCACCATATTTTATAGTTGAAAGGTATTCAAAGAGCGATACTCAATCATGGGTTAGATATAAAAAAATAGATAAATGGTTAACGGGATTTTTGTTTCCTGTTATAGCTGGAAGCTTAAATATATTAAAGACCAATGGTATTTTGGCAATAAACATAAGTGATGTTTATTGTAATCATACTGTTAATCAAATTTGCGATCCTATGAATGATTATATTCAAAGTCTAGGTCTAGCTGACAAGATTGAAAATATTAATTATAGAATGGCAAAGAGAACAAATAGTAAATCGAACAAACAAGGAATATTTGTAGAACCTATTTGGATATGGAGAAAAAAATGAAATTTACAACCAGACAATTAAACAAACTTTATTCTGATTGCTTGAATTTATTAAAAAAGCAAAAACCAGATTTTTTTCATTTAAGAAAAATGAGAGGTATATGGGGTCTGTGTTATGATGATAAATTAGAATTCGATTACAGATACTCAATAATTCCAACAATGTTTCATGAGTGTATTCATTTTTTATACCCCAACTGGTCTGAAACAAAGGTTTTACAAGCAGAATCTAGACTTATGAATTTTATTACACCATTACAAGTCGCGGAGTGTTTAAAAATTTTTGCTAACAAACTTTATCGAAGTGAGCTTAAAAAGTCATTTTTTAATGAGTGAATGGAATGGACATTTTTCTATTGAGTAAGACTTCTTTGCTCTAAAGTTATTTTTATAGATATTAAAAAACGAAGCACTTGCTTTGTACCAACGATAAAGCAAACTGTTATCATACTTTTTAAATCTCAATTTAAAATTTTCGCGTTTAAATGGAATTATTTGAGCAATAGGTGTTCCTTTTGGAATTAAACCAACGAAATCTTTTTTCAAAAAGAATGGAAAATTTACCGACAAAGGAAAATTATCAGTATCTACTAAACCTCCTAATGTTCTAAAAGGTAAGTCTTCATAATAAGAAGGATGTGTGAAGATACAAGACCAATTCGGCGGGGTTTCTATAATCCAAAAATTATTAAATTTAAATGGCATTTTTTCAAATTCTTTATGTATAGGATAGCCTTTAGATTGAATTTCCATATGAGGCTCGATCAATGGTAAATTATCCAAGGCCCACCGAAAATTTACACTCTGATTACCGCCATCATCAAATGTTCTTTCAACCCAAACATCACAAGGTAATGGAATATGATAACCACACGATATTAAATCTCTTACAGGCATACAATTTTTAATTGTAGCTGTGGGCATATTAAATTGATCTAAACTTTTTTCTTTTGTGTAATATAAAGAGATATTTTTTATCCAATCCGGCAATTTTGAATTTGCTGGATATGGTTTTTCTAAAAACTCAGCATATTCGTTTCTAACAGGATAAATTTTTAATCTGATACTAGACATGTGTGTAATATTAAAACATTTTTATGTAAATGTCAAATACTTGCTTTCTTAAAAAAAGAAATAATTAAAAACACAATGGAATACGTCTATTTTATTTTAGCTTATTTCTTTTTTCTTTTAGGTGATATTTGTAGCAAAATTCCAACCCAAACTTTTTTTATTTTATATCAAAGATTTATGAATATTTCGTTAACCCTTGATTCTAAGAGTGGTTACAAAATCTGGAAATTACCAAAGAAAAAACATTGCAAAAAAGCTAAAAAGGTGCAATAATTATAGAACAATTTATGGAAAAAATCATCACTGACGAGTTTATCAAAAAATATGAAAATAAAACTACCAATTGGGGTTTTAATGGCTTGGGTTATATCGTTTATAAAAGAACTTATTCTAGAGTCAAAGAAAACGGTCAGAAAGAAGAGTGGTATGAAACAATTCAACGTTGTATCAACGGCGCACAGAAATTAGGAGCACAATATACTCAAGAAGAAGCCGAGAGACTTTTTGATCACATTTTCAATCTTCGCTGTAACTATGCAGGAAGAATGCTTTGGCAATTAGGGACAAACACCGTCGATAGATTTGGTGCAAATTCTCTTCTTAATTGCTGGAATGTTTCCATGAATGAACCAAAAGCGTTTTTGTTTTTATTTGAAAACTTAATGCTTGGTGGTGGTGTTGGGTTTTCTATTCGCAGAGAAGATATTCACGAACTTCCCAAAATTAAAAAAGGAGTAACTGTAATTCATGAATGCACAAAAGATGCAAAGTTTATTGTTCCCGATAGCCGTGAAGGTTGGATTGAACTCCTTGATCGTGTTCTTCATGCTTACTACGTAAGTGGAAAATCTTTCAACTATTCTACAATTCTCATTCGTGGTGCAGGAGAAAAAATTCAAGGTTTCGGTGGTCAGGCTAGTGGTGCTGGTATCTTGATTGAAGGTATTGATAAGATTTCAAAAATCTTTCAACAAAGAGAAGGTAAAAAACTTCGCTCAATTGATGTGTTGGATATTTGTAATATTATCGGCAGTATTGTTGTTTCTGGTAACGTAAGACGATCTGCACAGATTGCTCTTGGTGATCCTGATGATTACCTCTATCTTAGAGCTAAGAATTGGTCTTTAGGAAATATTCCTAACTGGAGAGCAATGTCTAACAATACAATCTATGCTGATGATTTCTCTCATATTTCAAACGAGATTTGGCAAAATGGTTATACCACAGATAAAGAAACTGGATTCGCCAAAGGTGAACCATATGGTTTTTTCAATCTTCCTCTTTCACAAAAGTATGGAAGAATTAAAGATGGTCTAATGAAAGATTCTAGTCTTTATCCAACAGACGAAGATAACGTTGTCGGAACAAACCCATGTGGGGAAATTAGTCTTGCATCATATGAGTGTTGTAATCTTTCAGAATTATATCTTAACAACATTTCCTCTAAAGAAGAATTAATTGACTGTGCTAAATTGCTTTATAAAACACAAAAAGCAATTGCAGCACTTCCGTTCATTCATGAAGAAACAAATAAGATCGTTCATAAGAACATGCGTCTTGGTCTTGGAGTAACAGGTGTTTGTCAATCACTTGATAAAGTTGATTGGCTAGATGAATGTTATAAAGAGCTTCGTAAATTTGATAAAGAATGGAGCAAACAAAAAGGATTTCCTCGTAGTATTAAACTTACTACAATCAAGCCTAGCGGAACCTTGAGTCTTCTTGGTGGGGCAACGCCGGGTGTCCATCCAGCATACTCAAAATATTATATTCGCCGTGTCCGTATGGCAAGCAATGATTCTTTGGTTCAATATTGTAGAGATATTGGATATCATACCGAATATGTAATCAATTTTGATGGATCAGAAAATCATGATACTGTTGTAGTTGAATTTCCGTGTGAAACACCAGATGGTGCAATTTTTGCAGCAGACATGGGTGTTATCAAACAACTTGAGACTGTAAAGAAATTGCAAACAGTTTGGTCTGATAATGCCGTCAGTGTTACAGCATATTATGCTGAAGAGGAACTTCCAGAACTTAAAAAATGGTTGGAAGAAAATTATCAAAATTCAATTAAGTCGGTTAGTTTCTTGTTAAGACAAAATCATGGTTTTAAACAAGCACCTTACGAAGAGATTGATAAAGAAACTTACGAAAGACTTAAATCAAAAGTAAAACAACCTAAAGCCGTGGAATTCGACGGTATTGGTGATACTGCTCTTGAAGGCTTGGAGTGTGAAGGTGGTGCATGTCCTATTAAATAATCTTTTAATAGGATAAGTACTATAATCATGAATGATTTTGAACAAAAGAAACTCGCAGAGGTATACCAAAAAGTATACAATAAAACAAATTTAAAAGAGGCTATAGATGTTTCTTTTGGTTCAGACTTCTTAACACAAGTTGTTCCTGCTTGGACAGCCGTAGGTTCTAGTGTTATGGCACTTGTTTTAGGTAACAAATATGCTGAAAATATTAAAAATTTCTTAAACAAATTTGTTACAAAATATGCTATTAAAGAATTAGAAAATAATTCAGAGTTTAAAAGTTTAATTGAGCAAAGAACTAAAAGCCAAGACAACCAAGAAAGAAGTCAGTTAACGACTAAAATTTATGAAATGATGTTGGATACTTTTGCAAACAGTTCTTTATTATCCAAGCTCAGAATTAGTCCTCAACAAAAACAACAAATAATTAATACTTTTAGAGAAAAAATAGTGAAATAAGTTCTTGCATTATTCCACCTTTTATTATAGAATAAAAGGGTGAAAGTTAAACTCTTAAATATAAATGCAGAGATACCTACTAAAGGTTCACAAAATGCTGCTGGATATGATCTTTATTCAACAGAAGCTGGTGTAATCAAACCCAAGGAAAGAAGATTAATTAAGACGGGTTTGGTATTAGAAATACCATCTGGCTATTATGGTAGAATAGCACCAAGATCAGGTTTAGCATTTAAAAGTGGCATAGATGTTATGGCTGGTGTGATTGATTCTGATTATAGAGGAGAAATTGGAGTGATTCTTTATAATAGTGATAGCTATAGTGATTTTATTTTCGGTATGGGAGATAAAATTGCACAAATAATTTTTGAAAAACACTATGACTTCGATATGAGTCTTATAAATGATTTAAGTGAAACTAAAAGAGGAGATGGTGGTTTTGGTTCAACTGGAATTTAAAAAATGAAAAACAAAGCATTATCATATGATGAGGTATATCTAGTTCCGCAATATTCGGAATTAGAAACACGAAAAGAAGCAAACACAAGTATTACATTAGGTAAACATACGTTTAAACTACCAGTATTTCCATCAAACATGAAAACTGTTATTGATGAAAAGTGGTCTGAACAGTTTTCCTATAATGGCTATTTTTATGCTATGCATAGATTCGATAGTGTGACAGTACCTTTTGTTCAAAAAGCTAACGAAAAAGACTTTAAGGTTATTAGTATTAGCACTGGTGTAAATGACGATTCTTATCAAGAATTGTTAGACATTTATTACAAAAACTGGAGAGTAGATTATATCACAATTGACGTAGCTCATGGACATCATTTGAAAGTAAAAAATAGAATTGAAGAAATTAGAAAATTATTTCCTAATGTTTTTATTATTGCTGGAAATGTAACCACACCAGAAGGTGTTGAGTTTTTAGAGGCATCTGGTGCAGATGCTACACGGATCGGTATAGGACCCGGTAAAGCCTGTACGACCAAATACCAAACAGGCTTTCATGTTCCGATGTTCAGTGCATTATTGGAATGCTCACAGGTAGCCAAAAAGCCAATGATTGCTGATGGTGGTGTAAACTATTATGGAGACGTAGCCAAAGCATTAACTGCTGGAGCAAGTCTTGTAATGGCTGGATCTATGTTTGCATCATGTTCAGATTCTCCAGCACCTACAATTAACGGAAGAAAGATATATTATGGTTCAGCTAGTTCACACAATAAAGGACATAACAATCATATTGAAGGAACTTTATTAGAATTAGAAACTCAAATTTCTTTGGAAGAAAGAATTAAAGAAATTACTCAAGCATTGCAAAGTTCAATTAGCTATGCTGGAGGTAAAGACTTGTCTTGTTTTCAAGGAATAAAATATGTTACAATTTAACTTGAGATTTTTAAAAATTTCAGGATAAATCATTAATATAGATCTTTGACAAAAAAAATCACGATTCGGTAGCAGTTCATTACCGAATCAGGATAACAATCTTTTCTTGTTGGTGCGTTGGGAAAGTTATCCGAGCTAGGGGAGCCAAGCTGCGTTAAGCTATGATCCTATGCATTGATACAACACAAGATATGGACGAAGTTGTGTTCTGCGTATCGCGGAGCCTTCGTTGAGTGATAGGACAAATTCTAGGATAAAACCTATCAAAACCAACATTTGGGTTAATTCTGTAAATGGAGCCGACATGAGTATAAGGGTGATCTTAAGCAGTCTTATATCTCCACATACGAGTGGTTGGAATTAGTCCTGAATCGTCGCGGGTAAACGATTCAATTTTTTAGGAAGCGTACTCAAGCGGCTTAAGAGAACTGTCTACTAAACAGTCGAACAGAAATGTTCCGTGAGTTCGAATCTCACCGCTTCCGTATATTAATACCATTGATTTTTTATAACAACCTTGTTAATTATTAATGTGAAAAAATACGCAATTAATATTAAATTCAAAAATCGTAATTTTAAATTAAATATTCTACCAAAAGGACATGATTCTTTTGATTTAGAAATGGAAGTTAAAGGAGTTTTAACAGGTCAAGATTTTCAAGAACTAAGAAAGTATCTTATTGATGAAGGTTATGTTGATGCAGCGAAAAGTTGGATTAAAGGTGAGAGCTATTTAGCTGAAGAATTATAGGGAGTTATAGCTCAATTGGTTAGAGTGTCGCCCTGTCACGGCGAAGGTTGCGAGTTCGAGCCTCGTTGACTCCGTTTTAACGATAGGTAAATACTGTTAATGGAGCTAAAAAAATACAATTTAAAAGAATTGTATGAAATTGCAGAATGGGCTGCTAATATAGGTTTTTATTTCTTAACGAAAGAAATTATCAAGGAAATAAAAAACAGGAAAGATAAAAATTAAGCTACATATCTCGTTATGTAGTATTGGATTTTTTGAATAAAACCCGAAAACTTGTAAAGTAATTTTGCTACGATATTCCAAAACTTTTCCCAACCAATTTTTCTTAAGACTTTTTTGATTCGATTCCATAATTTTTTTTGTTCTTCGTTATGTTCTTTTTGCCATTCTTCAATAGAAAATTTGTTAGATTCTGTTCTTTTAAATTCTAACAATTCAATTTTATCTAACTTTCCATAGATAAAATATGCAGCGAAATCTACCCAAAAATCTTCTTTATCGTTAAGCTCTTCGTAAGCATAGAACTTTAACACACCGTGAAAGTCTATTTTTTTATTATAACGCTTTTTCTCTTCAAAATCTGCAACATGCCAAGGAACATCCCTTTGATCTTCTGGTACAGGGATCCAATCTCCTTCGACTACTTCTTCAAAAAGATAACCTCTTTTATCAATAAAATAATGTCCCATATAGTTTTCCAAAGCTTTTGTTTGGAAGCTGACCTTATCCCAATTAATATTAAGATCTTTGAGTTCCTTACTTAAAGGAAGCTTTCTTTTAATTTTTATTGAATCAAACATTCCCATTTTATTGTTCCTCCCACTTTGGTAATTCTACATCGTTAATTGGTGCGAAATATTCATCTATCTTTTTTTCAATTCTAGAAAAACGATATTCGCTAGAAATTAAAAATCCTAGTTGGATTATTAAAATAGACATTATAGCAAATGTTACAGTATTAAAGTTTTTCATATCTTATATAGTATCATTACTTGTTATAGTTTTCAATAGCCTTTTTCATAGCTGTTTTGATATCAGATAAACCTAATCCCAAATCATTGATTTTTTTGGTACTTAAAACACAGTTACTTCTAGCAACTCTAAAATTGGCATCTTGCAATGAAACAAAGTTCCAGTTGGGATTTTCAAGATTGTTTTCTTTAAGAAGATCAACCACTTCTTGTGCATTGATTGTACCACTATTCACAACATTATACACACCAGTTGGTGGTCTTTCTTTAAAGCAGCAGCAAGAAATAAACTTATAAGTGAAATTAACAAGTTCATCAATATTTGTTAAAGAATTTTTCATATTGATGAGATTGTTATAATTCAACAATTTCCACAGGTAATTTTTAGGCTCTGCAACCGAATTAAAAGGAATTCTGATTCTGAAAATATAACGATCCATGTGTGCTGTTAATTTCTCGAAGATATCTTTTGTTTTAGAATAAAAAGAACTATAGTATTGTTCAATACCAAAATTTGAAGGATCTTCTTCAGTAAATTCTTTATCATAACCATTATAGATACAGCCAGAACCTATATGAATAATAGGTATTCTCATTTTATTAGCAGCCTTGGTTAATAGTATAGGGACTTCTACATTATATTTGAAACACTCTGCTTTTTGATCTTCACAAGCGTCTACATTTGGCTTTCCGGTAAAACCAGAAGTATTAACAATATATTCTGGTTTTTCACTTACTAAAAATTCTTTAAACGCCGAAAAGTTTGAATAGTCTAAACTTCTTTTTGAGTGATGAATAATTTCGTGGTTTGTATTGGCTTTTGCTAAATAGTTTCCAATATATCCTTTTCCTAAGATTGCAATTTTCATATAAAATTTAATTTTTCTTTTTTAGATTCTTCTAAGAGTTTATCTTTTAAAAAATCTAGTATAAGTTTAACATCATCATCGTCTAAGTCAAGTTCTAGTTTTGATTCATCATATTTCGAACCATAATTAAATTCCAAAATTAATTTCACAGGAGGTTCTACCCAATTTAAAAGTTTTCCTGAAAAGTCCGAATAGTATACAGCTTCTTCGTTTTCGGAAGGTTTTGTAACTTTTTTCATTAAAATACTTTACATTATTAAAATTAATATTCAATACCTAATACTGTAAAAACGTTGGACTTCAATTCTCCACCAAAATGATTATAATCAAATGTAATCTTTCCGCCTAAATAGAATATCCACTTTTTATGTAGTGGTTCGTATAGATTTAATCGATATTCTGGACCAAATCTATGTGTAAGTTTTTCTTCATCTCCTTGTTTAGTATATGTAGTATCACCTTTAAACTTAACATCTAAATCTACGGCATAACTAATGTTAGCCATAACTATCAATATTAATAAAGTTTTTATACCCATGATAATGCTTTTGATGTGTTGGGAAAATTATTTATAAAAATATCTTTAATTTTAAAAGCGATTTCTCTGTGCTCTTTCTGTGTATCTTCGTTAGCTCTTAAGTCTATGTAATGAATCCAAGAACGAATAGAACCAGACATATACATAGTTGTACTAGTGTTTAACGGTAAAACCATTCTTGCACATTCTTTAGCAATTCCTTTACTAATTAATTTATTATATAAATCTAAACTTTGGTGTTGTAAACGATCTATATCTTCAAATACTTCCAAATGTTCTGAAATATTAATAGGCTCATCACCAACTTGTCTATTTGTTTTACCTTGTTTTCGTAATTCAATCCTTTCTAGTTCTGTTGCGGTTGAATAACGTTGACTAAATTCTTGAAATGAAAAACTGCGATGTCTTAAAATTTGTGCAGCAATAGCTCTACTTGTTTGTATTTCCATACACATAGAAACCATTTCAAAAGGACTCCAGTGTTTATGTTTAATAAGATAGCTCAAAAGCTTTGGAGCAGTTTCTGTGTTAAGTTGGTTAGAAGGATTACTAACCCTTGCACAGTAAGCTATTAATTCTTCAGGACTGCTCATACCAGTTGTTACTGGGTTTGATAAGGATATAAGTTTAACGTTCATGATTTTCTAGGTAACAAAATAGCATATTCATCAGAATCATCTAAATTAACTTCTCTATATTCCCCCATCCAAGGCTTATGATCCTTGTTATATTCAATAGGAACATATTCAATATGCGTAACTTCATCAAAATCTCCCTCATAGCCATCTACGACAACTTTTAAGTCTTGATCTTGTTGTTTTAAAATCTCAATAAGTTTTCTTACTGTCATTTTCTTTTAAAATTCTAATCTCTTCTAATGTTTCTTGTTTGAATTTTTCAAAATCTTCTTTGAAAAAGAGATCAATAAAAATGTTAGTTAATACATACGCTAACACAGGTATACATAAAAAAGTTATAATCAATATTTTTTTCATATACAAACTAATGCTTTTTTATCTTTTGGTTCTATAGGTTTTGGTGTCTGATCATTTTGATCAGAACCAAAACACTCTATTAAAAAAACTATTAATATCAGCAAGCCAAAAGCAAACCAAAATTTCCATGTATTCTTAAAATAAGAATTCATATTATGTCCAGAAAAACTCTCTGTTTTTAACAAACCAATTAATAGTTTTTGTGTCTGTATCAAACAATTCTTTTTCGAGTTTGTTATGTTTACTATATGTTGCTTCGTAATTAAAAACGCCTTTTTTCTCTACAGGTTTTTTTGTTGCTTCATCTAAAGCTATCTCAATTTTTTGTAGATGTTTTGGTCTATTAATCTCGATCCATTCAATAACTTGTTTAAGTTCTTTATAAAACTTTTTATGAGTTTTATCGGACTCCCAATTAACATGTCCCTGTGAAACTTCTTCATGAAAGAAATCTGAAATAAGAGCGAAATTTGAAGTTACGACTAAATCAGTAATATCGCCCCACTCATGCCTCGGTAAAACTTTTCTCCAACGAGGGTGACATGGTTTAATGTAATTTCTTACAGCCCATTTTAAATCACGCAACGGCCAGTAGAGTTTAGTCTTAACGAGTGCATAAGCAGGGTTAGAGTAGCTAAAAATCCAATAACGAAAAAAATATTGAATAGGGTATTCTTGTTTAATTTGTTTATAGAAATCTGCCCATCCTTTTTCTTTTGTTTCTTTTCTTCCAAAAAAATCAAAAGGTAAAGAAATAGGAGGTTTGTATAAACCATACCATTCTCTTTCTTTTTTAGACTTAGAGAAATATTCATCAACAGTTTTTACATTGATACTCGGAATTCTTAAAAGATTAAATCTTTTTTTTCTCATATCAGGTAAGTTTATACTTTTAGTAAGTGTGTCTTTATTCATAGTTAAAATGTATATATGCTTTTAAAGTTCCCAAGCATCCGCATCACAGTCCCAATGTCTATTATCATAAAAATTTAATGTAAATTCTAGTCCTAAGAAACAAATCTCAAAACGAATACCCGCATGATCTTTGCCTGTGAAGCTCATATCTAATTCTAATTTAAATAAAAAATAATTAGAATATAAAATTTCAAGTTCTAATGATTTATTTTTTGTTAAAGGTCTGTAAAAAGATAATAGAGTTTTAAATTTGTTTTTCTTTTGGAAGAAATTATAAACATGTATTAAAACTAGCATTGTGTTATAATAATATAACTGGCAATAAAAGTCAAGAAATTTGGGTAAATATTTTATATGAATAAATCATTCGAAACTTTCTTTGGAGAAATTATTGAAGAAGAAAAAGCAAAAAGAGATCGCTGTTTAAAAAAAGCTGATCAAGTCTATGGTAAAAAAACAAGTGCATACAAATCTGGTGCTGTAGTAAAATGTCGCCAAGGTAAAATATGGAAAAAGAAAAAATAAACCTAAAAGAAATCTTATTTGAAGTTTTAGAAGAAGGTTTTGAAAAAGAAGAGAAGCAAGGTCTTCATGGTTGGTTTTCTAGAAATAAGGGTAAGGGTTGGGTAGATTGTAAAACTGGAAAGCCTTGTGGTAGACAGAAAGGTGAAAAAAGAAGAAGTTATCCTGCTTGCCGCCCAACCAAATCTATGTGCAATTCTAGAAAAAGACATAAAAAAGGATCTAAAAGAATTTCTTGGAAAAAAGGAGATAAAGCATGAATTTAATAAAAATTATAGAAGAGGAGTTATCTGAGAAAAAAACTTATGTTGTTTCTAGTTATAAATTTGGATATAAAAAAGAGACACAAGCTTCTTCTGAAAGAGAAGCAAAAAGTAATGTAGCTTTTAATTTTGCTGAAGAGTTTTCTAAAAAAACTGGAAAACCTGAAGGAGTTCTTAGAAAAGATTTTTTTAATTCTGCTACAGTTAGAATTAAAAAGTAGCGGGAGAGGGAATCGAACCCCCGACCTTCTGGTTATGAGCCAGACTATCTACCACTGATAATATCCCGCAATTTAAAAGCCCCTGTAGAGATTTGCGCTCTACTCTCCCGATTACAAATCGGGTGCATCGCTATCTATGCTTCAAGGGCGATATTTTACTTACTTTTCTTTTTTGTTTTCTTTTTTAAAGCTGACAATTCTTTACTTAATTGTTTAGATGTTGTGCGAATATATGAATTTGTATCTTTTTTAGGTCCACTAAATTCTATTAAATATCTAAACCAACGAAAACCGATTTTAAAATAAGAACCACCATTAAAGTATGATAATTTAGGAATGGGTTTTGAATCAAAAACAGGAATTTTACCAGACCACACCGAATACTTAGAAAAATTTAAAATCATATTATTTGTATAAATTTAGATACTTCTCGTAATTTTTCAAGTATTCATTTTTAGGTAAAAAAACTTTTGGCATTTTTCCATAAATTTTTTTATTTTGATACGGAAACGGATACCATTTTTTATCTCTATAAGTTGCCCAATACGACAAAATATACGCATTCGCTTTTTGAATGTATGTTTCTTTATCAAATGGAATTTTATATTTTATATATTTTTTAACAGTTCTTATTTCACAATCAAGTTCCAATAAAATTGCGCTATTAATAGATTTTAATAGGTTTTTTTCTTTTATATTTTCACCCTTTAACCATTTATCTAAAGAATCTATCGGGTCTGAATTTTTAACCCATAAAGATTTTTTATCTAAAAATTGGTCCATGTGACAAGATTCATGAATAAGAATAGAAATCCATTCAGATTCTTTTTTGTTTACCGATGCAGCCAAAGTTGTTTCATCAAAAAAACCACTACATTCGATCTGTTCATTAAGTCGAATGGTTTTTTCAGCAACCAAACTAAGATTAATTTTGTTTTTGATACAAGTGACAGCTATATCACCTAATAAGTTTTTAAGATTGTTTTTCATTTAAGGAGTCCCAATATTTGGCTACGTCTGGATTAGTTGGTGCATAATCTACTTTATCGGCTTCTTCTTTTGAAAGAATTTTTATATATCCTTGTGTTGATTGGCATTTGTAACCAGCTTTACCTGTATTTTCACAGATATGTGCGCTTTGTTTTTCTGCATCTTGAATTATAGCCGAAAAAATACGATTAATAGTATCAGTATAAGTTTCTACTCTATAGTAGAATCGAAGCGTTCCAAATTTTTCTTTAATTTGTTCTGCAACTAATTGCACATGTGTAATGTCACACATATACTGAATTTTATGCATAGTTTCATCAAGAAGTTCATACCAACCATCATTACATTCCATACCCCAATGCATACAAGTTTTTTTCTTGTCACCACCATATTCTTTTAGAATTTTAGGATATTTCTCAACAAGCTTGAGTTCTAATTCTTTAGTCATTTCCGTTAATATTACTATAATTTGTCAGAAATGTCAAAGTATTCTTTTATCAAAGTTATATATTGTTTTTTATTCGGTTCTTTATTATCCAATAAATTAAAAACTAAAGAAGAATATTCTGATTTGTAATTTTGTAAAATAGCTTCGGCTTGTTCTTTTCTGGTTTCATATTTTTGAATGACCAAAACAAATCTTTTCATTTTATCAATCGCTGTTTTAACCTTTTCACTCGCTTCCACCAATTTAAGGATTTGTGAGGATAACTGTTCGGCAATTTCATAATCAAAATTTTTCTCTATAATATCATAAAAATCTTGATAATTTGGCATGTTGTTATCAACATAATATTCAATCAAATTATTTTCAGAACTTAATTGAGACTTTATTTTATGGAGAAAACAGTACCAGTCTGATTTAATTTTAATTTTATTTTGATTATTGTTATAGCTTACTACTATTCCCTCTTTACCTTTCCAGTCTTTTATAAGTTTAGAAATTTCCAAGAGACTTTGGTTGTCCTCGAATTTGTAATGTTTAGGTGTTGGAGGGTTTCCAATAGCTTGTTTAATTTCTTCTAATGCTGCTAAAGGTAACATTTTTAATGTATCTTTATCTACCGCACCTAAAAAACAAAAATCAACATCTTGGGGTCTTATAACAATAACATTATTAGGAGTTACAATTTCAAACAATAAAGAAAGTTTGGAATCGAAAGGAAAATATTCTAAAATTTTAGGATATTTTTCTGGTAAAAGTTCAAAGTCTTTCCAGTTTTCTTGGGTCAGATAAGAAGCAGTTCCTCTGGTTCTCATGTTAAATCGACCATTTACATAATCACATATTACAAGAGAACCATCTATTTTTTCTTCGACATACCAAGTAAATTTTTCTGGATCTGGATAACAATCTGGTTTTTCCCCTAAATTAAAAAATTTAGGAAAACCTGAAGATAATACATAACCTTCTTTATCTACGATTAAAGAGCGATAAATTAAATTTTCTGCATTCCATTCAGCATCTATTTTTGGGATTATTAAATACGAAGAAATGCCACAAAATTCGTGTTCATATAAACCAAAACCCTTATCTGGATCTGGTAATTTAACTTTCATAATTAAAAGTCTTCAACTCTAAAAAACTCTCTTCTATTTTTCATTTTTTCCACAACTTCTTGAGGAACATCGTGAATATTTTTATATTCAGTTGTTAAGTGTTCGATTATGATGTTATATCCATGTTTTTTGGCTAATTCAATATAAGGCTTTGCTTCTTTTTTGGTTGTCATAGTATTAGAAACAATAACAGCCTCACCTAATTCCATGGCCTTTTCTGTTGCTTTTCTGCACCAAGAATGACATTCGCCTAATTTTTTAGGAGAAAACCAGTAATCACCATTACGATTGATCATCAACATATCAGCTTCATAATGATGCCTAATACCTTTTTCGTGCATTAATTTTTTAGCGCGAGTAGTTTTACCTGCGCCAGAATGTCCAGTTATCAAATATAATAATTTTTGTTTCATATTCTATACTCCCATATTTCGTTAATATTTAAAAGTTTGTGAAAACAGTCATTTATTTCCTCTGACCAACTGCTATGAAAATGCCCATAACAATGTATCTTGGGTCTGCAAATAGCAAACAATTGATCCATTTTGCTTCTTTCTTCTAATAAATCAGAGATTAAATTTTTATCTTCCTTGGACCAACCATAAACTATTTCATTAAACTTTTGAGGAAAACAATATGAAGGTGCTGTGTGAGTAATTAAAAAATCTACCTTTTCACATTTATCAGGCTGATAGTCAACTTTTTCCCCAGACCAATATGATACACCTTCTCTGCGAGCCAGTCTATCAATAGAAGTTGCACCGCCTATAAATTGAATTTTTTTATCACCATATTGAGCTACTGTATAATCTTCTATTAATTCAAAATTACTCAGAACAACTCTGTTATCGCCTTTAAAGTAAGAAGGGTCTGAATGGTTTCCTCTTATACTCAGATAATTTATATTTTTTTCTTTAAACTTATCATTTAAAGATTCAAATTGTTTCATCTGTTGATCTTTTGGAGAAAACCCTTCACCACCATCACCGACATGAATTAAATAACAATCTCTTATATCGTAGTTATTGATATAAAAAAATACTTCATACCAATTACCATGGGTATCGCCTAAAACGTAGATAGGAAGAAATGAATCTAAAATTTTCACCCATCATTTATATCAGATAATTGGTAGCGTGTCAAGTATTAAAGACCGTCTTTCTTTTTTATATCGAATGTAAAGTTTTGATACATTTTAATATGATCAGATCTAAAATGTAAAATACTACCACCATCTTCCATAACAACAGTCCATATATCATTTTCAAACGTCCCTCCGTTTGTAACATATATAGCATATGCATTACCCACAGGAGTAACTACTGGTATAGGTGTTCTAAATTCTAACATCATTTTATGATATTTAAAAACACTGGGGTTTGTTCTCCTACATAGGCTCCCTGAACATTAAACTCGAAATATTCTTCAGCTTCCTCTTCGGACATGTCTTTCATTAATTCTTTGATACAAAGTGACCTATCATAGATTGCTATAGGTGTTCTAAACTGCCAACCTATACCAACAAAAGCTTTTTCAAAACCATCAGCCAATAATACTGTTTCATCTTCAGATAAAACATTTTTAATTTGATTTTTAATTTTTTTATTCATTTGCTAAAAGGAGTTGAAGCATTACCATCATGATGATCAGTTTTAAATTTTGATTTATTACGCATAATAGTTGCTATTTCACCATAGGTTAGTGGGTATGGATTGACCTCTACGGATACTTCCAAGTTAGTTCCACCGTTATTGACATACATACGTCCTAGTTCGCTGTTTGTAAGAGAACCGTGGACATGACTAAAAAGCATCCAAGAACCCTTTCCTGCACCATTCCAAGACAAAACCGGATAGTGGCACATGACAATAGGTTGACCATTAATATATGCTTCCAAATAGTTTGGAACAAATATTACTTCTTTATGATAACCATCAATATAAAGTGTATTATCTTTGATACTTTCAAATGCTTGTTTCCAACCCGCTGTGTGATTTCCAGACATGATAAACAAACGCTGAAACTTTAAACGGCGCATGAGCTTTGTAAATTCTTCTAGTCCACCATAACCAAACATGGTGTCACCAAGAAGAAATCCAATAGTTTTATCTGATGCTTTACTATTCCAGTTTAAAACAATAGCTTCATCATGCTCCTGTACAGAATCAAAACCTCTGCGTTTCCAAATAGGGATATCCCACTTTGGATCGTGATGCCAGTGCAAGCAACCCCAAAAAAGAATTTCGTGGTTCTTTGCTTCTTGGCGTACATAATTATAAAATAGACCCTTCATCTTCGTCCTTATGATCTTCGCAGAATTTGGTCAAAGAGTCAACAACAAAATCTTCAAAAGTCATATCTGCTTTATTTGCAGCAACAATAATATTGATTAATTCTTCTTTGGAAAACTCATTCAAATCAATTTCAAGTTCTTCGTGAGGAGTTAATTTCAAACCACTTTTGTCTTCGCTTAATTCAATAGTAAATTTTGTATTAGGTTTAAATCCAAGTTGATCCATTTCTTCATCTGTAAATTGGATAAAGTATTCTTCTTTTTTCTGTACAGTTTTGATCATAGTATTTAAAATATAACAGGAAAAAAATTAAATGCAAATTAAATCTTTGGTAAAAATTTAGCAGTAGTATTGTTTTTATCTTGACCCCAATCTACTAATAAAACATCAATCTTTGCCATTATACAAAGAGTGCAAACTTCAACACTGTCATCAATATGAAGTTCACTTTTGAGTTGTTTTAAAAATGGAACTTTATTTGTTCCTTCTGTGCATACAATTGATTTAATAGGAATTTTATATCCTTTACAGAAATCATTTACTTGTTCTTTGTTTGACCAATTTCTAAAAGTTACTATATGAATCTCAGATCCTTTTTTGTGTTGATCCATAAGATAGTTAATCACCCTTGGAACAGGCGTTAATGTTTCACCACCCCAAGCACCGTTTGAAGTAGCGGCAATCGTATCATCAAAATCGCAAGTGATTACCTTTTTCATAACAATTCTAAATCTTTCATTCCTACGATATAATTGACTGGATAGTTTGGTTTATATTGTTTAATTCTTTTATGTTTATCAAATTTCTCGCGGGTAATCTCACCTAAAACGTCTATTGTCCTGAAAGCATCTTCGTTTATTCTGACCAATACATATTTTTTTGGAAACTTGGTTTCAAAGTGTTTTTTCTCAACCTTTAATTCAATATCATCAGATAGTCTTGTGGAAGCTTTAACTTCCACATCGTCCACATCAGAACCTGTATCTCTTACTTTATAGATGTTTTCGTCTATTTGCTTATCTGTTATTTTAGCATAAGCCATTTCACCTAATATTCCTAGAAAATGTGCTTTGTGTGTTGGGTGTTTAACAAACAAATCTACTTTGGTTTTTTTGGTAAAATCACCTAGCCTTCTTTTATTTTTAAAAGACGAATGTTTTGCTTCGTGTCTTTTTTCTGCTAAGTCTCTAGCAAATAACAATTCTTGATCTGTGAATTTAACTTTCATATTAAAAAGTGGGTAAGATAGGATTCGAACCTATTCAGCCGACAGGCAAAAGATTTACAGTCTTTCGTAACTCTCCAACTTTACCGCTTACCCAAAACTGGCTCGCATAGACTCGAACTATGAATAAGAGATCCAAATTCTCTGGTGTTACCATTACACTACGAGCCATCATCTTTACTAATTTATCATTTAATCAGTAAAATATCAATTTTTCTTTTTTCTGCTTTTAAGCCATGGTGTTTTAAACTTCATTGTCCAATCAATTACTGCTCTTGCAAAACCAATATCATATCCCGCTTTTTCGGATTCGTACCACTTATGTTTCATGATTTCTTCTTTCATTGCTATGAATTCTTTGTATAAAGAAGTATTTGCCACGTTCACTATATTCATATTTATCTTTTTAAATGTTTGTCTGATCACCAGAAAAAATAATATCATTTGGTTTTAATCCATTAATATTTTGATTAACCAAATCTTTTTTAATAATATCTTTTAATTGATCAAAGGAACCTGCTTCCAATGATGTTTCATAAAAATTATTAATTCGAAATATTCCTACTTTTTCAAATACATCACATTTGTTGATGATTACTTTGGTCGCACCTGAAAGATTTACAGCCTTATTTAATCTTCCAAAGTTTAACCAATTCACAAGTCTTTTTCTACCTGTGGTAGAACCAAACTCTTGACCAAGTTCAATTAATTGGTTGAGTTTTTCATCATTCCAAAGACATTCTGGAAACAATGGATCGACACCACTTTTGGTATCATAAATTTTTGCTACACCGATAATGTCACGAATTTTCTTCGGTGAAAATCCAAGTGAACACGCATTATGGGGAAATGTTTCAGAACTTGTTACATAAGGATAATTTCCATAGTTAACATCCAACCATATGCTTTGAGCACCTTCACAAAGAATTTTTCCTTCTAGTTTTCCATCCCAAAGAAAGTCTTTTAATGGATTAAAATTTGCTTTGCTAATCTGAATGCCAACACGATTTGCTTTGTCTGCATAACAAGGGGCAATACCCTGACCAGTAGTTCCAAGTTTAGGTTTCAGATGTTTCAGATCATATTCGATATGTGCATCTGTGATCACATGAACATTTGGATGAACTTTTACCAAAGACGTATCAAAACCATTTTGTTTTAAGTATTCAATTTCTTTGAGAAATTTATCGACATTCAAAACACAGTTTGGACCGATAACAGATTTTTTTCCGTGAAAAACACCAGAAGGAATCAGATGAGTTTTATATTTTTTCCCATCAAGATAAACAGTATGACCAGCATTTGGTCCACCATTCCAGCGACAGACCATATCATAGTCTTTCGCCATTGCGCTTGAAATTTTACCCTTGCCTTCATCCCCCCAAGCAAGACCGACAATTACATCAACATGTTTAATCATATTCATTAAATTTAAACCAAGCATACACCAAAATACTGCACATAATCAAACCTACAGTATAATTTAAAAACCACCAAAGACCAAAAGTGGTCAAGAACATATAAACCATTCCTGAAATATAGCCACCAATAGACATTAAAATTAACATTAAAGAAACATCTTTAGATGATTTATTTTTGAATATTTTTACGATTTGTGGAATATAACAAAGCATAAAAAACAGCATCATCAATATTCCGAAGAATTCTGCTAAAATAGTTTTCATTCTTGAGTTATAAAATCATTAGGAACCCAAAGAGTTTGTGGAATATTATCACAATAGTAACAGATATAACTCTGGGATTCTGCTACATCTAAAATAGAATGAAGTTGAATTTTAGTTCCATCTGGAAAATTACAAAACTTATTAATTACTGTATTCATACATTACCATAATACATTAAAAATATAAGATGTAAAGAAAATTTTTACAACTTAATTAACTAATGTCACTAAAATTTGACGATTGACATTAGTTAATCTTTGCCAAAAATTTATTATTTTTGGCGTTGGTTAATAGGTTGATAAATTTTTAATTTTTTTAATCTTTTTATAACTGCAACATCAGAAGCACCAACTATTTTTCCTATTTTAAGATTACTTAATTTTTGAATTACGTGTAAATCATATAAATCAAAATTATCCCATTCGATTTGAGATTTTCTTTTTGCGGCACAAGTTTTTGAACAAGTTATAAGATAATTTGCTTTTTGCTTATTACAAATTGGACAATATGTTTTTCTTTTTCTTTTTTCTTTTAAATCTACAAATTTTGGAATATTTTTTGGGATATTAGTTTTACCCGCATGATATTCTCTGTGACAGTTAGCACACAATAAAACACAATTTTCTAACTCTTTTAATAATAATTTCCATTGTTTAGGATTGGCTCTTATTCCACCAAAAGATAATGTTTTTTGTGAAGGATCAATATGATGTATATCAAAAGCTTCTTCACATTTATCATAACCACATATACAACACTTTCCACCAAATCCCTCAACAATTAAATTTTTAGTATCTTTTCTCCAAGCCTTAACACGATCTGCATTTATACTCATATATAATACTTACATATTATATGTAACATTTTATATAAAGGTTTAGATATTCGTAAAAGCTCCTTGGGCTGGATTCGAACCAGCATGATGAACAAATTAACAGTTTGTTGGCTTACCGTTAGCCCACCAAGGAATTAAATTTTCGGCTGTTTTTATCCGCCATCATTTTCTTATCCAGAATCAAGCGGGACTCCCTATCTTTTCAGACGAGTCAACTGACGCACACCGTATGCGAGTCATGGCAACTATCCCCCTTATTGCTGTAACGAACAGCTTCTATTCATCAGTGGGTTCTGACTAGAATCTCGTTAGGATTCTCGGATTAATTATGAGACGGAAGATCGTGAGGAAGTGGCACTTTAGGCTATGTGCCTAACGCCGAACCAACAGCCGAAGCACCGCATCTTCACCCTTTCGGTTAACACGGTTTGTATTTCTACAACGTCTCAAAAATTGGTGTTTTTGTCGCAAACGGGACCAGACTGATGATTAAGTTGCGCCTTAATCGGCTGGCTTCTGGTTGGCAATATGCCAACATCAGAAAAACACAGAACCCTTATACAAGGGTTTTAGGTACTATCGACCTTTGGCTTTTTCCTTACCCAGAACCTACACTCTTCTTTTTTGACTCTCATTAGTAGTCTTATTCACTGTGGAACTCTATATGTCTGCCAGAACACGGACACGTATCCGTTACATAGAGAGGTAGAGTTGCATACCTTTTTATAAACCAATCCATTTATTACAGAGTTGTTAATTGGTTAGATCTTTCTCTGACCTGACGGGTTTCTCGGCAGGGTTTGTTTGATGTCGGCTAATCACCCCGACACCAAAGATTAAAATTTTCAAAGAACTAATATATCTTATCAGAAACTGAAAAAGAGTCAATAAATATTATCGGTGAAATATTATTTTTTAGCTTTTTTCTTTTGGTATTTATTGTTTAGACTTTTCTTTTAACTTTTGATATTCTTCGTAATACCAATCTCTCTGATCTACTAGTTCCCAAAAATCTTTCATATTTAACTCTACAAGCTTTTCACACATTGTAAGTTCTTTTCTTAAATCAAGGTTAACCTTCTTGTACAATTCTAAATCCTCTTTAAGACGTTCATAGTCTTTAAGAATAAAGTCTTTATATTGTTCATCGATCATACCCATACTATTCTTTAATTAATTCTGATCCAATATCTTTTAGACAAAGACGAGCTTTGTGTGCAGATGCATAAAACCCATCTTCGTCGGACATATAAAGTTCATTTTTAATTTCAAAACATTGCCAAATATTATAAAGAGTTTCTTCCATTTTTTTAACCATTATCGCTAAATCTTCATTAGCTACCTTTAAAACGTGATTGTGAAGTTTTAAAGAATCAGAATTATCCAATTCTTTATATGGTTCATTAAGAGCCGTATTTAAAGGAACAACCCTACCAACAACTAAATCATTCATCGCATTTTCAAAAGATTCTGGAATATTATTTTCTTTCATAATTTGCAGGATATTGTGCGGGTAAACCAGCAATTTCAAACATTTTGGCACATGCAATTTGTGAGTCGTATCGGTTTTTAGTTTTGTAGAATTTTTTAATAGCTTCGATTAAAAGTTTATTTTCTTGCTCAAGAAGACGCAATCTGTCTTCGAGATTAGCCATCTCATCAAAGATATTGATTTTTCCTTGTTGCCATCTTTCAACAGCTTCTTGTGTAATTGGATTTTTTTCAGATTTCATTTTTATCGACCTTTTCTAATAACATTCTATCTGCAATTTTATAAACTTCAAAAAAATCTTTTTTCTCATCTTCTTCAATATAAAGCAATCTATCTCCTACTGATTCGAGGTTTGTGCAATTTTCTTTAGAACAATATTTCAAAAATGCTATAACATAATGAGTTTCTTTGTTTTCAAAACAATTTTTACTAATAGAACAATTATTATGATAGATAGCATCGCCCCGATCTTCCCAACCATCTTTAAGATAATTTTCTAGCTCTCCATAATATCTGTTAGGATGATACTTTACAATAGAGCATTCATACTTCGCAACCTTGGAAGTTTTGCCAATATATGCTACAGACTCTGTACCAATGTTATTGATTCGAACTTTCATCTTTTTTATCTTCTGGTGTAAAAATAGGTTCTAAACTTTTGATAAGTTCATTAAGTTCAGTAATTGTTAGTTTACTGATTTCTTCCATAATTTGTTTTAATTTATCGCTCATGTTGTTATTTCATTATACAAAGATTCTATGTTGTGGCAAATTTCTTTTCCTTCTTTGTCCCAAGCTTTCATATCTTCTCTACCGTCTTTTTCGTAGATATACCAATTAATCCATTCTACTCCTTCTTTACCAAACGCTTCGACCATCAAAGGATGCACTACTTTTCTGTAATAATCCTCATTAAAGGATAACAAATCCACTCCATGTTTATAAATTTCATGAGTCTTGTTATTTTGATTCTGAATACCTTCAATCAAAGTTTTAAATTTGTCTAGAGTCATAATCAAATTTCCCAAATTGTCCAGCTTACACTATCTCCACATTGATCGCAAGGTTCTTTTTCATATTTGTAATCATTATATTCAAACATTTCAACCACATCCAGTAATTGAATTTCACGATTATCAAACATCTCCCTTATTCTTTCAATAAGATAATCAAAGATTGCATATTCTTTTTCTCTTGGAATATCAGCAACGGATTCACCATCAACAGTGAAATCATAAGCCGTACAACCTTCTGTTTTTAAAAACTTATGTTTCATGAATTATAGTTTTAACTTTATCATTATGTTGCAATCTTGCTACATGTTTGGACGCTTCTTCGAATGTATTAAAGTCGGCAGGGAAATAATGACAACCAGCATCAACCCAAAACAGTCCAAACATCTTCCATTGAACTTGGAATCTCGACCCATCGTAATATTGATATTCTTTAATTCTGTATTTCATTTATGATATATGGGAATGATACAATATCTGTTTAGAGCTATCAAGCTTTTTCTTGTTTAGTGCATCTTTAAAGATTTCAATATGATCTCTGGCTCCTTTTAAATGAGGATATACTACTGGATCACTTTTTATTGTGGTCATATTTCTCCAGAAAAGGATTTTTTTATACTGAGGGTAAAAGTAATGTTTACCCATCTTTATTTCTTCTTTAATTCTGTATTTCATTTGCTCCTAATTGTGCTAGTTCTGAAAGCTCATCCCATTTACTGTTCTGTGACAGGTAGTCAATGAATTCACTTGTGCTGATCCATTTATTGTCTACAAGAATTTCTCTAGGGCGAACTTTGTAAATAGTATCTTTAATCTTTATAAAGGTATTATCAGATTTCATGAACTATGGGTTTGGCATTTTTGTTATGTATAAGCATAGCAGCAAATTCAGATGCTTCAGTTAAAGTGTTAAATTCTGGAACATATCCACCTAAAGATTCATAATCAACCCAAAAAAGACCAAATATCTTTTGTTGCACATAGTATTTTGGACCATTATACCAATTGTATTCTTTAATTCTGTATTTCATTTTTTTCTTATTTTTTTCTTTAATGCTTTATCTAACCTCTCTTGTAATATTTTAGCTATTTTTAAATCTACAACTCTGATATATCTTTCTCCTCTTCCCCAAGGTTCAATGCCATTAAAAGTATCATGAAGAAAACTTATTTTATCTAAATCAAATTTGTTCATTCTTCTAAGTATATCGGAACCTTAAGGGCAAAGCAAGAATTAAATTAATTGTCATTCTTCGTTCTCTTCCACTACAATCGGCACATCAGTCCAATGCGGCTTTCCACATTCAAGGCATCGCACCCCTTGCTGAAGTGTGTCTTGATAGTATACTCCACCGCTATTGAGTTTACCCCCAACCGCCTTGCGAACCCAACGCAAACCAGCGAATACGCCGCCTGTGACGCAATAATGCTTACCCATGGTTACTGTATCTCCTGTAACAATGTAATCTTGACTCATATTATTTTATCCTCTTCCATCTAAATCCAAAGAATAAG